TGCAATCAATACTGTAAAGATTCCCCAAAAATCACAGGAGAAAACGGTGGTATCCGATGCAATCAATACTGTAAAGATTCCCCAAAAATCACAGGAGAAAACGGTGGTATCCGATGCAATCAATACTGTAAAGATTCCCCAAAAATCACAGGAGAAAACGGTGGTATCCGATGCAATCAATACTGTAAAGATTCCCCAAAAATCACAGGAGAAAACGGTGGTATCCGATGCAATCAATACTCCCAATAACTTACCAGTCGTTCAATCTGGAAATTCGCAGTCCTTGGAATTCCTCCGTAACATTGGTATGACGCAGATCAAGATTATGGGTGATATTAAGGGTATTGCAGCACAAATTCTGAAAAAAATGGATTCTAATATGGGGGGTGGAAATAGTAATACCGTTGTTCCCGTTTCCCAATCCCCCTCTAATCAAAAATCAGCCCCAATATCAATGAATTCCAATCGTGGTGATTATGGTTCATCCGCTTACGCACTCGCATAAGTAATATCATGGCTAAATCCTTTAATGTGGTTAGAGATTATGATTGGACAAGTATTCCACGGGGCAGTGTGTTGAGAAAAAACGCTCCAAGTGTTACGGTGAGATCATTTAAAATAAATTCCAGCGAATCTTTGAATCGCATTAAAAGTTATGTCAACGCAGCAGCGGCAGAAAACGCCGATGAATTTTATAATAAATTATATGGGAATACTGATCCAGACGATACATTTATATTCCCCTTTTTGGGTGATGCCGTTCGGTCATTCAGCAATGAATATGGGGATACTTTCCAATCAGCATTTTTAGGGGCGGTTGACTCCGCGTTGGGGGAAGCCACCAAGTTGTATGGGGAAGTGGGTACATATAAATTGGGGGAAAATGCTGGTAAATTCGCGGACAATATAAAATCGGCAGATAATATAAAATCGGCAATAGCAAACGCTACCAAGGGGATGTCCACACACCCCGGATCATATGTTGAAACTCCTAAATTATACCAATATTCTCAAAATGATGCAGGATTGGAGGTATCGTTCGTATTGTCAAATACCATTGACGCGGATGGTGTGCAAAAAAATATCAATATGATCAATCGACTTACAAGAATTAATCGACCATTTCGTAAAAATGGGATTATAATGGAACCACCAAGGATTTACGAAGTTAAAGTTCCGGGTATTAGATTTATAAGATGGGCTAGTTGTAGTAGTTTTTCAGTGCAGCTTCTAGGAGCTAGACAATTACATGATGGTGAAATCATACCAGAAGGATATCTTATCAGTATGACATTTACATCTCTCACCACAGAAGTCTCTAACTTTATGGATAAAATATGAGCAACCAAATTGGTCAATACCAGAACCAGATTCCATCCTTATCAGCTTTGGATATTAAAAGCTATGAAAGGATATTCAAGGTCTATTATGATTCCATCAATGGAAAGGAATTCCCGTATTATAACATTCTCAAGAAGATTGAAATACCGGAATTGGATTCATCTGTGATCGAGTTCCACAATGTCCAAATCCGTCAACCCCTAACCACCATATCCCACAATGTTTATGGTGACATTCGCTCTTGGTGGATCATCTATCTTCTCAACAAGGATAAATTCACGGGAGTCCCTTTCTGGGTGGAAGGAGGAACGCAATTGAAGGTTCTCAAGACCGAATTGAGAACTCTTCTCTACTTGGATATCACCCAAAACACTATCTTTGGAGGACGACATTTCTGATGAGTGATATTTATAAAATTAATGATGTCAATTATGACTGCGAATTCAAGCTCAAGAATCCTGATGGGCAGGAAGTCAAATTCACCAAATCCGCTTTGCGGGGGTTGACGATCACGGATAATTTCTTCAATCCATTTTTGGTTGGATCGGTGTCGATTGCTAATCCCTATGATCTGGTGGAGGATAAGTATCTTCTCAGGGGAGATGGTAGGGATGTGTTTTCCATGGAAATATTTCCTGAAGACAAACCGGAAGATAAGTTAAAATATGATTTTATTTTATTTTCCGAAGAGAATTTCGGCAATCCTGAAGTCCGTTCCGAGAATATCAAGAAATTCTCTATGGTTCATAAGGACTCTCTTCCATTCATGGACACCATTCCCTATGGTAAATCATTTTCTGGTAAAGCAGGAGATATTCTAAAGGATATTTTCAAAGAATTGGTTGGGGAAGACATGGTTGATGAAGAGGAATGGCAAAGTGGTGATTTTACCCTAACATATCACCCTCCCCTGACATTCCGTTACATGGATTTGATGAATTATCTTTTAAAACATTATTATGCCAAGGATGGGGATATGTATGTGAAGGGGTTCATCCATTTCAATGAAGAAAACGGTAAATATCAACTTCGTTTACTTTCCAAGATATTTGAGAAAAATAAAGATAATGTGATGGAAGCATTCACCTTGTCTGATTTTGCCGATGTGGGGGATACATCCAATGATAACAACCCCCCGCCCGATGCAGAGGTTAGTGAGTATAACAGCGGTATCAAGAACATTGGTTATTCAACCCCCATGTATGATATCAACAACGATTTCTTCATCAACACTGTGGTATATGGATATGATCCAATTCTAGGCATCCACAAGACAAGGATCAAGAAGCTGGAAGACATTGAAAAGCAATGGGAGAAGAAATTCGTCAAATCTTTCAAGGCAATTGGGGGAGAACCCAAACCATTCGTTGTAAAAAATAAAAATACAAAACAGAAATTCCGACATTTCCGTTCTCCCTATCCAGTGGAGGATTCGGAGAAGATGGTGGAAGCTGAAATGATCAATACCCTAACATTTTATAATTTAAGGGCAATCTTCGCCAATCTTGGTTCTGCCAACAGAGAGGGTGGTAAGTTTATTGATATTGTCAAGGTGGGGGAAGGCAAGCAGAAAAGCGATGAAAAGCTGCTTGGAAGGTGGTTTGTCCATGAATTGAGACACATTTTTTTAGGAGACGGTTACACGAATGAATTTTCGTGCTGCAAAACATATGGTGGTCCAAATTTAAAAATTGATAAAGAAGCTGAATAATTATGAGATCGAATATTGATGTTCTTAGAGCTTTGTGCTTTTCCAAGGAAGATTTGGAGCAAATCCAAAATCTGGGAGATCAATTCACTGAAAAAGAGATTGAATTCATGATTGAGTTCAAAAAGATTTATGAATTGGGGTTGAACCAATTGGAGAAATTCATCAACAAGTTGGATGAAGAGGGGAAGGATTTGGAGACATGGGATATTGATTACTATGTGAGACATCTTCTCAATGGTCCCCTTGCAGCCCAAACACAGGAATTATCCAAAGATAAAAAATATTTCGTAACAATTCCTGATATTCTTGGGGTTCTCGGTAATAACCAATCCACCCGCCATAACACCACACTTTACACTGATGATATCGTTGCCTTGGACGTTCCAGTGGACGTTTACAATAAAACGCCGGAATTTACCCAGAAAAATATTATAAATTCCAATGATCAGGTGGAGCGAATGTTCCGTTCATCCATGGGGATGGCTGTGATTCATGACAACACCCTCCCGATAGTTGATAAGAAGCCACAGGATCGCTACAGCGAGGAGAAGACCGGGAAGTGGGTAACTAAGTCAAACGGTAGTTATGCCGTCAAGGATTCGTTCTGGCGCGTCAAATTGGAGGATGTGCGCCAACAGGTGTTTGATAAGGTGAAAGAGATGATTGAGGAAGAACATTATCGTATATTCGAGGATCGCAAAACCTATACACCATTTGATTCCGATAAGAACGATTCGGTTGCCACCGCTTACGAAATTGAAAAGATCGTCATTGATGGTGATAAGGAAGAAACCTTCAAATTGGATGTCTATGGGGATGTTTACGACACCCGCGACACCATTCTCAAGGTTGAGAATCCTGAGAAGAACAAGGAATACCTATTGAACACCGTGGAAGGTCAATTCGGGATTTAAACGTCCACAACCGTTGGTTCTTCTTTCTTTTCCAAAAGTTTCAGAATATCATTTCTGGTGAACGTGAGCTTGGGAGTGTTTTCATCCTCTTCGTTCTTGGTGACTTTCGCATCAATGTTCATCTGGGTGATTTCCTTCTGAGCCTTGATTTTATCTTCCGCATTCTTGAATTTCAACACTGTTTCCAAGGCGGATGTTGTGGATTTGGTGTGCGCTGAATAAGCCTCAAGCATCTTGGGGTCAGCACTGGCAATCACATCGTCTTTCATTTTTTCCATCACATCCACGGAATGGGCAATCACCTTCGCGGCGTTTTGTAACAATACTTCCGCCATGTTTTCCCTTGTCAATTCAGGAACTTCTGTTTCCTGTTTGGGAAAATTATTGGATTTGTTTCTGAGTTGTGAAATAATATCATTCACTTCATCATCCAAATCTTCGTCATCGTCGTAATCCATAGTGATATTTAGGGTTGACTTCCATTACTTCAAGGGTAAAGTAAAGGAAATTATGGTTAATTTAAACGGAAAGACGATATTGGTTACGGGAGGTGCTGGATTTATTGGAAGTAATTTTATTGAATATATTTTATCTCATTATTCTTTTTTAACTCTTATTAATATTGACAAGATGGGGATCGGTTCAAGACACCTAGAATTTAAACCAAAGCTTGACGGTAACGATTTCTTCAATATTAAAGAAGATATTAGGGGGATTTATAAGTTATATTCAACAAACCCAATCAAAATTGATTATGTCTTCCATTTCGCAGCGGAATCTCACGTTGATAGATCGATAGCTGGTGCTTATGATTTTGTTGATAATAATGTTTTGGGGATGACCCGATTGTTGGAATGGATTAAAGAATGTCAACCACAAGCCAGAGTCATCAATATATCCACGGATGAAGTGTTTGGTCATCTGGAAAAGCATGGAGCACCTTTCAACGAGAATTGCAAATTCGCCCCCCGTAGCCCATACGCGGCATCCAAGGCATCTGCCGATCTGATCGCCAATTCGTATGTCACCACTTATGGATTGGATATCATCACCACCCATTGTTGCAACAATTTCGGTAAACATCAGGCGGATGAAAAATTCATCCCCACGGTGATTCGGAACATGGTTTGGGGTAACAAGATTCCGGTCTATGGAACGGGAGAGAATATCCGTGAATGGATTCATGTGGACGATCATAACAAATCCCTTTTGGAAATCGCAGAGGGGGGTAGGGCTGGTTATCGTTACAATATTGGATCAAAGGTGGAGAAGACAAATCTGGAAATGATAGTTGACATTGCTGAAATTCTTGGTAAGGTAGCTGATATTGAATACGTGGAAGACAGAAAAGGACATGATTTCCGATATGCGATTGATAGTCTCAATTACCGTAGGCAATTTGAATTGCGGGATCATTCCGAATCTTTGAGAGAGACTGTGAACCACTATAAAGAGCAATATTCTACTAAATAATATAGACTGAAATAACAATATGGACGTAAAAACAGAAGTAGTAAAAGCACGGGTTGAAAAGGGATGGAGTTATCCCATGATCTTTGACACGTATGGAGTTCCCAAAAGCACAGCCCAAGATTGGGTGAAAAAATATGCAGCAGAAAGTGATGAAGAAGAATCCTCAACTCCTTACGAGGAATATAAACAAGGATATGTGAACGAAAATCTCCAGAGGGACAAGCCCAAGAAACCCAAGAAATCCGAAGAGGAGATTATGGAATTCCTCTCGCAACTTGCTCCAATCCAAGTTCATAGTGGCTATACAGTAGCTCCTTCCAATCTGAATGATTATGCTGTTGTTGGGTCTGATTTCCATTTTGGGTGTCACGACGAAGCAGCTATTAATATTTTTCTCTATACCATTGAGGAATTGAAACCCAAAACAATCGTTCTCAATGGTGATACCATGGATATGCTCGCCATCTCCCGCTATCCCAAGGATATCAAAAAACAGTGGAGTCTTCAGGATGAAAGAATTGCATATCATGAATTTTTGGATAACCTCATTGCTGTTTCGGGCGGTGCTAAGATTTATGAAACGGTATCAAATCACAGCGGACAATCCATTGATGGTAGATGGAGACGCTATCTATCGGAGCGTCTTGGGGAACTCGCGTCATTACCAGATATTACGGATAAGCTGAGTTATCAGAACGTGTTCATGGGTGATTATCAGGAGCATGTGGAGCATGTTGATTATGTTGATCTGAACGGGTTGATTGTGACACATGGTACGACCGTGCGTGGGGCTGGGGGGGCTTCTGCTAAGGGAGAGATTGAAAAATGGACTACCAGTATCATGCATGGACATACCCACAGGATTGGAAGCTCATGCAAGAGAATACCAGCTTTTGGTAATCGCCCCGATAGTCAAATTTACGGTTTTGAGGGTGGATGTTTGGGGAGTCTTGATGCGGTTTATTCATCTACCGCAAATTGGCAACAGGGATTTAACATTGTAGCTCTCGGGGATGAATCTTTTGGTGTTGAGCAAATCATGATCAACAACGGAATTGCTAACGTTTCCACACTTGGACAGACTATTAGGGGATAATGGAGTCGTTTTCAACATTCTTTGAAAGGCGTGAGCGCAACCCTCTTCGTAAGAAAGAATTGGAGGGATCGTCCACTCATCACGATTGGGTGGAATATGATAAGAATAATCTGGAACCTGAAGATAATAAAAAAATCCGTAAGATGGAAAAGCTTGGGGTGGAACCCGAACGCATCCAAACATGGAAAGATTATAAATTAAAGGAGAAAGAGAATCAGCTTAAACACGATTATTATAGGACTAAAATTGATGAACCAACCCTAATATTGGATATTTTTGGTATCAAGGTTTATACCGATCAATACACATCCTATAATTTTTCTAAAGATTCTGTAAATCTCGAAAAGGCTGAAAACACGGTCAGGGAAATTGTTCGAGATTATAAGGATATCATACCCAACCGAAAACCAAAATTTATCATCACCGATACCAGTAAAAACCCCTATACCAAGGGGGTGAATATTACGGGAAGTGGGGATGATCCGGCTGGAGTGTATAGGGATCGTCTCATTTACATTGATCAAATGAGTTCTGATAAATATAAAATTTATATCCACGAATACGCTCATTTTCTAGAAAATCGTGTTTCCAAGCAGGTTGAAAAATTTCTCCAAGAAGAATATAAGAAAATGTTGGACGGATTCTTTCGATCCATCAAACAGAGAAAACGGGAAAATCTGGAAGGTGTTGAGAACGAAAAATACCGAAAAGCAATTGCCAAGAAGCTGGGATTACCCACGGATTATGCCGCTGCCAACCATTCCGAGTGGTTTGCCGAACTGATCGCACACTGGAAGAACATGCCGAACAACAAGGCGACATATCGTTTTAGACAAGTAATGAAAAAAATAATTAATAGACTGTGATGAGTGAGAAATATGAAGCGGTAATCGGGGGTTATACCTTTCTGATGAAGGATGACGGGGTGATTGAGGTATGGGCAGGGTTGGATAGCGAATATCCAGAATCCTTCATATATGTGAAGGATGGGAGCGTTTTAGATCGGAAATCTTTTGAGATGGAGATCATGGATTTTTGCCTTAAAAACTAGAATATAATTGTGGCATGAACGAACGAAGAACTGAAAGAAGAACTCCAGAAAATGAATGACGAAGACCTGTTTTATTTTTTAAGAGAGGTTTTAACTGATCGTGTCATGGAATGGGCTGAAACCACTACTTATTATAATGAGCCGACATCTAATGCTAAATTAGCGGTAATTAAGCACATTCTGTGTGCTTATTAAAAACTAGGATACAATCGACCCATGACTAAAATTGAATTTTCCGACGAACACCTTCGGGTGATGATGACTGCCTTGGAAGTGTATTCCAGACTGAGGGCTGGACAGATCAGGATCGCCATGGATGAGGCATTCCGTGATATGAGCTTGTCTTGGAAAGAATTGGAATCCATTGAAAAATTTGTAAGGGGTATCTTGTATCCAGAACCCGTGGAACTGAAATACGATGGACATGGGGGGTATTATGATCAATATGGCCGAACTTACGGAGAAGATGGGGAAATGGATGACACCCAAATGTCTTGGGAGGATAAAGAGCGTTTGAAGCGTTCTGAATTACATGGTAATTATGGGGTGTGTCACAAAGAGATGATCAAGAGTGGGGGGACATTGGCATACGAAATCTATTCCACGCTGCGTCAATATGTCTCTCTGAAAAATAATGATGGATACGAAGCGGTGGGGGTGAATTATCTTGATCCTTTGCAAATCACCGAAGTTCCCCTGCCAAGGATTGAAGGATTCACCGCCGAAAAGCGATTCCCCATCAAAGATAAGAAGACTGTGGTGAAACTTGAAAACGCAATGGAATTACATAAGGATTTTTCCAAATGTTGGGAAATTGTTGGGGAATATCTTAAAAATAAATACCCAGAATTGGATGACTATTCCCAAGCAAGGATTGAAAGAAAAGATAATCATTACGTGGTGATTGTTAAGGGAGCTAGAAAGAAAAAAGATGAATAAAAGAATTATAATTTTAAGAGGAACCCAAAATTCTGGTAAAAGCACAGTTGCGAAGCTGTTTGGAGAAAATTCAATAATCTGCTGTGCTGATGATTACTTCACAGACAATTGGGGTAATTATAATTTTGATCCCAATCTTCTGGGAGTTGCACATAGAATCTGTCGGGAAAAATTCGTGGATGCTTTAGATGATCCTGATATTGATACCATCGTGGTAGCCAATACAAATGCGACACAGAAGGACTTTCAATTTTATATTGACTCTGCGGAACAACATGGTAATATGGTGTTCTCACTGGTGGTAGAACGCCGACACGATAACCACAACAATCATAACGTGCCACAAGAGGCGATTGATCGTTGTGAACAGAATATCAGAAACACATTAAAATTAAAATAATATGACAGGAGAAGAATGGGACAAAGACTTTAAGCAATCCTCAAAATTCATACAAGACTTGTCAATGGATTTTTCTTGGGTTGAGTGGGGAGAAGGCTCAATGAGCATATCACACGTTCCCAAGGGATGGGAGAAGATCATTCGCAATCTCTTTGGAGCGATCAACCAGTATTCCAAAACGAAAATTTATTATCTGGAAGATACTCCAATGAAGCGTTTCAAATTCTGGTGGAATGGTAAGATTTGGGATGTGTCGAAATTCGTTAGCAAGGTTCTGAAACCAACCCAAAGACTTTATCCAAGTGATAAACCACAAATGATTTTTCCTGAGATGCAGAAAAAGATTGAAGCTACCTCTTGGTGGAAATGGGAAAATCGACTTCGAAAGTTGCTTGGTAAAATGCGATTCGATTTCACGAAATATGAGAGAACCCGATACCCCAATCCAGTCACTATAGAACAGGTGAAATCAAAATTTGCGAATTTACGCTGTTATGTTAGTGGTGGGGATGATATTATCAGAGGTATGATCCGTTTGGCAGAATATCAAGCATCCCAAACCTGTGAAGTGACGGGCAATGCTGGTGTGTTCTGTGTCAATGAGCGGGGGTGGTATCGAACTCTTTCCAAGGCAAAAGCCAAGGAATTGAGATTCCAGCCTGTTAAAAACTAGGATACAATAAGGGCATGAAATTATATAAAGTTGAGATGACGTTTGAAACAGTGGTATTGGCTGAAAGTAGCCAAGCTGCTGAAAGAGAAGCCCGTTACAACATTGGGGAAGAAGACCCGATTGAGTGTTATATATTCGGTATCAGAGCATTGGGTGATCTACCCGATCAATGGGATGGGGATTGCATACCGTGGGGTGGTGGACATAATGTGAAACAACATACAATTAAACAAATTTTGGAAAATGACGAATCTTAATTTACCCGTGCTATTGGTCGGGGATACACATGGAGATTGGGATGCACTCTTCCGCAAGCTGGAATACCTACAAATAGAAGATTGCGTTCTCCTTCATGTGGGCGATATCGGTATTGGATTTAAATCTCCTGATAAACAACATCGGGAGATCGAGCTTCTAAACAACCGTTTCAAGAAGCGTAATATTCAATTCAAAGGGTGTAGGGGTAATCATGATGACCCCAAATACTTCCTTGGTAGTGTCATCCATTCCAATTTTGAATTGATTCGTGATTACTCTTATCAGAAGTTCAATGGGGAGCGTTTCCTATTCGTCGGGGGTGCCGTGAGTATTGATCGTCGTATGCGAGTCCCCAACATGTCATGGTGGGAGGATGAAGCGTTTGTATTGAAGCCAGAACTTGTGGATAAGGTAGATGTGTTGATAACACACTCAGCACCTCAATGGATTGGGGATTTTCAAAAATCTGGGATCGCCGGATGGTGTGAGAAAGACCCTACGCTTTGGGAGGAATGTGTGAAGGAACGGGAAGATATTGCCAAGCTGATTGAACTTTGCGGGTGTAAGAAGCATCTCTGTGGGCATTTTCACCAGTCACATTTCGCTTCCCATAATGGGTGTGATAGTCGCATTTTGGATATTTTAGAAATAGTGGAACACCGATAAAAACTAGAATACAATACGGACATGAAACACAAAATTGACGAAGAGATCGTCTTCAAAACCTACGATGATAATGCGCTGATTCACTTTGAAGTCACGCTCTGTAAATTCCCATCCGAAAGAATCGGTTGTATGATCCATGGATTGCCTGATCACGGGGAGATCAAGGATTTGGAGACGCTAGAACGAATCATTGGATGTCTGCAAGCTGCTAAAAAGAAATGGAAAACATTATGACCAATCTTCAATACATCAAAAAGCCATCCAAAAGACGGCAAGCTGAAGACGCTATCCTAGCTGAGAATGCTTTTAAAGATAACAAATGTGGGGAATATGATCCGAAGATCAACCCCCACGAAGAAGGTATTCGTCACGATAGGTTTAAGCGATATTACGAAGGAATCCATCGCAAACACGTTGAATATGAGCCGATCTTTCGAGACTTGTGTGAGGTCTATGGATTTGATCCTGAAAAACATTATGCATATTGAAAGTTATAAAAACAAACTCATCAAGCATATTGATGACGCAGGAGATTTCGTCGTCAGCGATGATGGATACATTTATTTCTTTCCCGAGAAATCAAATGGATACTTATCGGCTCATCAATTGCGGTTTATTGCGGATGAGTTGGACAAGCGCAACAAGCCTTGGGATGATAGCATTACGGAATACTTTAATGAAAATGAAAACACTACTAATTCTACTATTGACAATTAACCTTGGACTCTCCCAAGAATACGGAATCGCATCCCATTACTCAGTCAGAACAAATGGGGGGACGCACACGGCAAGCGGAATTCCCCTGAGAGATGACGCATACACATTTGCCCATAAAACGCTACCGTTTGGTACGATTGCCAAAATCACCAATCTATCCAATGGTAAGAGTGTGATGGTTCGATGTATAAATCGCGGGCCATTTATCAGGGGGCGTATCGTTGACCTTTCCCAAGCTGCTGCCTCCAAGTTGGGATTCCTGAAAAACGGGATTGTCAAGGTGCGGGTTGATGTGGTCAAGAGGGGAGACGGGAAGACCTATTTTAAAAACTAGGTTACAATACGGATATGAAGCAACCTAGAAAATTAACGCCCCCAAAAAAGGACGAACGACAATCCATTTACGTGGAAACTAAAAGCACTTGTACCCACGATTATCATGATGGTAAACGATTTGGTGATTGGGAAAAGACGTATTCCAATAAAGTTGAGAAAATTTCCAGAAATAAGGATTTGTTGAATAAATGGAATTTTGAAGAATATAAGGTGCCGGATGAAACTTATGCTGCGTCCACACTGTATTTGGTTGTGGTGACTTATAGCTCTGGTGATTCCTTCGGGAGAAGCGAGGGAAACACATCCGTTGCGTATATCACAGAGAATTCTGGGGAAGCCTTGGAAATTAGGGATATGATTAATGTTGGAAAAAAACCTTCCAAGGACGATCAAAAATATCAACATGGGGGATATGCACCATGGGACGGACATTTTGAGAGAGTTAGCGATGTTGATATTGTGTTCCTTCCAGTGATGGGTTAAAAACTAGAATACAATACGGATATGAATCAACCAATAGATAAAACAGGTGTTCACCGAACCCATTGCTGCTCAAGACATGGGTGTAAGTATGGGGAAGATAATTGTCCAGTAGTTACGGGTGAAGTTATTCAGGAATACCCTTGCGAGTATTGTGAGGAAGACCCCGCTCCAATATATCAAGTCCACTATATTCAAACTTATTTGTATTACGATAATGATAATTATCTATGTAGTAGTGATGATGGTTCATTGGAAGAATATCTTTGTGCTGATTCCATCGAGGAGCTTTATGAGAAGATGGCAAAATGTTTGGTGGATTGGAAGATCACTGGAGAAGAAAGATGTAAAAATGACAGTTTTGGGCTTTACGCAAAGGATACTTTTGATGTGGAATTTTCCCCCATTTATATCTATGTTGATGAATACTCCTCAGAGAAATTAAAAGCCACTAAGACCTATCAGGAAATTGGAGTTGCGCGAGACATCGCCAAGAAAAAACGCGAGGAGAAAGAAAAAGCTGATGCTCTTCGTAGGGCTGAAAATGCAAGAATCCTAAAAGAAAAGGAAGAGAAAGCAATTTACAATAGACTCAAAAAGAAATACGAAAAATCATGAACGAACCGATCAAATACGAAAATTTGGGTGCTGAAATCTTGGCATTGCTTCGATCCAAAGCTGATGCAAAATGGGAATACTATAATCCTCACTTCTTAGTAGCAATTGCCGAAACAATTCAAGATTATTATCAATTGGAAGACGAGGTTGTATGGGATTGGATTCAGGATATGGCGGGAGCATAAAATTATGATTAAATTAACAAAAATAGATATTAATCCCAACAGTGAAGTGATTCAAGCTTCCAATGTTGAGGAATACCGCATTGACCAAGAGCGTGGCACATGGGGTCAATTCTTTGAAGGAAAATCTCCTCCCGTGGACTATTGGATCGTGGGAGAGCTTATTGGAGAAATCCAAGTTGGGAAGGCTATTCTCATTGACCGTTGGAATCGCAATGGGGTGGTGATTCGGGGAACCATGCATACATCTGAAGTGAAGAAGCTTGAGGAGAACGATGGAGTAACCTATATCACAACCGCAAACAGTCTGTATAAGATGGAGCAAGTGGATGATGAGGATATTTTGAATTATGAACGAGAAATGCTTCAACTGCAATCGTGATGCCGTATGGTCTTACATGCCGGGAGCGGAATATGCTTGTGATGAATGCGTTCCCCGTGGATGCTCATGTAATTTTGAGCCAAAGGATGGGGATTGGGAAAATGAAGACCCTACAAATTGGGAAGAACGTGTGGGGGAAGATGGGAGAAAATACCCATGCTGCGAATGGATGACTTTCGAAAAATGAAAAAGAAATTAATCAATAACGAACAGGAATATAGAGAATTTGTATTCCTACTTCTCAATCATCATGATATTGATATTTGGGAAGGTTGTGATATGGATCGACTTAACAGGGCGTTTGACATGTTTGACTCGCAACCCACGGGAAAGATGAGCGAAGAGCAATCAGAATTGTTGAGATATTATTTTGAGTGTAAGGACAATCCCAAGCTAAATGAATTAACAGAACTCAAGGAATCCCTTGAATATATTGAAACGTATTATCTTGAGCAGTGTTTCGGCGTTGTCATCAAACATGACTGTTGGGATACTGATGAAGATGGTAATGATGTTGATGAAGATGGGAATATTATACCCGATGACTCATCCACTCCAGAAGCTCTAGTATTTGAAGATTGGGTGGGGGGATTAACATATCCATTTCTGATTGTTTATTGGTTCGCCAGCGGTTTTGATAGACTTGGAAAAAATTCAATCTGCGTTTTAGATTTTGTCGAGTTGAAAGATTTTAAAAACTAGGTTACAATAACCCCATGCACAAATTTATCAAAACAGACGATTGGCAATACATTTTTGACAATTATGAATCGGTATATCTCGATGGGTTGAAAGGGAGATTCCTGATCCGTAGTTGGAGAATCGATGAGAACAGTCTTCATGATGGTTTGAATGACATGGCAAGAGCCTACCAAACCGCTCAACGCCAAGACAGGGAATGGGATGAGAGGGTGTGGTTTCCGTTTCTGGATGAGATCAAGGCAAGGGCTGTTGATAACAAGGTGATTCTCCATGCCAAACCCACCCATGAATATGGGGGAAAACAAGATCAATGGTGGGAATATGAATATTCAAACACCAGCCCTCGTTATGGGTGGGGTTACTCCTTCAATTGGGTTGGAGAACCCGAAGAAAAGATTAATCACGATTTGGGACAAAAGCTTTATGAATTGGATCGCTATCAAAGGAAATTCGGAAATCGTGTGTTCATGCTTCAAAAGCTGCTTGAGAATTATCTGTTGAAATATGTCTATCGTATCTATAATTACGAATGGCTTGACAAGAACCAATTCTCCGGTAAGATTGTGAAAATCACCTTGCGGGGGGATGAATATTGGTATCGTATTACCACAAACAGAAAAGGTGTGCCTGTGTGGGATAACTTTATCTGGCAATCAAATCAAACGGAGGAAATTAATCTATGAATTACAAAATATTAATGGATGAAGACGAATTGGATCGTTTTATTGAATGGTTGCCCGATTTGGAAGAACATGAGACAATATACAATGCGTTGTTCACAAGGAAGAAGTATAGTGTCTTATCAACGCATCCTTGGATCAAGGCTGATAAAAACCATATTCGTAGATTTACTTCCAATAAGGAACGACTAAAGGATAAAATCAAGCAACTTGAATGTCCTTTGGGGTCATATGTGGTAAAAGGTAAAGGTGGTGAAGGGTTTGTAGTGCCTCAAGAAAGTTTGGTATTATACTGTAGCCCCAATGCCCGTGATCTATGGAAAGCCACCATCCAAGGCGCAATTGACCTTATGAAAGTGGTGCAATGCCAAGGCAAGAACAGCAATCCCCATCAGGAGATTCTATCCACCATCCAAAGGACTGCTTCCAAGAAAAGGATTGTCACGTTCGATGTGGATGAGAAGAATCAGAACGTTCTGGATCGCTTCACCGATGTTTGCGGCAAAGCTGTGGACGTTGTGGAGACGCGAGGTGGTTATCACTTCCTAGTCCATCCCAAGGAGATGCCCAAGAACACCAAATGGCACCAGACGCTATCGGAGGTAAGTGATGTCACAGGTGACGCTTTACTTCCAATTCCCGGAACTTTTCAGGGAAATTTTTGCCCTCGAATGATTATTAATAACCATTAACCTATGTTCGGTTCTTTTTTAGGTGGATAACCCAGTTTCGAGATTAAATACTCTTAATGAAGAGTATAAAATATCCCGAAAAAGCTGGAATTTATAAATTAACCTGTAAAACGAGTGGAAAATTCTATATAGGGAAATCAATAAATATAAGAGATAGAATAAAACGACACGAAAAATCAGCCAAAGACCTTAAAAATAAATGTCGTATAGTAAAAGCTATAAGAAAATATGGGTGGGACGATTTTGAAGTTGAAATATTGGAAATTTTTGAAGATTTTAATAGAGAATTTGATGATGCAAAATTATTTTTAATAGAATCTGATTATATAACCAAGCTCAATGCAACTGATGAAAAAGTTGGGTATAATATCTTAACTTGTAATTCTGGTAAAAACGGGATGAAACATACTGATGAAACAAAGGAAAAACTTAGAAAAGCTAATTTGGGAAAAAAACACAGCGAAGAAACTAAAAAAATGATGTCTGAGAAATTTTCCGGTGAAAACCATCCGATGTGGGGTAAACATTACACTAAAGAAGCTTTGGTCAAAAAGTCTGGTGAAAATTCATGTTGGTATGGAGTAAAGGGGGAATCCCACCCTACTTATGGGCGCAAACACACACCAGAAGCTATAAAAATATTAAAAGAAAAAAGACAATTACAAGACACAACACCTTTCAAGAGAAAAATAAAACAAATCAATTTAGAAAATGGTGAATGTGTTAAAATATGGGATAGTATTAAAGAGGCTGCTATGTTTTTTGGTGTGAATCCGACTTCCATATCTGAAGTGTGTAGTAAGAGGAAAAAAGGAAATAGTGTGACAAAAAGATGTAAGGGGTATGGTTGGGAATATTGCGATGTTAAAAACTAGAATACGATAACAACAAAATTATGGAGAAATTAGTGTTAAGATATTATTGGTATATCCCGTATGAAGCTGGTGGTGAAGTAAATCATCCATTTGAATACGAATCCAAGGAACAGGCATTTGTAGATTTTATGGAGCTACGAGAAGACGCTGAATGGGATTTTGAATTTTTGGGGCAAATATTTGATGTGAATGATACTGAAGACGTTCAATTCTTTACTTTGGAAGAATGGTTTGAAAGATACAAGCTTAAAAACTAGATTACACTGATTCCATGAAAATTGAAATCACCACGGAGGAGAAACAGAAAATTCTCAAATTCTCCACAGACATCAGACTAAAATTTGATGATGGGGAAGTTGAACCCATTCATAATTCAAAGGAATCCAAAGATTTTGTTCGTGAATTTCTAAAGAGTCGTGGAATCGGAAAACCGAGGGTTTATGAACAGGGAATCTATGCTTTTGGTGATGTTGGGATGCACACTGACAATCTCTCCCCAAAATCTGCAATGACCATGTGTTTATTGATTTCCGGTAGTGGTAAATTGTTCGCTTGGGATGGTAAAAAGGTAAATGAATGTCGTGTCAACAAAGGAGATGGTGTTATTTTCGATTTCAATCTCCCCCACTCATTTGAAGCTGATAAAACATGCCAAGCATTTCTAGTGGACATTCCAAAAAAATATAAGAAAAATTTACTGAATGAGTGATATGAAACTCCCCGACACTGAACAATTTAATTTTAAAGATGTCACCATTGCTGGGGATGACTGTTGGCTGATTACACCATCCAATATGGCTACCAAATGGACTGACGACAATGCACGATTTCGTTCATGTATTGTTCGTAAGTCGGATAACTTTGTAGTGTCGCAAGGATTTTCCAAATTTACCAACTTTGGGGAGAAGCCTGATTTTCAACCATGGGATAATTCATGGAAGATTGAAGCAATACACAAATTAGACGGAAGTCTTTTGATCGTTTCAAAGTATAAAGGGGAACTTATCATAAGAACCCGTGGAACTGTTGATGCTCGTCAAATGGCTAATGGTCATGAGATTGATCTTCTTATAAAGAAATATCCATTCTTTTTCAATTTCTTCACCAATCATACTCCCCCAACAATGACTCAATCTATATTGTTTGAGTGGACTACCCCCAAAAACATAATTGTGATCAGAGAACATGAAACTCCCACATTGACATTAGTTGGTGTTGCATCACATGATGTATATGAAACATATTACGCTGGTCAAGAATGGTTGGATGATTTCGCCAAAGTATATGGTCTTACCCGTCCTGAAAAGTATGAATACAATTCCATTGAGGAGTGCATCCTTGATGTATCTGCTTGGAAAGGAAAGGAAGGAGTGGTTTTATACTCTCCCAATGGTCAAACATTAAAGAAAATCAAAGCAAGCCTCTATTGCGAACTTCATAAAATCGCAACGGGAATGCGAACCATTTCCAATGTGCTTGATGTGTTCATGGAGTCTCCCCGATTTGTGGAATACCAAGATTTTTATAATTTCCTCTGTAACTCACTTGATTTTGAAATCGCGGAACGTGTCAAAGATGATATCGCCAAAATCACGGAAGCATACGGCAAATTCATCCATTCCGTCAACACCATTGAACGTGCCATGGGATACATCTCCAAGCTGGACTCCCGTAAGAAGCAAGCAATGGCTATTCAGGAGCATTGGGACGGCTGGATGGTTCCGGTTAGCTTTTCATTGCTTGACAACAAGCCAATCGATGATAAGCTGGTGAAGAAATCAATGGAGAAGCTACTGAATCTATGAAATTGGAACAATTACTAAAAACAACACCAGAGACGCTTGCAGTGGAACAACATGCTGCTCTCAAGGAACATGTCATCAAGGTGTTGGAATCAACCCTTCAAGCGGTGAAGGATGAGTATTATAGCGCAATCCAAGAATTAACCATTGATTCTCCTGCCGGAGATGGATATGGTTGTAACAACAATTTCATAAATTTTGGATATAATGAAAAAGACCCACTTGATATTTGCGATGTCATGGAACGGTTGATTGAATTGAAAAAGATTGCAAAGAAAAAATAATATTATGAAAAAACAATACACATTAGCAACATCATCCCAATGTGGCCCCTGTTACACCCTCAAATCCCGAATTGAAAAGGAGAAGCTTGAGGTTGAGATCAAGGACTACACCAATCCCGAAAACATCGAATGGTTTAAGAAACATGGTATCCGTGCCGTCCCCCGTCTGGTGATTGAGGATGGGGATAACGTGGAGATCATCCAAGGTATTGAGGAAATCATCGAAGCATTAAAGAAATGAAACAACAACCATCCTCAATAGAAGCTCAATGGGAAGTTGAACTGAATTGCAAATGCCCCGAATGTGGGGAATTTGTCAATCTTCTAGAAGCTCCCGATTTTTGGGATGGACGAGGATGGTTGGACATCCCACAGCATAATACGGAAGCAACCAATAATCTGGAAGTTGATTGTCCTGAATGTGAGCACTTTTTTGAAGTGTGTTGTGTGTGGTAATCTTTAAAAACTAGAATACAATAATTTCCAATGATCGCTTCGGCAGCATCACAACATTGCCAGAACCTCCCTCTACCATTCACTTGGCAAGGAGACTGGCGGGATCGAGAAATGGAGCCTTCGGGTGTGCGGAAAAAGTCAGTAATGACAGGCATAAATTCCATATATCCCCAAACTCGGATGCTGAAAAGGTGGGCGCACACCGTTCCGAAGCGATCACCTTTTTAATATGGACAAGAAAGTAAAAATTCATAAATTTTGGATACCTGCAACATCTACTGTTGGGGTATCAAGAGATAGGCTTTTCGTTGCAAAGGCTGATTATGATAGAGTGATAAAGCGTATTAAAGAACTTGAAGAAAAACATGATTAAAATTAAGAAAAAACGCAAGGATTACGATAAAATCCTATTCATTTCAGACACGCACTTTGGACATGACAAGCCGTTCCTATGGGAGCCAAGGGGATTCCAATCTGCCAAAGATCATGATGAATGGATTCAGGATCAGATTGATTCCATTTCTCCTGAGAGTCTGCTTATTCACGTTGGCGATGTGGGCTTGTCAGTTGGGGCAGAGCGCATCAAAGACTTTATGCTAACATTCCCCTGTGAAACTCTGATGGTGAGGGGCAACCACGATTCAGGAGTTCAACAACTCTATCAAGAGCATCTACCGGAAGGTTTTCAGAATTGTGAATTGTATCCAATTCGTATTACGCCAAACATTACGTTGTTGGGTTATGAATTCCTATTGGATATTGATCGTGATCAATTCTATGTGAGGCACATGGCAGCGTTGGTTTACCCCTTCTGTAATAAAAATTATTCACATATCTGCGGTCACTCCCATGGCAATCTAAAGCAAGCCAATCCTGATGGGAATGGTTTTGGTAAGATGCTTGATGTGGGGGTGGAGAATGCCAAGAGGTATAATGGAACCGCTTTCTTCAAGCTGGAGGAAATTGTGGATATCATGGCTAGGAAAGAAACATCGAAATTTGATCATCACTGATATGAAAGAATTAATTGAAAAGGTTGAAAAAACCAAAAAATGGATGAACTCCACGTTTCACAAGTTGGATACTTTTGATGTTGATCTTGACATTGAGGAAACGGGTGTTAATCTTGAAAAGCTTGAGAAACGGATAGCCAATCTCCGAAAGGAATGGGAAATTGAATATTCATATCTTGAAAACGAAAAACAAAATAACACATATGACAAACAGTAAAAAAACAGATACACGAACAATGCGTAGAGACAAAAAATGGCTTCGCAGCCCGGATCAACGGAAACGGATGAAAATTTTCCAAGTGGAGATGATCCAACGCAAGGATGGTTCTTTCCATATTTTGGGAGGAGGAGCTTCAGCGGTGTTGAGAACAAATGCTAAACATTCAATCACCGTACCTGTTGATGTCCGTGATTTGGCAACGGAGATGCGGATGAATGGTGTGACATCGTTCTAATCCATAATAATGAAAATTCCGTCTCCTCTTTTTATGTTTTGAGGAGGCGGAATTTTTCTTTAAAAAATAGACTATAATAAGATCATGAATGGATACTTGGGAGAATTTGAAGTGGATATGGAAGACACGCCATACAAGGATTATGATAAATCCGATTGGATGGTGGAATATATCCAAATGTATGGAGGTATTGATGGTAGCCATCACAAGGATTGGGTGATGGATCAATGCATCCGTATTTGGAGTGGTTCAGAAGTGATTGTTAAGGAAGCTCGCTGGAAAGATGGAGAGCGAGAGTATTCGGAATTTAGAATCAATGTCGGAGAACCCACCAAAAAATATGAAAAATTGGTGGAGGATACCGAAGAAGAAGGATATGAATGGAATCAAGGAATAGCACCTTAAAAACTAGAATACGATTATGCCAACAGGATAAAATTATCCAAAATCTGAGTAACCACTAACAAGTGATTTCTCAGATTTCAGACTAAAACAACTCCATCGACTAAAATCATAGTCCTTGAAGAGAAACCTTAATTCGTTCAGTTTCTTATTATCTCTCAGATATTCATGAATGCCTTTGTAACCAATATTCTTAGGGTTATAGTCCGATAGAATTGAATTCCATCTCTCTTTTATCAGACCCCTATTAATCTTTGGATATAAGACATCCACATCTGAAAATTCTTTACGCTTTTTGATATAGCGATTTAAAAACACATGGCAACGGCGAGCAATTTCTAATGCTGCCGCAATGCTGTCGGTTTCCTCTGGATGATCAAGACATCCAACGGTGGAAGAATACGCACATATAATCTCTTGGTTTTTGATACCAAGAATGTTAAGACGCTTAATGAGGTTTTGTGAAAATTTTAAACGATTCCAAGAGTTATTAAGGAGTCTATTTAGCTTACGTCCTTTATTGTGGTCTTTAGAAGACATTGTAAGCTTCTCAAGACCCACACATTCCACTTTATAATATTTACAGAGATTTGATATGGATTTGGCAATTTCTACAACCTCGTGATCCTTTTTATTCTTACTATACGTCTCATTCAGCTTGGTAAGATCATAAACACTCTTATGGATGATAGTATCATCATTGAAATCCCTGATTGTAAATGCGATGTAATTGGGATTTAAATCCAATCCTGTGATTCTATTTTCAATAAATTGGTGTTCTTGTTCCATTAAGACAGATTCATCAAAAGTAATATAAATATAATTATTATCTAATTTATAAGTGATCGGGGTGGAATTAAATTCAAAATACGATTGTAACTTTTCAAGCATCTTCCATCTGGAATTTGAAGTATTTAATTTCAAATTATAATGATCATTTTTAGTGCGTTTGAATATAATTTGTTTATTTATAATATCTAATTTTAATTTTCTATTACCGAGGGGTTCGTTCCGACCACCATTAAAAAAAGCTGGTCGGCTGTTTTTAATATTATTAAATTCTTCTTTAGTAATTATGCCTTTATTAAAACGTTTCCACTGATTAAGTGATCCAAATGTTGTTTTGGTTTGTTTACACTCTTTAGCGGATTTAAAGAGAGCGGAAGCATCTCCAATTTGTGCTGCAAGGATGCTGGCATCAACCAAATCATAATTAACATTGTAAGAACTCTTGATTTTTCTGGTGGCGTGGGTGATATCGTGTTTTTCCTTTTTGAAAATATTGAAAGCAATTCTTTTGATCTTGTTGCATTCCTTGAGGAATGGTGCAAGATCGGAATCACATTCATATTTGACTTTGAGAGTAGTCACATAAGTATTTAGTATATAACACGTTATTTTTTGAAATAGTGTTGACATCTTTAAAAACTAGATTACAATGATAGCATAATAAATAAAAAAATGACAGGATATACAGCAGCAGTTCAGGACGGAACAATCACGGAATTCAGGGATTACGCACTTCAATGCGCCAGAGCTTTCGGGGCTTGTGTGATGCAACGGGATGACGACCCATCAGAACCTCCAAAAGAACAGGAAGAATCGTCATATTATCAGGAAAGGGTTGATGAGACTCTGAAAGAAATCGAAGAACTGAAAAATCTTTCCGATGAAGAATTGGTGGAATCTGAAAAGAACACAAATCTGAGAGAAATCGAGAAATGTAAACAACGTATTGAAGATAAAAAAATCGAAAGACTTCGATATGAAGATATGTTGGAGAAGGTGGAAGCTTGGAAATCCCCGTCTTTCGAACACAATAATTACAAGGAATTCATGATCAATCAATTGAAAGATTCCATTGCATTTGATTGTGGTGGTAGTTATTACGAAGACAATCTCCTGCAAGCTATTTCCAAATTGGAAAATATGCCAACAGCCAAAGAAATTAGGGAAGAGCGTTTTTCATCCTTGCAAAAGGATTTGAAATATTATCAGAAAAATCTAGCAGAAGAGAAGGAACGAGTATCCGGTAGAAACCAATGGATTAGACAGCTTTATGAATCACTTGAAAATGGAAGCAAATCCTAAAGAATACTTCTACGAAAAGTGGGTCGATGAACACCTGAGAGTTCAGGAACTTGAGAATTTCGTGCGTCTTGTCGCCAACGGCAAGCGATCAGATGGGACGTATAATTATTGCAGGGAAGCGTTGGAACAAAAAGCAAAGGAATTGTTGAAATGAAGAAATATCGAATAGTTAAAAAACATTACATCAATAACATTGAGTATTTCATTGTTCAAGAAAAAAATATTTTGGGTATATGGACAAAACCATCCAATGTTCTTCTATTACAATTGACAGGATATCATTTAAGATGTAGAGAATTTAGATCACTCCAAGATGCAAAAGAAGCTCTTGATATGGCGGTAAACCATAAGGCGGATGAAGTGGTTTACGAAACATCCACATAATAAAAAATGAAATACAAACTTAACATATCTGATGGATGCACGGCAGGAGGACATCTGGAAGTCAACGGTGTTGCCTATTCATGCGAAGACCCGCGATACGAGCTTACCAAAGAACAGCGTGAAAAGTTCCATGAGGATTTGTTTGTGGAGATTCGGCGCATGTTCGATGATGGGGAAATCGGTGTGAATGATCTGGTGCAATTGCTCCATGTGGAGGATACCCATTATTCCGAGAGATGCGATCAATGTTTTGATACGATGGTGACAACTTATTACGAATTTTAAATATGAAAGATTATCGCAACGCGATTTTTGACGAACGATTCGCTCTGCTACCAGAACATCAACAAAAGCTGATTCTTATGTTTTTCGGCTCAAGCTGCTATAGTGTGGCGGAAGCTGTGGTGATCTGGATGAACAGTATGGATTGTTCTGGTGTGGCGAGAGATATGATCCTTGACTATAAGAACGAATATGATAAATTGATGAATGAATATGAAAAAGAAAACAAAGAAACAACTTGAAGGTTGGATGCTCGAAAACTTTAATGGTAAATATGTAAACATCAATAATCTAACAGAAGATGAAGCAAAGGCGCAGCTTTTAGAACACTGCCTAGCAATGGATAAGATGATGGGCAACCTCCAAAAAAACTTTGATCTTTGGGAAAAATTGGGATACTAATATGAGACAACTTAAATTCAGGGTTTGGGACAATCTCAAAAAAGAATGGATGTCCAACAAGAACATTTGGAGGATGAAAACCGATCCCAATGGCATTGGGGAAATTGAACCGAATGCTTTCTATTGGAAACAACATCCTCAAGGGTTGACAATCCAACAATTCACTGGCAAATTTGATATTGAAGATCGTGAAATATGGGAAGGTGATATTGTCGAATTTGTATATGCCCTTCAAACAGATAAGAACGGTGCAAAAGACACGAGACTACCCAAGGAGTGTTTCGGTGTTTACGAGATATTTTATTCAGATTTTAACGCTTGCTTCAAAGTCAAATGTCATAAGAAAAATTGGCTGGATGGAAATCATACGACACAAAAAGAGGCCGATAGACAAACCATCGAACCCCTTTGTCCTGTTGGTGCAAAATTGGAATCCGATCTTCAACAATACGGTGTTTGCCGAGTGATTGGGAATATCTTTGAAAATCCAGAATTGATAAAATGAAACAATACACAATTTGGATGACATGTATGGGCGGAACTGCCACCGCTGGAGACTACATCGCGGAAACCAAGCGCAAGGCTCTGGCAATGGCAAAGAAGGAGCATGGGGACGAATGGACTTATTATGTTCATCGAGAACAGAAGATCGGCTTGGAAGGACGGCACTATTTCATTGCCCGATATTGGAACGATGTGGATAACCAGTTGGAATTTTTCCAAGCTTATTCTTGGGATGGTAGAACGAGGTATGGTGATGAAAAGGATGCTGAAAAGGATTTGAAACATACTTTGAAAAATTCGGATCATACAGATTGGCAGATTTTCTGGATTAATACTGATAGAGATGATCGCAGAACACCTGAGAGCATTCGGGCTGATATTGAAGCCAAGGGTGAGGAAATGGAACGCTTGAAGGAGACTGATTATGCTGCTTGGGTGGATTTGAAAAACGATTGTTAAAAACTAGAATACGATCAGAGCATGAACCTTTTCAGCACTTCAGAATGTCCTGATCAATCCGCTCGCTGGTTGGTGGATCGTCACGTTTCAAAAATGGGATTGGAAGCGACCCAATGTTTATGCACTGCTTATCATGAGCAGGATATCGAAGCTCCCTATCGACCATCACACAAAAATCACCCAACTTCCATCTGGATACGGGCAAGCTACGACAACTTCCAATGGGCAATTGCTCATGGACATGCCATCTTTGACGAATACACGGCACGATATGGTAAGATTCACAAATCCCAAGCTGTTCTTGATTGGTGTGAGGAAAATGTATCCAAGCTGGGATTTGATTCGTTTGACCTGACACCTTTTGCCATTGCCATATCGGATGACAGCATTTGTCGGACATTGCCGGAATTTGATGAGAGTGATCCTATTATGGCTTATCGTTATTATGTAAAATTTGATAAAGCGCATTTACATGCTTGGAAAAGAAACAAACCGGAATGGATCGAATGAAATCACTGATCATAGGTAGTCACGCTATCCGCCATTGGTTTCCCGATTTTCCAAGGGAGCCAAAGGACATGGATATCATGTGCGAACAAGGCACTAGCACTAAAGAGGTGGAATATCTCTGGATACCAGAATACCAATATTTTCTGGATAGTAATCAAGATGAACAATATCTTGACAAAGATCACCTATATACGCTAAAATTGTCGCATTTGGGTTTTAATATCTTCTGGGAAAAGCATTGCTCCGATGTATGCTTTCTCAAATCAAAGGGATGTGTTGCCGATGAAAAATTATATAAGAAATTAGTGAAAGCATGGATTTTGAAACATGGCAAACAGTGGGCTTCCCTGAAAGGTAAGGACTCCCAAACATTCTTTGAGGATGCAGTGAAGCGAAAGTATGTCCATGATACTATCCATGACGCGGTAGCCATCTACGACAAACCTTTATACGAATCCTTGGTGTATGAAGGTGTATCATGTTCCAAAAAAGGATTTGACAAATTATCGTATGATGATAAATTGAATTTAGTCCGAGAGGAAGTCTATGTCACCGCTTTAGAGAGGTGGTTAATCCCCCATGACTTCAAATTCTCAAAGATTGAAGCGTATCAGAAAGCTTTGAAGAAATTGGCTACAACCATGAGTAGTGGGTGGTTCAAGTTCTTCATCCTAACAAACATTGATGTCCTGAGAAACGATAGGGATTTCTCTTACATTGATAAATTCAAACAAGCAGAACAACAAAATAAATTAAGAACAGTATGAAAACAAGCAAAGAAATAGAAGCGGAAATTGCTCGTATGCAGCAAGAATTGAAAAAAGTGAAGGAATTGGAAAGCGGAAAGCTGCCCAATATTCTGGAGAATTTTAATCCCAAGAAGATCAAAAAAGTTCTTGATTTTCTCGAAAATAAGGATAATTGTGTAAAATATCTCAAGAATCCAACGGAGCGGCAAGTTAAATGGGGTATTGATACATATAGCTTCTATGATTATGAGGAACCCATTCAATTTGGTGATTGGGTTGTAACTTGCGTCGATCAACAAGGGGGTGGTGAAGGTTCGGGAGAACATTGGCATTGCGTCTTCAAGGTTGAGAAGAGTGGTAATCTTGTGGGACACTATTACATTCCCGGCTACTACCAGTCCTACAATGGAACGGAGATCGAATGGGATGGTATCTACGAAGTTGAGCCATATGAGAAGATGGTGATCGACTGGAGAGCGGTTTAAAAACTAGCGTATGGTCGTTCCATGCTGAAAGCGAAAGGAACCATCAAGGTAGAGTCCAGAAAATCCCGTATTGTCGTGGAGACAGGATCGGATATTTTGGACTACTATGGGTGGTTCCTTTCGCGGGAGTACTGGATCAAGTTACAGAAGCCCTTACACGATGCTCACATAACAGTATGCTTCCATCGCTACCATAAAGATGTTGATTGGAAGAAAGCTGAATACTATGATGGAGAAGAAATTGAATTTGAATATGATCCTTATCTCATTCGGGGGGGATACACCAAAGGATTCATCATGTTTTATTTAAAGGTTTATTCAGAGCAGATTGACAAAATGAAAAAGGAACTTAACATTGTGGATGGAGATTCATATCATGGACTTCACCTTACAGTGGCGAACGGAAAAAATGGTAATGTTCAACCATATTGGCCGGAAATGATCACCGTTAAAAACTAGAATACAATACAAAAATATGGCAACAAGAAGCAGCATTAGCATTAAGACACCGGAAGGTAAATATCGTGGAATTTACTGCCACAACGATGGCTATCTATCATATAATGGTAGGGTTCTCAAGGAACACTATACCGATGTGGATAAGATCAACCGTCTGATTGATCTGGGAGACATTTCATCTCTTGGGGAACGGGTGGAACCGATTGGGGAACATTCGTTTGACAAATCAGAAAGGGGAACTACCGTAGCTTATGGTAGGGATCGGAGAGAAAGGAATGTAGTGTTCAAAGTGGTGGAAGAATTGAAATCCATTCCTGATAATTACGATTCCGAATATGATTATGTTTGGGATGACGGTTGGAAGATTCTGAAAAACGGAAAGCTTCGGGAATTTGAACCAAACGAAAAAGAGGTAGAAGATTGAAAATTATGAATATGGAACACACACTAATTAGGTATATTAGAAACAAGAAGGGACAACCCCGTGGGGTGGTCGTAGCTCTGCGGGATAAGAACGAGGTTTGCTATGGCTATTCCATCTGCAATCCGATTGATCGTTGGGATAGGCATGAAGGATTGAACCGAGCCATTTCCCGTGCAAAGGAAAGGGAATATGATCTTCCCACCGCTCCAAACACAATCAAACAAATTGTGGAAGGATATGAAAATCTCTCCAAACGTGCCGTGAAATATTTCAAGGATTTGCCAAGGGAGATGGTGGAATTTGATAGCATTGAAATCATTCAATAATGGTTGAAGAAAAAACATTACCTCTCCACGAACTCAAATACTACCATGGTGAAAGCCTTGGTTTTATATTTTCTGGTGTGATACCATCTTCCAATGATGCCATCCAGCGATTGGCGAACAATCTGGTGAGGTGGGGGGTATCCAAAAAGCTACCGGAGTTCTATGTTCGGGTGACTCCAAATGAAGTGGCATTCATTTACGCTCCCGATTCAGAATTTAAGCAAGCGGCATTCTATCAAGCATGTGGGCAGTTCAACGTGATGGGAATATTTACCATTGACACATTGGCATCATGGCTTAAATTACATTAATATGAAAAAGAAATACTTAGTGGAAGCTTTGGCAGCTTTTGAGGATGATGATCACATCATGATTGGGGATGATGCTTTATCATGGGTTCCAAAAATTACTAAAATATGCGGTGGTAGAATTCCATATATGGTATATTATTGTATTCGTAATAAGGGGCATACTGGTAGATGTTATTGCACCTGTAAGGATGTGGACTTCGATGCTGAAATATTTGATTGATGGACTACCAATTGATTATGCTACCATTGGAAGCTGGGGGAACATGTATCCTTGATTATGATCCTGAAATCCATGAGAATATGGAAAAATCCATCATGCTATGTGGTAGGGAGGATTTGGTGTTGTGTTCCGTTCCCGTGGTATATCAGGGTAAGTGTTCCTTACACTTGATAAGTGATAATGAGAATTTAGATGACTTTTGGGAAACGTGTGTTAAGGTAAGCGACGATGAATAACGAAATAATATTACCGATTGAATTGTTTGATGGTCGCCTATCTCTCCTTGAGATAGGGACAGTGGGCGTTATCATGTCTTATCCCCACCAAGCCAAGGATGTGCTTGACAAATGGGATGGAACTGCTATCTTCAACCAGACGATCAACCAGATGATGGATCGGGGAATGATTACCGTGGAAGGTGATGAACTGGTATTGAAAATCGATGATGAACAACCAAAGTATAATAATATGAAAATTGAAACGGCATTAAACGAATTGTATAACAATGGAATTTGCAATGAGGACAACGTGGAAGCGATCCGTGATGTCATGGAAGAGCTTTCCAACGAATTCTATCATTTGGGTTATGAGGATGGTAGGATTGATTTTAACGTGGATGGTGATACATTCACTGCATATGGTAAGAAAGAGGACTTCTCTTAAAAACTAGACTACACTGATACCATGAAAGCAAGTTATCGCAAAACAAAGACTGGATATTACCCTGTAATTATCTTCAATAACAAATCGCGCATGACGCATCGTGTCCAATGTTTCACAAAAGATTCGGCAATTAGGCTTGCGGAAAGTGTTATCAACGACATTATCAATGTCGGGATTATCTCAGAATATCAAGAAAATGAACATTCAAGCATACGTTAATATTGAGCCTATAACAATCAAGAGAGAATTGACCAGAGGTGAGTGTCTGGAATTCATCACGGAAATTGATGCTGCATACAAGGATGTGGGTTTCACGTTGGAATTGATCAAAATCCTGATGAAGTCTGTTAAGGGTGATCTGGAGGATTTTGAATGGAATGAATTATTGGAATCATTCACGAAATTATGATCAAGATACCTGAAGAAATTATAAACAGATTCAATTTACCAAATACGGCATTTTTATCTGGAAGTAGAGCCATGGGATTCCCAAGAGAAGGGAGTGATTGGGATGTTTGCTTTCCCAATCACTTAATAGCTGATATTAAAGACAAATGTGATAATATCAAGGAAAGTGAATACTTTGAGGGATTTGTAACACAATTTGGAGAATATAAAGTGAATTTTATCCCTCTCCATCCCTTAGATATGGTTTGTTGGATTTTAGCAACCAAAACAATTGCTGATTTGAACAACACCTTCGAACATACCAGAATTAAAGAACCGGATATGCGCCATGGGATATTTGAAACATTCAGGGGAGTGTTCAAAACGACCATTGTTTACGAGGGAGCAAAGGCACTTGATCCGATAATTGAAAAGCTGCTTGCCGATTCTTAAAAACTAGACTACACCGATACCATGGAAAGATTAATTGTTGCTGCTGCCATGCTAATGGATGATGGGGATGTTGTGGTCGGTATCCGACACTTTTCCCCTGAAATGCGTAAGATTATGTTTAAAGCTTATGGGGAAAAATATCATTTGAAAGTCAAGGAACAAGGATTTGTGGATCAAATGGGGGTATTTTTAAGTCGTGAGGATGCTTGGAAAATAGCTGAAAAAGAAGGTCAGATCAGACGAAAAGTATCTTCTGAGGGAACGCTCTACAGTGAGAACCTTTATTAAAAACTAGATCACACTCAGGACATGAAGCAAGAACTTTATATCGAACTTGATGGTAACACATCCAAAGAACTTTGGGATAATCTAATGGATTTGATGTGTGAAGCATGTAAATGTAAAAACGATGAGGGGGTGGACGAATGGCCACTGTTGATGTCAAAGAGTTATAAGGGACTGATCAAAGTGGTTGATCTTGGCAAGGGGAATACCAGCGGAAACCAATATCATAAAGATGTAGAGATCAAAAAATTGAAAGCCGAAATTACCAATTTGGAGAATAGAAAATCGGGACACAATATTTTGAATTATGTGTGATTGTTATAAAATTGGTGGACCTTGGATTGCAGAAGACCCAAATTGTCCAGTTCATGGAACTGAGGCTAGGATTAAAACAAACAAGATTGAAGCTCTTAAAACAAGAGCCGATCAAGCTACAAATCTTGAAGAAGTGACGGCAATATTAAAAGACTTTATTGATCTACAATCGGAATGATTTCTTTTAAAAACTAGACTACACTGATACCATGCAGATTAACACGCTAGAAACCAAATTCGCCAAATGCTCGTCAATTGAGATTCCCGATTCCTATTACAATAGGATGACTACGGGATGTCCTGAAATTGACCTGATGTTCGGCACGGAACATCTCATGGGATTTATGGCTGGAAGCGCGATTGCGATGACGGGAACTCCGGGGGCTGGAAAATCCACCTTCACTTTGTTGGTATCTCAAATGCTTGCCACTCAAGGTAAACGTGCCGCCATTGCCTCTGGAGAGGAATCCCATCTTCAAATCGCCTATGCTTGCAAGCGTCTTGGTGTTACCGATGTGGACGTTGCCCATATCAAGAATGTGGAAGAAATTGCGGAAGCCATGCACCATTACGATTTCATGGTTGTGGATAGCTTTCAAGCCCTTCGTTCCAACAAGAACATGAAAAAGAGGGAATTCTATCAATACGCTCAGGATTTGCTTCTATCAACTGCCAAGGAGACGGGATGCGTTCTGGTGTTCGTTCTCCATATCACCACCCAAGGACTGCCCAAGGGCGGAACCGATATCATCCATGCCGTGGATGTGAACATGAAAGTCACGGTGGATAAGGAGGATGATTCCATGCGTCTCTTTCATGTATATAAGAATCGCTTTGGAGAAACCAAGATTCATATGGCAATGATGACTTCCAAGGGATTTGACTTCAAGGGTGCTTATGTTGCTCCTGTGGAAGCTGAAAAGCCTAAGAAGGATAAGACTCCCACTGCGGAGATTCGCAAGGAAGAAATTCTCAATATGGATGAACCTTCCCACTTGACTATGGATCGGGTGTGTGATAGGCTTGGGGTAGCGGGACACACTGCTGGCATTCTCCTTCGGGAGCTTGTCGGAGAGGGCAAGATGCAGAAGTATGGTAGGGGTGTGAATGCTGTTTGGAAGATCGCGCAGGAATGTCAGAAATTACACAAACATTTAACGAAATGAAAATGATCGCAAACATTCACAATATAGATGAGTTTGGGATAAAATTTCAATTTGAAAAATTTAATCGTGGATATATTGTTAATTATGAATATGTAACTGTTAGCTGGGAGGAATTATCATGAAACTTAATAATATACTACAAGAAAAAATCGAAAAGATGTGTTGTGATGATCTTATACGTGATCCGTATAGGAAACAAGAATTCGACACATTTTACGGTGAAAGCTTTGAAAATAAGAATCAAATTCTGAGATTGGTTATGGAAAGCCATAATATTGGATTGGATTTGACTACCATTCAATGTTTCCAGATTTGGGATTGTCTTTCTGCTCAATGGGGTTGTTCTGGTTTTATGAATATACCAAATGATCCTGAAAAATTGGAGAAAATGTTTGGGGAAGCAATTGAAACATTTTTAAAATTATCATGAAATTAAATCAACGAGAACAAACGATCCTGAAAGCCATGCAAGAGGGAGAGAGATGTATCTATATGCCATACCGTGGGCGTCTCAATCCCCACGCATATTTCACCATTGGACATATTGGTAAATGCACCCGTGAAATCAATAAATTGATTAAATTGGGATTGGTTATCCATGAGAATGTTGGGTATAATAGAGATAACGTAGTCCTAACACCAGAAGGAAAATCATTTCAATTGGATTTGGAAGAACCCTATGATGTGTGGGTAGTCAATAGCAATTGGTGTGTGAAAGTTGAGAAATATTCAGGATTCCTAAAAGAACACACTTTGTTGATGGCAAATGGTAGTTCCGTTAAGAAAGGCAAGGATCGGGAATTCTTTTTGGATAGAGCCAAAGCATTTGAATACGCCATTGGATTGCAAGAACGGCATGTTTACTCAGCGAAGGGAAAGGTTGAAATGGCTGAGAAAGCCTTGGAAGGCATTCAAAAGCACATGGAAAATCCAGAAGAGGATGCGGCTAGATATCTTTAAAAACTAGAATACAATCATCTCATGAAAATTACAAACATTAAATTTCCTGAATTTACAGGACTTCGTTGCCTGATGATGCCTTATATCCAAGGAGAACCCGAATCGGTTCCCGTGGAATATAGAACCAAATATGACGATATCATCAAAAATATCTTTTTCAAGAAAGGCGATATCGGGTATCTAACCATTGACGAATCGGAAGCTATTGCTGGCAATCCCCATAGGGGCGCAAGGGCAAAGCATGGGAGGGCATTACACACTGAAGCGGGTCGTCATCCTGATACATCCTATCAATGGGGTGGTGGTAATAATTGGGGTGGATCAAATAGGGTTACATTGGATTCCGATGTGGAAATCCTCCTAGCCAATAATCTGGATGATTCCTGTGCATTGTGGGATACCACTCATTACGATACGACATTGGATGGAGATATTGGACATCTGGCTGATCAATACCCATATGATAAAGCAGTCTTTATGAAGACGGGAGAAGTCCATAAGATCGGTATCCTGACTCCCCATGAAAGCATTCCAGTTAAGGAAAACACATTCCGACAATTCTTGAGAATCGTTTCATCTGGTGTGCATGGAAGGGAATCTTACTTTACGGTCAATCCCCTGATGGCTTAAAAACTAGAATACACTATCACTATGAGTAGAAAATATATTAAAATCAAGAATTCTTTTGATGATATTATAAAGGTATTGAAAAATAATGGTATTGATCATCAACGAGCCGTTGTTCTAAAAAATGATGTATTTGTAATGTTTGATCATCTCAAAAAAGAAATCGAGAGAAGCCAACACCACCATAAAAAATCAATTAAAAAGGAAGATAGATTTGTTAAGATCGAAACCACCAACTCCGCTAACTCCAAGATCACATATAGACCTGATAATGGGGAATGTCTGATCAAATTGTCAAAGACTACTCCCGAATGGAAAATGGAAATTGCCCAAAAATTTGGAGAACATGTTATTGCAAATTTTCCCGATGATGTTAAATTGACATTGCGCGGAACTCTCAAATGGAGCGATACCAACAGAAATTTTCACACAACCTTATCAGATAATAACAAAAGCCAATTTAAAATTATATTCCAATGAAACATTACTCATTCCCTAAAATCCGCCAATACCATCAAGTTTTGCGCGATCTGAAACTTCATCACCAATACGTTGGCAAGGATGAAATTGGCAATCCCATTTTTGATTCCAGTATCAAGCTTCCCGTAGTGGATTTCGTTGGATATACGAAACTTCATGGGACGAATTCCTCCATCGTGTTCTCTTATGATGGGTCGTTCTATTGCCAATCAAGGGAGAACGTCATCGATGAGGTGAAAGACAATGCCGGATTTGCCCATTGGGTGAATAAGGAAGGAAAGGGAATTTTTGATCTGATCAAGCACCATTTTGATGGGTGGGATGGTAAGGTTGTGTTGTATGGTGAATGGTGTGGAGGTTCAATTCAAAAGGGTGTTGCCCTGAATGAGCTTCCCAAGATGTTTGTGGTGTTCGGTGGTAAAAAAGTGTGTATTGTTGATGCGGAGACTTCAGAATGGTTTGATACTTCCCAAATTCAAGATCATTCCATTAATGTCTATAACATCACGGAAGCTCCGCAATATCGCATTTGGGTTGATCTTGAACGTCCTGATAAAGCGATTGAGCAAATGACCGCATGGGTTGATGAAATCGATGTGGAATGCCCTTTCGCTAAAATGTTGGGTGTATCTGGACATGGGGAAGGTATCGTATTTCGAGAAGCTACTAAACATTCGTTTGATAACGCATTCAAGGTAAAGGGAGAATCCCACTCCAAATCCAAGATCAAAAAGCTTCCAACAGTAGATGTGGTCAAGATGGATGGTATCCAAGAAGCAGTGGAAACCCATTGCCATGAAGATAGGATGCAACAAATCTACGATAAGATCGTCCTGACGGAAGCCGATAAGGTTCCCCAAAAGATTGGTGATTTCATCAGGCTATTGATTGAGGACGCATGGATTGAAGAAGGGGATAGCATCAGAGCATCCGATATCTCTCGTAAAGAATTTGGTGCTGCGGTATCCAAAAAAGCGGCAAGATGGTTTCAAGCTAAAATTTCTGAATTTTAATATGATTGACATATTTGAAAAACATGGGCTACGCATTGCCCGAATGTTGGCATGGTCTAAGTCCAGATATCGGGAAGAGAATCCCGATCATGTCGTGGTATTCAATGCCAATGTCTTCACGGAATCATCCGGTAAGGTGTGGCATGGAGACTTGGACTTGACAAAGGATGGGGATGTGCTAAAGTCCATTTCAAAGGAGATTGGCGAATCGCTGTATGTCCTGTATGAGATGGATGGAAGGTTTGGCAATGAGAATCTGAAATTTGATTTGGTGGAAGAAAAAGCAATTGGAAAATTTTGATATGAATCACAAATTCTATTACTATGAATACTCCGATGATGGGGGACTTACTTGGACTTTCGGGGACTATAGAAAGCATTTGATAACAATCATAGATGTTGCCAGAGATAATCCATATAAAATTCGAATTAAGAATGAAAATGATGAAGTAGTTGGCTATGATTTAATAGTGACAACTGAAAATGAACTTGATACTTTTATGAAAATAATGAATAAATTATGAACTTATATTGTGTACGTCATGGCCAGTCGGAGGGTAATATTAATCCCGAAGCGTATTACCAAATGCCCGAATGGAAAATCCCTCTTACGGCAGAGGGTAAGAAACAGGCTGAAAACGTTGGTAAGAATTTGTCGGATATTGATAGTTTTTACATGATTTCCAGTCCATATGTGCGAGCTAGGGAAACAGCAACCATCATCAAAAAACAAATCAAGACAATATATTCCTATTATCAAGAATCCCCACTAATCATCGAACGAGCATGGGGCAACCTACGGGATGAAGTGAATCAATTTAAAACAAGGGAAGAGCGCAATCACCTATTTGATTTCTATCGTCGCCCAACGGGAGGGGAATCCTTTGCAGATGTTTATCAGAGGGCATTCGTCTTTCTGGAATATCTCAAGAATAATTTCAATGATCCCAAGGATATCATCATTGTATCCCACGGGGAATTCCTCAAGGTTCTGCTTATGATCATTGATGGGAACACTGTGGAGGAATTCAATGATCTGCCGAATCCCAAGAATTGTCAGATCATCACAAGAAGAATCAACGAATAAAAACTAGAATACACTGATCCCATGCCCGACATTGAAATTAACGGAACAAAATTGTGCGTATCTTTGGAAACCATCATCAATGGAATGTCCAAGGAACAGAAGAGAGAAGTCCTATCATGGCTTGCCACCGATGGGGAAGTCATGGAATCCGTGGTGGATCATATTCTGGGAAGGGATGAGCAAGGATGGTCAACGGGTGATCCAAACCGTTGCCAACAAATCCTTGGGGAAGTGGAGGATTTCCATCTTGCTGATGTCAGATATAACTGGAAACCTTGGGATGAAATCAAGCAGAAATTGAAGAACATTCGTGCTGATGAGCGTCTGTATTGGGTTCTCTATCATCAAATTGACGCACAAACGAGTAGTATGGTGTTCAATGAATTACGGAGACTTGGGGTGGAATCCAATTACACAACCAAAGAGGCTGATGAGGATATTGCCACGATCCATGAGATTATCAAGGATACGTTCAAACAGATGGCTAAAGATAAGGTTAAAAACTAGAATACAATAGCAACATGTTTAAGCTACCACAAATAATCATTGGCTGTATCCTATTCTTTATCGGCATGTCCATCCCTCTGGGATTCTTCAGCCTGTTTGGTATGTTATTGGCACTTGTTGGCACGTTCTTTATCTCCCGTCCTTTCGCATTGGATAGCGGATTTGGGAATACTCCCATGTTCTTCCTGTTGGGCATGTTCGTGTTTATCCCCTCGTTCTTTTTAACACGAAAGACTTTCATTGAATTTGGTATGGATGACTTAACAATCGGGGCAATCCGTCTCACACTTTGTATGGTGGGGGGTGTGCTTGCCTTTCTCTCAATCTCAAAATCAAAATAATATGCAAGAATTCATAGCTTATAGCAACATGGTAATCGGATCACTTTCAATCACTGGAGCATTAATATTGCAAACCAAAAATTGGCAAAGTTCATTCGTATTCAAGGTTATTCCAATGTTTAGTGGTTTGATACTTGTGATTAATGGACTGTATCTTATCGGTTTACGGTTTTAAAAACTAGACAATAATCACAACATGACACTGGAAGAATTCCAACAAACCAAACAGAAAGAACTTGCAAATCTCATTCCATGTCGTAAGATCGCTTACGAAGAGGGAACGGATCACAAGGTTGTTCTAAGCAATGACAAGTTCTGGGACTTATTCGCATTCTTCAAGAATCAATGGCACTACATTACAACAATTAAGATATAACATGACAAAGTATCAAAAATTATGGTTTGAAGAAGGTTATTATGATAACCAACAAGGGGAACATCCCGAAGCATTTTGTCAGGAAAAGTGGATGAAGTCCATATATGACTGTGGTTGGGGTGGTGAACAATTTACAATGATTGTGGAACACTTTCCATTCTACAAACAAGGAGCAACAAAAGCATATAACGAAAAAAACAAATAACATGGCTAATAAAAAAACAAGGGCAAGTCGGGCAAGAGGATGGTGCAGCACACTGGATGAGCAAACCAATGGCAACAAAATCTTCAAGGGAGAGATTTGTGATACTGCATGGAACGCGAAAGCATCCAACAAGCGAGCGCGAAAGGTCTATGGTAGGATATCACAACAAGGCAAGGACTGATGGGTAGCATGTTTGACAACCGCAAGATTCTCCATGGCCTTCCAAAGGATGGTCAGAAGATCGAAGCCATTACTAACAAAACCAATTCGTGGTTTCTATCAGTGGTGGAAGATACTAAAAAGCTGAAGATTGGAAAGGAATATACTGTTCTCAAGACGGAACTCAATTCATCCAGTTCTTATGTGTGGCTTGAGGAATTTGGAAAAGATGTATTCTTTAATATACATAGCTTTGAATGGGAACTCCCGAATCTTGATCCAAATGATCTGATTGGGTTTTTCGTTTCCGATATGAATACCATTCATCACAAATATGGGTGGGGTGTTCAAGTGGGGGAGAATATCAGACATGAGGGAAATCCCATGATCGTGGTGAAGTGTGAGAATAAGGAACATGTCGATTACATCACAAGCGTAGAATTTAAAAACTAGAATACAATAAAGACATGAAATACACAGTAATTTGGGAAGACCGCTGGCAATCAGGATCACATCATCATTGTATCACAAAGAAGACTTGGGTGGAAGCTAATTCCATTGAAGACCTTATGAAAGAATATGGTGATTATGCCCGATTCATTTTTGAGGGACATATCCTAACTTTGGGGGAAGAATTCAATCAGGAATTGGTTGATGTGATTGTTTAAAAACTAGAATACAATATCAATATGAATAACGAACAACAAATAAACGAAGCCCTTCAATGGCTACAATCGACGGGTCAATCTTTGGTTGACTTCACTGGCGAACAATCTCCTCTCTACTGTCAGGAAGTTCTCAATTGGACATTCTATGGTAATATGATAACGGTAATCATCGGCATCATTTGGATTATTGGTTCTCTGTTTCTAATCAAACCGTGTATTAAAGCTTGGAATTTTGAATATGGTTATTGCAACAAAGGAGCAGCAATTTCTGTATCTACCTCTTTGGCGTTGGTGATTGCAGGTGCATTCATACCAATTACTATTCTCAGTGTTGTTGATATGGTTAAAATTAAGGTTGCACCACGAATGGTATTGGTTGAGCATTTTCAACAAAAATTAAAGTAATGCACCCCCAATTCAATCCCCAAGCCCTGCTTAACAAACCTCTGGAAATCTCCTATTGGAAAGATTCCATTGGGGAGGACGCAAAAATCGTTGACATTGGGGAAGACCAATATAAGATCGTATTTGAGCAAGCACCGGAAGACGATGATCAGGAAGACCTTTTCATTTGGACAACCCAAGAACCGGAATCAATCGAAGGAGATAGAGCATTCTTCCGAAACATTGGAGCAACAAATTTCTATCTGAAAATCAAACAAAAACTAGAATACAATAACATTATGAAAACAACAGTAAAGGAACTGAGTGAGAAGCTGGGAGTAGATACCGTGTATGTGAACGGATTTCTTCAAACCCTAATCAAGATGGGCAAGGCAAGCGTGGTAGGCAAGGTTGAAAAACCTAGCGGAACCCGTGGCAAGCCTTCCAATATCTACGAAATCAACGAGGGTATCGTTGACTAACAATTTTCCAATGGAGCAACGGTGTGGAAAATCTTAGACACACAGCAGAGTCGCTTGAAGTATCTCTGGATTAGTTTATCAGGCAAGAAAGAAGGAAAGACGAAACCTTCCCCCTGACGCACGAGTAGCCAGTCGTGGTGAAAGCCAGATATGTTGAGTAGATCGTGGGCATGATCAGCCTAGAGTGGGGGTAAGACCCACTTGCTCCACCTTTTTAATAAATAAAACACTAACCACCGCGAAAATGCGTGGCCTGACGGCAAATGGAAGCTCTACCAAGTGGGGGACTGGCATTCTGCATAACGCCGATGTGATGGCATCGCTGCCGAGAGCGAGCGTCGATCCTCCAACCAAACACTGATATGCCAAACGACTCCGACAACACAGCGGGCAGCGATTGTCCATCCACGCCTTGTTCGCTTTTTCGAGCCACTTGGGAGGAGAGAGATGGTAAAATGGAACCTGTGAATACTCCTGATCTCTTCGTGTGGGCCTGCGTGAACACAAAAACCGGAGAGGTGGAGATGACGGAAATCCAGCCCTTCGACGACGATCTCAATGAGAACCTTGTGGAAGGGTGGGAGTGGAGACGCTTCCGACTCATTGAAGCGAACGTCCAAGGCCATGCGACGGCGCGCAGTGGCCCGAATCCACCACCGACTTGAACGGCTAGTTCCCGTTGCCATGACTCCCTTGTTAGCCTTCTTAATTTTATGACCTACATACCAGACCCAATCGAAAGAGGCGAGATGCGTGCCGAGGCCGCATACGATGAAATGATCCAACCTGACGGCAGGATGAAATGCCCGTGCGGAGAACTGTTCGACCCCGACAGCGAGGGCGGAACACTCAGCCCCGATCCGTATGCAATGCCCGTCTGCGGGAAATGCTGCGAGGAGTATTTTTCTCAGGCTAACAGTAACTTATGACCCCCAATAAGTGTCCATAACCATGCCGGAATCAATTACACGCTTTCCTTACTACATTCTTAAAAACTAGAATACAATACAAAAACAATGAGCAAAACGCTAATTACAACACTGTCGGTTCTTGGAGGTGTCATCCTCCTTGGAGTAATCCTTTTGGTTTCCGTTCTGGGAAGCTTCAACTCTTACACAAGGTTTGAGAATCTGGCGAAAGCGGCACAAACGGATAATAAGAACATCCTTGATAACACCCGAAAATCCATTCGGGAAGCTGCCAACGTATCGGATAAGGAAGTGGAAGCCCTTACCAATATCATCACGGGTTATGCTGATGCGAGAGGGGGCAACACTGCTGGAGACGGTCAACTTGTCACTGTAGGTATGGTGACGGAAGCAGTCCCAAGCATCCAAGGCATTGAAACGCTGAAGAACCTGCAAAACATCGTGGTTGCAGGACGAAAGGATTGGCAAATGGCACAAACACGATTGGTTGATATCAAACGACAAGCGGATAATATGATTGGAACCGTACCATCTGGAACCATTCTGAAATGGTTTGGTAAAAAGGAAATTGAAATTATCATCGTAACTTCCAAGGAAACCGAAGGTAATTTTGCCACTGGTGAGGATAATTCCAATTGGGTTGAGTGATGAGCGGATACTGGATATTCCTGTTGATGATAATCCCCGTGATCGCGGGGGTTGTCTCATGGCAAAAGTTCCACACAATTGAATTGTGGGAATCGGCAACAAGCGTGGGAGCGGCACTGGTTGTGATCATCTCTGTTTTTGGCATATCACAATGTAGCCTGAGTCATGATACTTATACCGAATCCGGTAGGATTATGTCGGTTGTCCACACTCCTAAATGGAAGGCTGAATGGACGGAGACGGAGACATACACCACAACCGATTCCAAGGGTAAATCCCATACACATACAAGACTGGTTACAAGAAGAAAAACACATTCCCCCACATGGGTTGCAGATACGACAATCGGTAGTATGCAAATCACGGAAGGATATTTTAATTACATTGGGAGACAACATGGAATTCGTAAAGAGTTGGGGTATCGTCCCGATTATGATTCAGGAGATAGATATGATTATCATTCCACGGTATCTGATGATCCCGAATTTTGTGATTATCCGGTCAATGGAACTGCCATGTGGTTAAATCCAATCCTAACCCAAAAGGGATTGCGTGGATATGAAAAGCTATCAGACAAGGAAATCCAACAATACGGACTATTTGATTATCCGAAGCATGATAAATTCAAGTCATCCCGATTGTTGGGGGGTGTTCCCCTAAGCCATTGGGATTGGGATAAGATGAATACCTATCTATATGATCAAAGGGGGGTGAATGTTCTCATGGTCAAATTGGGTAGCATTGATACTGCCAAGAAATTCCAACAACATTGGAAGAACGGTAGGAAGAATGATCTGGTTCTATGCTATGGTGATGGTTGGTCTTATGTGTTTGGATGGACTGATAAGGAACTGGTTAAGATGAATCTTCAGACGATCTTGTTGGATAATCCAATTGATATTAATATCATACCTTTGATAAAATCGGAAATTCTGAAAAATTACGAGCCTCATAATTGGGAGCAATATCAGGACGATGAATTTGTGGTAGAGACTTGGATGATCGTCACGGCATTTCTCCTGATGATCACAACCCAAGCAGGACTCTACTACAAGTTCCATAAAAACTAGCGTATAATCGAAGTATGAAACCAACAATCAGTCTGATTAAGTCCATCATTTGGAAAATGTATTATCACCTATCTTTAGGCAAGGATTACCAATCCAGTATGAAGAGTGCATCCAACATCTTCTCCAACGTGATCGACTCCACGAACGGTAGGGTGTCGCATTTCCATAACATCAAAGGTGATCGCATTCGGGGATGGCATAAGCGAATCAAGTTCAATGTCAATGTCACACAACATCCTTTAATCTCAAAATATTATTAATATGATGACTGATATTTACAAAATCGGAGAATACACCATCTTAATTGAACGTGATGAAGATGATGATAATTTCTGGTATTATCATAATGTAATTCTACCAAACGGAGAACAACATATGTTAGATACTTGCAGAAATATCAATAATAAGGATATTGCGGCGTTTATATCATTCTATGAAGTCCATGGTAGATTTCCAACACGTAAGGATCATCCGACGAATAAGGTTGTAGGGTTGAATGCCAAGCGGATTTCGGAGATTAAATAACACCATGAGCCAATGTCGCTACTGTCAGTCCCAATCGTATGGTCTAGGTTGTCCCGCTTCCCCATGGGGGAGACATGAGCATTTCAACAATGAAAAGAAATGTGAATTTTGCGGCGGGACTGGATACGGTTCGGGATGCACACTTAGTCCTGTTAAAAAGCATAGGCATGGAAGCGGCAAGAACAAGTGTAGGTGGTGTGGAAATACTGCGATGGGTATGGGCTGTATCCATTCCCCAAGCGGATTCCATGAGAAGTGATGTTTAAAAACTAGATGATACTTAGGATATGACAAAAGCAGATTCTTTCAAGGAAAAATTACAAAATCTTTTGGATGATTTCAACGCATCCATCATATTCAATTTCAATCCACCAGATATGAAGATGTTGGAATATTGTAATGGTTTTCAAGTCTGTTTTGAACTGGAGGTAGATAAGTTTCAATTCGTCCAATTGACTGGTGGGGATAACTTTTCAATTGAAAAAGATACTATCCTTAAAAACTAGGCGATACTTGGTGTATGAAAATTATCCCGACTGATTACAAAATCGAACACGATTTGAACGAACACACTTATTATATTGTTCGTAGAATGAGCCTTAAATATAATAATAAATGGTTTGTTACCATGTATGACCGAAATGCTTTTTTAGTGGAGAGCGACATGGGTTGGTCTTCTTGGACTTGTGATGAACATGGTTATAATACCCCCGAAGAAGCTTTGGAAGCTTGGGAAAGATACATAAAAACTAAGGGATACTAACCACGACATGAAAACATTCACAATTGAACAAGTCCTCGAATATGTCGAAGGGTGGTTGGGTGCTGATGACGACAAGCAAACCCTAAACATGAACCAGATCAAGGCAATGCTGAACAATGCTCTGGTATGTGTGGACGATCCAAGCGATGGGATCGAAGAGTATGTGGAGCGTAAGGGTATTCCACTGTATAAGGTATTAGGATTACCAAAAGATTCATTTAAAGATTTCATCGAAAACAACAAGGATTTGGTATAAAACAATTTAATAATATGAAAGATGTGGACTTTGATAATGATTTCAAGCTGGGTAAAGCCAAGCATAAAAATCTTGGGAATGTTGAAATAACTGAAGCATGTTTATTCATGCAAGATTGTAATCCCGATCCTTCGACTCTTTATGTTGAACATGATGGTGATATTAAAGAAGTATCTTACAATATGATGATTCCCGAATCTAAAAAATAAATATGAGAACTGAATACACAAACAGTTGGGGAAAACGCATCATAATGACTGATTGTGTGGAGTATTGGGAAGACCCTTTCATCTGTGATGATGTTGGGGAGCCGAAGGGTCAATGTGGAAGCTGTGGTCATAAGTGGTATGAACATGAATTGGATGCTCTGCCATTGATTGCCAGAACATCCGCATTGGAAATCCAAGATCGGGAATTTTCAATTTTAAGAAATAAATAATATGATTAACGCAAACGAAGCACGGGAACTATCAGGCAAGACGATTCAGGAATTGGCCGAGGATTTTGATGAGCCTATCCGCAAAGCTGCCAAGGATGGCAAGCGGAGCATTTGTCATTACCACGGAACGCTGGAAAACGAAGCGTATTCCAGAACTGAAAAGTGGGATAAATTCGTGGCACACATGGATGATCTTGGGTTTACCGTTTCCCTTCATTACGAAGAGAGACAATTTGTGGATATGCGTATCAATGTCAAATGGGAGTGACTTTTAAAAACTAACACACAATAGCTTTGTTCTCTCAGGGGGTGATCTCCCCTTTCTCCGAGATTCCGTAGCATGGCAGTATAAATGGAGACGGAGAGGACTTTACTTTAAATATTATCATGGGCAGACCACAACAAATTGAAAAGGAACTTGATTGGGAATTTGCCACACATTGGGGTGAAAAACCTTGGGGAATCAAGAAGAAATCCCATAAGTGGGAGAAGGATCAACAACATCGTCGGGAGCGTAGGAGAGCGAATGACGATCCTGAATGTGGTGCGGAGTATCGCAAGTATGATGGGTTTATTTGGTGATAAAAACTAGAGGATACTTGAGCCATGAACGACGACACTTACGCGCTTCGCATGATTGCGATAGCCAATGCTGAGATTGCGCGGGTCAACCTTCGCGTTGAATCCATGAAAGCTGAAAATACTCAACGTATGGGAGATGGATTATCCCTAGCTTATACTGAAAAGGCTTTCATTGATGAGGAAGCGGGACTCAATTACGCAATTTCCCTATTACAATTTTAATATTATGGAAGATTTCATAGATAAATTTGAAGAGTGGACAGACGAAGAACTCACCCAAAGGTGGAACTATCTGGAAACCAAACCGCTATCCCATTATGTGTCCCAAACGATGGATGACATTGAGGCAAGTCTTAGCTATCGGAGGGTGGTAGCTTGGGATGCGGATGGTAAGATCACCCACAGGGATTAAAAACTAGATTACACTTGCACACACTGACTACAACATGAAGACATACAACAACGCGAAGGAACTCTGTTCAGACGATTACAACAACAATTTCTGGAGATTTGGTCGTTCCCTTTACAAAATCACGGCATGTGGTCCGTGGAGTCGTTTGGTGCTGACCGAAGATCGCAACGTCTATTACGAATCCAAAGGTGCGAATGATCCAACCCTATTGGACGATCCTGATATCATTGGCATTGAAATCGGCAGCATCGTGGAAGGCAGTGATGTGGAGATCGGGCCGGAATTTCTCAAGTTCCCATTCACCGATAAGGAACTGTGGGACACGGTGGAGCAAATCAACGAGGAAGCATCCTTCTATTGGAAACGTGACAATGAGGATGATTTCTTAATTGAAATTGATGGCAATGAATACTATGTGACTAGCGGATGGGGAATTGAATTTCCTGAAAACATTCCCGACACTGTGAAGACATTCTTTGAGAATTTCCAAGACGATATCATGGAGATTGAGGATGGGGATAGCATTGAGATTCAGGATTACAAGGTGACGAAGCTGGACAAAAGTGATTTCATTTTTTAAAAACTAAAATACACTCCTACCATGACCTACACTGAACGCAAAAACGAATTGGAGCATCGCAACATTGAAAAGCTTTGCTTGAAATATCTCGGTTCTCCCTTGGTGATCGATCCTGATTACGAATTGGAAGCTGAACCGCGAGCATACAAGACGGAAGATGATATGTTCTTCTTCGTCCCTCTGCTGGATTCTCCTGTGATGGCTAGGACTTTGTTGGGGGAACACCCGATTCCCGGACGCTACCACTACGCAATTGAAACCATTCAAGGGGATGGGGGATCGTATTGGGAACCACCTGACTATGATCAGGTGGAGATCGGGCGGGAGGATAGTCTGGAAAAAGCCATCGCGTTTGCCGCCCATTATCTTCTGGATATCAATCTGAATGGAGAAGGGGAAGGATCGTATTACAGCATGGAATCCACACTTGAAAAGGAATTCCCCTCGCATTGGAACGAATAAAAACTAGATCATAATAACACCATGGAAGAGAAAATCTACAAGCTAATTAAACATTACATCTTCAATCCTCATGTCACCGCCGCAAGCGTTTCATTGGATTTGCTGAATCTGGTGGAATGCCAGAATGTTGAACTTATCCGTTCAATCATCCACGGGGTGGAAGGTTACGACAGTTACGACAAAGCGTTGAAGGAACTTGATCGTATGATTGAATGCTATAAAAAATAGGATACACTCACACCACATGGAAAATCAATACGAAAATAACTCATCAGTAATATTAAAAGGCTTAACCCGTAAAGTGGATGATAATACCTATGAAGCGTTTGGTAAAAATGTCGCATCAATAACCACAAATCATGTTATGGTAACTTTTAATTTACATAAAGTTCGACGGGAAAAGCTTTGTCATTTTAGGGGCAGTGCGATCTTAGATTCTTTTTAAAAACTAGAACACAATAACACCATGGCTAAACAATACTACATGTTCATTCCGCTGGATATCGACAAGAATAAGAAAACCCGATTCGTTGTTGAGACGGATGGAATTCCAACTGGTAATCTATTCTCTGGTAGGGTGGTTGCAAGGAACAAGAAAGCTTACTGGTATCTGGGAGACACTTCGGATCAATGGGCGAATCCCATTGCTGATATGAAGAACGGTAGCAAGCCATCATTCCTTCCCATCAATTGGGATGAAGTGGATGAGAAATTTGACGAGCATTGCATTGAAGGGTAAAAACGAATTGACTTTTTTAAAAACTAGACTACACTTTGGTCGTAACGAAAAACAACAACACACACTACTACAATGGCACACGAAATTGAAATTGGAACTGATCGGGTAATCACCTATGGCGCACGGGCATGGCACTTGCTTGATGAAAATCACCAGACTCCTCTTACCAAAGAGATTCTGAATCCCCTGTTCATTCCCTATCTGGAAGGACAAGCTAACGTCAACATTGATGGTGTTGAAGTCCCGCTTGAAGGATGGAAAACCATTGTTGCGGATATCCGTAACATCGAGGACATTGAGGGGGATTTCCGTCCTGTTCATGTCGCATCCGACAAGTATGAAATCCTTCAAAATGAATTGCTTTTTGATGCTCTTCAGGATGCTCTGGATAGTATCAATTACAAGATCGTATCGGCGGGAACTCTCTCTGGTCTGAAGAACTTCTTCGTATCCGTCGAATTTGATGGAGAGTCGAATATCAATCTTCCTGATGGAAGTGAGTGTAAGGCATTCTTCTCTCTCTTCACTTCCCATGATGGCACGAAGAACGCGAACTATTATGATACAACGCATAGGACTGTGTGTGCAAACACGCTTCGCTCTTCCTTTGAAGCAAAGGGTAATCAGGGATTCCGTATCTCTCATACCAAGAACGCATCCATCCGTATCAGCAACATGGCGGAAATTGTTAATAACACTCTGCTTGGTCGTCGCCAATTTGAAGAGAAGATGGCGGAACTTTACAGCGTTGAATGTGATCTTTCCAAGGCGGAACGCTTCGTTGCGGGATACCTTGCTGACAAGACCAAAACCGAAGAGAAGCTTTCCACACGTTCTCTGAATCAGATGGCGGAAATCGTCTCTCTGGCATGGAACGGTAGCGGTAATCGTGGTGGGAACATGTTCTACCTTGCCCAAGGTGCAACGGAATTCTGGACTAGGGGTAATGGCACGGGCGGATCAAACAAAGACCTTGGACGTAAGGCATACTCCGCTGAATTCGGGCTGGGTATGGAGAACAAGAGAAACTTCGTATCCGCTCTTGTCAATCCTGTGGAGCGTGAGAAGCTTATCAAGCGGGGTGATCTGGTTCTTACTGCTGGATGATATCAAACAGCTTCCGATTAATCCCGCTCGGACGGGAAAAATGCTGAGACGGAAGGAACGGGAATAGCATTACGCCCGACCACTTTTAAAAACTAGATTAAGATTTGGATATGAAAAATATCTCTAAAAAGATACTAGCAGTGATTGAAATTGCGGAGCAAAATAATTATAGAGTATCTCATTGTCACGATTGTATTTTCATTACCAAAGGTAAGACGAATCGTTCAAGGGGAATTCAGGTTTGGGAGGATATGACAGCTACTAGATGTGATGTTGATCTATCATACACAAATAAACTGAAAACAAAAAAAGACATGTTGAAAGCTTTGGGTTTAGAGGAATAAAAACTAGATTAAGATTTGGACATGAAGACACAACAACAAATGTTCTACCAATCCCAAAGGAAAATCGCTGAACGATACCATGCCATTGATTGGATCGCAAAGCAGGACAACAAGCCAACACTGGAAGAGTTGGAAATCCTACGGAAAAAGAATCCAGCATGGAACTCGTATCCTGAAGCATTCGCCCTTAAAAACTAAACCATAATAACGCCATGACGACAATCACCACACAAATCTACTCCTACAAGGAACTCTCTCCCGAAGCGCAAGCAAGGGTGATTGCGAACAAGATCAAGCAAGCGGAGAACGATGAATGTCTTCTGGAATGGACTTCCCAAGAGATGCTGGATTCCCTGAAAGCAATCTGCGAAGCTTGTAACCTGCGATTGGTTGACTATTCCTTTGGAACTTATTGTCAGAATTGGAAGGTGAATGTCAATAACTGCGTGGTGAATGATCTGGAAGGCAATCTCGCGTTGGCATGGTTTCTACGGGTTCTGATTGACAATGGCTATGCGCGTCCCAAACACTTCAAAGACATGCAATTTCCCGGTGTCTGTGGGTTCACGGGCGTATGCTTTGATGATGATATTGTGGAATGCGTGTGGAAGGAACTGCTTGGAGGTAAGACTGTTCGCAAGGCATTTGATCAAGTTGCCAAGATGTTCTGTGATACTCTGGAGAACGAATACGCATATCTCACAAGCGCGGAAGCGATTCTGGATTATCTGGATCAATCGGAAGAGATTCACACCGAAGACGGGGAGGAATTTTAATATATGATAACTGGAATTATTTTCGTTACAATGGTTTGGCTGATGATATCAGGGAATTTTCTATGGGGACTTGCTTTGCTGATAGCATATCTGTGGATACCGAATCTTGATTAAAAACTAGAGGATACTTACGACATGGCAAATACAATGGTAAATAAATTGAATCGGCTTTTAATCAAGGCTGAGACTGAGCTAAAGGAAGCTAATGATATGATTCCTGAAGGCTATCAAATGGCAGCAAACACCTTACCAAAAAGAATCAAGTTGATGGTGGAAGGACTTCATACGTTCGCAGAAGATAGAAGAGAACTCCAAGAGGAAGTCTGGAGACTTGAAAGGGAGCTTGCTGATAAAAACTAGAACACACTCACGACATGAACAAAGAAATTGCAGAGATGCTTATTGATTACGGGAACGACCTATCCCTTCACGAAAATTACAGCGGACGGGGAATGTATGGGAAAACCACAACCGCCATCACTGGTGATAGCATGAACGATCTTATGGCAGCAATCGGAGAACTTTTCTTTGAAATGGTTCTGGATGCCAAGGATATGGGAGAGGATTATGATACGACTGGCGCAAAGGATTTGAAAGACGTTCTTTTAAATCTCCAACAAGACAGCCTTGGAAGAGGATACATTTTTTACTGATAAAAACTAGACTACACTACACACATGAACAACACTACAAACATTCAGTCATTGACTGCTAACGAAATCCTTTCCAACTTTTTCAAAGGAAAGGGTCAATTCATGCGAGCGGCATGGAAGAGTAACCCAAAACCAGCGGCAGTACACAAGGATGTTGTTCTGGAAAAGCGGACAACCACGATTGTTCGATCCGGTCTGGAATTCCAAAACCTTTCCAGTGTCAAGGTTGGGATTGAAGAGGGAACGCGGGGGGAAGTGCAAGAGCTTCCTTGGGGTTCGTGGGTTTTTTATCCATACCTTATCAAGCACAATGAGTCATACTATTGCAGATTGTATCCAACCGATTCGATTCCAACCGTGCGATATTTTGTCAATGGTGACGAGACTCCAAAAGATGTCTTCGCCACATATCTCACCCCATCGGAAGCTAAGAAATTGACAGGAGAAAAGGAAAAGCCTGAATGCTTCACGATCAAGATGGAAAACGTTCTTTCCACGGAAGAAGTGGTTAGTGGCGGAATTGAAGAAGGACAAAATGTTTCAATGTTTGCCAGTGGTGAAAATGTTGGCAAGAGCTTGATCTTTGATAAAAACTAATATAGACTCTCAATAACAACAAAAACAAAAAACAAACATGACAAACAAACTAAATTGTTGCGCCCATAACATCACTCGCCCAAATAAGCCCCGTGGTTGGGATTACAAGGGTGTAACAGCTACTTTAGATGCAAATCGCAAGGGCATTGCGCTTCTTCGCAAGCGTCAATTCTCTTGGACGCAAATCCACCAGTGCCTTCAACGGGTTGGTATTGATGTGGATTACAACAACCTGTATCAATGGCAACTGCGTAGGTTCCGTTGATTGACGCATTAAGCATAGCGGAAGCTCCCGCCCGATCCTGATAAACGGTAATCAGGAAACTTTAATAATATGAAAGATTACGAATTATATACAGTGGAATGGGAATACGAAGATTCGCTTCCCAAATACTTATCTGATCTGGACTATGATCTGATGTGGCGCAGGAGTGAAATTCGGGACGGCGTTCGCATGTTCCCCTATATCACGATCTATTCCAATGAGGATGGATCAAGCAAAAGGATTTACCTTTGCGCTTAAAAACTAGCCGATACTCCTACCATGACCGATACCAAACAACGAATCCACAAGACAATCCAACACTTCGCGGAAGTTGCCCGAATCAAGGGTTACGAATTCCCCAAATGTGTGATTGATTACTCTCTCAAGGGTGCTACCGCTGGACAGGCTTTCCGTAGAAGTCACAAGATGCGATTCAATCTCGCTCTTGCTGAAAGGCACATGGACGAATTCTTGTCCAGCACGGTTCCCCATGAAATGGCACACATCCTTCAGTTCAAGCATTATCCCCATTCCAAGCCACATGGGAGGGAATGGGATCACTTTTGCCGTGTGCTTACGGGAGAAACCATGCCACGATGCCATAGCTACGATGTTACAGGCATTGAGAGGACACGCAAGGTCAAGAAATATCTTTTCGCTTGTGGATGCCGTCAACATACTGTATCCAAAACGATTGTGAATCGGATCATGGAGGGAAAAACATACACTTGCACATGCTGTAAAGGTAAGATCAAAGCAGTATAAAAACTAGAACATACTCACAACATGAAGATCGTCAAACACACTCTGGAACATCTGCACAAGGGAACGGACATGCTTGACCTTCCCGAATATTTTCGGGGAACGGAAAAGCAATGCAAGGGAATGATGTTGCGCTTTGAATGGTGTAAGGATCAAAGCCTGTTCGGGGGATACTGGCGGGATGAGGATGGGGAATGCTACTATCTATTACCATGAAATTTAGAAAAGAATCAACCAAAACAATCTCTTTGGAATCGTATGTCACTTTACGTGCTGAATGGTTGCCAATGCTACGGGATACCATTTGGATGGAATATAACGCAAGGGGACATCGTGTGGTTGATGGTCACATGGAGTGGCAATACTTCCATGATGAGATCGAAGCAAAGAAGTGGAGTGAAGCAATTCATTCTTAAAAACTAAACCATAATAAAGACATGCAAATCAAGAAATTTGGTTGGGATGTGAAAGTTGTTCGTTTGGAAACAAAGGATGAGGAAACCGTGAAATACAGCGCAAGCCATAATTTTCCGGTGACTGCTGAACACGTTAGGAAATCCCCATCTGTAAAAAGATTCATTGGGGATGATCTTCTGGTATCAATCACACCTTCCGACGATAAAAACTAAACCATAATACGCACATATGGACACGGAAAATATCAAGCCCTATGAGGACATGACCGACGATGATCGTTGGCAAGCCATTGGTTCCGCCCGATACATTCTGGAGGATGTGAGTATGGAAAAGATGGCGGAAGTCTCAGGATTGCCCTTGGGGGTGATTTCGGCGGCATACAAGAACATCTTTCGCCATGTCAATGATAGGGAAGAACCGCGCCCAAAGAATCCAACAAGACCAAGACGCATTAAAAACTAGAACACAATTACGACATGCACATTACAATGTGGGAGAATTCATTTACCATGAATGACATTATTAAAAAACTTCATAAAGAAGGTGTTTCGGGTAGAATGGACTTCCGAAAAATTAAATTTATTATTTGTGATGGAATGGGGGAACCCTTTTTGAGAGTTGAATATCCCCAAGAAATTGGATTTGATGATGATTATTAAAAACTAGATTAGGATTTGGGTATGAAACAAAAGATCAATCACTGGTTTGCCACCTATCGGGAAGATTACAGTATCGATGATATGGTTCAAGCAACCGAAAATTGTGCGATAGAACTTGGACATGATGAATGGTTGGATGATCCTGATCATATGGTATGGGAAATAGCTTGTGAATGGTTTGAATAATATGGAAAAGGAAATTATATATATCAAATACGATTACTTTGATCGAGATAGCATTCAGGATTTTCTATATGAAATAGAAAATATGTTTTCCAAGTATCCTTGGGGTGGTGGATTCCGAGTTGAAAATTTTCGATGTGATCAATCATATTTCTATTGTGATGCCGTGTCTGAAATTTACACCCATGATGATTTTGGGACTGCAAGACAAACATTTTCCTATATGCAAGGCATGATCTCTGGATACTTACTAGCCAAGGGAATTGAAATACTTTAAAAACTAGAACACAATCACACCATGACAAAGAACCAAGAAACAATCGCCAAGGCATTCCGTCACAATACAGGCAAGTCTTTCCTAGACTCTGGAGACTTCTACGGAAGGCATTATGACAAGCCGCCAATCTCCGATGAGCAACCGCTTATCAAGGTGCATGTTTATGGCAACGAGCCAAGCGCAACCATTGAAACCGCTCTTTTCCTTGCCGAAACTTGTGAAGTGGATTTTAACATTCAAGATCAATTTGAGGCATGGGCGGCTCTGGAAGAGAACTCTGAACTCTCATGGTTTGAAGCGGGGGAAACATTTGCAACCGAAGTGCTGGGTCTGACTCAGCTTGCAAGGGATAATACATATAACAATGAGAATGACTTATCTCAGGACTATGTGTGGGAAGTATATGCAGAAGAGGATTGTGGGGATTGGTTTTATCAAGATGATGCTCTGATGGTATGCTATGCCCATACGGGATGTGATGTGCGGGGAGGATATGCTTATCCTCTGTTCATGCGATGCCAAGGTGATTATGTAATCCCTATGGATATTGTGGTGGAATGGCGTATCTCCGAAGGGACAAGGGATGGGGAGGAACTTAGCCAAGAGGAATGCCAAGAGCTTGATGAGCAATGGTCAATTGGTTATACTTCCAATCCTACCTATCAATTCTCCAAGGATATTGAGAAAGTCATTGAGGATTCGACAACCGTTGACAGTGTGGAAGTTAAGTTGAAAAGCGGAGAGATTGTCAAGGTCTGGGCGAGCGCAAGGACTGACTGGTAATTTAAAAACTAAACGATAATACGACCATGGGATGCGACACTAGAGGATATGTAGTTACCGACAACATTGATGTTCGGGAAATTGGTAAGCGAGTGCTTGCCGTAGTAAGAACGATTCAGGGGGAAGCTACAAGCACATTCGTAAAGAATGATAATGTATTTGTAAAACCTGAATATGATCCTGATTGGAACTTCTATATATTCCGTTTCAAGGATGGGGTTGACCAACGGCTAATGTTTGTCCATGTTGATACCGAAGATTTTGAGGAATGCCACGGGGAACTTGGCAAGCGGGGAATCATTTTCTCTCTGGGAATGTGGGGGAATAGCGTGGAACTGATTCAGAAATTTCTGGATGCTTTTCAGGACATGGGAGCTTGCTACATCCAAGAAAACGATTGTGGGGATGCTCCAGCGGTATATAAAAACTAGCACATACTCCTACCATGAACAAGATACCAAGGGAAGAGATTGAAAAGCTTGCCAATCGCGCAAAGGTGAATGAAACCGCTGTGTGGAACTTTCTGGGAACCGCGCACTTTTGCGGAAGCATTCCCAATGCCCTGATGAATCTGGACATGGATGCCCGATTGTATGGGTGGAACAAGGAAACCACACAAGCGATTCGGGATGGGTTGCTGATAAAAACTAAACCATAATTAAGCCATGAAAAACGATATCATCATTAAAAAATTTGGAAAATACACCGTCACCTTAGAATTATTTGAGGAAGATGGTGAGCAACGATCATATTGCGACATTGAGAGCAATGCGGGGGGAGCATCTTCCCTTGGTTTTGCATTGGATATGGGATTTCTTAAGAAAGATAACGAGGAAGAGGAGAATATTTCCGAAAATATTCTTTCTCAGATTGAAAATTGGGCATTGAAGAACGGATACTAACCATTTAAAAACTAAACCACCATCATACCATGACAATTGAAACCGTGGGAATTGAAGAGATTGACGGGGAGAAATACCACATTGGAACTCCCGTGGAACATCTGACAATCAAGGAAGCCAAAGCATGGATCAAGGAACATATGTTTGACCGTGATTATTGGGACTACAAGGCGGAACGCAAGGGATTCTTTCGGGAAGTCCAGTTCATCCATATCCTGAAAAACGGGGAAGTCCATACGGAATACGAAACCAATTTTGTTTAAAAACTAGACCACAATACGGACATGAAAGCAACAATCGATCCCAAGGAAGTGACAGTGAGACATAGCATCATGGAGGATGTGGGGAGGGAATTCCTAACCGTGGATTGTCCCGAAGGGTGGGATGATGTGAAGAAGCTTGTGAAAAAGGTTCTCACGTTTGATGGGCGGAAATTCGCTTACACGGGATGGAATAGCGATAGGAATGAAGCTTTCTTCGCTCGCCCTCTGAATGGGGTGGAGATGGTGGCGAGGATTTCATAAAAACTAAAACATAATCACACTATGAACGAAATTCAAAAACGATTGGAATATCTTCGCGGGGAGATTGAAGCGGAATGTATCAGTTACGAAGAAATAGTGGAACTGGAAAGCCTGAAAGAGTATATCAGTCCCGATGATGTTGTGCTTCTGGAATGGGCTGGAGTTGCCGAATAAAAACTAAATTAATATTAACGCATATGGGAGCCGGATGTTATTACACACACAAATGCAATCGCCAAAAAGCTTGCTGGATTGACTTTAACCATTCCGATAATGAGGGATACGAGGAAGATGATTACGATCTTATGCTGATGTGGGAAGAGGATATCATCGACAATATTGAATATCTGCTTTCCAAAATTGGTTATCGCAATATGCAAAACGGTCTTTGCAAGGTTGAGCTTGTGCCGAAATATTATGGGGATGGTTTGATCATTGACATATCTCCTGCAATGGAGGAATGGGAACCGTCTTACAATCTCTTTCTGGCCAATTTTGACCGTATGGAGAAAAACATCCTGCGATGCTTGCACAAGGCGGGATTTGAGCTAAGGATTGCCACAAGTGGATACACCGCTTGCCAATACATTCCCAAGGGATGTGATAAAAACTAAAGAATACTTCAAATATGAAACACAAAGCTGGTCTGTATCGGTTTGAGAGAAGCCCTGACTTGTTCGCCGCTATCAAGGGATGCCAAGGGGATACTCTGGAAATCCGTTTGACGGAAAAGGAAGCCAACACCCTATTACAGAATCAGCTATTCAAAGGCTGGGATTTGTGGGATGGACATATTTGGGAGAATAAAAACTAGGATAAGCTTTGATCATGCAACAATACGAAAACATTAAGAATGGTTTGGAAAAGATGATTCAAGACATTGCCAAAAAAGAAAAAGGTAATCTCACGCTTGAATCCAAGTTGCATCTTAAAAAGGTGAAAAAGGAACTTGTGGAAATGCGTAGGCAACTGATTCTTTTACATTTTGATATGGAGGATATTTATGCGATTCCATGCTGAATATTACCGTGATGGGTGGAAATGTGGGGATGGATGTTGCTCCGATAGCTGGGTGAACTGTGACATATCCAAGGATGGGAAGTTATGGCTATCCAAAGATGAATTGAGACATATCCATGGTGAAGAGGATGCCAAGAAAGATGTGGAAGAAATCATCGAAACGTGGTTTGATTTGAAAAGGGGGGAATATGAATTGGAACTGGATTGTAACATTTAAAAACTAAACGATAATCAAACCATGTCATACTACAAAGACAAACTCGACAAACTTACGGAGGACGAGCGGGATGCCCTGCTGGAATTCCTTGAGAACATCACGGAGGGCGATATCCTGATCATTGCCAACGAAATGCAGATGGATCATGCCGACAAGCGAAAGCTTTGCCGTGCATTGGAGAACTTCCAAGACGCATAAAAACTAAACCATAATTACACCATGAACAAATACCGGATCACTTACAAGGACTGTGGCGAAATCATCACGGAATATCGCAAGGGGGATGATGTATTTGAAGTGCGGGATTGGTTCTGGGACAGCATTGAATCATGGCAAGGCGACACTTACGGAATTGAACTGATCCAAATCACACGGGTTAAAAACTAGCATACACTGATACCATGACAATGAACGAAAAAGCGAAGGTTGCCAAAGGAATTCTGAAAGTTCTGGAGCAAAGGGGGAGGGATTGGGATGAGGAAAGATGGAATTCCTTCATGTTGGGAAGTCTGGAAGTCCTTTTTGAACACGTTTTCACCTTGCTGCCGGATGATGAGGTGGAATATTGGCAAGGGAAATACGATCTTAAAAACTAAACGATAATAAACATATGAAAGCAACAAGAAAAGAAGCTGTGGTGGAAGTGGTGGAACCCACCAAGATTGTTCTGGAACTAACGGAATTGGAAGCGAACACGCTGGGAGCAATCCTTGGAAATATCAATCGGGATATGGTTAAGGAATTCGTGAAAATTCATGATAAGCTGATTTTCCGAGTGGGGGTGGAAGAGGTTCATAGTCGATTCCAATTTGATCTTTACGATGCCCTGTGCCGAGCTTGCAACCCTTAAAAACTAGACCATAATTACGCCATGACCTACCAAGAGAAAGACAATATCCGGGAAGCAATCGAGTGGGATGGTTTCCAATGCATCATGCTGGGAACCGTATCCAAAGCGGGTATCCAAAGGCGCATGGATGGGAGCTTGGTGAGCGTATCAAATCCAAGGCAACCGGATACCAAGAGACTGGAAACCTTTGCCATCACCGGACAATGGTTGTTTAAAAACTAAAACATAATAAGACCATGACGAAACACAAGCTGCCAACGATCAAGGAAATTGCAAAGCTTCTCATGCATTGCAAAAAATATATCCATGTTGATTCCCGTGCCTTTGACGACGACGATACGCCTTCCATGCAAATCACAATTGGAATCAACACGGAAAGCGGGGAATGGGGATATCAAACGGGGGACAATAGCTTCACGGGGGGAGCATATCTTTATCCAACGTGGGGAGTGGGATATCTCTTTCGGAATTCCAATTGTCGGGAAGTTGCCAAGGAAATTCTGGCGGATGCCGAAAGCTGCCTGTATTAAAAACTAAACCATAATAAAGCCATGCCTTACTTACTACTGATTGAATGGGGAAATTGTGATAAGACTTACGAATCTTTCCAATTCTTAAAAGATGCTAAACACGCCTTTGAATCCCATAAACATGAGGAGAATGTGGAATTTATGGAATTGGTGATCATTGGGGAGAATGTGGAAAGCTGGTCAAATCCCGATTGTTCCCCTGAATCAGACTTTTAAAAACTAAACCATAATAAAGCCATGACAAACGAACAAATCGAATTTTCCCGAAGGAACGGAATTTGAATGTTTCTGATAAAAACTAGATTAAGATTTAACCATGACCTACAAAGCAATCTCAAATCCCCTGTGGAAGCTCAAGGATGAATTTGCCCATCTACTGCTTCCCAAGCACGTTTCCTTTCATGGTGCAATGCCTTCCCCTGCGGAAGCTTATGAAGTGATTCACAAGCCATCCATGGAAATCAATGATCGGGGAAGAATCACCTATTCCAATTACTTCTACGGGAAGATTCTGGAAACGATGGAGGAAGCCCAAGCGGTGGCGGAAAAGCTGAATAACCGATAAAAACTAGCGCACAATCATAGCATGAACGAAACAATGACCGAAGCGGATATCCAAGACATGATTGACTATCACAACGGGATCGTTAAATGATACTTTGGTGCGGTAGTCCAGCGGCAGGAGACAAATGACTTAAAATCATTACAGGGTCGGTTCGAATCCGACTCGCCACTCTTTATAAAACTAAATGAAAATTGTCCGGTAGCTCAAAGCGGTGAGAGCACTTGCCTTATAAGTGAGAGGTTGCGGGATCGACACCCGCCCGGACTACCATTTTTTAAAAACTAAAATAAGATAACACCACGATGACAACAATTGAATTTTGCAGCAAATACTCTCTTAGTGAAATGTGTGAGGAAGGACGGAATTTCGCTTTGAGTCTTGAAACAATGTCTCAAGTTTGGGAAAATTGTAGAAATCCGAGTTGGCTTTTCTGGATTCTCGACAAATGCAAGCCGCTGGATAAGGAACAATCCGTGAGATTGTCCATTGCATTTGCGGAAACTTGTCTTATTAATGTTCCCGATGGAGAAACTCGCCCCAAACTTGCGATTGAAGCCTCAAAAGCATGGCTTGATAATCCATGCGAAGAAACAGAGTTAGCAGCAACATCAGCAGCAGAGTCAGCATCAGTAGCAGCATCAGCAGCATGGTCAGCACGGTCAGCAGCAGAGTCAGCAGCACGGTCAGCAGCATGGTCAGCATGGTCAGCACGGTCAGCAGCACGGTCAGCAGCAGAGTCAGCAGCATGGTCAGCAGCAGAGTCAGCAGCATGGTCAGCAGAGTCAGCAGCAGAGTCAGCAGCACGGTCAGCAGCACGGTCAGCAGCATGGTCAGCACGGTCAGCACGGTCAGCAGCAGAGTCAGCAGCATGGTCAGCAGCAGAGTCAGCAGCACGGTCAGCAGCACGGTCATCGCAATGCAATACGATACGGGAAATGATTTCAAACCCCTTCGGTTAAAAACTAGAATAAGATAACACCATGACATTAAACGAGATCAAAACAGCGGTTCGGGACGGTAAAAAAGTGTGCTGGGCAACCCCGATCTACGAAGTGATCAATCCGATCAAATCACCAACTTTGGATGCCAACGAAGAGCAATGGCTGATTCGGTGCAAGGCAAACGGTTCTTGCATTGGTTTGACACACCAAGACAATATCACGATGAACGGCGAGGAGAGCGAATTCTTCATCGCATAAAAACTAGCCTATAATCACACCATGCAAGAAACAATGTCAATGAGAGTCCGGTCTGATAGGTGGGAATGGATTATGAAATGGTGTGAGGAAAACGGAAAGGATTGGAGGATTGAGGGAGATTGCCAAGAAGCAAGGATGGCATGGATCAAGTTCATCCAAGAAACCAAACCATAAAAACTAGCCTATAATCATCCCATGCCTGACAATATGTGCGAATACGATATCCAAGACATGATTGACTATCACAACGGGATTGTTAAGTAGAATTTAAATGGTTGCGTAGCCCAACCGCTAGAGGCCACAGACTTAAAATCTGTTCAGTATGGGTTGGAATCCCATCGCAACTACCATTTTTTAAAAACTAAAACACAATAACGCTGAAGTGCTGGCACCCGCTGTCGAAAAAACTACAACGAAGCCCCAAATGTCTGATACCGAAAAACTTGCGGAAGCCACTGATAGCGGGTTGCTCCAGCCACGCCTTGTTCGGCTTCTTCCGTGTCCGTTCTGCGGTTCCGAAGCTCGCATTGGACAAGGCGACGGATGGCCGGGGGAAACCGTGGTCGAGTGCAGCAATGACGAAAACTGCCGCGCTCAAATGTCCTGCATCTGGGGCGAGAAGAATGAAACCGAACTCTGGAACGCCCGCGCAAATCCTCAGCCGAACAACATGAAACAACTTGCAACTCTCGCCTTCTATGCGAAATACGCCGGATGGCAATCCTATCACAAGTCCATGCTTCCCCAAGTCAAAGCCCTAACACGCAAGGGATTTCTGGAAATGAATGAGCATGGGCAAGCGCGGTTCACGGGAAAGTGTCAAGATTAAAAAACTAGCCTAGAATGCGCTTGTAGCTCAGTGGTTAGAGCGAGCCTCTCATAAAGGCTGGGTCGATGGTTCAATCCCATCCGAGCGCACCTTTAAAAACTAGCATAGAATGGATGCGTAGCTCAACTGGATAGAGCAATTCCCTTCTAAGGAATAGGTTGTGGGTTCAAATCCCGCCGCGTCCACCATAAAAACTAAACCATAATCACACCATGACCCACAAGGAACACCTGCTCAAAACACAATTCGGATTCATTGCCACCAAGGAAGATGAGGAAAAGCTTATCGCAGAGGATCGCTTCACACCCGTTCTGGTGCGCTGTGGCAATGGAAGGTTCCGTTGCGCGGTGCAGGATTTGGCACACTTCGTCAAGGTGATCAATGCCAGCAAAGAGGACTATGTGAGGGACGCATCCGTGACCCTATAAAAACTAAACCATAATAACACCATGTTCGACAAACCAATTGCAACCCGCCCTTACTCATCCCATCCTGATGATTCCTATCTCCAAGTGGTTCTCCACAAGAACTTCAAGGGGGAATATGTCACCCATATCCAGAATCTCCATACAGGCGGATTCGTGCATGGCCATTACTTTGGCAAGGACACGGATGCGCTGGAAAAGGCAACCCAAGACTTCAAGAACCGATAAAAACTAAACCATAATCACACCATGACCAAGAAATACCTGATAATCAAGCTGGAAGCCAAGGAAAGCCAAATTCCCGATGGTTACAATATGACAACCCGGACGGAATATTTCGGGGTTACAACCGGATATCCCTTTCCCCATGACACTCTGGAAGAGGCGGAAGAGGAATTGGCACGGAATATTTACAAGTTTGAGCAATACACGATCATTCCGGTCTATACCTACGAATAAAAACTAGATTAAGATAACACCATGACCGAAACACAAGCAAGGCAAGCTCTGGATGCGTGGACAATCAAGACCTATCTGGATTGGGTCAATAATTACCTGACCATTGAAAAGATGGCAAGCGATTACAATCTCTCCCCAAAAGGAATGAAAGCAATCCTTGAAAAAGGCAAGGAACTTTATGAAGGATAAAAAACTAGAATAAGATAAATCCATGCATTACACAATCAATATCTCCCTCAATGGGTATCACTTATTTGCAACAGCGGATCATAGCTTGTGCGATACCCAAGAATACATCAGATGCTTCGCCATCTTGAAAGCGAAATTTCCTGAAAGCGAAGGATATAAAGTGGATGGAACCCTATGGAAGACAATCGGTAACTCGGTGAATGATTCCGGTGATAAAAACTAGAATAAGATAAAGCCATGCAATACAACCTACTGATTGATTGGGGAAACGGAGAGAAAAGCTTTCAGGAATTTGACAACCTGATCCTAGCTCAAAAAGCAATGGAAAACTCCAAGGACAATCCCGAAATCGAATTTATCATTCTGGTAAAGAGCGAAATGCTGGGATTCTGGTCAAACCCATGCAGCGGAGAAGAGGACTGATAAAAACTAGCGTAAGATCAGGACATGAAACAATTCAACCTATTCTGGAAGTTCTCAGGTATTAAGAACTACGACCCCCACCAAACCATCACCGCAAGGAATCTCCCGGAAGCCTTGGAAATAGCTGCAAACGACCATGGTTTCCTGATTAGGGGAGAAACCCTAAAACGCAACGGCAACCGTAGAATTGAATTTTGGGGATATGCCGGGGAAGGAACGATGAAAGTCCCCGCACCGATTATCCAAGGGGTGATTGCCAATGCTTAAAAACTAGCGTAAGATCAGGACATGACAATCAACGGAATCCAAATTAAGACAACCCTTTCCAACACCAAAAAACCGGATTGGAGCAGGGGCAATCATAACCATTACAAGGTGCGGATTTCCAAGGGAAGGAATAGCGTATCCTTTGATTACTTTGACAGCATCCACAATACGCAAAATAATGAGGAAGCGGACATGAAAGATATCCTTTTCTGCTTTGCATCCGATGTGAGCAACGGGCGGGAGGAATTCGATGATTCCATGATGACTCCCAAGCAATACCGAGAATGCAAGCGTGTGGCCAATGCTGCGGAAAGGATGGGCATTTCCAACGAAACACTGGCGGAATGGTGGCAGCTTTAAAACAAAGGACGCGGGAATCAGTGTGACAAAATGACGCACCTCCACCTAAGTCTCTGATAGTGTGACAAAATGACGCACTCAAGGTGCGACAAAATGACGCACTGTGACAAAATGACGCACTTTAGGAATAGAAGGATACGAAAGGATAGGGGAAATAACTTTTAAAAACTAGCGTAAGATTTCAGCATGACGAAATTACTCGACAAAGAACACGTGAAAGCAATGGTAAAAGCTCTGGAAAGCGCGGGCTTGCCTTTGGAAAAGGATTGGCAAAGCGGGACTGTTCGGGCATACATCAACGGCAAGGAAATCTTCGCCGCTCTGGAGAAGGGCAAGAACCAGCCTTGGATTGTGCGCCATGTTGATGATCTGTTCGCATAATGTTCCTAATCAGAATGTTCCTTGATATGACATAATCGACAAAGCCAAGTTATATCAAGAGGTTTGGAATAATCTTTATGATGCATTTCCTCGCCTATCTCACCACATATACAATTTTCGCGCAATATCTTACCACGTTTTAAATATACATTTGCTGTTGATCGTGCATTAGCTTTCAATCGCTGAATATCACTAAGTTCTGAATGTTTGGTTCTATTGATTCGCATCCATTCAGCACGGCATGATTTACACCAACGTTGATTATTAACCCGCTCATTCACTTTACATTTATTACAATATGTCATAATAATACTTAGAATATTGTTCCACATTTGTATAGTGGAACAAGTGATGTTTAAAAACTAGCCTAGACTGATCACATGAAGGAACTGCCACCGTGCCACAAAGATTCCCCCCTCCATGATAAATGGCTTGTCATTGTCGCTCAAATGGAGGATGAGGGATGCGATACATCCGATGCCCAATCCATAGCCGATATTGAGGTGTTTAAAAACTAGATTAAGATTTAGCTACCAATACAACGCCGGAGCCGCTGCGGAGCGGAGTCCCCCGCAAAGGGACATATAAAAAAGCTTTTGTCGTTCGATTCCCGGATGCATACGGGATAGAGCAAGAGGACTAGCTATCCTTGGACAAGACGAAAGCGGAGGGTTCGAAACCTTCCTCGGGCTTCCTTTTCTTAAAAACTAAACCAGAATAACACCATGACGAGACAATATACAAACCGACTGCTGGAAATGATCGAAGATGGTCTGCTTGACAAGGACAACGTGATCATGGCTTGTGTCAAATACATGTCGGAGGACGATGTGGAGGACATGATGAAATGCAACGAATTTCTGGAGGACGAAGAAGAGGAGGATGAGGACGAATAAAAACTAGCGTAAGATAGCCTCACCATGAAACGATACGCCATAAGATCAAAACAAAAGGAAATAGGATATATCAAATTTACAGTTCCCACCATTGAAGTATTACATTTCAATTCTCCTTTCTTTCTTGGATCGTGGTGTGCTGACAATGGAACACTGTGGACATGTTTGGATGATGGGAAAAACATTTTTGAGAATGAGAATGAAGCCAAGGAAAGATTGGCCGAAATCATCAAGGAATTGTTCGCTTAAAAACTAGACCAGAATAACACCATGATAATCACATACACCGCAAGATACGCAGATGGTGAAAAAGTCACGTTCACGGGAAAATTCGATGACCTGAAAGACTTTGGGAATTTCGCTCACCGTGAGAGCAAAAGGCCGAATTACAATGGTGATATGTTCATCATCATTAGCATCGTTTAAAAACTAGCCTAAGATTATCGCACCATGAAACAACTCATCCTTGACACCCTCGCCGCGTTCTTCCTGTTCGCGTTCACTCCCATCGTCCTGTTCATCCTGATCGGATAACCTTTATAAAAACTAGCGTAAGCTCGTAGCACCATGAAACTGAAAATAACAAGCACCGCACCAGTCGCAGTCGAAACCTATGTTGAGGGTAATATTGTCCTCGGGCATTTCGAGTACAACGAGGGTGATTCCGCCCTTGGGGTCAATCCCCACTTTGTCCTTGTCGATGAAGTGTCGGATGACTTCCCAATCCTTTGGGAAGGGCAGGAAGTGACCATTCACAACGGGTGGTTCATCTTCGATGACGTTCACTTCGGAGAAGTGAAATTCAAGTTCGCCGGATATTAAACCAACCCCGAAAGGGGTTCAATCCCCCTTATAAAAACTAGCCTAGACTGATCTCGTAACCAACACCAACCAACACCATGACCAACAAACAAATCATCGCAAAATTCGTGCAAGGCGCAACCAAGGGCAAGAACAGCCTGAAAAGCATGTTCATCGAGGGGGATACCCTTTACTCCTATGGCTATCACTTCCCGCTTGCAAGGCGGCAGGAGGGCGGTTTCTGGGTCAACCCTGACCGTTACAGCGTCACCACCTCCAAGCAACAAGGTATGGTTCGCGGAGCCATTGTCAACGCGGGTTTCTCTTTCGTGGCATAACATGGTGAAAGTCCCCTCTCTCTGGTGGTTCGGAGAGAGGGGCAAACCATCTTAAAAACTAACTATGAGAGAACTCATTCTTATCCTCGCCGTTGTCGGCTTGCTTGCCTCTGGCTTGTGGCCTTTCGCCCTTGTCCTGTTTATCCTTTATCTCTGGTTTTGACAAGTCGGATTCCTCCTTTTAAAAACTAGCCTAGACTGATTGCACCATGAGCAACTACCCATTGGAAGATATCCTCCGCGCCCGTAAAACCACCATCACGGGAGTCCGTGAAAAGAGCTATGGCAAGCTCCATGAAGTCTATGGGGGCGCACCCTGTGACTGGTCAAAGGCACAAGGCGCAACCCATACGCTTTACTGTGGGGAAACGTCCGGCTTGTATGGGCGACCCGGAACCGGAACCCGTCCCGCGAAACTCCTAAAAACCGTTCTCTACGTGGGGAACGATGTCACCGACGACGACCAAATCATCTGGGACAAGTGGGACATCAAAACCATCTGGGAAAACGCAAATAAAAACTAGATTAAGATAGCTGCACCATGAAAACTCAACAACTTATCCGCCGCCTGAACGTGGTTTTCCGCGATCACAATCTCCCAAAGCAAGAAACGTTTGAAGCTTGTTTTAAGCAAGCCGAAAGGAATTACTGGCTGAAGGGGAAAGACTTCGTTGCCGCTTGTGAAAGGGCAATGTCCCATGAACAGATTGACAAGGACAACGCGCTTCTCAAAGCCGCAGGATTCACCGCATAAAAACTAGCGCAAAATAGCTGCACCATGAAATACATCGCAAATATAATCCCCACGCTTGAAAAGATCGTTTCTACCCGTGAGGCGAACAGCGTCCCCTCCCAATTGACAAGGGGAGGGGAAATCAGGATTTACCCCGTCTGGAAAGATGGGGAGAAAGTCAAGGGCAAGCGTTTGCTTTCCTTCAAGCCCTATGTCCACCCCTCCAAAAGCGCGGAAGAGAATCACCGGAACTTGCAAGCGGAAGAGCAAGCGATCCAATCGGTTTTTCCAAGCTATCGCGCCCCCTCTCTGGCTCAAATCAAAACCCTTGGAAGCGCAATGAAAGCCATGACAAAGGAAATCTTGCGGGACGGTGCGATTGCCGAAAGGGGATTGCCGAAAGCAAGTGAAGTGTGGTTCGCTCGCCTTGCATAAAAACTAGCGTAAGATAGCTGCACCATGAAAACACTGATCGGAACTAAAGTATTACACGGATCGCCCGGATATCAAACGCCGGAAACCATTGCGGAAATCACCCCGAAAGGGCATGACTTCGAGATGGTTTTCGAGTCGGGATTTTTCTCCACCTTGTCCTTGGATGAACTCCATGAACTTCAAGACGATGGGGAAGTCCACTTCAAGGAAACACACGGCGGGTTCACCGTCATCACCCTGACCGCATAAAAACTAGGGGGGAGCGCATCCTACACGCTCAACGTCCTAGCGTTTAAAAACTAGCCTAAGATACCACCATGACCAAGAAACACTTCGAGATCGTCGCATCCACCATCGCCGCAATGCCTTCCCATGCTCCAACGCTTCGCACACAGAAGCGTTCATGCGCTCTGGCCTTTGCCGATAGATTCCAAGCGGAATTTCCCCGCTTCAACCGTGAAACTTTCCTGAAAGCTTGCGGAGAAGCCTGATCGTATAAAAACTAGCCTAAGATAGCTGCACCATGATAAACAACATGTTATTCACCACCAGCGGCGTAGTCCTTGCCTATGCCATCACAAGAGATGCTGCCATCGCCATTTCCCAATTTGCTCGTCGTCCCGTTCGCTGGGGTGATGAATTGATTGGAGCAGAATACGCCTGATAAAAACTAGCCTAAGATAGCTGCACCATGAAAACTTACCAATTCAAAGACGGTGAATTCCAATTTTACTACGCGCAATACGGATCGATGGATCGTGACAAGCGCATCGTATTCCGTGTTCGAGTGGATCGTGACCCCAAGGAAAGGGCAAGAGAGAAGGGCATCACCGGATGGGATCGTATCATTCAAGTCTGGGAAGGACAAGAGTGGATGATTGATCAGTGGTTTGCCACCCATCAGGGAATGGAAGCCATTGCATAAAAACTAGCGTAAGATTACTGCACCATGAAACCGAAAACACAGAAAGAGATCGCACTGAAAGACGGCAGCACGCTTCCCAAGGGTCTGCCCGTCTCCTTCATCGATGGCAAGGACAGCCGTTGCCTTGTTCACTCGCCAAACCATAGCGAGCCGTTACAAGTGCGTATTACAAGCGCATTTAAAGCCCCTTCCATGTCATCCTTGGAACGCTGGTCTTATGATAGCGTGTGTAAGACTCCCACGGGCAAGCGGGTAGAGCCGGATGGACATGGCCCGGATGGTAGCCCAAGCTGGTTGCTGGTCTATGGTCTGATCTGATAAAAACTAGGTTAAAGTATTGCTACCATGAAACCTACCTACGAAGAGAAAGAAGCCTCCGTTGCTACCATGAAACCTACCTACGAAGAGAAAGAAGCCGCCGTTCGTTATGAAAACGATTGGTCTTGGAAATGCCCATGTCCTCCTGAAGATATCCAAGATGATCACAACTTTATCGCTTGGATCGACAATCACGGGGAGTGGATTTATCTCGGATAAAAACTAGCGTAAGATTACTGCACCATGAAAAACAAAATCACCAAGCTGAATCGCCTGTTCCCGAACATCAAAGCCGTCTCCACCGTCGAGTGGGATGGGGAGGAAGGTGGCATCTGGTTCCGTCAGGAAGGTCGTTGCCATACGGATGGAATGCCATACTTCGATTACTACAACGACGAGCAGCAAGTCCATCCCGAGGTCGAGAAAGCCCTGAAAGGTATGGGCTTGTATGCGGAGCCATACGATGCCGGAACGTGGATGGCATTTGAAGCATGATCAAAAGGGGGGAGCGCATCCTACACGCTCAAGCTTTTAAAAACTAGGTTAAGATAGCTGCACCATGATACCATCCACTTACTACTCCCCGCGCCATAACGAAACCTTCACCGTGATTGTGGAGGAAGTCCAGCCCCATTGGGCGTGTGCAAGGTTCGCCAAGGTGCGGGTTCAGATTGGGCATTACAACTTCACAGGGGAACACTTCGTTGCCCGTGGACATGGCGATGCAATGACGTTAGAAGCCGCCTATGAGATGGCGGTGAATGATGTTGAGCGTGTCGATGTCGAAGGTGTCGAGGAAGATTACTTGATGCTTCACGGATGCGATTGATATATCTAACAGCCCCGCTGGTCTTCGGATCGGCGGGGCTTTTTTTGTGTCGTGATATATACCTGTTAGATATGGCATAGTGTTTGGCATATATGGGAAAGGCTTCTGTTAGATATGCCATATCTAACTGTTAGGGGGGGGGGCTGCTCAGAATAGCTTAAAAACTAGGGTGGGGGTGGGATGGGGGGTGGTGCCATGGCTAAAATATTTTTTATATATTTTTCCCGTTTTTCCCATATGCGCCCATTTGAAAAAAATTTTTTTTATAAAAATACTTAATTTTTCCCATATGGATTAAATATTACCATGAACAAAGACCAACTCATGCTTGAAAGCATCTACATGGAAATAACGAATCTCATTCAGGGGAACTTTGGAGGGGATCGTTACAAAAAAGAAGCTTTGGACGTATTCAGAAAATACGGGGAAGTTCGGGAAGGGGATGAAGTGGAAGGGGAGGATGCTCTGGTTATTGCAATGCTTTACAATGTGGCAGGGGATGATTGGGAATATTTCGAGGATTTGAATGGTAATGTCATCATAACCCGATTTGATTCGGAAGACCCCGATTCAAATATCATACATAGGGATTTTGGCAATGAGGAGGAATTCAATTTGGATGATATTATGAAGCAAGCGGAGAATAACGTAACCTTAACCCCCAAGGAATTTGTTGAGTATATTCACAATGTTCTGTGATACCGACTCTACAAATCGAGTCCAAAATAGTCACTGATAGAATCTTGTATATATTCATCTTCTTCGGGGGTTAATTTATTATAAATATATTTCAATCCTTCCACATCCCCATACTCATCAAGATCAGTTTCCAAAATGGACACAATCTTAGGGTTTCCAGAAAATCCTATGTTTTTATCAATTCTTCGGGAATCACCCTTTTCATAATGTTTCATCTTTAATTTGGTGATGGAGTCTATTATGTTTCTGAAAGCATCATATGTAGTCCCCCGTATATTAAACATCTTTTTAAATGATTCAACTTGATCTGTGGGTATTTTTTCTTCCAAAGGTCCAAATAGTAATATGTGTCCGTTGTTTGATATAATCTGCTTTAATCTCTGTTTTTGAATCGAATTTATTTGAAATTTATCTTTTAGCTTATTCCAAAAATTCTTACTATTGATTGTGAGATATTCTTTAAATTTAGTCTTTTCTTTTGTGGATAAATCATTTATTAATTCCTCAATTTGAGACTGATTTAGTGTTGATAGGGAATCGGTAATATAATCCTCGTCCGTGAATTTTTGCGTATATCCTCTGGAGCGAATTACCACAATTAGCAGACTCTCATAATACCCCAACCAATCTGGCACGTTTTGCAATAGATAATCCAAATCAGAAGAAACATATACCCCCTGAAATGATTTATAATAATTAAATTCTCCCCCCCAATTGTTTTTTTTATTAGGTATTAATCCGTTTTTGAGTATGGATCGTTTATATTCTCCCCTTGTTATATGATATAAGATTTCTTCGGGTTTTGTATTTTCTTCGAAAAATTCTAAAAAGCTTTGCATTTCATTATTTAACCGATTTTCCAGTATTCGCCGGAACCCCTACGTGTAATATAGCAATTTCGTTTATTGATTGCCGGAATCTGTTGGAATATCATTCCATTGTTTGATACATAATTGAGTTGGATATTCTTCCATGGGATAATCCACAATGTTGATTTGGTGGTCGAATTCACACATCCTACATTCCACCCATATGCATTGGTAATCGATCCCCTTCATGGATGTTGTCATACCCCCCGAATCAACTTCTATGTTATCGCTTCCGCATTTGGGGCATGGTTTAGGTTCTTTTTTCGTTTCCATCAATCTATTTTCCACTCCTCCTCTTTCCATTGGTCATACCAGCTTTCCACTTCTTCCCATGTTAGATTCCAATCTTCACAGGACATGCAATCAGGATCAAGGCAATCGAAATATCCCGATGTTCCGCTCCACATGAGGAAACCCGTGGGACTCACCAATCTCTCGTCGTTGAGCAATGCCTGTCTATGTTCCTCTTTCATTTTCTCAATTCATCCACCAATTCCAAAGCGGCTTTGGCTTGATCCAATTCATCCTCCACATTTCCGTTCTTTTCAATTTCCTTAATCAGATCATGCAATGCGCTGTATAGCATGATGGATTCCGTCTCCAGCGTTCTACAGAACTCAGGAGTTTCCCCCGATGCTCTCTTTTGTCCAAAGGTTGGTTTAAAATGTTCTTCCGTTCTAGGTGTTCTTATGTGCATATTATATTATTTTATTGTTTCCCATATTTTATCAACTCCCCCACAATCACATAGAAATGCGGGACCGGATAAGGCACACCATCCTTCCACCGATGAACAGCGGGGATCGTGTTCCACATGTTCATTCATGGTTTTCTGGATTGCCCATGCCGTGGGGAAGTCCAGAAAATCAGGACACTTGGACATACATTGTCGAACTTCTTCGGTTGTTTCCATATTATTATTCGTATGGGGAATTGAGGATTTTTCCGCTTCTCCGTATTTCACAGATCATTTCATTTAGGACTGAAGGACAGTGGGTGTTTTCAGGATATTCGTTGGAATTGAAATAAAATATCTCCTCATTTTCCATTAATGTTGCTCTATATAATCTTTGAAATTCGCTCAAAGCTGGGGTGGTATCATCAACGTAATCCAGCACCCTTTTCCATTTCTTGATTAATTCTTCGTTTGTCATACCATTTTCTCCTTTAGGAATTCCTTCACATCCTCCTCAAACCAATCCCCATCCTTTCCGTTTGCCCCGTAGTAATCCCTTACCTTGAGATAGCGATCCTCGTTAATTCCGATCAGGTTCACCTTACCCATGTTCTGCCTGTAGGGGAGATTATCAATGAGAACGTTGTCCTTGTGGGCAACCCCTTCCTTTTCCACATAGGCACTCCCCCCATAAGCGGTGGGGATCAGGTGTCTTTGGATTTCCTCCCTTGCAATGATATGATCCCTCTCAAATCCCCACCCCGCTTTCTCGTTGATGGTGTTGGCGTAATCGGTGGTGGATGTTGTTAAGATATATACGTTATCCTTTCCCACAAGTTCCCTTGCATAATCAATCAGTCCTTGGGCGCAGGGTCTAATGATCGTGTAATAGGTGTTGAGATCATCCTCCAGAGTGAATTGGATATGTTCTTGGTTGGGATCACGTAGGAGGGTGTGAATAAGGCATTCATCGATGTCCCAGAAGATTTTGTTTATCATATTTTTATTTTTTAAATGCTTTCTGGCAATCCTTTTCGGTGATTCCCAGCTTTTCGAAGAATTCCCCCAGCGTTATGTCCTTGGCGCAGATACCCACGCAACTGTCATACCACCCTCCGATGGAGAGCCTTTGGGCTGTCTTTGTCCATGTGATGTCAATTCCGCTGTATTCCGCGTCCTCCGGTAGATAGATTGTCTTAGGCATGGATTCAATTTACCACTTCCTTCCCATTTGTCAATAACTTGATTCTGCACGATAAACCCGTTCACTTTATTGTGCATTATCGGTTTATCGTCACATTATGGAGATCGTTCCCATATGCTTTCCGATCATGACGTTGAACATTTCTTCCAGAGCATATTTGAATTGATTTATATATTCCCAAGCTTCGTCTTCATCTTCCAACCTGTAATTACGCGCCGTGGAATTACCCCATGCTTTCTTATTACTGTCCTGTAGGAACTTGGGGGGATCGTTGAAATCCAATTCGCCATCGTGCAATAACCAATAAGCGAATGCTTCGTGGTAGAATTCCGTTGGTCTTGTCAATTTACCCATTCTTGCACTGCGGAATTTACCGATCTTTTGAAAGAAGTCCCTCACATAGAAATCGGAAGCATATCGTAAATCTCTGGAATTGCTTGTGTTTATATTGTAAGCCTGTTCAAATAGATTTTTAAGAATGCTTGAAATTTGCCTATTGATATAATTCAAATCATTATTTGAACGGAATGTGGCGGCAAATGAGTGTCCAATTCTGTGGGCAATTGTCCATGATGTCAGAGGGACTTTTTCTGCCGCCGCGTTATTGGTGAAAAATACGGTAATCTCATTTCCCTGTGGTTTGGGAAAATCTTCCCCAGCGGTCAACCCTAATTGTTGGTGTAGATACTCAGGAGTCACCAGACCCCTTTCCGCCTCTTTCCAAGCGTTGGGTTTCTTGACAAAATATAAATTGAAATCCCAATTGCCAATGCGATTGAATGAATTTTCCAGCTTCTTCAGTCCTGCGGGAGAAGATAAAATACCAATGGATGCTTTGTCATAACCATGTCGGTTTTTCTTGTCCTCCCACTTACCAATCTTTTGTAAATTGGAAAGAGCCATTTCTTGGTAAATTTGTTGTAGGGATAAATCATCCTTGTTCATTCTTTTATTTAGAATTCCCGCTTGACATCCTTAAAAACTAGGCTATCATGAATCCATCATGGGATTGGCAATTGGATTATCAAAAAGCAGTGACAGCAACTCAATGCCCCAAACGGCATCAAGTTTAACGATCAATAATTTTCTAAAGATTCCAAAGGAAAAGATTTATGCCCCCAATCCAAACCCTTTCAAGTTCAAGGTTCTGAGAGAGGAAAAGTTGGAAAGGGGGATGATCCTTCTGGTGAATTACGAGGGATGCACCACTTTCAAGGGAGATAAATTATTATTATTGCGTTGCCACATTGATGTGAAATACTTTGGAAAGCTTGATCCCCACATTCTGGGAGACGGTCATATCGTATGTGCGCGATTTGAGCCGACTACGGAAGGATGGAACATGGCAAGGATGGCTGCAAATTGTTTATAAATTATGAAACTCAAAAAGAAACACTTTGAAATAGCCAACACGATTGCCCATTTCGTGGATGGGAATTATTTTCCCGATTTCAAGGAACCAACAAGGGAACAGATTGATCTCTTTACCCGAATTGAATCCCAAGGTTACAGAGGTATTACGGAAGAACAGAAAAAGATCGTGGAACCCATGCTGAATGGAAAAGCGCAATACGATCTACAGATCAAGATGATCCACGAGGAGATTGCGGAGTGGCACATGAACGGATGGGGTTGGTATCCTCCCCTTGCTGCCATTATCGGAAATGCTTGGAAAGAGCGTTCCCATTGTAAGGTGTATGTGAAAATGTTGCTCAAGCTCATGCGTAACTTCAGAGATAATGGGGGATTGCCCGTTCTGGTGGGTTATAGCGGATTTTCCGAAGAATTTAAACAAAAGATGGTTGACAATTACGGTTGTCATGGTTAAATATAATTTCAAACGCCGAATATATCAGGGGTAGATAAGCTGGCTCATAACCAGAAGGTCGGGGATTCGAATTCCTCTTCGGCAACTTTAGCGTCTATGGTGTAATGGTAGCATCAAACACTTCCAATGTTTGGGTGTGGATTCAAATTCCACTGGACGCTCCAATTCAGGGATCATATAACGGCAGTATGGAACTCTCCAAAAGTTCTCGTGTGGATTTGACTTCCTCTCCCTGTGCCACTTTCATGAAATACAAAAAGCTACGAAAGAAAATCAAAAATGATACCTCAACCTGCAAGTGGTTGAAATGGTTCAAGTGGAAAAGAACGTGTAAAGATAAAAAATATGACAATAACGGGACTACCGAAACACCTTGAGAATTACTCCCTAGCAATTTTTGAATACTTTGCCACGGGGGAAGGTGTCACTACCGAAGTGGAATTATTATCATTTCCCGGACAAAAGCCAACGATTGGGTGGGAGGGATTATCAAACAACATCATACCAGCGGTAATTGAAAGGAAAGAAACCATGTATGAAAAGGAACATGTGTGGTTGGAATGGAATCCCGAATTCAAGGCAGCGTTTTTCGACAATTTTGGAGTCGGGGACTGGATGCAATTCCACAATTGCTGTGTGAAGCATGGTTCATGGATGAATCTGGTGAAGAAAGCGCATTATAATTTGTCATGAAATTCTCCAAGATTAAAAGATTCTGGATCACCAATTTCGGAATGCCTGATATATCCTTCGGTATCCACATCTGCATGGACAAAAGGATTGACATCCACTTTCTCTGGTATATGATCAGCTTTGGCAGAGTTCCCATCTACGAAGAGAAGGGAAAGCTGTTCGCCGCCAGTAATTCCTATCACACCGGAAGATCGAAACGACTGAGAGCGGGAGTGCCTTAAAAACTAGAATACAATACGAATATGAATCAAGAATTAATAACACACGACTCGGAGACACTGAAACATGTCAACGAGGTAAGAAACAACATATGGACTCTGATCAAAGAGTTGGATCATAGGGCGCAAGTTCATGATGCTTCCAAATTTGAAGAACCGGAGAGAAGTATCTTTGCCAGCAACACTTCCAAATTGGCGAAGACCCAATATGGGACGGATGAATATTCCAAGCTGTTGGAGGAAGTGAAACCAGCAATTGAACATCATTACTCAAAAAACACTCACCATCCCGAACATTGGCCGAACGGCATTGAGGACATGGATTTACTTGATCTTGTTGAAATGTTAGCAGATTGGGCGGCTGCAACAAAAAGAAATAAGAATGGTAACATCCATAAGTCAATCGAACATAATCAGGAGAGATTTAAAATAACACCACAATTATCAAAAATTTTCACAAACACTGTAAATAGATATTTTTAAACATGAAACAAGTAAAATTAATCATAGCAGCAGCGCATTCCGATACCGTATATTTCAATTATGGGGACGATTACTCGGATATCACACGAATTCTGGTGGAGGATCATTCCCCATGGGAAGAAGTCGAGGATGATCAAATCTTCGAACTCCAGAACTTTGTGAGTGATTTCAATGTCAGCAAAGAAAGAAAAGCTGGTAAATTCGCTTTCCTAATCGTCAGGGAAGATCAGATTTCACCCCAATCAGCAATCAAATCCATTGTTGAGAAAAGGGAAAAGGAATTAAAAGAATCGAGGGAGAAGGAGCGTAAACGCAAGGAAGAAGCCGAACGCAAGAAACAAGAGAAGGAGATGAAGAAATTGGCGAAGACTAAGGAACAGAAAATCCTGCTTCTGGAACAATTGAAGAAAGAACTTGGAGAGTGAAAACAGATGAACAATCATTGATCGATGTTTTAGCCAATGCTATAAGACATTCTTTACTATTTCCAAACAATCCAGCAACACCAATTATGAGGGAAGCATTAGATTTATACGAAAAAAGTAAAAAAGAACTTGAAAAAACAAACCAATCTGCTAAATAAGAATAACGACATGAGCAACAACCAATATAATAATCAGGAGAAACCAACACCGTATCGGTGGGGGCGCGAATGATCGTATTGTAATTATACATGTTGAATTCGCACCCCATCTGAAAAGATGGGGTTTTTTATTATCTGAGGGTTATGTGGCCGAACACATTAAAGTCCGAAAGGGAGATTGTGATGAAACAAGCACACTAAATGTTTTCAATATTTTTTTATGGGTTTGTAGGTAAGTGGTTGAAACCAACGGACTTTTAATCCGTCTCCGAAAGGAACATCTCAGGTTCGAATCCTGATGAACCCACCATACACATGAACGCACCACGGCTGGGCGGGTGGATTGTTACTCCATTGAACTTCGTTCGATCCGAAGCATGTGTGCATTGATCCCATGGTGAAGTGGTTATCACCCCATACTTTCTATATGGTGTCCCCGATTCGAATTCGGGTGGGATCACCAATTCTACAGTTCCTTAGTGGTCGAAAGGACTTGCCTTGTAAGCAAGATGCGTAAGCACATCGCCAGTTCGAATCTGGCCTGTAGATCATTTTTTAATGTGTTGTCTCTAATGATGGTGAATTAGGACGGTCTGTAAAATCGTTGCCTTCGGGCTTAGGGGATTCGAATTCCTCACAACACACCATACAGGGATTGATGTAACTTGGTAGCATGAGACATTTGGATTGTCTTTGTTCGGATTCAACTTCCGAGTCCCTGACCATTTTATAATAGCTGCGTAGTGTAATGGTTCAGCACTGACGGTTTTGATCCGTCCAGAGTATCAGGGTTCAATTCCCACCGCAGCCACCATTTAACTTACTCTAGATTTTGCATCATCAATTTCAGAACCCATTTTAGGTAGTGTAAAGTGTTCTTTACCTATTTCATAACCACCATACGGATCAATTCCCTGTTTTTTAATATTATTCAAAAATTCTTTATATTCGGGATTTGTATTGGTGGCATTGGTATATGTAGGCATTACCGCAACTCTACCATCGACCATATTAAATTGTATTTGACCTCCCATAAATATAGTCTTTGCTGCTGCCAATTGAACCCAATCATCCCACAATCTTTGTGAATACGCAGATTTTGTCACCACTCCAATAGCCTTGACAAAATCTATATAATCTTTTATAATTTGTTCACCCTTTGGTGATAGATTGTTGGTTTTAACCCCCTTTTCCGTTTTGAATGTTGGGGATTCTATCTGTTTTCCGCTGGTATCGGTAATTGATATGGGAAATCCATATATATCAGCATTGATATTATCAATACATCCCAATTTACCTGATAATAATTGAACTGAAAATGCAGCTTTAACTGTGGATGCACCACTAAAATTTTTGATTAAAAATTTATATAATTCAAATTCATTATCGATAAGTCCTTTATTATAAATATTATCATATAAAAAATTTCTATTTTTCCAAAGACTTTTTATATACCCCGATGCACCTTTGTAAAACCAATCCTTAACAGATTGTTTGATTCCGTTCAACCCTATAATATAGTCCACTGGTATATCTTTACCGTCAGTCTCCTTCACATATGCCACATAAACGGGAAACAAATTTCTAAATTTAGGCCAGCTAGTTCCAACAGTTCCAACCACCAAACTCAATACAAAAAACATATTTTCTGCACTTTCACTCGCAAATTTATTAATAGCTGGGTTGTAATCGCAAAAAGATGATTTAGCATTCATCAAATCAGATTGATTTATTATGATAGTATTTTCCTCCCCTTTATCGGTTCCCCGCTTATTAGGAATTATTACATCAATACCACCAATATTTGTTATAGTGTGGTTGGGATTTTTTTCAGCGGCAATTTTGGGGTCAAACGCCTCAATTAAAATTTTATATTTTGTATTTCGCATTTGGAAATATTCATAGAAACTGATCATGGTATTATTTAGTATATTAATTAAATATAGATATGATCAGATTTCATAAATTATATCGCCAACTCATGCGGGAATACGTGGAGGATTTCGATGAAAAGTGGGAAAAGGCTGTTTCTGAATCGGAAGAACTTCAGGTTGCTTTGGATTTGATGAAGAATATCAAGGCGAAATTACAAGGAGAAATCTATATCGTTGGGGGGGTTCCCCGCGATCTTCTCATGGGCAATACCATTGATGATGTGGATTTGGCTACCAACATTCCCGTGGAGGAATTGGAGAAACATTTTGAATTGAGAAACATTTCCAAGAACGATTCCCAACCCGTCTATGCCATTCTCTGGAAAGGTTATGTTTATGATCTGGCAAAATTCCGCACCGATTCTGGTGATATCGGGAGACAATCCAACGTATCAACTGAAACCGATTCATTTGAAAAGGATTCTGAGCGAAGAGATTTAACGATAAATTCTTTTGGTCTGGATGAAGAGGGTAAGATCGTGGATTATCAGGGTGGTCTGGAAGATTTGAAGAACAAGATCGTTCGTGCCGTGGGAGATGCCAAACAAAGATTTCTGGAAGACGCTACGAGAATCCTCCGTGTCTTTCGATTTGCTGCCAAGATGGATTTTGAAATTGAGGATAATACCAAGAGGGCAGCAATTGAATTGAAACATCTCCTCCAAGACCCCAAGGCAATTTCCCAAGAAAGCATTTCCAAGGAATTTTTCAAGGCAGCAAAAACGGGACAAACGCTTGCAAATTTCCTGAAGAAATTACAGGACACGAAAATCCTCCATGACATCCTTCCCGAATTTACCACGATGGAAGGATTTGATCATGATCCCCAACACCACCCCGAAGGGGATTCCCAAGTTCTGGGTCACATCTACGAATGTCTAAAGGCATCCCCATACAAAGACCCTGTGATCAATCTAGCTGTGCTTTTCCATGACTTCGGCAAAGCCACAACCAGAGGAAAGAAAGACAATGGTTTTAGCAATTATCATGGACACGAATCGGCGGGAGTTCCCATTGTAGAGGAAATCTTCAAACGCTTGCGCTTTGCTGAATTATCCCCCCAAGATAAAAAGAACATATTGGCGGCAGTTGATAAACACATGCTTGTCCATAATCTGGATAAGTTAAACATCAAGACTCTCACCAAGCTGATTCAGAACTCATCATGGGAAACCATCAAAGCGGTGGGCTATTGCGATGAAGCGTCCCGTGGTTCCGGTCTTTTCAACAAACAGGAATTTTGGGAGAAGATCAAAAGGGCGGAAGAAAAGGTTTCCAATATCGGGGGATCGGAAGATGAAACCAGAAAACGCCTGAAACAATATTTCAGTGGGGATAAATTGATGCAATGGTTTCCAATTCTCGTCAAGGATAAATCCAAATTCAAGGATATCACAGCAGCCTTACAGGAATATGTTTTAGAGGAATTGAATGCTGGGCGTGAGCCGAATGAAGAGGAAATGAAAACAATCGCTTCGGGCATTTTAAAGGGGAACCAATTCAATGAATGGTTTTCCCACTATTCAAAGTTCGTGCTGTAACGGTTGATCGGATGTGACGCGGTGTTTCTTACCCTCATCATCCAGATATTTGTCAAGCACCATGGTCAGGTAGTCCGCAAACCAACAGATCACGGAAGCGTAGAATCCCCAAAGTGGAATCTCCCAAATGTGGGCAGACCAGAACGATCCAAAGAACATCCCCACCCAAAATCCCATGCACATGCAGCATTTGAGAAGCTTTTCGAAGAACCCCCAATGTCTGAGATAGACACGGATAGGCTCAAGGATTGATCCGTATTTCAGGATCAAGCAACAGCCGATTAAAACGAATGATTGAAACCAGAGGCTCATCCAAGGAGTAATTCCTTTTTCTCCTGTTGTTCGGCAATTACCTTAACACCATCGGAAAGTTCAAGTGCTTCTTCTTTTGTCATGGTGACTTTTTTCCCGAAATCATCAAGAATTTCCACCATGCCATTACCAACATCCGTAACAACTGGACACTTTTTTCCTTTGCAACATAATTGAACACTATTATTTGACAATACTTTAATCATAACTTTATTACTTATTCAAACAATTCCTCAATTCTACTCTTTTCTCTTGGAATATGGACATGAACTTTCAAACCTTTTTCTTTGGCGTATTTGATCATATGTGCAGTTCCTCTGCTTGAACCATCCCAGACTGCTACCAGAGCGTCCGCATAGTCGCCCATTTGACAGTTTCTCAAAGTCCCCGCCTTACGCCCCAGATTATCCCAATCGGCGGGAAATTCCTTGATCGGAACATCATTCTCCTTTGCCCATTGTTCTCCCATGGTATCCACACCACGGGCTTTCCCTGATACGATTTCCGTAGGTGTCCATGAACAGGTTTCCATAGCTTTAAGCACATCATCGTAATGGATACCTTCGCGGCTCCCAGCCACTATCGTTCTCATATCAATATCCCCAAGCCTTCAGAGTATGTTCAAACGGATTTCCTTCAAGGTTTTTAACCAATTCAAGCATTTGTTGTGCGATTTCCCGAGTTTCTTGCTGAGTGTCGCTTTTCAGTCGCAATTCCCACATATGAATGAATGCCAACAGTGATCCAGTCCAGATGAATTGTGTCTCCAAGCAAAGCGGGAGTATGACTCTGGCTTGCTCTTTGGCAACACCAGCATCACACAATTCCACATACAATTTCTTTCCCCATTCAATATGATCATCCATTTTATCAATCAAATCGGGTCTGTCCAATAGACCATCACTCCCTTGTTTAGATGAAGATGATTGCTTTCTAAGCTCCTTGATATGATAATAATTATCGGAAAAATCTACATATCTCCCACTAATACTATTGGCTGATAAGCCAACCTGATGTTTGAAAAGCTGTCGTTCCACAAAGATAGGACATTCAATTCTGAATTGTAATTGGGGATGTCTAAACGGTGCGGTGTGTTTATGCTCCACTAAATACTTGATCAGCTTTTCATCTTTCTCATCCAAAATATCTTTATTTTTCCCAAAAGAAACTCTAGCTGCATTGACGATCATTAAATCGTCCCCAAAGTGTGAAATAAGTTCTGCTTTCATTTTCATCAATATAACAAAATATTCCTCAATGTCAACTAAATATTATTGTGACCACCGTTAATAAAAACACCTTTCCTGACACAATATATCTTAAAGATTTGGGTATCCATAAAGGGACTCGAAAATTTGAGTTGGGGGAGAATTTTCGTTGTTTTTATAATAATCATTTGATCACCGTTAAAAAAGGATTCATCACGGATGGTATCAGTTCCCCGAAATTCGCTTGGCCTATTGTCGGCCCATTCGGAGGAGCATTTCCAGCAGCATTGGTGCATGATTGGTGTTTCTCCCCCTTCAACCACAAATTCACTTGGAAGGAATCCAATTGGATGTTTTTAGAATTAATGAAAGAAGCTGGAGTGTCCCTTCCCATGAGATGGACGATCTATTCCGCCGTCGTTGCTGGGTCTTACCCAATTTGGAAAAAGAGATTTGAAAAATACGGTTTGGACTAAGTATTTTTATGAATAGCGACGAAATTAAAAAAATGCAGAAAAAAATCGGTGTTGTAGCTGATGGATTTTGGGGGCCGAAGTCACAAGCAGCTTGTAAAGCATATCTTCGTTCTTTGATGCCTAAAAACAATCCATGGCCAAAAAGTGATCAAGCATCCCTAACTAAATTTTACGGAAAACCCGGAGATGAATCAAATCTTGTAATGATCAACTTCCCATATCCCATGTATTATAGTGGTAAATTGGTTACTAAAACTCGCGTCAATAAAAAATGCGCGGATTCTTTGGTGAGAGTGCTTAACAATATTAAAAATATAATCCCAAAGTATCCACATATTAAAGACGATGCAGAAGACTACTATGGTGTTTTCAACTTCCGCTTGAAGCGTGGTGGCTCTTCATATTCGCTACACGCCTATGGTGCCGCCATTGATTTGGATGCAGATGATAATACTTTCCGTGATAGTTGGCCAATGAAAGCCGACATGCCATTGGAGATTATGGAAGAATTTGCAAAGGAAGGATGGATTGCCGCTGGAGTTTTTTGGGGATATGACGCACAGCATTTTCAGGCTACGAAATAATTAATCTTTGGGATACCAATTAATATCAGGGTCTAATACGCTATCAACACGCAACCCTTCAGCGTATTCATCAACCCAATCAGTTCTAGTCATACACCCATCCTCATCATCGTTATCCCAACGGTGAGGTGGTTTGAATTTACCATTCATCGGAGTAATCCACATGTAGAAAGGGCTTTTACTCACTCTTTCCACTATCGCTGGTTCTCCATTATATTCAATCTTTCTACCAATAAGTTCTTCTCGCCAAAATCTGGAATGAAAATTGATTGGTCCTTCCACAAATTCAATTAAAGATGCTTTGGCTTTGTGATAGGCATAATCCTCTGATCCTCCAAATTCGAAAAAGGGAACACCGTTTCTACTAATCACAGTATTACAAGTAAATCTGACACTGGTTTCATCCCATTTTGTTTTTGTCCACGCCTTTTTAGTCTGTGAAATCTCCCAATTTGGAGCATTTCCTCTTACTCCGTGGCAATTAATAACTTCAATATCCAAATCATCTGGAATATAATAATCTTTAACCCTTTCGTAATTATCCTTGATCTCATAGCAAGCGTAGTCCTCATCATTGTAGCCATTATATCTCACAACCTGATATGGCTTTCCATATAATTCAAAATCCCAATCAACGTAACTCGTATCATATTCCATCAGTTCTCTGTATGTCATAAAGATAATTTACCAGAGAATTACAAGATGTCAACTATATCCAAGCTTTTTCAGAAACCGAAACACGGGATCAACGGCAACTTCCCCCAAATGTGCCAGATATTGGCGTTCATCTTTCAGGGATTTCACCATAACTTTTCCATTTTTCTCCACATAACGGATAAATCCTTTTTTCACAGCATCGTCCAAAAGCTCAAACAAACGGCGAGTCTTGCCATGTTTGGCAATTTCCTCAATGATTTCCCCCACCATCTCTTCCAATAATTCCTGATCCTTGTTCATGTTAATTTTTCTTTTAATTTTCCAAATGCCAATCTCACGGCATTATTTATCGGAGAATCCCCCACATATTCCGATTCGATCTCTTGAATTAATTTAAGAATACCCACCGCTTCCTCTTCCTGTTCTCCATAGACGTTGGTAGTCATTAGAGGGGGTGCCATCCCGATTGTCTGTTTATTATAAGATAATTTAGTCCCCGCTTCATCGGGAACCGTTTGTTTGGGAACCCTTTGAGGGGGGTTGAATCCCGATTGATATTCCAAAATAATATCGGAATAGATGTTTGTTAATTCTCTGTCCACATTATTATTTAGATTTACAAGCTAGATTTGTATGTTAAGTATAGATATGAAGTGGCGTTACCGAAACGAAGAAGAGAAGGAGAACACAAATGCATTTCAAATGCCTCAAATTATCATAAATTCTTCAGACGGGGAAGAAACCCAATCTCCCCAAGGAATCCGCGTCATTAACAATAAAATTTTATTTTATGCGGATGTTGATGAGGGGGCAATGTTAGAACTCAACAGGGTTCTTCTGGAAACGGATTTGAAGCTCCAGAGTGTTGCCCTTGGTTTGGATGGTGGGTATGAGCCTATCATCAATCTTCATTTGAACACCTATGGGGGCAGTATCTTTGCAGCATTCTCCACGGTGGATACCATCCGTAGGCTAAAATCCAAGGTCTATACCCACATTGATGGTAGCGTAGCAAGTGCTGGAACTTTGGTTTCTGCCATTGGTCATAAGAGATATATGGGGCAACATGCCCATCTTCTGATTCATCAATTGAGTTCCGGTGTATATGGAAAGTTTTCTGAGATGGAGGATGAGATTTTCAATTGCACAAATTTGATGAAACTTTTGAAAGATTTCTATAAAAAGAATACGAAGCTTCCCATGAAAAAATTGGACGAGCTTTTGAAGAGGGACATCTGGCTCAATGCGGAGGAATGCCTACAATACGGAATCGTTGATGAGATCATTTAAAGCTTGATTTTTGGAATCTCCGTGCCATTATTTAGCACAGCGAACAACCAAAATTCAAAACGATAATCAGCGAAAACGAGAGATAAATAATCAGGCAATATGAGCATTTTTGACGAACAGATAAGCAGGAAACCAAACAAATACCCTTGGACAGAACAATTCATTGAAGCCATGCACAATGGCTTTTGGACTGATAAGGAGTTCTCTTTTAAGAGTGATCTACATCAGTTCAAGACTCAACTCACGGATCAGGAGCGGGAAATCATCGTGAGAACATTATCCGCCATTGGACAGATTGAAGTTGCTGTAAAAACATTTTGGGCAAAGCTTGGGGATAATCTTCCCCATCCATCCCTATCTGATTTAGGTTTCGTCATGGCGAATGTTGAGGTGATTCATAATAATGCATATGAACGATTGTTAGATGTATTGGGGTTGAATGATGTATTTGAAGAAAATCTCAAATTGGACTGGATTCAGGGAAGGGTTAAATATCTTAAAAAATATACCCATCGTTTCTACAAGGATTCCAAGAAACAATATCTTTATGCTCTGATTCTTTTCACGTTGTTTGTTGAAAACGTATCCCTATTTTCTCAATTTTATATCATTAATTGGTTTGCTCGGTATAAAAACGTTCTCAAAGATACTGATCAACAGGTTCGATATACGAGAAATGAAGAACTGATACATGGGCTGGTTGGTGTCAAATTGATCAATACTATTAGAGAAGAGTTACCAGAATTATTTGATCAAGAATTGGAAGAAAAAATATATCAAGAAGCTGAACAAGCATTTATTTCAGAATCCAAGATTGTGGATTGGATGATTAACGGAATTGATGAAAAGGGGCTAACTGCTCCGATCCTCAAAGAATTTATTAAAAACAGGATCAATGAATCGTTGGTTCAAATTGGATTTAAGAAAATTTTTGATATTGATGAGGATTTATTGGAAGAGACTTCGTGGTTTGATGAAGAATTATTGGGATCAAACGCCACAGATTTTTTCCACTCAAAGCCCGTAGAATACGCTAAAAAATCACAAAATTACGACGAAGACGAATTATTTTAATTATATGACAAGAGAAGACTATTACTGGTTGAACGAGGACTCCATCAAATTTTTGGAGAGAGGATATCTAAAAGAAGGGCAAACCGCACTTGAAAGGATTGATGAGATTGCAAACACAGCGGAAAAGATATTGGGGATCAAAGGATTTTCCAAAAAATTTCAAGGTTATATGGCGAAAGGTTATTACAGCCTTGCCACTCCTGTTTGGATGAATTTTGGAAATAAGCGTGGAAATCCCATCTCCTGCTTTAATAGTTATGTTGGGGATAGTATTGAAAATTTCCTAATCAAACAAGCTGAAGTTGGTATGATGACCAAAGTGGGGGGCGGAACCTCTGGATACTTTGGTGATATTCGTCCCCGTGGTTCCAAGATTTCCACTGGTGGTGTCGCGGAAGGTGCTGTTCGTTGCATGGAATTGTTTGACACTGTTACAAGTATTGTGAGTCAGGGTAGCGCACGTAGGGGAAGCTTTGCCGCATATCTTCCGATTGATCACGATGACTTTGATGAATTTATGAAAATCCGTTCGGAGGGACACCCGATCCAAGATATGTCAATTGGTATTTGTGTATCCGATGAATGGATGAAATCCATGCTTGATGGAGATAAAGAAAAAAGACATAGGTGGGGGGCAGTTATTAAAAAGCGTAATGAGACAGGTTATCCCTATGTGTTCTTCACCGACAACGCCAACAACCAAAAACCACAGGTTTACAAGGACAAAGGATATGATATCAAATCCAGTAATCTTTGCTCTGAAATCTTTCTCCCCTCATCTGCCGATGAATCGTTTGTGTGTTGTCTATCATCTCTAAACCTGCTTTGGTGGGAAGAGATTAAGGAGACGGATGCTGTTGAGACGATGGTGATGTTTCTTGATGCTGTGATGAGTGAATTCATTGAGAAAAATGCTGATAGTATTTTGATGAAAGCTGCTTATAATTTCGCCAAGAACCATAGGGCATTGGGAATGGGCGTTCTTGGATATCATAGCTATCTCCAATCTAAAATGATTGCATGGGAAAGTATGGATGCTCATTTTGAGAATCTTGAAATCTTTTCAGAGATTCGCAAACGTGCTGATAAAGCGACGGAAGAATTGGCTCAAATGTTTGGAGAGCCGGAAGTCCTAAAAGGTTATGGTCGTCGGAATACCACCACATTAGCAGTTGCTCCGACAACAAGTTCAGCATTTATTCTTGGACAAGTTTCCCCATCCATTGAACCTCTCAATTCCAATTACTTCGTGAAGAATTTGGCTAAAGGTAAATTCACATATAAGAATCCCCATCTCATCGAATTGTTGAAATCGAAAGACAAAAATAGCAAGGATATTTGGAAAGATATTTTATCTCATGGTGGAAGTGTCCAACATTTGGATTTCCTGTCTCAAGAGGAAAAAGATATATTCAAAACGTTTGCTGAGATTTCCCAAAAAGAAATCATTGTTCAAGCAGCACAACGTGGTAAATTTATTGATCAGGGGCAATCCCTAAATGTCATGATTCCAGCGGGAACCAAACCAAAGGACATCAATCAACTCATGATCTTCGCTTGGGAACAAGGGATTAAATCTCTCTATTACCAACGCTCATCAAATCCGAGTCAAGATTTGGCAAGATCAATTATGAATTGCAAGTCCTGTGAAGGTTAGCCCTTCTGCGGTTTCTTCTTCTCATGCATCTGCGGCATTGCTTGGGCAACCGAATTGTGGACATTGATACCATTACTGTGGGCATCCTTGCGAACATCCTCATTGGCTTCCATGAGCTTCAACGGTAGATTGTTGAAGTGGTGGCTGTGAGGATACGTCACAATCAAGTCATCGGCGGCTCTGGCATACACTGGATAAAAGGCTCCCGCTATCTCACACTCCCCGATAAACAGGCTGCGATTCGTTGTTGTGGCGAACCTACCGGACACCAGTGTATTTTCCGTCTGCTGCACCTCCAGAGGGGCTGTAACGCCCTGTAGGTATGTCTGACCCTCCACGGCAAGACCCCCTCCTACGATTAAGTTATTTTTAACTCCAAGGGATGATTCAACATAAACCTGTCTGTTCGTCCTAAGAACAATAGTTTTCATGGATTGTAATTCAATTGCATTTTCTGATCCAATGTGAACACCGTGGGAAGCATTTAGGTTTATTTTTTTAAATCCAGCTTTTAAAGTGGCTCCCCCCAATTCCGTGGCTCCCGTAGTCTTCAGAGAAATGCCACCTGAACCCACGATACGATTGTAGGAATTACCCACGATCTTGGTGTCCTGACCACATGGGAAATTGGAAGAATTATCTATTTCCTCCACATGAGGAATATAATCGTGGTTCTTATATACACCAGTATCCCCAACAAGCATTTCAAAGGGTTGGCTTCTACCTTTTTCATCAATGCGAACGGAAGGATAATCATTGAAAACTGCACCCACCGTCTCAACCTTATTTCGTTTGACGATGATATGTTCATCCCCCCCATCCCCCATCTTTTCCTCAATTGGGGTGAGTTCTTCCTGAATTGCCAAGACCTTATCGGCAATATTCTGTGCTTCCTCTTCCGGTTCCCATTCCCCGTTTTCCGTAGCTGCCGATTTCTTCGCACCAAATTCCAGAACACCGGGAGCTTTTGATCCTTGTTGACCAGCACTCTTGGAAATATCCTCTTCCTTTACATCTTTATTGCTTGCTGGTTTGGTCTTGCCATGATCGGGAACGGGGGAATAATCGGTTACTTCATCAATGGATGATAACCTTCGGGGTAATTTTTTATAACCACTGAACTTATTCTCCACCACATAGACCTTGGAACCGATTACTGGATTGTCTGCACGTTCTCCCTCCAAATCGGTATTGACACCGTTCGGTCCAGATACTCCCCCACGCTTGATCTTGAATTTGGAATTGACCAGTGCCACAGATTTGAAGGTGTCTTTCCATTGTTGGAATGCTTCCAACTCATCATCCTTTAAAAATCCCTTGAAATCGTAGCGTGTATTACCAACACGATTGGTTTGAACACCTTTGACGAATTTATTATCATCATTGAGAACCGTTTCAAAATTATCATTGATGACATGGGTTTGCTTATTGTTAGTAGCAAGCTCCGAATTAACCAGATTGTTCATCAGAACATTACTACCCGATCTTTGAGAAAGCTGAACACTTTCGTTATCGGTTGAATTTGTGATCACCAAAGAGCCACCCCTTTGATTAAACACCGTTCTATTTCTATAAATCTTGCTCATTAGTTTTCAAAATCGTTTGGATAATAAGGGGAAATCTTGTTATCATTGTCGGTTCTATTTATCAGTGTCAGTCCACGGAAATCCTGTGACACGCCAAAGTAAATGGGAAAGTTCAAATCTCCCAGATAATGGAACACCCAAACCTTGGAACCCACTTCGGGAATACCAAACATTCCTTTAGATTTGTTGGTGAAATTATTTGATTTATATCCAAACGCATAGGGATTGCATTTCACACTAAAAACATCCAGAGGAGTTGCAAACGCATCAGATACCATAGTATCCCTGTTTTCATATAAAAATGAGGGGGAGAACGATCCTCCGCTCAGAGTGGGGACTTCCGTATTATTATTTTCATATGTTTCCGAATAGTTACTGTCCGTTATAACAGCCAAACCATCCCCATCTTGTTTGAAGTATCGTCCATTACCAGATTCACCCATGAGGGGATAACATGGTTCTGCCCATGGGATATGTGTTGAAATCTCTTCGTAAATCTTGATATCAACCCAAGTATCATCGGGGTTGTTGAGTCCGGGTCTTTGGACGTTCATCTCCTCATATTTCTCAAACCACTCGTCAAAGGGTTGGTTCGACAATTCGGGAATGAATATCTTAACCCGATTCATTTTCAGGGGATCATTGTTCTTGACCACGATCCCACGGTAGAACGATTCGTCGTTCCTTCTCGCTTCATTACCCAATCCCGATCCGCGAATAAACACAACAATACTTAATAAGGTATCTTACATGACCAACATCAAAGGAGGGTCCATCGTGCCGTATCCACCTTCAACAAGGAAATTTTCAAGTTCTTTCTTCTCTTCCAAACCTTCTGAAAGAACGTTGGAACCATCAATGACCCCCCCTCCGGGTAGGGGGGTGTTGGATATCTTAGTGAGTATCCGACCCCACATAATCTTTGACATGGCCGTAGCGTATTCCAAAATCCATTTTTCCTTCACTAAATCCCTCAATGGTCTTTCCACATAACATGTGAGCAACCCATAGAATTGGGTATTCTTCGGCTGGGGAATCAAACGGAGATATTGTGTTCTTGCATCAAAATAGATGTCCCGACGAGTGGCAAACATTTTTTCGCGGGTATCAATCCAATCCTTGACGGTGTGCCAAGACAGGATATCAAATCCATAGTTACCCAGCGAATAAGCATGATAACTTTGTTGTGCCATGGTTTGTTCAACGGAGAACAGTGTGTTTACGCCCGTAGTAGAACCTTCCTCAAAGGCGATAACATCAACTACTTTACGGTAATCCATGACATCATAATCAAACATATTATTAAATGTGTTCACATCATCCTGTTGTTCACACTGTATTGTGAACGGTTTTTGGTAAGACTGTTGGAACAACACACCCAAACCAGCATCAAATTCCACGATAAGATCATACGTGGTTTGATCAATGATCTGCATGGAAGTAATACCATCGGAAGGAACAGCACCACTCAATGCTGACGAAGCGGTGAAATATGCACTTGGAATCGTTGAAAGGGAAACATACAAAGGTGTGGGAAGCGTAACTTCGTAATCCGGTTGTGGTCCTGTTCTTTTATCATTAAGCTTTTCAGATGGGGTGTAACCGGAATTTGCTACCGTAAAAAGGTGATCTAACCGCAAGCCTTTGTTACCCTCATATAATCGGCTGTCAAACAGAAGATATTCCTTAGTGTAACCACTATATACTGTATAGAAGTCAACCGCCATTGATATAGCTTCATACAACTGATCATAATGCAATTCCACATTAATCATAGGATGTCCCAAAGTTCTAAGGATACGTTCTCCAAGTCTTTGGTAGCATTCTATTTTAGAATTCAGATTCGTTGACATGAATGCTGAAATCGGTTCCACTTGACATAAACTCATAGTAGTATTTAATCAACCATATGAAATCAACGAAAAAATTAACATTGGAGGTCTTTATCCAAAGATCAAACGAAGCGCATAATAATTTTTATGACTATTCTAAATCAGAATATAAAAACGCAAATACTAAATTAACCATAACTTGCCCAACCCATGGAGAATTCATACAGAAACCAGCGGATCACATGCGAGGATGTGGGTGTGTGTTATGTGGGAATTATAAAAACACGAGATTGAAACCTTTTGAGCAATTCCTAGAAGAAGCTAATAAAAAACATGATAATTTTTATGATTATAGTAAAAGCATTTATATAAATTCCACCACTAAGATTAACATAATTTGTCCTATTCATGGGGATTTCACACAAATTCCAAATTCTCATATTTCGGGTCAGGGATGTCCTAAATGTGGTCATTATAAAAATACAAATAAAAAGAACACCGAAGACTTTATTAAACGCTCTACGATTATACACAACAATAAATACGATTATTCAAAAGTTGAATATGATGGTAATAAGAAAAAGGTTATTATAATATGCCCAACCCATGGAGAATTCATCCAAATTCCAAATGCACATTTACGGGGGGCTGGATGTTGGAACTGTAGTGTTGATTATAGAATGAACGAAAAAAGATCAAACAGTAAAGATTTTATAGAAAAAGCCAACATAGCCCATCAAAACAAATATGATTATTCATTAGTTAATTATTATAATAATTATCAAAAAATTCCCATAAAATGTCCTAAGCATGGGATATTCAATCAAAATCCGGGAAACCATTTACAAGGTGCTGGGTGTCCAAAATGCTCTTCAATTGAAAGTAAGTCTGAAACAAAAATAAAATCTATATTAGAGGAAACGGGAATCGATTTTATACAACAAGATAGAACTTTAATCAACCCATTTGAGATAGATTTCGTAATTCCTGATTATAAAATTGGAATTGAGTTTAACGGTATTTACTATCATTCGGAAGATAATGGAGGTAAAAATAAAAAATACCATCTGAATAAAACAGATCGGTGTGAAAAAGAGGGATATCAATTAATCCATATTTTCGAAAATGAATACATACAAAAATATAATTTGTTGAGATTTAAAATAAAATCACTATTAAATAAAAATAAATATCGCATATTTGCTAGGAAGTGTATTGTCCGAGAAATAACACCTCAAGAGAAATGCAGATTTAATAAAAAATATCACATACAAGGGGATTCCCAATCATGTGTTAATTTGGGGTTGTTTTATAAAGAGAGGTTGGTTCAAGTTATGACTTTTTCTAAAAGAAGAAAAGCATTAGGTTCTAAACACGTTAAAGGTGAATATGAACTTTCCAGAATGTCTTCTATGAAAGGATTTACCATTGTGGGTGGCGCATCCAAGCTATTAAAACATTTTGAGAAACATTATAATCCTAAGAAGTTAATCTCTTATGCTGATAGAAGGTGGAGTAAAGGAGATGTGTATTATAAAATGGGGTTTTCATTTATTAGAAACACCCCACCAAATTATTGGTATTTTTATAAAAAACGCGCTGATAAGCCATTACACCACCGATACAAATTCGCTAAACATACTCTTGAAAAACAATTGGAAATATTTGACCCAAATTTAACAGAGTGGGAAAACATGAAAAACAATCATTATGATCGTATCTGGGACTCTGGTAATATGCTATTTGAAAAGGTGTATGATTAATGTAACTCCACATTAATCATAGGATGTCCCAAGGTTCTTAAAATCCGCTCCCCCAAACGCTGGTAGCACTCAATCTTGGAATTGAGATTGGTGGACATGAAAGCGGAAATTGGTTCAACTTGGCAGAGACTCATAGAATTATTTAACAAGATGCTAAATAATAATATGGAATCCAATAACGGCTCAACTTTTTATAATCCAAACACTTCTCGAAATTTCGTAACAACCATTAATACTGGATTGTCCGGATTTCAGTCTTTTACTTGCTCTGAAGTATTGGTAATTAATAGAACTGGACAGGATGTTTATCTATATGATAGTGGTGACACTGGGGATACAAACAGACTTCTAATTTTAGATGATGAGTCAATCGTAATCAGGGGAGTTAGCAATAGTTCCTCTTTAAGTGCTAAAACCGCTACTGGCAGTGGTGATTTATATTATCGCGCATCCAAATTCAGCAATTACAATCAAGGATAATGGCAGGGATACCGTCAATAGCAAATATTAATAGATTTATTGAATCTGGGCTTGGACGTTCTTTAGACCCAGACGCTAAAGGATACATTAATTCAGTTGTCGCTGCTGGTGGGACGGTTAGTGGGACGCAGAGGGCAGCAATCAACACATTCTACAAGACAGGAAAAGCCGATGGCTGGTATTCCTCTCTGAAACGCGTGTATCTGCCAATCTGGGGAGTTGCTGCACCCAACGCCATCGACATGATTGCGAGGGGAAGCGGCACGTTCACGGGCACTGTGACGCACGGAGCGGGATATGTTCAAAGCAACGGGACGACCGGGTATTTCCGCACAGGAACCGCGTTTTCAACAGAAGGGCTAAGCGCGGCTGATGGATACATCTTCGGGCTTCACTACACCGCGAACACCACGAATCCAGCGGTGTGCATCGGGTCGGGAAACACGAACACCTGCTACTACTTCATGACGACCACAACCGCCACGGCGCGTTGGTGCAACTCTGCATCCGGCTCAAGCATCGCCACCACGCGGACAGGAATCTTTTCATTCTCCCGCAAGTCAGGCGTGCGGACATTTTGGAGACGCGCAACAAGCGGCAGGACGGTGCTTGTAACATCTACCGACGCAGACGCCGGAACCATTTCCGCAAGCCCTGTTTTAGCAATGGCGAACAATGGAACCGACGTCGCCGCGACCTTTAACCCGCAGTTTTACGACGACGGGCAAAAGGGTGCTTATGGCTTTGGCCTTGGCCTAACAAACGCTCAGGACTTATCTTTCACGGCATCACTTAAAACACTTTGGGAAACCTGCACCGGACTTACACTACCATGATCGGATTCGTAGTCACTCCAGAACAAGCACAGACGGTCAACGCCGCTATCGCAGAAGCGCAGACAATCCGTGGTATGCCCGTGTTTTGGTTGGCTGGGAGCAACCCGATCTACACTGGAGAACACGCGGGAGAATGCTTTATTCCATGCGACGACGAAACGCTCTCCACACCCCTTATCGGACACCCTCCGCAGACCCCGCAGGACTTCCCTGAGTTCGCCACGATCATTGAATCAATGGGTGGGCTAGATGCTCGCATTGATATTCCCAATGAAGAATTGGTTTCCCCGATTTCAATTGATGAGTAATATTTTGTAATTCATAGATTAAATAATATTATGGATTTTTACGATTTTGTTCAACAACACGCCAATTTTATAAAAATTATTCTAGGGGCGATTGGTGCCATTATATTGACTTGGAAACAACTCAGGACTTTTATTGTCAAAAAATATAAGGAACGTCAGGAATATATTAAATCTCGGAATTCCATACCAGAATCTTTAAAAAATATTCAAGGAACTGTGTCAAATATTGATGATCGTTTAAAAAATGTGGAATATGAAATATCCCCGAATGGTGGGGGTTCCATGCGGGATTCTGTGAAAATAATCAAAGCTGAAATAGAGGCTATGTTTTGGCTCAATCCCAAACCATCGTTTAGAGTTACCTCCAAAGGTCTTAATATTATGGTGAATGAAGCATATTGTAATCTGTGTGCAACATCATCAGAAGAATTGCTTAGATTAAATTGGAAAAATTTCGTGGAAGACGAACATCAACTTGATGATTACATGCGTAGATGGGAGGATTCAACCGATGTATTTTCACAGTTTTCTGGTAAATTAAAATTTAAAAACTCCAAAGGCGAATATATGGGCGAGTGGATTGTGAAAGTCCGTCCTTTGGGGGCAATCGATTCGGGAAACGATTTCCTGTGGCATGGGACAATTTACCCCTTTGATCAGAAATCAAAGGAATATGCCAAGACTTATGGTATTCCTTTGAGTTAAACCTCCGCTGGTGGTGCTTCAGGAACATCCGCTGGTGGTTCTTCCCCTCCTAGATCAGCTTCTTCCCCATCACCTATTGCTGCTGGTCCGCCGCCGAAGTCTGGAACGCCGCCACCACCGCCTCCACCACCCATATCAGGCATACCACCTTCGCCACCACCTTCAGCTTGTTGAGCTAAAAGATTGCGCCACTCGGGACCCGATGACCTGATTTGCTCGATTTCAAACATGTGTTCCGCTTCCACCTTCTTAAAGTGTAGGTTGGCAAGGATATCGGAATCTTTCCAATCCAGATATTTCTTCATAGCATAGATTGTGGATACCATTTCATTACCCGTGATATTATTGAAAGTCTCGATCTTGAGATTGAGCTTCTGGCTCTCCCGCATATCATAGAAATTGGTGGGAACATTGAATTCCACGCGGATATTGTCATCGAACAAATCCCAATCATCGAACATGTCCTTGAACTTGAGGTGTGTGATAAACGCTCTCTTGATACCTTGGGCAAAGCGTTGTTGTTGACGAATGATCATCTTGGCAAACTTCAGTTCTTCCCGAAGCATCTCCGTTCCATCATTATAACCCGTTTCATTATTCAAACGAGAAGTTGGAGTCTTGAGAGAACGATACAATTTCTTGATGAACCAATCCAGAGCATCCAAATTACCATCCGACATTTGACCACCAAATGTCTCAACAGTAGTTGCTTCTTGTCCCTGTCTCTTGGCAAACCAGAACGAATCCAAGGTGGATTGCGGGGCGTATTTCTTGACGATATCCCCTTGGTCGATGTCAAAGGTCTTGGTTGACCAGTATTGGCTCTGTAGCTTGCGTAGGTAGGCTTCCGCTTGAGGAACGGGCAATCTCCCCACATCCACGTTAAAGAGGAAGCGGAGGGGCGCGTGAACCATCCTGTGGATCACCACGGAATCCTCAATCATGGAAAGCTGTCTATAAGCTCTGCGGCAATTCTCAATGAAAGGAATAATAAAATCTTTGGTTTCATTGTATTGCCCACTGTTCACATAAAGGACTTGGTTCTGTTCAAAGGGAATGTATTCGTAGCGTTCCACTTTTTTGTTATCAACGCTGGAAAAGATCGGCTTCTTGTAAATGAACGCTTTCACCAACATCGTCTGGATGTTGTCATATACGGGATCAAATTGTTCGGCAGGAAGATTCTTGATAGCCACAACCCCTTGTTTAATATAATCATCTTTTAGAATCAATTCAAAGAACAGTTCCCCTTCAATGAGAAATTGTCTAAAATAATTCCACCCATTGTCTTCCAGTTCCATCATGGCAACGAAACGGGAGAATTCCTTCTCAATCTCTTCTTTCTTTTCTGATTCCAGATCGGTGTTGCGGATTGTGAGGGTTACAATCTCCCCATTCTCATCCACATTGATCGTCTCATCACAAATCTCATCCATGGCATCTGCCACTTCGGAGTAAGCGGCAATCATGCGGTAATCCCGCAAACGTCCGGGTTTCTCCTCCGAAGCTTGGGAATACATCAAATCCGTAAAGGACTTGTCTTGATAGATGGCGGAAAATGCCGTGTTGTTCCAGTCGTTATTAAGAGCTACGGAATTACGAGCAATCGCTTCCGGTCTGCGTAAACCAATCTTCTGGAAATATTTATATTTTGTATTCTTCGCTTCGTCAGGAGTCTTCTCAATGAAATTCCCACGATTCTTCAGATAGGACTGCATGTTCCTATCAAAAGTGGAACCTTTACCGTCATTACTAACGTAGGATTTATTTGAAGATTGTGTAGAAGAACTGTCGGAACCCGCCATACTTATTATTTAGGGTGAATCTTCAATTATTCAATGAAATCTATTTGGGTATTTCAAAAGTGGAACCATCTGGTAATTGAACTGCTGTTGTGGACGATGGTAACATACCAGTCTCAATCGCATCATATAAAGCATCTGGAAAATATTGTTGTTGATACTCGCTCATCGGAAATTTAAAAGTTACTGGTTCTCCACCACGAGAATATCCCATCAACATTTCCAATTCACCATCCGGCGTTCTGGTTGAAAGATTTCCAAATTCATCTTGCTCCAATTTAACAATACCTGATTGTTCGGAATACATCTCGGTTATGAGATTTGAAATTGCAAGTTGATCTTTCGTGGTCATATTTATATTTAACTATTAATCGCCTTTTTCATACTTTTCAATCATTTCAGCCACAAATTTTGGGGTTATTGGGTGTTCTTTTGTCCACAAAGATTTCCAAAATTTATTATTGTTATAAATAGATAGTCCCCATTCCCCATTTTCATCGTCTTGTTTATTCAAAACCCACCCATACTCAACATCATCCACTGTGATTTTTCTGTGTTTCTTTTTCATTTTAAATCAATTCAGGATTTTCAAAAATATTCCCAATAATCTCTCTATCACATACATCAAGCAACCAACAACCCAATCCACCATTAGATTCAAGAACAAACCTCGATTCGGTATTTTCCCACACAACTTCAAATAGATCATCGATATCCGTAGAACCAAATGATATAATATCACCCTCATAAATCTCAACTTCATTTTTATCGAGAAGACCTGTCCACTGCTGGATGACAAATTCTTCGCTTGGATGTGGTGTGTAAATCTGTCCTGATACGAAATCTCCGTCCATGAAAGCTTTGAACTCCTTATCAACTTTATCCCAAACACGAAATTTAAATTTTCGATTCATGAGATGAGTGTATTCTAGTTTTTAAGAAAATCAAGCGGAACTCACCCACCCAGCGTCATTTGCCGTCACAAAAACATGATTACCCGACAAATCAGCGAAATAATTGGAACTTAGTGCCACTGTGACAATATTATCATTCACCGTAGTAATCACGTTCTCTGGCAATTGATATGCAGAAATCGTGGGGAACTTGGCAGTGTCAATCTCAGTATATACCAATTCGGGAATGTCATAAGCTCCCGACAGATACCATGTATTATTATAATTAAATCGCTTTCCATAGAATTGGAAATTCCTATCGTTCAGTTCCGTGACAACCAGAGAATCCCCTTGGTGAATGCCATTGATGAAATAATTGGTAAATTCGGGATATGCGCTGATTGATACGCTGTCTGTCACCACACCTTCGGCACTGATCGCATCAAAGAGATTGTAATCACAAAAGCGATTACTGACAGGGAGAGCATGGAAGTCAGCGTTCACCACATAGATCGGTGCTTGGGTCTGGTTGTAATCCTTGAACAGCCATCCCTTGACCGTGAAAGAGGTGGAAGCGGAAATTCTCCATTTCACATCAGGAGATAAGTCCTTGGGATTTTCATAGGAAATATCTCCTGACCACTGGATTTCCGAACGAATCTCATCTATGAAAGGCATGTTGAATTTCTCAGGAACTTTCCAAGACACCATGATATATGGGTTACAATTCACCACGAAATTCTGAATGATTTGATCCAAATCCTCCTTGAAATAACAGATGATATTCACTTCCAAAGTGAGATTCACCGGAATTGGTTGGGGGATTTTAGCCATCCGGTTGGTGGAATCCAACTGTTTTCTATAAATGAATTGATCTTTGTTGTGAATGCGGGATGGATCACGCGCCAACGAAGTTTGCTCAATTGTCACCACAGGCAGGGTGAGCGTCTTGGCTCTGTCGCTCAGGTCATGTATAACACGCTGTTTCGGTCCATTGACATAGCGAACCTCAATCTTTTCCTTTGCTTGCCTTGTGCGAGCGTCATAGCGATATACAAAAGCATCGTCAAACGCTGCAACGAACAGGTTGAGGAGTTGGGAATTTTCAAAGAAATAGCTGTAATCGTTCACTACTTCTTATTTAATCAACAAACAAGCCCATCCCGTAGAAGGAGATGGGCTTGGAACTAAACTGGTGATCGAAACCACTCAGTTGTCTCCATTTAAAACGGAAATTCTGGATTGTCAAGAGCATATTGATCTGAATATTTATAAATTACATATTTTTTCAGAACTCTCTTGGTATTTTTCGATCTACGCAGGAGTTCACGAATACCTCCTGATTTGCCGCACCCAAAACAATGGAAAAATTTTGGAGTTCTGGTATGTATCACACAAGATGGTGTTTTTTCGTCGTGGAATGGGCATAAAATGTGAATTGCTCCATTTTTATTCTTCCACCCTATGGAAGTCTTTGATTTTTTCCAATCCGATCTTGAAGTTGATAATTCCAAATTCATGGCATATTCTCAGGAACGGAATCTGAGTAAATCCCATCCTTTCGCCTCTCCCACCCACCTTTCAAATCAATACCATAGAAAGCGATGGGGTATTTGATCCATTTCTTATTATACCAATATGGATTTTTACCAATTTGCCATTTCCAGAGTGATCCATATTTGGCTTGAATGTGCCAAATTCCAATTCTTATGTTAATCCAACAGTCGCTCATATTATTAAAAATTTCCAAATCCCAATGCTCTTTCCTGTTTTTTCAGCGGAGACTCAAACTCCTCAAGATTGAATATATCACACAATGGAATTTCTTCGGTAAAGGTGTGTTCGATCCCACAGTGTTCGGACAACCTATTGGCTTCCTTGGTGGAAAGCTTGTCAAAGTGGTGGGATAGGTGCAATCTACCCTTCCGCAATAACGCATCATCAATCGCCCTGATATCAGCATTCATGGTTGCTATGATTTTGAGTTTTAAAGAATCCTTCAAAAATCCATCTGTGAGATTGAGAATGTTCGTCGTTGCAGTGCTTCTATCGCCACAAAGAATCTGTTCTGCATCTTCCACGATTAGGACGTTACCTTGATTTTGTAACATGAATGATACAAAGCTTGGTTCTGCTATGATATTCACCATGGATGGGGGGACGTAAATTACATCTTCATCGCAATGGGTGATGAGATTTTTGATGTAGTTCGTCTTGCCGCAGCCGGGATGCCCATAAAAAACCATCAGATTGTTTGATTCTTCCTCAAAAAATTTAAGAATCTTTTCATGGGGAAAATCATCACCATAATATAGAGAGTAATCATCGTCTTTGATGGGTATGTTCTTGAAACTCGTCTTCTGTTTCGTCAACCCATGCTGAGTCTGGGCAATCATATAAAAGCTCTTCTCCGAAGCGGGTAGAAACAGAAATTCCTCATCAACAAATTCCTTCAAAAATTCCTCAATCATCTTTCGATTCTTAACCAGAGGAGAAAAACTGATAGTAACCCCCCCGTTATTTGGCGTAAACACATCCCCATCGTCATCCTCTTTCTCAATCTTATCTTCCGGCATACCGAACGTTGCTCGAACCATAAGCGTCAGATCATCACAGAAATAGTATCCCGTGTTGTATTCGTTGATCTTATATTGCTGGGTGACATCAAAATTCCATTTTCTCAGGAACTCATGGATTCTCTCAAGCTGCTGCTTGTCGAAAAGATAGTCCTCAATTGCCAGAGAAACATAGGAAATGTTCCCATATTTCTGCTCAAATTCTTGGGGGTAATCAGAAGAACCAAGGAATTTACCCTGATGGGAAACCCAGAACACGTTTTCCAACGAGTTGTCGATTATTGTTTTTAATTTAGTCACTTTATTCTTTTTATTCTTTTTATATATTTCTGAATATTCCATTTCTACTTTCACACTTCCTTCTAAAAATTTTTCAAGCTGTGCTGGATTCACAATTGGAATTTTATTAATATCAATCATATTCAATTAAATCTATCGAGAAAGAACTTGGGAAGCTTTCGTTTATTGCGCTGAACTGCATCAAAGATAGAACCATCTAAAATATATGTTTCGCAATAATCATCTTCCGAACGGACACCGCGCCCACAAGCTTGCACCAGAGTCTTCAACATCATATTACCATACCAGTCTTTGTCAAGCTTCATCAGTTTCTCCACACGCACATCCTTGGTTGGTAGCCATGGTGCCTTCAGGATGATCTGGAATCGCGCCAGATCGCCTTTTAGGTCAACACCGTAGGTCATGGAAGGGGATACCAGAACAGTAGGTTCATCCGATTCCTCATGCATTTCCAAAAGCTGCTCATTATTCACTCCCGGTTCCCGACAAAGTAGCCGATCCGAATTAATATTATCCCGAATGTAATCGGTAAGATATTGGGTATGGGTGTGAATGATTCCCTTTTCCTCTCCATGGTGTTCCAAAATCCCCTTGATTTGTTTCACCAGAGTTGGAAGCATGGATTTTAGATTTTGAAAATTCAGCTTTTGTTTAGCCATGATATGAATCGGGGATTTCTCAGGCTCGAAATCAGTTCCAATGTGTAGATATTCATAATCCTTAATTCCCAGAGATTTGCAATACGCATCAGGATCAATGATCGTTGCGGACATAATCACCACTTTCTCCGCATGGGAGAATAGGTGTTTGGAAAGGACATCAACTTTCAGGGGAATGAAACGGATACCATATTCCACCCTCTCAATGATGTAATCACTGTCATAGAAAGATTCGGAAAGTAATCCCAGAGAATTGAAAAGATTTGTAAGTTTGGTGTATTCCTGTTTCTTTTTATTGAATTGGATAATGTCTTTCTTGGCAGTATTGGATGAGAACCATTCCTTATAATCCGCGCAAGATGTTTCCACTTTCTCAATCAGGGAATTAACCCATGAGAGAACCTTGGGCTTGTTCTTATCATCATTGGGGAATGGTGTCACCAACGTCTGCGTCTTCATCAGGAATGGTATATCCACCTCACATGTGAATTGGCTCACCAATTGCTCTTCCAATTCCGATCCCTCATCACACACCATCACCTGTCTTGTCTTGAGATGGTTGGGAAGGGAGAAGAACATGCTGTAATTCAGGGCGGCGAACTTGGAAGTAAGCATGTCATTCCTATTATTGTAATAAGGGCAGCGATTCGCTTTCCAACATTCGTTCTTCTGGTTTGCAACGTAGATACAGGGAGCAACATCAACCGACAGGGTATCATCCACATCACATTGGTAATTACTCTTGCCTTTCAGCATTCCCGTATCATCAAAGGTCATCTGATATTGGTCTTGTAGGGATTTTGTGATTGTTAAAGCATAACAACCAAAGGGTTCAATATCGGATACCAATGCTGCCCCCTCTTCGCTGAAGATGCTGTAATTTCTCACGATTCGTTCAAATTCAGCAGGAACATCCTTGGAGACATTGCCAAGTGTCTTCGCCAAGTGCGTTTTACCAACACCCGTATCAGCATGAACGATTACGAATTTCTTACCATTCTCAAATGCTTTTTCAATGGCATTGAGAGCTTTGGCTTGTTTGTCACGGGGATTGAATCCCTCTGGAAAGTTTAATATTAGATTATTCATTTATTTTATTTCTTACCACCATCCCATTTAACCAATTCCACTTTGGATGGCTCATCGACATACCCCACAACCCACCACCTTCGACCTTCATCTGCTATTAATAGAACCAGTTCATCCGATAATGCAAAATGGGAAAAATCTTTTCTACTATTTTTCTGTTTGATAAAGAAATCTGAAGATAAAAGTTCTTCGGTGTTTTTGAACTCAAAAGTTGTTGGGTCGAGTCCCGACCAAAATCCCGGAATGTGTTGTTTAAACGTCATAAGTGGATATTACCACAACCGAATAAAATGTCAACCCGTGATGACGTAAAGGTGATTATCGAAGAATTTGGACGCTTCCGATTTGTTCAGCATCCGCATTTTCCAATACACCTCTTCCGTTCGGGGACAGAACGCACTCAGGGCATAATCAAAAATAAATCCCCCGTCCGTGAGCTTGATATCATAAGGATATGAGATTTCCCATTCCTTGACTTCCCCACTTTCATCAATTTTAAATTTTACGAAATTCTGCTTGGTGTTGAACATTTGTATTTTTCCCTCCCGAATTGTTCGGGAATTTAGAACAAATTTCACATCACGGAAAATCAGTTGTTTTAGGTGTTCTTCAATTCTAATCATTTGGGAAAGGGGTCGAGGTTCAATTCGATATCCATGTATCGCATTTTTTCATTGGCACTCATAGGGTAAATTTTTTCATTAAAGAATGGCCAAAAATTATCATCTGCTGGCATTTGTTGGACGAGGTAGCACATATCCATTGATATATTTCTATAAGATTGCATAAAAATATCCCATGCAACCACGATATTATGTTGGCGTTCATTGATCTTTTTTGGTTCCAGAGAACCTTGATACTGAAGAGTTCTCAATCCGTTTTCAGAACGCAAAATCTCGTAGCTATTCGTGCATAGCATCTGGCGAAGCTCCGGTCTTCCGGGGGCGCGTTCCGGTCTTCTGCGGACAATCATCAGGTCACAGATATTGCTTTTCAGCAAACGCTGTAACTCAGTCCGTTTTATTAGTCTCATTTACTTCACAAACGCCAAACATGCGTTGCTCATTCAAGAACAGTCCGTTCTTCACTTTTCCGTATCCTTTGACTTCCAGATTACTCACACCACTTCCCATTCCGCTGGGAAACACCACAATCTCCCCAACTTCCGTGAAGAGAACATTTGGCCCCTTCAAAATAACTTTGCCTTTGCGCCACATCTTATCCACATTATTGATGGGAATTAGGAGACTACCACGCTGAACAAAATCTCCCGAATCTTGAGTATTCTGAGCCAGATCACAATATTCCACAAGCATCACATCATCCATCAGACGGGAGAGGATATAATCATCCATTCCGAAGTCGGTGGGAAGGTTTGGATCATTTAGATCAATGTGGGATTTTTGGGGTGCTAACTTATCAATGCTTACTGTCATGGGAATATTTATTCATCTTTTTTGGAAGGCAAGCGTTTTTTAGAAATATAATTAATTCTCTTCCGTTTCAGCTTGGGTATCACATTCTCAAAAAATTGAAATCGCTCCTCATCCGTCTCAAAAATTGAACTATATTTATTTACAGTCTCGTTGGCATAGTTCAACAGATCATTATCATAGAAACTCAAATAGCGAGTCACCATGTAAGGGGAGAACTCTTCCAATAGTTCGTTGGTCATTTCTCCTTTTTTATCAAAGAGCATGTGGTTGATTGAATTAAACATCGTGTAATATCATATCCTTTCTGTAAATATCCCCATGCTCCCTCCCATCGGCAAACCATTTGGATGGAAAGTGACAGGTTTTTCTACCAATCAAAGATGCCCACCAAGAGAAAGTGGAATTGCTTCCTACTATGATATCACATTTACTCATTGATGTAAATGAATCCAGATCGGAATTGAAAATCGGTATTTGTAATTTAAAATTGGAAAATTCCTCCAACACATGAGCAGGGGAATCTGTAAACCCTACAAGATTGTAATTTTCAAATTCATGTAAAAGATGATTAAAATATTCAGTGTTGCAAACGTGATGGATGTTTCTATGAAGCATGTAATCTCCTCGTCTGATATGAACACCAACCAATGGAATATGGGAACCCTTCTGAGTCCTAAAAGAAGTATTATCAATATCGGGTAAATTTAACAAAGATATAAATTCATCCTTAACATCCTCGAAATATTTCAGGGATTGGAAATACCCATGAAGGGAAACACTCCCATGGACAAAAGGTAATTCATTGTAATTAAATCTTTGCTCATGCACGGGAATGACATCTCTGGTAAATGGTAAGGAACCATACTCAAAATTGCAAAAGATCGTATCTTTATAGGATAGCACATGATTGCCCTGTCCAGCGTTCCAATTATCGGGAACGATGATTAGCTTCTTCCCATGCTTCTTGGCATAGGCGTATCCCGCAGCAATGATGAATAGCTGGTTTCCCAGACCACCAATTGGATGAACGTAACAATTATTCATGGAGGTATCTTAACATTCCAAGAAAGGATGTCAAGCGTGTGTTAAAATATGCAAAATCGGACGGAAAACGTCCGTTTTTTAATATCCAAGCAACCTCTTGCGGCGGGTATCAGGAGTGGACGCTGAGAACGTTTCCGAGAACGCCGAAACGGGAACCGTAGTGACGGAACTAAGGAATGAGAAAACGGAATAGGAATTGTCCGTATTAACAACCGCCATATCGGTGAGGTGGAGGGAAGACGGGATGTTGAACACCGATCCAAGGACGTTTACAGTGACGTTTGGATATGTGGCAAGGGAGAATGCCGATGCGGTGTGAACGGTGCTACCCACGGAGAAATCAACGGGGGAGAAAGCGAGTCCTACATCAGTGGTGGAAAGGGAAACGACACCAACTTGGCGAGAAGTCACAACAACATTCGCACCGGAGAGATAGGTGACACCTGTGGCAGATAGGGAGGTGCTGGCGAGGTTTGGGGTTCCGGTTTTTTGGGCGGAAAGTAGAACGGTTTGGAACGTGTATAGGCTCATAGTATTATTTAGTGAATTGGGTAATTATTTTCAAAGTATTCTATGAATTTGGCAGACACCGCATCTTTACCATCTTTGATATTATCAAGCTCAATTTTTTCCAAATCTTCAGCCACCCTTTGATATTCGGATTGGGGAATTTTAAATCTTGGTAGGGACAGGATTTTAATCCATTTGACTACCAATGGTGTCTTCTCAACATTTGAATATTTTAAATCAAAAATTTTATCGTTATAATAAGCACCCAAATCATCACACAACCAATTTCGCTCATTATCCCAATAAATACTACCCTCTTCGTTTTTATCAAACCATCCCCTAAACCAATCCAATAAATCTAAACGCTTTGCTGTTTTTTCTTTTGAATATGGGGTTTCAACATAAAATGCGTCTATTTCTGCCAATTCGTATGCTTTTTGGATTGCGGTTTCTGATACTGTCATGTATTAATTTAACATAATTTTTAAATTTGTCAATATTTTTATTGAAATCTGTTTTTGTTCTGATAGTCTGTTAAGTAATAACATGGCTAGAATTTACAAAACAGATGAAGTGATCAAACTTTTCAAGGATAAACATGGGGATCGGTATGATTATTCTAAATTTGTTTATCCCGGTAAAAAGAATGATAAAGGGATTGTGATCTGTAGAGAGCATGGTGAATTTCTGACTTCCAAACAATATCATTTAAAAGGGTGTGGTTGCCCCGAATGTGTTGGTGTTCCAAGAGGAGGTTTTAAACGGAGAACCCAAGAACAATTCATGGAAGAATTGAAAGAAAAATATCTAAAATTTTATGATTATGATTTTTCAAAATTCATATATAAGAACAATACTACCAAAGGAACTATCATATGCCCCAAACACGGGGAATTTCAAATCACACCCAAACACCTTTTGATGAGACAGTATGGTTGTTCGGAGTGTTCAGGGAAGAAAAGATTAACAATTGAAAAGATCAGGGAATTGACATCCTATCAAATTCCCGATCAGGAATACACCAATAATAAAACACATATTAAAGCTGTTTGTGAATTGCACGGGGAATGGTTGGTGCGACCAGATAACCTACTTCATGCTAAAACGAGGTGTCCTGTATGTGCGGAGAATCTATCCAAGATTGAAGAAGAACTTAGGGAATTTGTTAAAACAGAGTTGGACGTTACCATTATCACAAATGATAAACAAATTCTAGATAAAAAAGAATTGGATATCCTATCCCACAAACATAACATTGCAATTGAAATGAATGGTTTGTTTTGTCATTCGGAGGAAGGAGGTAAGGACAAACATTACCACCTACACAAGACGAATAAGTGCTTAGAGTCTGGTATTCGTTTATTTCATATATTTGAGGATGAATGGCGGAATAAACAGGAGATTTGGAAATCCATTATTAGATATAATTTTAAAATGGTTCCCAATAAAATCCATGCTAGAAAATGTGAAATCAGATTGGTTGATAATTTCACCACCAAACAATTCTTAACAGATAATCATCTACAAGGATATTCTAATTGTTCTGTTTCTGTGGGACTTTATCATAATGATCAATTGGTATCCATATTAACTTTTGGTAAGAGTAGATTCGATAAAAACGTGGAATGGGAGCTTATCCGTTTCGCCAATGTATTGAATACATCAGTAGTCGGTGGATTCCAGAAATTGTTCAAACACTTCATCAAGACTTACAATCCAAATTCCATTGTATCATATGCAGATAAACGATACTCAATTGGTAATGTATATCGTAGTGTTGGGATGGAAGAGATTGAAAACGATGCTGTTAATTATTATTATTTCAATAAGCGAGAAGGTGTTAGATATTCTCGCCATCAGTTCCAGAAACATAAGCTGAAAGATAAGTTACCAATCTTTGATGAGTCCTTGAGTGAGGGTGATAATATGAAATTAAATGATTTTTACAGAATCTATGATTGTGGTAATTATAAATTTGTGTGGAGGAAATCCTTGTAATAATTGATTCCGGTATTAAGTATTACTATGTTCAAGAAACAATTCAAATTATACGTCACCATCAATAAAATCAATGGTAAGGTCTATGGTGGAAAACATTATTGGTATCCAAAAACCAGATACATGGGATCAGGTTACAGGTTGAGACAGTCTATCAACAAATACGGGAGAGAGAATTTTGAAACAAGATGGTTTAATTTAAAGATTGATACCCCAGAAGATTTGGATAGATTGGAAATAAAATTAATCAGGAGATTACATCATAAATTCGGTAAGAGCAATTGTTATAATATTCAAAAAGGTGGTAGGGGTGGTTATTACACCGAATACATGGACGAGAATGAATTGGAAGAGGTTTATTCTAAAATAAGCAATGGTCTTAAAGAAAAATATAAAGACCCAGAACATTACGAGAAATGGAAGGAGTCCCTAAAGAAAAGGAAAGCTACGATGGATTTGAGAAAATCCAAAGAAGGTAAGTCTGAAAAAGAAATCAAAAAGAGACAGTTCATGCTAGATAATGGGTTTGGCATAGTCACGTATGAAATATTATATCCCGATGGTAAATCTGTTGTTGAGAGTAAAACGCTCAGAGATTTTCTAACTGAGTATAAAACAGAAGATCATGTGTTTTCTCGTATCAGATCAAATGGTGAGTATATGTTTAAGAAGAGAACCAAGCTCACAAAACATCCATTTCCAGTTAAGACAATTATAAAATATATATCAGAGATACGAACATTCAATACCTATAAAAACGAGGAAACCCGAGGGTCTTCGGCACCTCGGGTTTCAGATTTTTAGCTTTTGCTTGGATATTAGACTTACAGGTAAGTACTAACCGATCCGGGCGTAAACGCAGTTCCAAGACCTTTTACGATGATAAGGTGGTAATAGAGCGATGCACCAAAAATGTTGTTCACAATCCCGTAACGAGTCATAAGACCCACACGAGGAGCGAAATCATTTGGTCCAATCGTTCTTTGCACCATGATCGGGATATACGGACAGTATATCAGACCAGTATCATAGTATTCAGAACCCTTGTAACCCAACAGCGCATATTCGACACCAGCACCGGAATTCGGAGCATTGGTGTAGTAGTTAGGCGAGTAGAGCGAGGAGTTCTGAACTTCAGTCCTAGTATCACGATACACAGTCCAGCGGCTACCAACAGTACCAACTTTTGCGATACCAACACCAGCCGTCGAAACGGTGCCATTGATTTCGTAAACCTTAAAGTCGGGAAGCATTTCGAGGATGCTGCAAACGCGGGGAGTGGCGATAACAAAGTTAGCGGCACCTCTACGGTTACGAGCAGCCATACGACCACTTTCGATAATAAGGCGTTGATAGAAGGTAAGATTCCTTTCAGCAGTCCAACGTCCATCCGCACTAACAGGACTCCAGATGGAGAAACCTGCGCCAGCACCAGCATTGAAGGCTGTTTGGATCATACGCATCACAACTTCGCGGTCGATTTCGGCTTGGATTTCATACGACATTGCGTTCGTAAGTTCTCCATCGATATCGATACCGTTCATGTTTTTGATGTCTTGTTCCAACTCAACACTCCAACGAGTAGCAAGCCTACGTGTTCCGGCCTCAACAGCGGTCTTTTCAAACTTGAGTTCGATCTGAGGGATTTTGCCCGTCAATTCGTAGTTACTCAGGAGTTCTGCAATACCACGGTCTTGATCTGCGAACGTCCACTCGGCATGACCCGAAAGGAAACCAGCAGATGTGCCAGTGAAACGTGTGTCCAGAAGTTGAAAACCAAGTTCGTCGTCGGGAAGACCTGCGCCACCGGAGTAAGCGTCGGTACCGTTACCACGAGAGGTGGAGGTGAAGGATTTACCGTCGATTCCATCAGCACCAAGGGTATCACCTTGATAAGCATAACGGAGAGCGAAGGCAAGTCCGACTGGACCACCCATGGGTTGAACACCCACGATTTCGTTAGAGATCAATTCAGGGAAAGTACGCCGAATCATAGGAATCAGAATCTTTGGCAGACGAGCATCACCGGGGGCATAGTTATCGCTGTTAGCGATACCATTGCCAAGGGAAGCAGCCGCACCAAACACACCACCGCTAGCGGCAGTATTCGATTCTTGGTAGCACCACTGTTCTTGGTTTTCCAGAAGCATGGCAGTAGTCTTGTAAACGTGTTCGTTACGAATAGCTGGGATCGAGTCCGAGCTATAATCGAGAACTTTACGCCACTTGGCAACTGCTTGTTGCATCTTGGAGCCTTGGATATCAGTAGATGGTAGATTATTCATATATTTGACTTTCTATTCACATTGTTCAGGAATTACTTCCTCATAGTGCGGGGTGGAAATTGTTTACCTACGGAATGTTTGTTTTTTCAAAACATCCAGATAGGGATCAGATTCTTCATCCGTATTAGTATTTATCTTTTCCGTGACAATTTTTTGTTCTTTCACGAAATCGGGCTTATGTTTGCGATTTTGAACCGCTTCTTCCTTGATGGTTTCCAGTTGCTTTTTCTCTTGTTTTTCGAAAAGGCGAACGGTGTAATCAAAGTTCTCCTGAATGAATTGCAGGGACTTGTCTCCCAGAGCCTTCTTAACAAAGTTCTTTTTGGTTTCGGGATACTTGGAAGTTCTGGCTTCAAGGAAGAGCTTGACTTCAGACTTGTTCTTGGATTCAGTAAGAACTCTCATGCTCTTTTCAAGCTCTTCGTTTCTCTTGCGGAGCTTGTCGATTTCGGTCTTGCCTTCCACGATGGCACCCGAAACGGATTCCTTCATGACAGCAAGATCAATTGCGAAAACCTTCTTGAGATTTTCCAGAACATTCATCGCAGTCTTATTCTTAACAGCTTGTTTAATATCTGCTGTTGGAACGGACTCTTCAATGAATTCATCGAGGAAAGCACTAACGGATTCGGTGAGTTGTTTCTTGAACTTGAGGAGATCACCGTTCTGTTCACGCTCATACTTTTTAATAACCTTGACAAGCTTTGCGGTCTTATCCCTATCAAAAGCTTCCATGATCTTCTTCATCTTGAGAGTGCGATCCTTATCAACAGATGACATGAGGGTTTTGAGCTTGGATGCATAGACATCATCCTGTTCCAAAAGGGCAGCTTCAACAGCCAGATCAATTTTGGCTTCAAGGGATTCCTGAATCGCCTTTACGGATTCATCACTGAGTCCCAAGCTTTTTTGGATGTCTTCCGAGAAAAGGTTCGTGCTTTTTTTCTTCATATTATTATTTAGAGATTGGGTATGAATTTTTTGAAAATCAGAACAAAGGATTGTCAATTTCTTGAGCGATCCGATTCTGTATTTTAGAATTTATCACTTGTTTAAGATGTTTGTGGGCTTCCGCGTGATTATTGGTCATAATGGCCTCAATGAATTTGGACAGTGTGGTGGATTCCTTCACACAATTGTTGACGGTCTTTCCGCCTTTCTTTTTGGTGCCTTGTTTCTTATAACCTTTCCAACATGCTTTCTTTTCCTCGTCCTCTTGATTGGCTTCTTCATTATCCTCATCAAAAGCATTGCCGCGATTATACGATCCCTTGCCTTTCTTCGGCTTTTCGGTTTTGGTCGCAGGGGCAAAATGCTTGCGCTGTTTCACTTCAGGGCCGTCGAAAACGTGTTTGCCCTGTTTCTTCAAATGTTTATATGTTTTACCCATGATATTATTTAGATTGAATTGATAAATTTTATGATCTGTGCGCGAAGATAATTATCAACATCGTGTTTGGGGAGGGTTTTGAGGGATTTACCAAAGTCTTCATAGATTTGTTCAAATCTTCCATCTTGATTAACCACAAAACTAGCACTCTCCAAAATCCCATTAACAAAAGCCTTTGGGTAAGAAGGATCAGCAACAGCATCAATGGCTACTAAATGCATATTCTGGACGACACTATAATTTTGATTTTCACTTAATTGTCCAAGCGCACGAGTGGACATCCCGATCTTAACGCCATCATTGATGAGGGAACGAAGGATTTGACCTGTTGGTGTTGATAGAACTTTTGCTTTACCGATGAAATAATCATCAACTTCCGATAGTTCCGTAACCAAGTGGCAAGCTCTTTCAAGATTAACATCAGCACTGGATGGGTGATTGAGTTCTCCCATGGCGCGTCCCGGCATGATCATTTCATTAACATATCGTTGGACTTCTGTTCTAGTGTCGTCCAATTTATACATGCGAGAATTTTTGTTAATTTGATTACAACCTATAAATGGGCCTTTCACATATAGGTTAGATGCACTGTTTCTATTTGATTGTTCTTCAATAACTTCAAAGTTATCAAACACATCAGGATTTTCAGCAATCAACTTTAATTTAAGCATATCCTTATTTATTCATAAGGAATACAATTTCATTAATTTAGCTCTTTTTCCGTGATAATAATGAACTCCATGCCATGTTTCTTTGCAAATTCCTTTGCAAATTTTATCTTGTCTTGTAAGTTTTGGAAAGCCACCTGTTCATATAACAAATTCGCCTTCTTCTTACCCTTCCCAGCTTTCGGCTCTTGCGTCTGCTTCCAAGGCTTGACTTCCACCAGATATTTTTTGACAATATCCCCCTCCTGTATCTTTACATAAGCGTCCACAAAATAAGTCCGTGTCTTTTGCTGAAGAGTGTCCCTGTAGGGAATTTTAATTTCCTCACTTCCCCACTCCACCACATTGGGATTATTATCACAAAAACGGAAAAATTTCAATTCCAAACCGGATCGGTATATGATATTATCAATCTTACCGACATATTTCTGAATATTTTTCGGAACATAAAATCCTTGGTGGAACTTCTTATTCCTTTTTGATAATCCCAAAGAACCCATGGGAATATTTATTCTTCGATAAGAGGTTCTTCTACAATCACAGGCTCCACAATCGCTTCTGGTTCATGTATTTTTTCAGATATTTTTACACCTTCCATACCGAAGGTAATGACCTTCGGTTTTTCTGATTTGCATCTAATATCCATAACTCCATTAGATTCTAGAATATCATTGAATGCTGTAGCTGCTTTGAAATGTTTCTCGAATACATCTTCCAAAACTCCTTTTACTAAAAGTTCATTTATAACTGATTCTAGTCTATCATTAGGCAAACCCCAAAAATATTCAAAAGAATTATTCAATGAGGAAACAGCGACCTTTAAAGCTCTTATTGTATTATCAGCTAATTTCTCAATCTGACCAATATCTTTTTCTAGTTGTGTTTTGTTTGTAATCATAAATACGTGAGGGTTAACCCTTGTGGGATAAATAAGGATAGATTTAGGTTTTCGTTTGTTCTACAGCCTACATAGGTTTGAGTTCCAGCAGTTCCAGTTTTCACTGTAGGACCACCGGAAATAGTCTCTATTAAAGTTCTATTATTATAGAAAGAAACATTTCCTAATCCATCGCTGTAAATTTCGATATAATTTACCGGGTATGGCCATCCCGCCATACTGTAAAGCGGAAGTGTTGTTTGGTTTAATGTTGTTCCATTATGAACCATTCCATATAACTCTCTATTAAAAATAAATACACCAATCCCCGCCTCAGTAAGTGGTTCAAATGTGGCATTTCCACGGTTGCCACCAAATCTTACATATCCTTCCGCATTAGCGGCAATGCTTTGGTTGCTACCGTAAGTATGAGTGATTCTAAATCCAAGAACCAATTCTCTATCGAAGTATATACCACTATTTCCATTACTGGCATGAAATCCACCGGGAGGACAATAGGTAAAGGGTGAGTATCCACCCGAATATATAGACGCCCTATTTCCTGAAACTGTCGAGGTATTGCAAGTAAGGGTATTGGAACTGTAACTAGATGCTGCTCCACTTCCCGAATTAGCAGCATTCCATCCTGTATTCTGATCTATACGAATAGACCAACTACCAAATGCCTGAGTATATAAAAGATCACCCAACCTTTTTGTTATAACAGATTCACCCATGGAAGCTGTCTGATTTGGTGAAGTAATCTGGCCATTTACAATTACATCGTCCGTGAAGGTCTTATCTCCTGCTATGCTTTGATCTCCTGTATTATATACAAGATTGGCAGCCGAAACGTTATCGGAAAAGTTAAAAATTGCACCCGAGCCGACAGCATTTAGTGTGACAGCTCCTGTAGCGTCAACTGTTGCGCTGAAGTAGTTAGAATCATCATAACCAACACGTAATTGTTCAGCGGTGGAGATTGTGTGAAGACGGGCGGAAGGTGATGTGGTTCCTACTCCCACCCTATTATTCGCAGCATCGACAAAAAGCGTGTTGGTATCGACAGTTAGATTACCTGTAACTGTGCCACCAGATAGTGGGAGATAATCATTTAAGAGGTAAGATAAGCCAAGATACTGGTTAGCAGAAATAGCACCCACCACAGTAAGATCACCATTCATGGTTCCCCCATCTTGGTATTGGGTGGCATTGGTTCCTCCACCAGAAGCATAAACCGTTACATATTTGCGAAGATCGGTCTTTACATTCTCAATCTTGTCATGGATTTTGGTGTTCCATTCCTTCTCAATTGAGTCCCAATCTTTAACAATTTTACCGGATTTCTTTGTTTCCAGAATGTATTCAACGGGCTTTTCAGCCTTGATTTTACGAATCTCCGTAAGCAATCCATCCCTACTTTCCTGAATCAAATTTTGAAAATACTTCCTAGCTTCATCGGTAATATCAAGGGTTTCTTCTTTAACTAATTCCAACTTATCATCAAAATAACTTACGACTTCCCGTTCCTTTTCATCCAGCTTTCTTTCAAATTCTTCGGAAATTTGTATTACCTTTTTATCAACGTTACCAACACGGGAAAGGGCTTTCTGAACTCCTTTGTTGAGGGAATTGTTGAGTTCAATATTAGCATCCCGAATAGCGGATATTTCTTTATCAACGCCTTCAAGCAGCGAACGATCTGCTTTCTTATCCAGCTTGGAATTCAGATTATTATCAATTTCTGAAACCTTTTCGTGGATTTCAACCGCAATATCCCGAAGTTCCTTATCAACTTTCGGATTAATATTCTTTTCCCACAAATCCTTGACCAATTGCTTAATGGACTTGTCAATCAGTTGGGAAGACTTGCTAAAGTCCTTTTTCAGAGATTCATCAAGGGAATCACGTATCTCTTCAATCTTGTTATCAATCGTTTCCCGAATCTCCGAATATTTCTCATCATTATTATCAAAAACCTCTTTTTTGATTCGTTGAGATATGATCGTAAATTCATCAACCAGATTTTCCCGCGCACTTTCTAGATAACTTTCAAGTGCTTTTTTCTTGGTTTCCGATTCCTCCCGAATCTGTTTGATTTGGCGGGATTTTTTAAGCTCCAATTCCTTTTTGGCAGCGATCAGGGCATTTTTCTTAGCTTCCTGAATCTGTAAAAGAATCTCGTTTTTCTGATCTTCAACAACTTCGGGGATGAAAATTTCATCATTTTCCGTTATTGTGATGGATTCCTCTTCGATGGAATCCTCAATTTTGGATTCAAAAATTTCAACGTAATCACTCTGTTCGTTGAACACAACCTCAAATTTCCCTTTGGTAAGAACAAAGGGATAATTCGCTATCTTACCCCCCATCTCAACTGGAATAGACACCACCGGATTGCCGTTGTGTTCGGAAATCTTTTCGACTGGATATTTATTCTTGTTTATCTCGACCTCATAGACACCGAAAAAGATTTCTGAAAAATCTTGAACTTTGATGATGTTAAGAGGAGAGTCAGTTAAGGTGGGAGACACCTTTTCGCTAAACAATCTCATTATGATTATTTAGCGAAACAAAATCTAAATCAAGGAAAAAAGTTATTTATTGTTGAAATAAATTACCGATAATATCCCATAACAATTATTCATAAATATTAAATTCTTTCAATTCTTTTAATTGTTGTTTTAATGATGTTGTCACCATGCATCTTATATTTTGTAAATTTCTATAACATTTACCACCAATTTTTGGAGTTATCGACATTTTTAAATCAAAGACATCTGAAATCATATTAATCAAATTATACTTTGATACGATCTCTGGTGAATGTAAAATGGCAACACCCTCCCAAAATGATTCATATTCTAAAAATTGATTTATTTTTTTACACAACTCTAAACATGTGACACCATTCCAATAATGATCGACATATCCATGGACATTTTGTTCGCGTTTAGACTTACACCATTCAATTAATGATAATTTATTATTAATTTCTTCACCAATAATAGAAGTCCTGATGATAGATAAATTTGGTGCTTCGCCTAATAATTTAGATTTACCATAATCATCATCACAATCAGGAGAAGATGATTCATTATAATATCCATCTTTACCACTAAAAACGCAATCAGTTGTTATATGAATAACATTACACCCATTTTCCATTTTAAATTTAGATAAAATATGGGGGAATATGGTATTAACTTTATACATATCATCTGTATCTGGATTTCGTTGTTTGATAATACCAGCAGCATTAATTATGACATCAACACTGGAAACATTTGATGTTAAAAAATGTAATATAATTTCATGAGATGATGTTAAATCTAACATCTCTCTATCTACTGGCAATACCGCATAACCTTTTTGTCTAAAATATTTGACGCAATATTTCCCCAACATTCCAGTGCTTCCAAATACTATAATTTTCATGGTTTAAAATAATTTTTAGATTTTAAATATTTCTCAAGTTCTATATATTCAAGTGAATTATCTCTTGAAGAATATTCATTTTTAAAAAATTCCACAGCATTTGAATCTTTATCTGGATACATCAAATAAACATCATCAGTATATTCGTAACTCATTCTTCTAATTTCTTCGGAAGAAGCCATAATTTCATGAATCTTTTCACCAGTCCTAGGTTCAGAAATGTCATATTTCAACCCAAATTTTTCTTTATAAATATTGAAAAGATCAACCACATAAAAAGATTTTAATTCTGGGATAACATTACATCCTCTATATTTCAAAGATTTTAGAATCAAGTCGATTGCATCTTCGACATCCAAAAGAAATCTAGTCATTCCATCCCCATAAAGAGAAAGTGTTTTACCATTTTTGATGTATTCCCATATCAAAGGGATAATCGATCCCGTGGAATTCATCACATTACCATATACAGCAGTGGTCAAATTGCAATTTGATTTTCCAGCTATAAAACATTCACCAGCTACATACTTCATTGCACCGTAAATCGTGGTAGCTGCTCTGCTTTTATCAGAAGAAATGAAACAAGCAGATTTGAAATTATTTTCTTCTGCTGCAATTCTAGAATTTATCGCACCGTCAATAATGATCTTCGAAGCTTCCTCATAATTATCATTACAAGCTTCGATTTGCTTCAAAGATGCTGCGAAAATACCAACAGTGTGTCCCTTGGATTTTCTCGTCAATAGATCACGATTGCGAATATCCCCAACCACAAAATTTACATTGGGATATTCTTTTTTCAGATAATAATGCTTAGACTCGTCTCTTGAATAAACCGTAATATCATTATTATCATGAAGACGACGAATCAGATTTCTCCCAAGAAATCCAGCACCCCCTGTTATAAAAATTCTCTCACCAGTCATAAATCATTTGTTTGTTTCTTGAAATCTTTTTACAAATTGTAACACCGGGATTGAATGGTAGGGTAACAATTTCAAATTCATCAATTATATTTTGTTTTATATATTTTGCTGTCTTATAAACATCTTCACATTGTTCTCTATTTGTCATACTCCAATCCCAAGGATATGTATCATGGAAAAATATAAATCCATCTTCAATCACACGATCTTTTACATTGATAAAATCTTTTAAAGATTGTTCGTGGGAATGATCAGCATCAATGAATACGACATCAAATTGTTCAGTATTTAAAGATTTAAAATAATCATCCGTTGTCGTTTGATGATACTCCATGTTATTCTCTAAACGAAATTCAGCAGGAATCATATCAACGCCAGTTGCTTTCTTACAATGTTTAGCGAGGGTAATAAAATTACCACCGTGTCTCACACCTAGTTCTAGATAGTGTTCAGGACGAATCCATTTGAACAATAGATCAAAAAATTCGGTATGAGCGAATGTCTCAGCAGGAGGTGGAACGTTTCTTAAATGTATGGGTTGCATTATCTATATTCTTCTTTTACTTTCCAATCATTATGGAATATTGTCCATAATGCTCGCTCAATCATATGAGCTTCCCCAACAATAACATCCCATCCAAGAATGTCAAGAATTCGTTGGTAAAATTTCTTTGAATATTTTAAAATGTATTCTTTCGGAATGATGTAATTGACACCCGGTGCGAATCTGAACCATTCAGGAATCTCAGGATTCTCCCACATATCATTGAAAAAATCATTAATATTTGAGTAATATTTCCCAGCATGTTTTCCAAAATACCAAGAGTTATTGATTTCCATGTAGCTGTTATTATCTCCAATTCTATTGGCAATCCCATTAATCCTGTGGGGTTCACTGGTAAAGTCCTGAATCTCTGTGAATGTCGTGTTATTAGCAACGCTTAGGAAAAATTCTTCTGTGCAATTCCCATTGGAAATCACTCGACCATTCTCATCATATCGTGGTGTTCCCGTATCTTTTTGATTCATTAGACAGGCACGACAGAACAAAGTGGAATCGGGGAGATTATCATAATTCTCAAGAATGAAGTGGAACATGTCATAAACATTCTGTCCCACATTCTTCTGGCGTTTCACCTTATCTGATTCGGGAAACCGATGATAACGATCATAAATCAAATAATTCTCACACCATTTATCGACCCAAGATTCTTCAATATTATCAGGTAGCCAATTGTAATCACTGATGACTACAAAATTTTTATGTATTTTTTTCATAATTAATTTTAAAAATTTTCATTGAATATATATCCCCACAATCTTTCCATTATATGAGCTTCATTTGGATTGGAATTTGTGTTGGACATCGTATTTAATAATTTGTCGTAAAATGACAAAGGATGTTTCTTTATTGTCTCTTTTGAAATCATAAATTGTGCGCCGGGAGTAAATCTTACAATATCAGTGTGTTTTATATTGATATTATGCTCCTCGCAAAAAGAGGGTATTTTACCATGCGATTCATTGTAGATACAACCAGATATTATACCATTCAATGGTATAAAATCAGTCTCTGGAATTAATTTATTAATATGATCAATATTGATAACGCCATGATCGAATGGATTTCCTTGTAAAAATATAATAAAATCTTCTAATGTATCATATTTATCAACTATATGATGTAAATATGTATGTGCCTCGCGTCCAACATTAATTAATTTGTTGCCATTTCCTATATCCCCCTTTTCATATAGGTATGTTGTGTGTTTTAAATCACTCAACCAATCTATATTTTCTTTATATCTAGCCACAACTACTCCAATAGTAGGAACATAAATATTATCATTTATTTTTTTCATAATTTGTAATCTTATTATTATAATAATTATCTTTTGATGTAGAGTAATTTAAATATTTTTCAATTTTAACATCGCATGTTTTACTGCCATCCACATATCTAAATATTTATATTGGGCGAGACGACCTATGAATATCACACCATTTTCATTTTTCACCAATTCTTCATATTTTTTATAAATATAATTACTATCACCGAATGGTATCGGGTAAAATGGTATATCATTTTTTGTAGCTTGTCTGGGATATTCTTCTGTCACAATGGTATCGCAACCATTATGTTCAAAATTGAACACGCTATGATCATAAGAGCGAGTATGTTTTGTTTGCATATTGCATTCATTAATAATAGGAATTTTTCTCGGGAATTTCTCTAAACTATTTTCAAAATCCAAAGTTCGATATGGTAATTCACCATAGCAGTATTGATAATATTCATCAATTTTCCCAGTATAAATCACCAAATCACACTCATATTTTTTCCATTGATTTTTTTCTGAATTTAAATATATGTCAACACCTTCTAACATTTTTTCGAACATTTTCGTGTAACCTTTTTTGGGAATACATTGATATTTTTGACCCTCAAACCAAGTAGGATTTTCACAATCTTTAGTTTTTGGTATTCTGTTTGTGATAGTAGATGGAATTTGATCGAATGAAACACCCCATTGTTTTTCAGAATAATCTTTGAAAATATGCTCGACAATTTCTTCTTGTGATAATTCTCTTCCTATTTCGTTTATAGTTTTTTTGCTATATGGGAGAGATATCATACCTAGTTTGGTATTAGCTTTAGGTTGATACTTAAAATCGAACCAATCTGTATATTTTGAAAGAAATTCGAATACTTCTTCATCATCAGTGTGGAAAATATGTGGTCCATATTGATGAATTAAGACATCTCCATATTTAATATCTGCACAATTACCACCAATATGATTTCTAGTATCAAAAATTTTTATATCATGTTTATGCTTTAATAAAGCAGCAGCAGTAATACCAGATAATCCACAACCTACTATATTTATTTTCATGATTTATATTTATAAAATCTAAATGACATCTTTACATTCCAACGCTGAATTCATCAGACATCAATTTCTTCTTCACCAATTCTTCCTTGTTATCCAGAATATATTTTGGCAATCCTATTTCATCAATTCTCCATCCTGATTTTCTCCATTCCATATATTGCTGATGGTAAACAGGATGCTTAAAATCATCAATTTTTTTCTGGACACCTCCGAGAGCATTGAAATGCCATCCCCCATTTTCAACATATGTGTATCGATATTCCATTTTTCTCCTAGTTCTTAAATGATTTAAACATTCGTTTTTGATATTTTCATATCTTGTGACAATTGGACCAGTGAAATATGTCCAATTTTCGTCGGTTCTAACGTTTAGATACTCTATATAACAATTGTTAATCATTGGTTTCAATATTTGATTTCCTTGCGGATTAAGATTTAAATTGAAATTCCATATTTCATCTAAATCGCAGACATAACAAATATCATCATCATGTAAATGGGTCAATGCTTTTTTGATATGTTCTTTTTGATAAAATTCAATCAACCAGCAAATATGTTCATGTGTAACATTATCACTGCTCATAGCCATTTCCAAATATTCTTGATCACACTCTAAATCTCTGGTATTTTTTGGAGAATCCATCACTTTATGGTGAATGATCTTATGATTGAATTTCTCGAAGCGTTCTTTATTTTCTTCATAATAAAGAGGCTTATCAACACCACTAAATGTCTTGTTCGCTTCGATCAATATAAATTTATCGACATATGGATCGAGAATATTCAATCTCAATTCCAACATATCAAGTTCGTTATTAAAGCTAAAAATATCGTAAATCATTTCCAAAATTCGGGGTTATGTTTCTTATATTCTTCAAATTCAACCACGCATTCTTCCCATGTAAAGAGATTTCCTCCACGATCCAGATAATTATGGTTTCTAAAGATATTGTAACCACAAGACCAATATCCATCGGAAATATTATATCTACCCCAATACTTGGGTGCTAGAATATATTTTACAGTATCGCTCAATAGAGTAGCGAAATATGGGAAGCTGGAATTCGATAAAATCAGATAATGCGCGTTCTTAATGATTGTGAAATCAGTAGCAATATCAAAATGCTTCACCTCAAAATCAGGAAATTGTCGGGATGCTCTTTCAACATCATCCGTAATCACCACAAATCTAAAATTAGGATTGATCTGTAACATTCTATCAATTGCATCACTCCAATACTTCCCATTCAGATGAAAATGAAACACGCTTGCATATTCACCGCCACGATAATTGATAATGCAAATGTTTGGATCTGAATAATCATAGCAATCTTTTTCTGGTTTGATTTTCAACCATTGACGAATTTCATCCTTACGATGAATGATGCGATTTTCTGATTGAAAGATGCCATCAATTTTAGTGTTATCTTGGATAAGTTCCAAATTGGGATCATCGATTGTCACATTGGAACCGTTGGGAAGAACATTATATCTTTCCTTAAAATAATGTTGGATACCATCTGGAAGCGTGTCGGGCGGTCCACCTTCTCTCCCTGAACCACCCGTAACAGATAGTCCAAAATCCAAATCCATGAAGTCCAAACACTTGAACTTGTGGGGATTCATGATTCCAAAATCATATCCTTTATCCTTGGCAACCACTCGCGTTGTTACATAACACGCAAGCTGATTACCCAATCCTTGACCGTCATAAATTTCAGTTACTATCATTTGTCAAAAGTTCTGGATTTTCAAAAATATTACCAATAATTTCATATTGATTGGCATCAACACATGGATATCTATTTGCAATCTCTTTATTATGTTGTCTAACTCTAGTGTTTAGAGGATTATTTGTGATATAAAATTCCTCCAAAAAATCTTGATTCTCAACTTTACAGATATCCCCCTCGTAAATTTTCACATCATTCTTATCAGTCAATCCTGTATATTTTTGTATGACGATATCATATCGTTCTTCCTCTAAATATTCAGTCCAATCATAGTGATCATGATTATAAATCAATTTTCCAGTTGCGGTGATGGCAAAATCATGAGAGTTTAACCATTCGCCAGTTATTTTATTCCAAATTCTAAATTCGTATTCTGTTTTCATATTTTTCCTTACAATAATTAATTTCTTCTTCTAAATTTCTGTTATACCTACTACTGATCTGATTTTCATGACAACGATTCGTAACCAAACAATCTTCAAGTATCGTAGGTAATCCGTATCGTTCTCCCAGACGATGGTAGTATGCCACATCCATGAGCATTGTCAAGTTTTGATCAAATAATTCAATGTTTTCGTTGCGAAACGCAAGAACGGATGGGGAACTGATCGTGTTTATACCTTCCAATAAATAATTATTCCAAGAAGGAACCATAGGTCTTTCAAATTTTATACCATCTCTCGTGTGGTTACACCCACAAACAGCCCAATTTATGTTATTATCCTGAAATGCTTTATTCAAAGCCTCTAAACATTTATGAGTGAACATGAAATCATCTTGAAACATGATCTTGATAATTTCACCTTCAGCCTTTTTTAAGGTATTATTAAGATTAGCTACTCCATTACCATAATTTTCATCATATTTGAAATATCGTAAAGTGTAATCCTTTTTCGATTCCTTTAAACAGTAATCAAAAATATCATTATTTATACTATGATCCGAAATTACAATTTCGTAATTCTGAAAGGTTTGAATTTGTATAGAATATATCAGGTCTTTCAAATATTGAAGACCAAATCCGTGCTGTTCCCAAACGGGAATGCATATGGAAAATCTAGGTTTCAAAGCTTCCAACTCCAAATATATCGTTCCAAATCCTCCCACTTCGTATCCCCACAAACAAAATCAGAATGCTTACGATTGTTTTCGTAATATGGATGTTTCTCTCTCACCGTATTCTCATGAGGTAGATGCCATGAAATCGCATCCTTATTTCCGACTCTCAGAATACCCCAACCCATCTTCTGAAATCTAGCCAGAATCTCATCATCTTCATAACCCCATCCTTTGAAATTTGGGTTATACCCATTACATTCAACGAATACATCCTTTTTGAACATCACCATCCCACCTTTGCTATGAGGGTGTGCGACCAGAAAATTCTCATCCTGATCATAAGGAATCGGTTTAAGTGTTTGGGATTTTTCCAATAGATCAACCAAGGATTGATCTACGGCGAACATTTCAAACATAGGTTGCTTCAAATGGATGAACATTCCATTGTAAGGATACACGATCCCAACATTCTCATCAAACAATTGCTTTGCTTCCAAAATAAATTTTGGATCGACAATCACATCAGTATCTCCCGCAATCAGATACTCCACATCCAGAATCTTGGACATCTCATTGAATGCCTTGGTTCGCCAATATACATCGTGGTTCTCCATGAACAGACCCTTACAATCGTATTGCTTGCAGAGTCTCTTGAAGTCCTTATCCAATTCCTTGTCATCATTCAAAATGGCGATCTGGAGATTTTCAGAATTCTCACGATAGAATTTCACAACCATTTCCAGATTGCGAAAGCGGTCATCCACATCCCTACGGAAATGGATCATCAAGCCAATGTTATTTAAATCTGTTTTCATTTTTTAAAATCATTCAAACTCAACCGAACCGATTCCATAATTCTATTACATTCTTTTCGATAATCACCCCACTTCCAAAATTCCCAAAAATATGGTTTTTTCATATTCGGGACACAATTCAATTCATATATATTTTCATTTTTATCTATATTATTTTGAATCATGTTAATGATTTTTTCAGATAATTTTTGATGTGACCAATAATCAACTTTGATTGTTTTAATTTCTTTCACCATAATCAAGATACTCTCACATTTTTCAAAAAAGTCAATACCTCTTTTTCATCTGTATCCCGAACACCATCGCTTCCAAACGGATAAACACCGAATTTTTCCTTGAAATATTCCATGGAATTCCGAATATTATCACCCCATTTCTGCATGGATTCGGGAGTCTTGATGGACGAATTTTCCTCTGAACACGCTTGCTCTTCAATGTAATCCAAAGAATTTGCCAAGTCTGCCCACCACCAATAAGGAGTGGAATATCCTTTCAGGGCAAGATCATAGCTATGGGAAACATGATCAAAAGCGTTTCGGAATTTCTCGTCAATTAGACCGACATCTTCCAGACACTTGCGGGAATAGTAACAGAACGCTCCCACACAATGCTGATTGAAAGCTAGGGAGAAATCCCCATAATCCACAACCAATCGGGGACAGGGCTTACCGTGGGAGATGCCGTTTTTGTTGGCTGGTCCGTGGTAGCCAAACATTAGGTGTTGGATGCCGCTCTTCTTGGATGCTTCAATATAAGCATTAAAAATTCCGTTATCAATTATTCGCATATCATCTTCCATGATAAAGATATGGTCACATCCTTGATTCAAAAGATGTCGCATCGCGTTGTTTTTTGATGTAGCAACCCCCAAATTCTCAGGATTTTTGATATATGTCAGAGTGGTTTCAGGAAATCTACTGATACATTTGGTTCTAAATCCGTCTCTCCACTCATATGTAAATTCGTCTCCATCATTCACAACAACGACATGATCTACCATGTGGTGCCAAAAATCAAAAGCCTCTGAAAAAGTGTCTCTTGGTTGTTTGGTTATGATTGCCAATCCAATTTTCTCACTCATATTTTAAAATTTGATGTTCTTGATCTGATCTGTCAAATTCTTATATTGCTGATCCTTCTCAATCCAAAGCCCTTGGTCTTTCAGCATTTGCTCCATCATCTCCAGATTCTTGGGATCGAGAACGCTTTCTCCCGTCTCAATCAGATTACCTTTCTGGTCAATGAACTCTCCAATCCACGCAATGCGGTCATCGATATTTGACATATTTTCAATCGGAATAATGGCCGGACAATCTTCAGCAATGAAGAACGGGGTGTTCCCCAAATGATCTGAGTATTGTTCAAAAAGTCCCGCAAAGATATCATCAATTTCTTTAATATATTCAAGATTCGTATCACGCAACTCATCAGCAACAACTTTGATAGTAGGATCATATTTAATCCAGAAAATAATATCAAGATTTTTCAGGGAGCGGCGAACGATATCAACTGTAACCCCCAAAACATCTTCAGATACCAAATCTTTTTCGGCTGCATGTAATGTGTAAGCAAGACAGTCCAAGGGGCAGCGATCATGAATAATATGTTTTACATCCTTATGAGTATCCAAAGATTGTGTGAGATGATCGAGAATCAATAATTGTGTTTCTTCCGTGGTATTGGAAGAATGGGAAAGATTGTTTTCCTTGATTACATCCCGATATGTTTTAGCTGGTGTGGCATACATAGGCCATTTCTGTAAAAATGCTTTTAGTAGTGTTGACTTGCCGACCGCTGATGTTCCTGAGAAGGATATTTTCATAATGATTAAACTTAACAGGAGATTATTAAATTGCAAGCGATTTTCGTTAAGTAATAATACACATGGCTACCAAAAAAGCACCTCGCAGGAGGAAAGAGTTGGATATCACAGATGAAATCACCGATCATTACAAAAAGAACTTTGATCTGTCTAATATAGACCTCAAAAGGTTGCCACACTTAACTGATAATCAAATAAGATTTTATCAATTAACACAAAATCCCAAGACTAATATGGTGTTCGTGGATGGCCCCGCAGGGTCCGCCAAAACTCAAGTAGCTGTTTACGGTGCATTGGAATTATTAAAAAACAGACAAGTTGATAGGATCATCTATGTCAGGACAATAGTGGAAAGTGCTTCTCGTTCTCTAGGGGCGTTACCCGGAGAGCTTTCGGATAAATTTTTATACTTCTCAATGCCTCTTATTGATAAACTGAATGAGATGACAAGCATTTCTACATATAAAGCATTGATGGAACAAGAATACATTAAAGCCATGCCCGTCAACTTTATCCGAGGATTAACATTCCATAATAGTGCTGTTATTATAGATGAAAGCCAAAATGCAACGAAAAAGGAACTTTCCAGTTGCTTATCCAGATTTGGTAGGGGTTCCCACTACTTTGTAATTGGAGATACCAAGCAAAATGATATCAACGACTCAGGATTTAAAGAAGTCTTTGATAAATTTGACCAAGAATTCTCAAGAAAAAATGAAATCCACTGCTTGAAATTTGATAATACTGATATTGTCAGATCACCGATCTTACGTCACATCACTCAAATTCTCGGCGTGTAATATTACCGTCTAACCAACGGGTAAATATCATATTCTTCATCCCACATGTAGCAAGCTAATTTCCGTTTTGGTTTGGATATCAGCTTATATTTGATGATGCTTACAACATCATCAATGGAAATCTTTTCATTTTTCTTCTTACGCTTCAACATGAAGAACTTGAGAACCTTTTCATTCAGGGATTTCTCATAATCTTTCACAACTTGATGTTTGACTTGTTTATATTTCTCCTGAATGTTTGTCACATCTTCGGATGGAAATCCTCGTCCTCCTGACATATCCCAAACAGCGTTTAGGTAATGTGTTGCCAGATGTCCAGCAATTTTTGTGGCTTCTTCTTTCTCTTCCATAGTCATCTCTTTGAGATGTTTTGCTGCGTTATTCAATTCGTTTATATTAACCATAATTTTATCCTTCAATTACTCCCCCTTTGGGAGCAGTTCTCATATCAGCGGAATACCTCACAGCACCGCCCGTTTTCTGCCCATGAAATTCGTTCAGAAGCTCTGTCATATCAATGCTCTTGGCACCAAATACATGTTGCTCGTAAATGTTTCCAATCTCTGCATTGATTCGATCCTGCCCCCAAGCGTCCAAAATGGCACCAGCAGAACCCCCGTATTTTTGTGAAAAGTGTCCGCTCATATTTTTATTTATTATTATTCACCAAATTTTCAATGATGTTCTTACATTCAGCCGAATAACCAGCCTCGATATCATAGATTTTAGCATCTAAATCCATCAGACAAACGAAAGGGGAATGAGTTGCCACGATGATCTGATAATCTTTAGACATGCGCTTCAGAAGAGCAAACAGTTCCATCTGCTTGGGCAACGACAATGCCCTCTCAGGCTCATCCAGAAGCAATGTAACCCTACCTGTGCGTGGGAGAGAGCGAATGTAATCAACTTCTCCGACTTGGGCGGGATGGGAAGAAACATACTTGGTAAGATCGGGAGGGGTCTTGAGCATGTTGAAGAGCTTATTGAGCTTTTTCATTCGATACTGGCCCGATGACGGCTTCTCAATCATGGCATCCATGTGTTCCTCTTCCGTGGTCATACCATCTTCCGATGAAATTTCCTTATGGGTAAACCAAGCCCATTGGTCAATCTTCACATCTCCCTCGTTATAGAATGTGGCAGTTCCGTCCCATCCCACGATACAATCGGATTGACCGGGAGAATATGCGCGATACACATAAGGAAAATGACTTTTCTGTTGCGCTCCCAAAGCAAGTTCAGAGGAAATCCTTGACCATCCTGCAAATCCATTGGGAATGCCACAATATGCTTTGAGCATTTTTAGAACACTGGTCTTACCTCCCCCGTTACTCGATGATAAAATATTTAGTCCTTCCGTGAAATGAAACTCAATACCCGGATGAAAATTCGGGAGTTCCGTGGCGTATCCGTTTAGTATTTTAATACTTGAAATCATATCATTTCACTCCCCAAGATGTTCCATTAAACCACTCATGTCCCGATGGGTTATTCAGCGTTGCTTCCCTACGTTTGAAAGGTTCCGGTTGAACGGGTTGTTGCGCGATTTGTTCAGCCTTCAATCTTTCAATTGATTCTCTTTTCATTCGCTCCATTTCACTATCAATTTTATTGATTTCTTCTTGGTATTCTTCGGTTGTTAAATATTCACCAAAAAGAGGATACCAATCTCTTCCAACCAATACATCATCATCGTCATTGTTTACAGAACTGACATGGGAATCATCTTTAAGATCATCCGTTTCGTCCGTTGTTGTAAACCTGAAATTCTCATCCTCCTGTGCTTTGATTTCCACTTGCATGATAGGATTTATGGAGACGTTTAGGAATGTCAAGGAATTGATATTTGTTCAGTGGAAGGATTATAAATAAAATGTTGTAAAGTCCGTTGTAAAGTCCCATTATTATTAGTTAATATATATACGTCCACATTTATAGTACCATCTCGATTATTTCCAGTAATTTTAATACTTCCCACAGTATTATAACCAGCATCTTCCAATGCATACCTAATTTGGTCGGTGCTGGAAGCAAGCTGTCTGTCTGGTCCTCTAACTCTTTTAGCTGTCCTAGTTTTCGGATCAAATTTAACAATATATGTCGATTTATCAGCAGAGTATGTTCTACCCAATTTAGGATCACCCGTCTGTGGATCATTTACCAACTCCCCCACTTTAATGGTTGCGGTATATGTCCCATCAGCGTTTCGTTTCGGATTCCAATTGAGCTTTTCACCTCGCTCTTCGTGGAATCCATCTTCATGAATGTAATCCAATGTAATTTGATCTTTAGTCATTGAAGCCCTTTGACCTTTTTCAGCGGCATTTCTTCTCCATTCCGTTCCTTTCCTTATAGGATTCATTATTTCCGGTGCTACCGTATCAGCAATGGAACCAGCCCAAGATAATGCTTTAGTAGTATTTGGAAATTTTTTTATTAATTTTTCCTTCCCCTTTCCGATATTATCCATAATACCGCTTGCAGTAAAATTATTCCAAAATCCCTCGGAAAGTAAATCTTTTTGACTGATTTTATGCATCGGTTGCTAGGTGTTGGTCTGCCACATTTCGCAATGCAACGTCGATGAGAGCATCAAGCTCATTTTTTATAAATCCCTTCCCAATTAAAACCTTATGATCGTTGTCCGCTCTATTACCAATTGAAAATGGTGTGTTTGGAAATTTCTTACCGCCAATCATACAATCAAATAAACAGATTGGACGTTCCTCCGTATTACCAGCCCCGAGATTGATGGTGATGGTATCTTTGACTGGTTTTTCTAAGCGTATGGAATTCATGGTTGTAAATCTTACTATGGGTTGGTTTGTTTGGCGATCTTTTCCGAATTCAAGGTCTTCCCCGTGTAAAACATTGTAAGCACCATTACCCGTATCCAATTTGGCGGATATGGTTCCAACACCATCAACTATGATGTCCTCTTCCAAACCGAGGATGTTTTTTTCCACAAAGAATTGCTTGAAACTTCTCATTCATTTAAATTACTGGTTTTTCATTAACATCAACACCCATGCTTTCGTAAATTCGTTTCACGTTTCTATGTGCGGATGAAATCTCCCCAATGTTTGGGAATTTTGGTTTAGGTTTATCAGGAGTGCTATGGAACATTGAATAATTATTAATTGTTTTTATCATATGTTCAATCATGTGTTTGGAATCCATTAGAAGAGACAAATGATCTTGAGAAGAATCTGTTTTCAAAGATTCCCACATGATTTCATTTTCTTCTAATTTTGATATCATATTAAAATTGTTAGTAGTCGTCGGCTTGTTCAAAACCAGTGTTGGCGAAATCTGCCTTGGCATCCAGACGATGCCAAACATCGGAAACATATGTGGATGCAATCGTGATGGCGGAAACCATCCAATCCTCAAATTCACATTCGTTTTTCATGTCATACAAACGATCTGCGTATTCAGCGAGTTTTTTCAACTCTGCCACAAGAACTTCATTAACTTCATGCTTCTCGACATGACCAACTGGTTCAATTTCCATAACCATTCCATGTGCTTCAGGCTCATCGTCGTCACCGAAGTCATCGTCGTCACCAAAATCTGGCATCATTCCATAATCATCATCGTCATCAAAATCATCACCCATATCATCACCAAAGTCATCATCCATCTCGTCATCGAATCTTTTGTTCATAACTCCACTACGGAAAGATTCCCAAAGCACGGCATTTTCTTCTCCTTTGAATTTCATAGTAATATTTAGTCCATCTGATCTAAATTATCCCGAATGTCCTGTCCTTGTTGTGCGGGACGGATGATTGGGAGGACTTTTGATTGATATAAATCCTTGGCGGTCTGTCCCGATGCTTGGATTTTCTTGATATTATCAGGTCTGCGTAGTAAATCTAAGATGTTTTCCAGAGCGATGCGATCAGTGCCGCTAGGAGGTTCCATGAGAGCCGCCAGAACCACATCCTCCATGTATCGGATTTCAGCGGGAGAACTCAGGGGGATCGTCTCCGCTGGCTCTTCTGGGGGCATCTCAGGTGCAGGAGCTTGACCTTCTTGGGGTGCCTGTTCCATACCAGCTTCAGGATTTTGTTCATCCTGTTCCAGAATGGATTGATATCTTTCGATAAGTTGTAAGGTTTTTGATTTCATATTAAACAACGTTAAATTTCTTCGTTTTGGATTTTTGAACTGCTTTTTTCAAGCTATCAGTATTTCTTTTATATGCGTCAATCGCTTGTCCAGCAACATTTTCACGTTCTTTTGCAACCCTTTTGGCTTTTTGAGCTTTGGTCATAGCAAGTGGCCCAAGATTCGGTAATGAAGACTTGGCACCAAGTTTTTCAACTTCAGAATCAATATCATATGAACCAACCGTTTGTTGTTCTTCCTCTGGGAGATCACCCATATCTTGACGGGCTTGCATACCCACAGCTTCCAGAATGATATCCCCTTGTTCAGCATGAAGGATGATTTGGGAACCTTTGGAACTGAATGGAACTTCCTGTTCATATAGGAAGAATTTTGCCTGAAATGCGGCATCCATCTTGGATTGGTTCGCAGGATCGTGTTGTTCAAGAATCTCAAGAAATTTGCTCATGACATTATTTAGTGAAAATTATCATTTTGTTCACCACATCCTGAAAGTATTTCTCATTTAGGAATGTAAGACCTTCTTTTTCCAAATATTTGTAAATCTTGCGAAATGATGGTGGTTTGCGATTGAGGAAAGCCATCTCCAATCCAGAGATGGTTGAGCATTCCCTAATATCGATCAGGTATTCCAGATGTTCCAAATCATAATTGGCATCCCAAATCCTGATCTTGAAGATTCGCCGGATTTTAGCCAAAAGCTGGTTGCGGAACTTATCCTTGGTAAGAGCATTGGAAAAGAAAATGAAATCCGTGTGGGTATTGTATTTCAGGAATTGTGTCGTGGTCTTTATGAACTCATGGGTGTAGAGTTTCTTGTTATTCCGCTTGGAGAAATCAAAGGTGGTGATCAATCCAAGGGATTCCAAAAGGATTGCGAAGTTGGTATTCGTATCCCGAAATATCTCATCAATATCGATGATCTTTCTATTTTCAAATTGAATCCTTGTCACAGTTTCAAAATAGCAGGATCACGTTCAATGTCAACAAATCCTTTTGGGATTACGCCAATGCGACAATTTAAAATGCCATTGTAAAATCTCTTGTCCAGTAAAGCATTACATTTGATCTGCCAAATTAGCTCACTGTATGTCATATGGAATTTTGAGTGACACACCTCTATCACTTCCCTTGAAAAATGCTCAATCCCGTATTTCTCAATATCCGATAGCAATTCCTTGGACGATCCCCAATACTTCTCCACATCATTATCCACAAATGAAATGCGATTGCGTGTCTTACCTTTCAATGGTTTGCGCTTCACGCGCTTCAACAATTGCTTTTTCCCAATGTAAAAACGTCTGCTTCCTTTGTTTTGGATCACATCTGGATGATTGTTGCGGATGAGGTAAACGAAGCCCACAACACCTTCCGTATCGGCTGGGAAATTTTTCCATGTGGTTTGCTCCATTTTCCTATTTAGTGGCACGAATCCAGCTATAAAGCTTATCATAAGCTTTGGTGAGAAAATTAATTTGATTGATTTGTTATCTTGTAATGTTTCTATTTTTATTCTCTTAACAAGTATTAATTATAACGATTTCTAATTAATATCTGATAATAAGCTGATTGATTTCAATTAATTTTTATTTCTTTTGTTTCTTTCTTTAGTTATCTTTAATCATAGTTAATATCTAATCAAAAACTAATAGTAAGAAAATTAATTATAAGGTATTGACTTTTGAAATAGTCGAGTTAAAGTAACAGGGTGGAGGGAGGGCTATGGTCTTATGTACAAACAATAATAAGAAAATTGAAAATAATTCATATTACACTATTGACAAACTAATATGGCGAGTATAATTAAGGGTGGCGGGTGGGCTTGGTGTACAAACTTTATTACTTCCGAACACGCTTTTTCTTCCGCTTTTTACCCGATTTCGCGCTCAGTCGCCCACTTCTCGTGCTGATTCCCAACCCATACGGATTTCTGGCATCCCCCGGAGCAAACCAATCCGTGTTTTCAATTCCAGCATGTCCAGCAATATCACCCCCGAACGCACCTCCGCTTGTCATATCCTCATTCAACATGGTTTGATAAATATTAGCAATTTCAATCTTGTCATTGACAAAGGGATGGTTCATGTTATTATTTAGTAAATGATCCGAGTAGTGAACAAATCCAAACATAAACCAACTCCCGATGATTTCTACATCGGGCGCGGTTCCGTCATGGGTAATCCTTATCACCACAAGGAATCCAATCATCCCCAAGCCCTGTATAAGGTGGATACGGTGGAAGAAGCGATTGAGGGATATGAATCATATTTTCAAAATTGTTACTTTTCCACAGATGAAGGATTCAGGCGACAAGTTCAAAAATTGATTGATCGGGAATCAAACGATCAAAACACTAATCTCGTCTGTTATTGCGCTCCCGATAAATGTCATGGGGATGTTATCAAAAAATTTGTAGAGGACGCAGCAAGCCAAATTAAGTGGGGAGCTTTCATGTAAAATTATGAGTTTAGAATTAATTAAAAGATATCAAATACAGTTTGAAGAGTTCACCAAAATAACGGACTTCAACCTTGAGGAAATTACGAAGAGAGTTCCAGCAGAGAAGCATTTCTGGGTATGCCGTCTGATTGATGCGAAGATCGAGAAGGACAAGCTTTACAAGATCAAGGCATCCACCAAGCATACCTTACAGAAGAAGCTGATGGAAGAGTCTCCCGTGGCTCTCAACAAGCAAGTGATGGACGATCTGGACAAGACCCCCTCGCTGGAGAACATCAACCAGAAGATCAAGGAACAAGAGTATCTGGTAGAATATCTGGATCGCGTGGTAGGATTAATCACTTTTATTTCCCAAGATATTAAAAATATTTTAAGTCTTAAACAATTGGAGGAGCATTAAATTATGAAAATTAAACCAAAATTTGATTATGTTACAGGGGAATTTGATACTGATATTAATAAATTAATATGCGTCAAATCCCCAAAATATGGTATTGTTGATTTATGTTTTGATAATGAGGGTGGATTTAATCTACCATTCGCAAGAATCAAATTACATTCCAGCGATAAAGCGGTGGATGCTAAAAATGTTGTAGAAGATGCGTATGCGTTAGGTGAAGAAATAGCGAGAAGATGGAATGAATTTAAAGAATGATTATTTTTGACTATAAACCATCCAAACGACAAGGACAGATCATTACCGATTCTGAAACCCTTGGTATGATTCGTAGTCATTTTTCAGTCAAGAATGACGGGGCATTTTTCGCCAAGAAGAAAGGACATAGATTTGTCAAGGATCGAAAGTATGCCATCACTGCCACCGGATTGTTTGATTTTGGATTTCATGGGGAGATTCTGAAATATCTCAGAGACAATCAGATCACCGACATATCCCTAACGGATGCTTTCAAAAAGAGATTGAAATGTGGTGTGGGAATCGAGGAATTTTGGAATGATTTGAAATATGATGCGCGGTATTACCAGAAAGATTCAGTGATTGCTGGTCTGAAAAAAGGATTCGGGACATTTCTATTAGCCACATCTGCTGGGAAAAGTTTGGCTCAAGCCTTACTCATTGAAAATTACACTCGAAACGTATCATTTGATACTTTCAAATGTCTCATAGTAGTCCCCGGTTTGTCTCTTGTGAACCAATTACAGGGGGATTTTGAGGATTATGGCGTGACATTCACGTATTCAGGATGGACGGGGGGAACAGAACCTCAAGATACTCAAGTTGTGATATGCAATTCTGAGAACCTTCTTTCTCAATTTACCAACAATCCGTGGATTTTGAGCGTGAATCTGCTCATAACAGATGAGTGTCACAAGGTAGCAAGCGAGAATCAGATTTCCAAAATCATAAACAAAATCCACACACCCAACAAATTCGGATTCACGGGAACGCTTTCCGATAAACCCATCGACCAATGGAAAACAATCGGGACATTTGGCTCCGTTATATATGAGAAGAAATCCAAGGAACTTAGGGATGAGGGTTATATTTCCGATGTGGAAATCACAGCCCTGCAACTCAATCATCCCAAAACGATAAAATTTAAATATAAAGATGAACTGGAATATCTATACAAACACGAAAAAAGAAATCAGATCATCGCTAAATTGGCTGATTCAATCAGTGGTAATGTCCTTATCATGGTTAATCATCTTGATCACGGAGATAGTCTATTATCTCTTATGTCTTCCCGATCTGATAAAAGAGTGTTCTTTGTTAAAGGGGAAATGGAAGTGGAAAAAAGGAAAGAAATAATTGACATGATGGAAAAGAATGATAACATCATTTGTATTGCCATGGCATCCATCTTTTCAACTGGTATCAATATCAAGAATCTCCCCAATATCATATTTGCGGGACTTGGGAAGTCATTCATTCGGGTTGTACAATCCATTGGTCGGGGACTCCGGTTGCATGATAACAAATCCAAGCTACGCATCATTGATGTTTCGGATAATTTGAAGTATTCCATGTCCCATGCGTTACACAGGCAGGAAATATACGATCAAGAGCAAATTTTATGGAAAATTAAGGAGGTGTCGCTGTGATCGAACGTAGTAAGGAAGACATTCAAAAGATCGTTGAAAAGTGGAGTTATCTTTTAAATGCACCGTTATCTGGTAACAAAACAGCAATGTTGATTGAATCACAAGAAAAAACATATACGCTGGATCAGGTAATAGAAAGTATTGAAGATAAAGTGTTTAAACAATATGTTGAAAATTTCAAGCACGACAATGATCATTATAATCCCGATGGATATATTTCGGTTTTAGTCAAACATCACATTAACAAACACAATATCAATTTATGACAGAAAAAAATGCCAAGAAACCACATTATGTTAATTCCAAGCTGTTCAAACAGCAATTGGTGGAATACTATGAGACGGGAGCAAATCTGGACGAATTGGGAGTTCATCTGATGAACATTGCAGAGGGTTTGTCATATAAAATTAACTTTATTAGATATTCTCAAAGCTGGAAATCTGAAATGATCGGGGATGCAGTTCTGAAAATGTATGCGGCTCTGGAAAAGAAATTGTATAACATCGAATCAGACTTCAACCCATTCTCATATTTCAACCGCATTGCTTGGAATGCTTTCTGCAACCGCATCAAGAAGGAGAACGGACAACACAAGGGTCTGGAGGACTACAAGGAGATGGTGTATATGGAAAGCATGAGTGGGCCAGATTCCATGGGACATGTTTACGTGAAACCGAATTTGGAGGGGGATGAATATGATGACAATGATTAAGAAACCTAAAATAGCACTATTTTCAGACCTTCATTTGGGTCTGTATGGAAATTCGACAGAGTGGCATGAAATCGCCTTGAAATGGGCTGATTGGATTGTGTCTGATCTGAAGAAAAAGAAGATTACGGATATATTTTTCCTTGGTGATTTCTTCCACAATCGTTCGGAGATTTCAGTCCAGACAATACATGTTGCATCAGAATTGATTGCCAAGTTCAAGGATTTCAACCTCTTGATGGTGATAGGAAACCACGATGCGTTCTACAAGAACCGTTCCGATGTCCATAGCTTGGGATTCCTCAAGGGACATGATAACATCACCATCATTGATCAGAACTTGGAATTTGATGCATTTAATAAGAAATTGCTATTTGTCCCATGGAATCACGAATTACCCGAAGGTAAATTTGACTACATCTTTGGTCATTTTGAAATTCAAACATTCCAAATGAACAATTATAAGGTATGTGATCACGGATTCCAAGTCATGGATTTTCTAGCATCCCGAACGACTAATGTTTGGAGCGGTCACTTCCACACCAAGAGCATCAAGAAATACAATGAAGGAACGATTCGATATATTGGCAACACATTCCACCACGATTTCAACGATTGTGGAGATGACAAGGGTTATCACATTCTGAATCTGGAAGATGATTCCGTCGAATTTGTGAAAAATACGGTGTCTCCTGAATTTATTAAGATTCCCCTGTCCAAGATCAAGGACTACAAAGCGGAGGATGTGGAAGGAAACATAATCAAGCTAATCATTGACAAAGATGTGGAAGATGATAAGGTGGAGAAGTTCAAGATTTACCTGTCCAACTTTGCTCCTTTCCGTCTTACCACGGAATACAACGTGGCAACAAAGACAATTGGGGATGTTGAACAGGTGGATTCCATTGATATTGTTGGTATGTTTGACGAATTTTATGAACAACTCAAGCTGGACGACGAACAATTAGTAAGAGTGAAGAAAATTAACGATGAATTGTATGACAAATGTAAGTAATCCCCTGTTAAGAGCTTTCAAACATACAATAAAAATATCGGAACGCGAAAGAGATGTTCCCATGGAGGAATATATACACAAATATATATTAATGCATGGAAGTTGTCTCATAATGGATAGAATCTTGAAAAGAGTTGGCGATAAGGATTCATTAACATTTGATGTTACATATATTTTCAATGATAATCCAACAGATGATAAAATTGTCGAAGCTTTGATAAAAATAAACGCATTATAATGAAACGAATTGTATGAAAAGTGTAAGTGATTTTGATTTGAAAAAGGTTTTTGTCGAAGAGGTCACTGAGCGTATTGGTCAACATGTTTTGGCAAGTAAGGTCAGAGATGCTACGATAGAAGATATTGAAAAAGAATTGGAAAATCATAAAAATGGTAAATGTGGACATTCTATTGTTGAAGACACATATGGGTGGTTGTATGATTTTAGGGGGTGTGCTATTTGTGGAAAGGGACTTGGAACTGTATGAAAAAAATAATTTATAAAAAATTAAAAGGTCAAAATTTCCTTAGCATTGGCAACGATCAGATTGTGATTGATTTTCAATCTGGTTTCAATCTGATCACTGCTAAGAATATCGACAACCCTGATCGCCAAAACGGGGGAGGCAAGTCAACATTGGCGGAACTTTTCTATTTCGCCCAATTTGGTAAAACCATCCGTGAAATTAAAAAGGATTTCATCATCAACAATATCACCAAAGGAAAAGGTGCTATTGAATTGACGTTTGACGTAGAGACTGATAATGACACTCAGACATACACAATCAAGCGACAACTCAAACCAAGCTCTGTAACTCTCTTAAAAGGAGATGAAGATATCACTAAGGATTCAATTGCCAATACTGATAAATTCATCTGTGATCTGATCGGTTCCAATCCTGTGATCTGCCGTAGTTGTGATATTCTATCTCTTTCCGATAACATCCCGTTCATGGCGAAGAAACCAGAGGAGAAGCGCAAGTTTATCAATGATATTTTCTCTTTGGAAGTCTTTGGTAAGATGAGTAATGAATTGAAGAATCTGATTCGTGATAATAAAGGGGAGATGAACATTTCCACTGCAAGATTGGAAGAACTTAACCACACTCTGGAAACGCTGAATGATCAGCAAGCGGATTATCTGAAGAAAGTCCAAGAACGGGAAGCAATCCTCGAACAAAAGCGTAAGGAGATCCAAGAGAAGATCGACGAAACGGAGGAAAAGATTGCTAAAATATCCATAACGGATGTCTCAACAATACAATTGGAGCAAGAGAAGTATCATGAAGCTTGGAGAAAATTGGATGGGAAGATCGGTCATGTGAACGATGCGATTTCATCCAAGGAGACTTTGAGAAAGTTGAAGGTGAAAGAAATTGAACAAATTGAGAAAGTAACAAAATGAACACGGAATGTGAAAATTTATCTGGAAGTATAGATATTGGAGAATACCAGAAAATGTTGGCAAGTGTCCCCAAAGCAGCTAAAGAATGTGGGATGATTCAACATGAGGATGGATTGTATAAAATGTGGGTTGATTGTAAAGTGATTGATAAATTCACCAAAAACAAATTGTTTGGGGGTAGAAAATATTATTTTGTTCTCAATATCATGGGAATAACCAAAGAAATTCAAGTGGATGAAAATAATTACTACAATCAATCAGAGATGAATAGAATACATATGTATTCTGAAGACCGTAAAACATGGTTCCCAACCAGACAATAAAAATGATTAAATGCGACAAATGCCTCCAAGATATTCCCCATACTCATGTGGAACATCTGGAGAAGATGAAAGAACAATATCAATCGGAATTGGATGATATTGTCAAGGAAATTGATGAATTGAAAGAACAAAAATCTCAATTCCATTCGAAAAAAGAAAAGGTTCAAGCTAAGGTAGCTGAGTTTCAGGATCAAATCAATGAATCGAAAGTCACCAAACAAAAATTGGAAGGTCTGGAAAACAGTCTCAAGCAATACAAAGATTCTTTGAACAACTTGAAGCTGGAAGAATTACCTAAACCAAATTTTGAGGAAAGTATTCAAAATACTTGGGTGAGACAAAATACTGAGAATGATAATTTCCGAATGCTTAAACAGAAATCAGATGATTATGAAATCTGTAAGTTCGTTCTTGGTGAAGAAGGTGTTCGTAGCTTTGTGGTGAAGAGACTTCTTTCCATGATGAACGCAAGCATTCAGCAATACATCAACGATCTTGGTATGTCCATCCGTTGTAAATTTGACGAATACTTTGATGAGCAGCTTTCCAATGACAAAGGTAAGGAGATTTCCTACTGGAACTTGAGCGGTGGTGAACGTAGAACAGTTGACCTCGCGTGTGCGTGGGCGTTCAAGGACTTGAAAAGGAAGATTTCGGGAGTGTCATCCAATGTGGAATTTTTTGATGAATACCTCGATTCCACCCTAGATTCCACAGGAATTGATAAGTTGATCGAACAAATCAAACAACGAATTGATAGATTTGATCTTTCTGTTTATGTGATTTCCCATAGAACAGAAACCGCCAAACATGTTACAGGATCAGTAATTGAACTCGCTAAAGAAGGTGGAGTTACTAGGAGAATTTATAATTGACAAATGGAAAAACATGAATAAATCTCTTCATGTTTCAAAAGTCTCCGTTTCCATCTCCTTTTGCTAAGAATCCCTATGCTGTAAAAAACACCACCCAAGAACCCCCTAAAAAGGGCAACACTTATTTAAACTTCGGAGCCGATAGAGGGGGTTGTGGACAATGGCGCATAGGTTGGCCTGAATTACATATCAATATGTGTGGATTGGGGGATTCTTCCACCATTACCAAGATGGTTCTCAACAAGGATTGGTATCGGGATGTGAAAACCATCAAGCTCCAACGCCAATGTTCGACTCAACAGAAAGAATTCTTTAAATTTCTCAAGAGTATCCAACCAGAATGCGGTTTCAAAATCATCTATGAAGTGGATGATGTGGTATTCCACGAAGAGATTCCCGATTACAATTCCTACAAACACGCATTTGCTTCCGATGAGATTCGCCAGAACTGCGTGGACATGATGAACATGGCAGATGAGGTGACGGTGACATGTAAATACATGCGCGATCTTTTCATTGAGAAAACAGGACAACAAAAGACTTCCGTGATTCCCAACTTCCCTCCCGAATGGTGGATTGGTTCTCATTACAATTATGGGAAGGTTATCCAGAACTTTGATAGGAACAAGAAAAAGCCGCGCATCCTCTATTCAGGATCGGGAGCGCACTTTGATGTGAAGAATGTCACGGGACAGCAAGATGATTTTTCCCATGTCCTGAAATTCATCATCGATAACCGTCATAAATATCAGTTCATTTTCATTGGTGCTTACCCACCTCCCCTGCATCCATATATCGAAAGTAAGGAAATAGAATTTCATCCATGGCAATCCCTGATGGATTATCCGAAGTTCATTGCTTCTTTGAATCCCCAATTGCTTCTTGCACCCCTGAAGGATATTCCGTTCAACAGGTCAAAGTCTGATATCAAATATATTGAGGGAGCTTGTTTGGGTATCCCCTGTATGGTTCAGGATATGGTGACGTATCAGGATGCTCCCGATTTCCTAAAATTCACGGATTCCACCGATTTGGAACAGAAAGTGGAGACAATTCTGAATTGGAAGAACCGTTTCAAGTATTACAAGCTGGTTCCCGAGTTGAGAAAGCTTGGGGAAAGCAGATTCCTTGAAAGACCGGAGAATATCGGAGCGTTTATGGAAGCCCTGAATACACCATTCGGTGATCCTTCTCGCAGATTCATGAAATATTGGAATGATTAATTCTTACCAAATTGGGAATATTGAGCGAGCGTTGGGCGGAGCCTTTCAAACATACCTTTTAAGTTTTCAAAGCTATTCATATTCGAAGGATTATTGAAAAAGGCTTTTTTATTGTTTTGGTAAAAATTGATAGTTCCTTTTAGATAATTTTCAATATACGAACAAAGTTCATGCGCCTTTGCCTTGACTTTTTCTGTCTGTGGGTCATAATCATCGTAGGATGATTCCATATCAAGATTTTCGTAAATCATACTCAAGTCTTTGAAATAATTATCCATAACAATATTTAGTGAATGATGTGGTGAATTATAATTTATCTACTTATTTCTTCCCAGTCTATTGAGCCATGAACAAATTCTGTGTTTGTGCTTGCTGTTACAGCTAATGTTAATTCATAAGGTGTGCTTGTAAAGCTATTTCTCTCAAGTTGAAACTTGAACAGAGCTTCTTTAAGAATGTCTATCGATGTTGCTCCCTGAGCATTGGAAGTAAAATATCCTGATGCTAATACTCTACCTCCCGATAGACTGGTTCCATCTAGTTTATATTCCACGGAGGAATTAACTCCTGCATCAGTCCATGTACCGCCAGAAGTCGTTCCAGATGCAACCACTTGCCACTTGTAGATACCCGTATTGACCCCCATTAGCGACAACGCAGTTAGAATTACAATACCATCTAATCTTGTTGATTTTAACCGTATGGAAACGATAGGATAAAAGGTTCCTGCTGTTGTAAGAGCTTTGGGAGCAGTTATTGTCGTACCTGCTGCTTGTTGCAATCCTCTTAACTCATAACCACCCTCCGAAATAACTGTACTACAAACTTGTTTTAATTTACTTGAACCTGAAGTTGCAGCTTTATTTTCAATTTCATATCTAAGCGGCAGTGACCCCGTTGTAATGTATGTCGTGTCAATCAAGTTAGCGTGATGGAAGTAATGACAAGGTACAAACTGACCATTGATAACAAATCCTGTTCTCACAGAGCCTAATCCGAGCCATTCGATGTCAATCCATAGAATTTGAGCCTTTGTAATATCAAGTGTGATACCAGATGAACCCGACCCATCCAAGCGATCTACATTCCATTGCGATTGTGGGACACGAGTTTCAGTGAGCGAGCCTGATGTAATGCTACGTTCAACCACGTAAAGGGTATTGTCATCCAATTCCAAGTAGATACCATTATCAGTGCCAAAATACCCAACACGTTGTCTAAGATTTGTTTTAGCTTGGTTAAAAGTAAATGTGCTTAAAATTTGTAAACTTTTACCGGGTTGATAAGCAAACACTTTTGTGGTTTCACGATATATTTTAGAACCGCTTAGAGCATCAACTTTCAATTCAACAATACCTTGCGTTTGGATAAATTGTGCAGAAGCGGAGGTTGTTGTAGTTCCTCCTGATAATGTTGACCAGAGATTATTATCTGCATACCTATGAGACGAATCGAAAAGAGTCAAAGGACTTGATGTTCTCGTTCTTCCAAATGCATCACTCGCCATGTTGTAATTACCGCTAAAGTTGGTCGAAGTGTCATCGATATTTTTCACCAAAACCGCATATTTCGGATATTCGACTATTTGAGTAGAGCCAAAAGATGGATCGGACACTGCCGATGTTGCTGGGAATCTGGCATCATTTACGATCTCAACAAATTTTCCGCTTTCGGTATTTGCGGCATTTGTCCACACTTTAGTATTAATTGCCATATTTTTATTTAATCATTCGATGAAGTTAATATTGTATTGACTTTGGCATTTTATGGTTTATCATTTTTTTATGTATAGAAATTGTGTGTATGATCAAAAAAATCGTAAAATTTTTATTTGGACTTGGGACGAAAACGGGGAGCGAATCCGCGAAGAACATGATTTCAAGCCATACATCCTTTTGGAAGATAAAAAGGGAACGGAGAAGTCCATTTATGGCACGGCTCTCAAAAAACGCGAATTTCAATCCAGCTATGACAGGAATAATTTCGTCAAGGATAGTAATATCAAGCGAATTTACGAGAACCTACCACCATATCAACAATTCCTAATTGACAATTATTGGTCGGTTTGTGAGAATGATAATTTCTCCCAATATCCCCTGAAGGTGGCTTTTTTTGATATTGAATGTCCCGGAATATCCTTTCCAGAACCAGAATTGGCGGAATCAGTGATTAACCTGATCACGATCTATAATTCTGAGTCCAAGATGTATCATGTATTTGGTTTGAAAGATTTCCACACCATGAGAGATGATGTGAAGTATTATCGGTGTAAATCCGAAGAGGACTTGTTGAAATCGTTTATCAAATACCTTCAAAAGGAAGGTTTTGATGTTCTCAGTGGATGGAACATAGCAGCATTTGATGTTCCTTATCTTGTAAATCGAATCACTTTCCAATTGGGAAAGGAATGGGCTGATAAGCTGTCCCCAACGGGTAGGATTTACGAAAAGACCAATCCAAATGGTAAATTTGGGATGCCTTCCAAGGAGTATGTGATTGAAGGGCTATCAATTTTGGATTATTATGTGATTTATCAGAAGTTCAATTTGGAGAAACAGGAATCGTATAAATTGGATAATATTGGGGAAGTTGAATTGGGAATCAATAAGATTCAACACGAAGGCAATCTATGGGAACTCATGAAAAATGATTGGAACACTTACACGGATTACAATATACGTGATGTGGAAATCGTTGTGGGGTTAGATCAGAAAAAGGGGTATATTAATCTAATCCGATTCCTTGCATATACTGGATTATGTGATCTGGAAAGCGCGATTAGAACACTCCCGGCAATGAACGGGGCAATTGCCATACGCGCCCGTATGCGGGGGGAATACATTCCTACGTTCATTCGTCCCGTGACGGACTACCGCGCCCCCGGTGGGTATGTGGCAGAGCCAAAAATAGGTTTTGCGGAGAATATCGTATCCTTTGATGCCAACTCTCTGTATCCATCGGTTATGATTTCCCTGAATCTCTCCCCCGAAACGAAAATCGGAAGGGTTGAGAAGGATGGAGATAAAGTGAAAATCCATCATGTATCAGGTAGATTGTTTGAGATGACTCCTGAGAACTTCAAGAAATTTATTGATGAGGAGCAAGCGGCATTAACTAAAGCAGGATTTCTCTTCTCTCAGAAGAAACGTGGTCTGGTTCCCGAATTCCTTGACAATCTTTACACCAAACGGAAGGAAATGAAGAGTAAGATGATGGAATGCCGCAAGAAGGGGGATAAAGAAGGGGAGCAGAAATTCGACAGCATCCAATATGCTTACAAAATCCATCTCAATTCCCTCTATGGATATATGCTCAACAAATACGCTCCCCTTGGAGATGAGGATATTGGAACATCGGTGACACTGACGGGACAAGCGGTAATCAAGAAGAGTAATGATCTGTTTCAGGATTATGTGAGGGAAAATCTACCGGATTTGTCAGAGTCCTTATTGCAACAAAGTTGTGTTTACGGTGATACGGATAGCTTTTTCGTTTCCTTGAAAATGTTTGGCATGGATGCTAAATCTGATGAATTTTATGAATTATGTGAAGATATTGAAAATTATATCAATGAACGAATCATTGAATGGGCTAGAAAAGCTCTGAGAAGCACTGATCCTCGCTTCGTATTCAAGCGGGAAACCATCTGTGACGCGGGAATCTTCATTGGTAAGAAATATTATGTCCTTCATGTTCTGGACGATGAGGGAACCAAGGTGGATAAGTTCAAGTATCGGGGGGTTGATGTCGTAAAAACCACAATGCCCAAGAAGGTGAAGCCTTATGTCAAGAAAGTCATTGAACATATGATCATGTCCCAATCTTTGAAGGAAACCAATGACATGTTCAACGAGGCTTACGAGGAATTCAAGAATCTGTCCATTGCGGAGATTTCCAAGATTTCGGGTATGAACAACTTTGCGGAATATTCGGCTAGGTGTAATGGTATGAACACCGTGAAAGGTATGCCATCCCATCTCAAAGCTGCTTATTTTCATGACATGATCATGGAACAGAACGGATGGGGTTCCAAATACGAGAAATTCAAGACGGGGGATAAGGTTCGCATGGTTTATGTTAAGAAACCCAACAAATACAATTTGGAAATGATCGGATTCAAGGGTGGTTGGCCGGAAGAATTTGATAACATTTTCACTGTTGACTTTGAAAAGATGTTTAGTAAAGTCTTCTATGCAGCGATTGAGAGATTTTACGAAGCGGTCGGTTGGAAACTCAGAAAACCTAGCGAAAATCTCACCGTAGAATTGGACGACTTGTTTGGCGAATGATAACACAATTAAATCCCACGATACCAGTAGTCACCCCAAAAGGGAAGGGTTACGCACATCTGGTCATAGATTATTCCCAAGAACATGATTTATATTGGGTTTGTTTTATAAATGATACGAAAGAATGCTGGACATTTGGGAATTCTGAGATAAGAATAGATGACAACATAACATTACAGAGAAAATGAAAATTGAAACGAATTATCAGTGCATTTCTGGAGTATGTGATGCAAGTCATTTTGATCACTATTCCAAAGACTCAATCCAATTGGCACAAGAACGAGGACATTGGCCATACGAAGATGGTCTATATAAAATGTGGGTTGATTGTAAAGTGATTGATAAATTCACTAAGAACAAATTGTTCGGGGGTAGAAAATATTATTTCGTTTTGAATCTTATGGGAACGACGAAAGAACTTCAAGTCAATCAAAGCAATTACTATAATCAATCTGAGGTGAATGAGATACATGTGTATTCCGAAGACGGTAAAACATGGTTCCCAACCAGAATATAAATTATGATGAACGAATATAAAATAATGTGGGAGCAATTCTTGAAAGAATCTCCATGGGCGACTTCACCGACACCCAATTCATTCAATGATAGAATGGAAAATTTCGACACCAATATTATCGGATCATATGATAATATTGGTAATTTTGAAGATTATGAGGTTTATCAAAATGATAACGGGAACGAATTATTCTTCATGCTTGGGGATGATTTTGTTGCTTATTATCGATACGAGATTGATGATAGAAATGTTTGTCACACTAAAATGACTTGGAATCACAAGAACCACCAAGGAACGTTTCTCAAGTTGTTTGGGGAATACTTGATACCGAAATTTAAAATAATTGAATCTGATGATATGATGACACCTCAAGCATTTTCCATGTGGCAGAAGTTGATCGGACATTATACGGATTATAAATATTACGTTAAAACCGGAGACGAACTTATACCAATTGACAATCCATATGAAGTGCATAATTATTCAGAGAAATTGGCGATAAACGGAAAATCAAACTCAACATTTTTAGTAACTGTATGAATATTACACCACAGCAAGCATATTTAAAAGGGTTGACGGATGCCGAAGACCGAATCATCGACAACCTGATCAATCTCCTAAATGATTCCAAATATGACGTTCCGTTTCCCAACCCCAAGTTGGAAATCGTGAGACATATCATCAAGGATCGCTCGGATTATTATCACAATCTTGCCAAGAGAATTAATAATATGGGTGGATCATTTAGAAAAAAATTGGCACAACAAAAGGATTATCTTGACAACGCCAGATAAACAATTAAATCTACACATATGAAAGAAAACAAGCACATCGTAATCATCGACAATATTGGGCGCAACATCATCGGCAAGCTGGTGAACGAAACCGACACCACCCTGACACTCCATAATCCGGTGATCGTATTTGTCCAGCCAGAACAAAGCGGACAGATTCAGGTTCAGAGCTTCCCCGTATTCTTCTTTGAGTTCATCAACAAGGACTTCAGGGGGCAAAACAATTGGACTTATCAGAAGGCTAATATCACCACAAGTGATGTTGTTCTAGATGATAGGATTCTCATTCAATATGAGAAGATCAACACTCCTCCGGAGGAACCACAGGCGGCTCCAAGCGCATCGCCTAAAATTATTTCAATCGATTCTCTGTAATGTCACCTTCTGATTTCGCATACTGGTTGACCGGATACTTTGAAATCTCCGATAGTAATAATCTGAGTCCTCAACAGGTTCAGATTATTCGGGATCATCTGGCTTTGGTATTTGAAAAGGTTACACCCGATAGAAAGGGATATGAACCGTTGGATACCAGATCTACCGGATTATCAGCTATAGGATTGTGTGGACAACCGCAAGAGATTGATTGGACGAAATTACCGAAAATGAAATCATATAAAGTAGAAACAAGATACTGTTAAATTATGTCAAAAGAAATAGATAAAGAATTATTCGCCTCCCTGAAATCGTTGGATGATGTGGTGCCTTATGCATCGTTCCTAAGTGAATCCACGCTGTCATCGGTTGATGATTGGATTGATACGGGAAGTATGGTGTTGAATGCCCTGATTTCCGGTTCTCTATATGGGGGTGTCCCCAAGGGACGATTGGTGCAATTTGCGGGTCCATCAATGTGTGGAAAATCATACTTCGCATTGCAAATCGCCGCAAATGCCCAAAAGAAAGGTATGATTCCCGTCATCTTTGATTCGGAAGGTGCCATTGATCCTGAGACTGCCAAGAACTTCGGTTTGGATACCACCAAGGTCAAGTATGTGGGCTGTGAATCGGCGGAACAAACAAGAAACGCTATTTTCAAGTTCCTGACAAGTGTTAGGGAGAAGAAACAGAATGGTAAGTTTATTATCATCATTGACTCTCTGGCAAACCTCAATTCTGAGATGGAATTGAAGAGGATGGATAAGGATTCCACTTCTGCTGACATGGGAACCTTCGCCAAATCGGTGAAGAGTCTGTTGAAGACTTGCACCAATATGGGAACCTTAACAAAGACTCCGATCATCATCACCAACCATGTGTATGATGATCCTAGCCAAATGTATCCATCATTGGAGAAGAACATGTCGGGTGGTAAGTCCGCTGTTTATCTTCCATCGGTGAACGTGCAGCTTGCCAGAGAATTGGTTCGGGATGAGAAAAATACCCAAGTTGTGGATAAGCTTTCCGCTTCCCAGAAGAATTACTCCGGTGTCGTGCTACACGCTCTGATCACCAAGAACCGCTTTGCCAAACAATATCTGGAAGGTAAGATTTATCTCTCCTTTAGCAAGGGTCTGGACAAGTATTTCGGTCTTCTTGATATCATGAAGGGTATGGGTGTTGTCACATTGGATGGACAGACATACAGCGATTGGGAGAAGAATAAAATCGGCAAATATAAAACATGGTCGAAGGACATTGATTTATGGGAAAATAGATTGCTTCCAGAACTTGAGAAGCGCATCAAAATCCATTGGGCATATGGTTCTTCTCCTGAAGACGATGATCTGGTGGCATTGGAAGAGGATGATGAATTAGATGCAGATTGAAAAAGGTATCCACTTGTTTCATGGTGATTGCTTGGAAGTCCTCAAAAAGATTCCAAGCAATTTTTGTAATGATCACCAATCGCTATTAAGATTATCTTTCGGGTAAGGCATTGGTTTGTGTTTCAATTCACTTATTATTCTTTTACGGTCTTTTTTATGTAGAATGTAAACGTATCTATGTTTTTTCTTTATTTTGACCCTTTCATAATTGGGATCAATTTTAAGCAATTCTTCGCGTTTAATCGTGTTATATACAACACAAACACTTCTTTGATTTGTGAGTTTTCCATTTATTCTATGTAAATAACCTTGTCCAAGCGAAAGGTTATTACCTTGATATATCCAATTCGTTGCTTGATAAATAGTTCCTAAATGATTCGCCATTGGATCGGAATAACTGACCAAAACTTTTATATTGGTATTTTTTCTCAACCAATCAAAGGTTTTGCCTATGAAATAGCTTTCACTATTTTTAGGTGCTTCATCAACAAGCCACAATCTTTTCAGTTCCAAAACATCTTTATTCTCTAAATTGGGGGTAATGGATTTAACAGTTTGTCTGCCAACGGGAAACCCATACACGGCAACACCGATCAAATTATCCTCATCAAATAATCCCAATGAATACCTAGAAGGAGTCCAACTGTGGGAATAGTGGTTTTCCTTTATTAACTTTTTCGCCAAGTTTGTATCTATTAAATCAATCGTGTAATTCATGATTCAATTTATCACTCATTCAAAAACAACCAATGAGCATAATTTATGGGTTTTTTAAATCCACGATCTCTATACTCTCCGATGTTGTTGAGATGTCTGTCTTTATTGACCTGTTCGGTCATGTAACCCATGACACCTTCTTCATCTTCGGGATTATCTTTTTTGAGTTTGATTAGATATTTGGATATGGCATCAATTTTTTCATAATCTGGATCATCATCATCCATCATTTCTCTTAATTTTTCTTCAATTTCTGGTGCCGACAATCCAGCAACTTCACCTTCAATATTAATCTTCGGTTTCTTTACACCCTTTTCCTTTAATTTTTTTTCAGCTTCCCATTTCTTACCTCGTTTTTCATATTCTCCTTGACGAATCATTCTCGCGTCTTCTCTAGATTGAGCTTTTTCAGCCTTTTCATCATCTCTTGAAGATTTACTCACTATTGATAGTTTAAGTTTCGATAGAATATTTCTCCAGTTTGATAATATTCCACTTTCTTCGTCAGTTATAATCCCCTCATTAACCAAATCATCCAGAAGACCATCATCCAAAGTATCATATACAGATTGATATCTGTCTTTCTTGAGTAGCATTTCCGCTTCGTTTTGGTATGAAGAAGTCTTTAAATTTCTTTTATAATATTTTAAAACCACTCCACCCGCATTACCCATAACATTAATTATAAATTTTTGAATTTTTTCATCGGTGATGTCTTGATTAGATTCAATACGAGCCTCAATATTTCTCAGTACTTCATTAAATGTTGCTTGGGGGGTATTCTTCAACAAGTCTCTTTCATATTTGATGTTTTCTTGAGTGTCTAAACCCACACCTCTCATCTCTTCATCATTATCTTTATTCAAATTTGCAATTTGTTGTTTATATGAAATCAACTGTTTTAGAGTATCCCTAAATATAGTAAGGGGAGTGTTGTTATCAACATCGAGTTCTGGTTGAACGAAATTTGTATCGGCATGATAGATAGACGAAGTTATACCTTTTGGTAATTTTTTAGATTTTTTAAGTTTTTGAATTATTGAACGGGCTTTATTTTGAATAATATAAGCCTCTTCCATACTCATACCAAACATTTCTTCTTTTTTTGCTGTTGTTCCATATGCGAAATTGGAGCTTCCTCTTTTTTGGAAGTGCTTATCAGCATAATCATAAATATTTTTTTGATTTAATAATTTTTTTGCAAATTGCTGGGACAACGCAATTTCTGGATACGCTTTCACTATCAATCTCAACATAAATTCTTGTTGTAATTGTGTATTATCTGCATTTTTTGGAGCAAATTTAGCATATTCGGGTGTATATGCTCTTGTTTTTCTACTTCCTATTCTTTCTTCCGGCGTGAGTGGTCTGATTGCTAAATCTTGAACACTTTGGTCAAACCCAACACTTTTATTAATTCCAATCTTTGCAAGATTCTCCGCAGATAAAAAATTGAATAAAGATTTGGTCACGTATTCCAACCTTCTATGTCCGAGAGTTGGGCTAGGTGGTGCTTTTGGGTGTCCTTTCATTATTCCCTGCACCTGTAAATATAAATTTTCAAAGTCTGGAAATTCATTTCTCCAAAAGGGACTAAATCGAGCCATTTCGTTCAATACCTGCACTTTTTCCACTAGATAATCAAAGCCGTAATTTCTCATACTGTTATTTAGTCATAATAATTAAATAATGTTATGATTTCATTCTCACAATACTTTCTAATCAAAGAAGCGTTTGATACTGTCACCGAATTCATGTTAAATCCTGAAAATTCAGATAAGGATTATGATGAACTTATTGCAGAATTCGAGGCATCAGGTGGGGAGGTCATCGGTTCCGGTTCGTTTGGTATCGTGTATTCCCATCCTAAGTGGCCGTATGTTCTAAAGGTTTTCTCTTGGGATGATCCTTACTTAAAATTCGCTAGATATGCTCACGATAATCCTCATCCATCTTTTCCCAAATTCTTCGGCAAACCACAAAGAGTAGTCCCCCAATTCACACGATACAAGGACGAAGCAAAACAATATTTGGCTAGAATTGAAAGGCTTAATCCGACTCCTGTTAATGTTTTGGGACTAATAGATAATAATCTGATGCTTTATTTTCATTTGAAAGAAAATCCTAAATTAATACAAGATAGGACACAATTCATGAAATTGTCTTCCAAAGTTAAATCTTTACCAAAAGCTGTTTATAATCTGTTGGAAGGATGGTATCTGCTCCGCAGAGATTTACCTGATCTGAATCCCGATTTACACGGAGATAATGTGATGATGCGAGATGATGGTCAATATGTTTGGGTTGATCCGGTCTGGACAGGAGATGAGAATATTGATAATCCTCTGACTGCCGCTATGACATCCAAGGATTACGAACCTAGTAACATGCTTAAAGGAGGGAGAACAAAGTTGACTTCCCGATAAGACATGGTAAGGTAATTCCATGGAAAATACTAACGTCTCGTCCAACATCGCCATTTTTACGGCAACAAAAGGTAATAACGGACAATTCCCATTAGCCCAAACAGCGTTGAAATTGAATCTGGATGAATTTATTCACCCAAAATTCAACAATCGCCAAGGATTACCCAAGGTTTACAACGAATTCCTAGACTTGGCTATTAGGGAGAAATTTGAATACGTCATGTTCATCCACGATGATGTCCATCTGGAACACGATCCCCGCCCAAAGCTGGAGAAGCTGTTTCAGGAATACGATATCGTAGGTGTGGCAGGATGTTCCAAAGCAGAAATAGAGTCCCCCGCACTTTGGCACATCATGGGTGGGGGGTTTGGAGGTGGCTTTCTACATGGTGCGGTAGCTCACGGCAACGCTGATAGGAAGCACATGACGAGCTTTGGTGTATATCCCCATCGCGTGGTGATGATTGATGGTGTTTTCATGGCATTTAATCGGAAAGCGATTGAAACGGTGAGATTTGACGAGGCTTGCCCATCAAGCTTTCATTTTTACGATCTTTGCATGTGTGCTTCAGCTTTAGAAAGAGGCTTGAAAATTGGGGTGGGGGATGTTATGATAACTCACGAGTCACCGGGATTGCGAGAATTTACAGAGGATTGGAAAGCTGGGGAGTCTTACTACCTAAACAAATATGGAAAATAAAGAAGAAATAGTCCTCATTAAAGGAGAAGAGTGGAAGATGACGATGATTGATGCTCCTGATTATACCGGAAAGTCTGATAGACTCAACCCCAAGTATAATTTTGAATACAAATCGGATTTTTCGTGGGGGGATTACACGAAAGTTATTTACGATTTTATTAATGATAATTTGAAATCCGCACTGAAGAAGGATAATGTTGAAGACCTGACAGATGATGAGAAATTTGCCATTGCCCAATCAGCGGGAGTTCGTATGAATAATTTGATGGTTGATGATAAATTCAAATTGCAAACAGAAAAATGTGGCATCATTAAGGATGGTGATAAGTGGGTGGTATTAACTGAAAATGAAGGATGGATAATGAGATGAGTGAAAAATTTGAAGAACCGGAATGGTCGAAGGAAGCATCGAAAGAATTTTCTAAAGAATATTGTGAAAAAGTTGACAAGTCATTTGTAGAAGCCATTAATCATTATTACAATATTCTCGGAGAAACTGATAAAATTGACATCAAAAGGTGTTTACAACAGTGTATAGATAATACCACCAAGAGTTACGGATTTAAAGTGAATGAGTGAAATTGATTTTGATTATTTTGAGAAAGTTCTGGTGAAGAACGCGATCACAAATGGGTCTTATCTCGCTTCCATCGCTGATTACGTCCAACCAAAATATTTTACTGATAAAAATATCGCAAAATATTTTGAGATTGTCGCGGATTTCTATGAGAAACGGCAAGCTCTTCCCACATTTTCAGAGGTTAAAACGTATCTCACCACTGATGAACTCAAGACCAACTTCAAAAAGCTGATTGAGTCTTTCAAGGAGATTGATTCCAACCACAATGAGGATGAATTATACGAGAATACGGAAAGATTTCTCAAGGAACGGGGGATGTATCACTCCATTTTGGAGTCAGCGGAAGAAATATCGGAAGGAGAAGCTGATACTGCCAAGATCGTGGAGAAATTTGAGAAGATTGCGGGTATTAATCTCAATGTTGACAAGGGAATTGAGCTTTATGGTGATGTTGAGAAGGTTATTGATGACATTCTGAGTGATGAAGCTACCATTTCTTCCAAATGGCCATGGTTGGATGAGGCTCTTGGTGGAGGATTTCAAGAAGCTGGTAAGGCTCTGTATGTGTTTGCTGGACAATCCAACATTGGTAAGAGTATCTTCCTTGGTAACGTTGCTGCAAACATGGCATCCCAAGGTAAGCATGTGCTTGTGGTGACTTTGGAGATGAGTGAAACGCTCTATGCCAAGAGAATTGCGTCCAATGTGACGAAGATTCCCATGAAGGAGTTCCGAAATTGTGTTCCCACGCTTAGACATGCTCTGGAAGAGGAACATAAGAACACTGATGGTAGAATTTACATCAAGGAATTTCCCCCATCAACGATTACTCCCAAGCAATTGGGAGCGTTCATCAAGAAGATGAAGGATTCTGGTATTAGGATTGATGCTATTGTTCTTGACTACATCACCTTGATGACTGCTGCTGGTGTAAATTCCTATGAGAAAGGCAAGAACATCTGTGAACAGATCAGAGCGTTGACGTATGTATTTAAATGCCCTATAATTAGCGCATGTCAGCTAAATCGATCTGCTGTGGGGCAAAATAACCCTGATATGTCGGGTGTTGCAGAGAGTTTGGCAATTGTCATGACTGCTGACGTTATCACATCCATCTTCCAGAACGAGGAAGATCAGGAAATGGGTATTATCCGTCTGGGAATGATGAAAAACCGATTTGGTATGCGGGGAATGGTTCAAGCCATGAGGATTGACTACCAAACGCTCACCGTTTATCAATCGGAGGAAGATGAGGAAGAGTTGATGAACGATGAAGAACTTAGTCTGCTTGAGAAGCTTTCGGAATAAAAAACAATTTTACTAAATAATTAAATGAATAATTATTTCAAAGAATTGGGTTTAATTTATGAAAATATTTTATTAGAGGCAAATTTATCAAATAAAAATCTTTTTTATGGCTTAAAAAGTATGCTGGATGGTGGAGATGATTTTGTATTGTTGACTGATAGAAACATCGACACGGACAACCAACAAACTATGAGTTGTCAATTTATTTATAAAGGAACTAGACATATTAAAGTTTTCACAGGAGCATTTTTTGAAAATAAAAATTATAATAATGTTTCACATATTACTGTTACTATATTTGAAGTAACCCCAGAGGGTAAAACAATATCTAAATTGGATACTAATGTATTCTATAATAAAGGTGGACACCTTGATCTTTCACACGATCCAGTAATATCTACGGTTGAGAATTTTGTAAAATATGTAAAATCAGTATTGGATAGGTCTGATAGGGATGGTGATGATGAAATATTACCACCGAAATCTCCAAGCCCGATGAGTAAAAAATTGTTATCAGTTTGATAGTGTCCTTTGTATTGATTTGTCCTGATCCCATGCTAAGATTCCTACATGGAATCACCCCTTGACAAATTCATAGAGAATACTAATTATAGTATGTCTCGCGTATTTGCTTGGGTCAACTCAGATTTAGATGGAATTGGATCAACAATTCTATTGGGAAACCTTTTCAAAAATTTTGAGTATCGCCACTGTTTCTTCGGTAAATTTGAGGAGCAATACCTACCATGGGCGAAGGAAAACGCGGATGATTATGATAAAATCTTCATCGTTGGCATGGTCTTGGATCAAAATCTAATCAAAAAGATTGATGATCACCGTGTCGTGTTCGTTTCAGACCGTCCCGATGACTTCAAAACATGGGATTCCACCAAGATTCAGGAAGAATGTTCATCTTGCACCAAGATGTTATATAAAAAATTCAAGGAAAAGGTGGAATTTACTAAAGATTTGAAGAAATTTTTCCTTTACGTTGACGATTATAATTCATATGATCTGAAACATGAGGAAACCAAGTATCTTAATGCTCTTTACCGCAAATCAGGGGGAAATCGCTTTATTAATTTTGTAAATCGCTTCTGGAACGGGTTTGATGGGTTCACCACTACCGAAGTTAAGCTTGCTGAAGATTTTTTTGAGAGATTAGACGATGAATTGGTTGATATTACATTATATTCAGGAGAGTGGGAAGGATATAAGGTCATCTCCACGATTTCCAAGTTCTCCGTGAATGAATTATCCCATGCCATCATGGAAAATTACCAAGGAGACGCTGTGATTGTAATGAATGCGGATACTCAATTTGTATCTTTTAGGAAATACAAAGGATCAGAGGTTGACATTGCGAAAATGGCTGGTAATCTGTGTGACGGTGGTGGCGGCGAATGGGCTGCTGGTGGAAAAATCACCAAGGAATTTTTGAAATTTAGTGAAACATTGAGAGAAATATAAATTATGGAACAGATACAATACCCAATTAAAGTTTATGGTTATACTATAAAAGGATTTAATATTGATGGATTTAATATATTTGAAAGAATTTTTGATCATCCATCAGATGGAATCGTAGATGAAATAGATGATGGTAAATTTATTAGAAAAACACCAGAGGATGTTGTAAAATTTAAATCTGATAATATGTTTAATTATAAAAGTTATTGGGTGAATTTTGACGAATTTAAATTATTTATGTGTGAACAAATTAAAGATTTTAAATTGAAGGCTGATGTAGAGTATAAAAATAAAATTGAAAATATGAATGAATGTATGGTGGAATTGGAAAAAATAACACCAAGGAATTTTTGAAATTTAGCGAAACACTGAACGAAATTTAAATTATGAGTAATCCTTCTCCATCTTCTGCAATTATAGAAAGCGAAAGCGATCACCTATTCCTTTGCTATTGTTCCTTCGTGAACCATCTCAAGGGCAAGAAATTGTCCATCCAGAACGTTTTCGTGACCACTCTCCAAGAGGAGAAGCTGAAAACGATCCTGAAAACGATATTGTCTCTTGACTCTGATCAGGAACTTGTTAAGGTTTTCCTAGACCAAGACAACGCTCTTGCAAAGTCGAAATACGTTACGAAATTTATCAGGGGGGAACAGAAGAAGAAAAAGAAATGAAATACACATACTCAATCCAATGCCCATGTCTAAACGATTGGAACTCTTTCATCAAAGACGAAATCAAATCTTATTGCGATGGCTACATGGATGCCATGAAAGGAGAGATGCCACGGATTCACCTGAGAATGGTTCGTTCAGATGGTAAGATCATCAGAGAAATAACAGAACACGATGATGTGGGTATTGGCATGATCGCTGGATTTCCCACTGCCGAACAATATGAACGGGCTGCGGAGAGGGCATTGGAGAGAGCAAGGAAAATTAGGGAAAATCAAGAGAAGAACAGACGATGATTACTAATTTAGGCGATACTGGTTCACAACATTCCCATCGCAATTATTATTGTCCAACATGTAAATGTTTTGGTTGGAGAACACCACACGAAGAAGGCTGCGTTGGGGAGAAGGTTATGATTTCAGCCACCGCTAGAATACCGAGAAAAAATGCTTCTAAAAAGACATGGGATGAATTTTATGATAAGTTCGTCCTCCAGAAAGATTTGAAAGAATTTTTATCAAAACCTAAAAAAGAATCCAAATCAATGAAGACTTGGAGAATACGGAGAAAGTTGAAATCATTCGACGTTAAAACCAATAAATGGTATGACTGATTTTCAAAAAAGAATATATAACTCCCATCTCGCCATCTCCCGCAAGATGCGTGACAAACCATTTCGGATTAGAAAAGATTTCTCCGATATGGATCAAACCAAGCTGGATTACCTTGCTTCTCTGGAAAGGTTCTTCAATAGTTATAATAATATTAAAATTGATGATTACTTCTCTGCTCCTTATAGGATTTTTGAGGACACTGATTATTTTGATTTGGAATTCTACTTGACTTCCAAGGCGAAGAAGGCATACTCCCAATATATGAAGAAGATTGAGATGGACGATCCCGATTCCGAAAGCTCTCTCAAGCGATTGGCAGATAGTCTCAAATTTGTCAAAAATTTCTGCAAAGAAAAGGGCTTGACTTTGGAAGAATATCCACTATATATAGAGGTATCGCTGCCGAACATGATTGAGCATCTAAAGAACCATCACATTAATATGTATTGTTTGCATTCTTTGGGTGTCTCAAAAATCGAGGTGGATAATCGGATTTTGGATTTCATATTCTCGGATTTTTGGATTACATTCCAGAAGACGAAGAATAAATACTTTCTCAGTAAGAAAATGAAGGATTTTGGGAAAAAAGCAATAACAAAAATACGAACACAATTATGAACATGCGAGCTAAATTCAGAGTAACAGAAGTTAAAACACCATACGAAGGTCAGGAAGAATTACATTGGGTTCCCGTGACGGAATCTCCATTTAATGAGCATGGTATTAGTGAAGATAATACTTATTCAAAATGGACACCCAGCGGTGAACTTAGAATGGTAATCACTAATCCAGCACTACTTGGAAAATATGAAGTCGGGGATAAATATTATCTCGACTTCATAAAAGCAGAACAATAATCTCACAACAAAAACAAACAAAATAACTAAAATATGAGCAATACAAAAACAAAAAGCAAATTCGGCGCAGCTATGTTCGATTCGATCAAAGCAGCATTAAACAAGAGCAACGATTCATCGGGAGGTCAATTCTCCAATATCATGAGTTTCCCCGCAGGACACACCTACACGCTTAGGTTGATCCCCAACGTGGAAAACTTTGAGAAGAGCGTCTTTGCTCATTGGGTGCATGGATTTACCAGCAAGGCGAGTGGTAAATACATGAGCTTTCTTGGTCTTCAAACCATGGGAGATCGTGATCCGATTTCAGATCTTCGTTGGAAGCTTTTCAAAAGCTGGAAAGAAGCAAATCCCAAGGCTGAAAACAAAGAATACAAGGCGGAAATCTCTCAAAAGGAGCAATGGCTTGTGAATGTCTATGTGATCAACGATCCCGCAAAGCCTGAGAACAATGGCACGGTGAAGATTCTTCGCATGGGTCCACAACTCAAGAAGATCATTGACGATGCTACCGAAGGGGAGCGTTCCGATGAACTTGGATGGGATATCTTTGATCCTACCAAGGGACATGATTTCAAGATCGTGGCAGAGAAGAAAGGTGATTACACCACGTTTGAATCTTCGTTCATCACCACCAAATCCAAGACTGTTCTGGATGAGGAAGAGATTGAAAAGATTTGTTCGGAAATCCATGATCTGGAAGCTGTGTATTCCGTGAAGACTTATGATGAGCTTCAGGAAGTTCTCAATGAACACTTCTTCGTTGGCGAGGAAAAGGAAGAGCGTAAGCCTCTTAAACAAGCCAAGCAGGAAGCAGCTAAAGTTGAGGACGACGATGACGACATTCCCATGGTTCACGAAGAAAAGAAATCAGCGGCAAAACCCAAGAAAGTGGAAAAGCAAGAGGACGATGAAATTGACGAACTCCTTGCAGGACTAGATGACTAACCCGATTCCCTCCCCATCAAGTCGGTGGGGAGGGTTTCCTTTTTAATAATATGAATCCAGAAATTCCAGAAGAATACAAAACGATGGCTGCTCTGCTTGGGGAGAGTGCTGCCATTGATTCGTTGATGATTAATAATCCAACGACATTGGCTACCAATACCAACACCCTCAAACGAGGCATTGCTGAATACCAAGAGCAACAGAAGCGGGAACGTATGCAACCACAACAACCCGTTCCAACCCATTATTATGGTGAAACTGCAACAGCGGTTCCCGTTTATATCCCACCCCAACCTCTTCCACAAGCTCCCCAATATGCTCCCATGCCCCAAAAAGTGGATGATGGACAATTGGAACTGAATCTGGAACCATCCAAGGCGGATATCATCATCAATCTGTTGAAAGAGATTTCCGTAAAGTTGACAAAACAAAATAGTATGTTAGAAAAAAAACAAACCGGAAAATAATTATGGGTGATTGGATAGCTTTTATTTCATTTTGGGTGGTTTTCACAGTTGGATTGATAGTATCAATTTGTGGTATTTTATCATTTTTAATTAAAATTTTAAACAAATTTACTGATTGGGAGAGACGATGAATTTAAATCTAAAGAAAAAAGAATTTCAATATCTCCTTCAAAGCCTCGCCCAAATCCATGACACGTGTGTTCTGGAACTGAGGGAAGATGGTATCCACGGGATTGCCTCCAGCGAGGATAATTCCATGTTTGCCCATGCTTATCTGTCAGGAGAGTATGAGGATCAGAATCTCAATCTACCTTCTCTGAAGAAGCTTTCCAAAGCTTTGGATATGATTTCTTCCGATGATATCAAGCTCAAGCTGAATAATAATCATCTGGAATACAAGAACAAGTCTCTGAAGTTCAAGTATCATCTCCATGAAGATGGGGTGATCACCAAACCGAAGTTGTCTCTGGAAAAGATTCGTAATTTTGAATACAATCTCCAATTTGATCTGGATTTTGAGTTCCTTTCCAATGTTCTCCAAAAATCATCCATCACAAATACCAACAAGCTCTATCTATTTACTGAGAACGATTCTCTGGTGTGGAAGCTGGGGGATGAGACGGTTCCCAATAGTGATACTCTGAGCATCGTGGGAGATGAGGTGGATTTTGAATTGGAATCTTTTATTCTAAAGATCGATAATCTAAAGCTGCTGTCCAAGGTATCCAAGACGGGAAACATTTTCAAGATCAATTCCAAGCTTGGGGTCGGCTGCATCATCACGAAGAGTGGAGATTTTGAGATGGAATACATTTTATCGAGCCTTAAAAACTAGAATACAATGAATGACCTTGAAAAAATATTGGATGATATTTTGGAAATTACCGAAAGGAAATATATCATTCCTGAAATTGAAGATTATTACAACGATTTGAAAGAAATTAAACAACGAATTGAAAATTAACATGCAACAACACAGATTCAGGATTGAGGAGACTAAAGCAGTCATTGAACAGCTTCAACAAGCACAGAATAATCTCTATGATGCGCTAATCGATATGATCGAACCAACAGAAGAACAAGAGCCTTGGTTATGGGATTACGTGTTCAACACATACCCCAAGGACAATTCGGAATACAACCAGATGGTGGAAAGGGGAATTTACGGTGAGCTATAACGATATAACTTTGAAAGCAATAAAGACTGGCATCCAGAACAAAGCCTATGATGAGGGTTGGGAGCGCATCTTCGCCAAGAAGACCGCTCATGAATGGCTTGAAACAATGCCCGATATTCGGCTGCTTGATCCTGATGGATGGAGATGGGATGATGGGGTGACTATGGATACTCCTATCAAATGGTCGGATTTCAATAATCGTTTGAACCACTCAACGCTCACTGGATTGATTAAATAAGTAAATGCGTCCGTTTTACGATTTTTATCTAGAGAAATTTTCTGATTTGGGTAAATTATCCCCCGAACAATTGAGAAAAGGTCAGAGACTTGATCCAAACAACCCCGATAACTTCCAACAGGTGAGCGGGAGGGTGTTTTCTCAAGCCCTTACCAACATCACAAAGAATGATGAATTTCGCCGAACGGTAAATCCAAAGTTTTTCAAGAATATCAAGAACAATCTCAGTGTTTATAAAGTTGAAGAATATCAGCGCATGAAATGTTTCCTTGGAAAGAACAATTCCAGTGGTTTTGCCATCAAGGATGGGGATGAATTGGTGTCAGTATTCTCTTCTCAAGAATCTTCTGGTAATGCGCTGGTTCAGGAAGCGATTCGGCAAGGTGCCACACGATTGGATTGTTTTGCCACACAAGATGAAAACGGTAATATCAAGGATGAGGGTTTATACAGGCTTTATAGTAGGAATGGGTTTGTGATTGACAAAACGCTGAACATGGACGGAGAATATCCTGTCAAGAATGGGATATCCTACTTCGTGGACGAAAATGGAAATGTTGATCCCACCAATCCTACCGTGGTGATCTTCATGGTTAAAAACTAGAATACAATTTAATCAATGAAGATACTTTATCCTGAAAAATATCAAGAAAACGCGCCAAAATCAGAAGATGTTGATTTTGATAATATCGTCAATTTTCACATTGGAAATAATTTGTCTGGTTTTTTAGATACTGTTGTGATTGTGGTGGAACACTGTGTAAATGTTCATTATTTGAATTTTGAATCTTGGATTGAAGGAAGGGCGAATACCATTTATGTGAAAACATTGGTTGATTGTAGATATCACTCTGATAATCTCAAGTTCTTGATTGAGAAATTTAGAAAAATTGAGGAGGTTTGGAATGAAGGATGATTTAAACATACGGGAGCTTTACCAAAAGATAATTGAGGAGAGGGCGGCAGCTAGAGGCGTGATCTTGATGGAAAATGTGAAGATTCCTTCCAATAATTCCAGTCCCGATCAGGTCAATTTTGATGGAAAGTCATATTCTTATGAATTGGGGGACGCTTTTTCCCTCATAGGAGACACACTTTACCATACGGAGAACACCCACCCATACATTTTCAATTCACTTTTAAAAATTAAAAACGATCCAAAGGATTTTAAGAGGATATTAAAATCGTATTATGTGGAAATATGTGGAAAATTCAACAAATCCGATTTGGAATACTTTTTCAATAACCAGAAAGCGGAAAGCATGGGAGATACCAGAATCAACACTCAATCTGGAAGAATCTGGAAAGATATCACCTCAACATCCGCTAAAAAGGATGTGTCGGTGGTGGTGTTTTGGTGTAGGGAGAAAGATATCCAACCGGACACGCTTAAAAAAATCAAGAAGTGTTTTACTAAAAATGATATTTTTTGGGCTGCAACCGATTCCAAGAATTTCAACCATTTTGGGGATTCTTATCAAGACACTCCATCTGGAGAAATCAAGGAATTGAAAAGTAAAATATATCCAGAGCTTTCTCACGAAGATATTGTGGATATCCTGATGAGAGCGCATTCAAATTTCAAGATATCTCCCTTTGAGAAGAAGGTGGTGTGGGAATTCCGAGGAATCAACCCAGAAGATTTGAAAGTTATTGATGGAGGATACCCATCGGTGGCGGAATTCAGGGATAAACAAAAATTTAGCGAAAATTATGAAAAATAAATTTGATGAATTGTATGAACAGGTGATTATTGAAAGTGGTCTTTCAAGAGTATGGAGAAAGATTCAAAATCATTCTTCTGGCACCATCACGGCTTTTAGGGGTGATGTCCCATATCAGCAGAATATTAGAAATAATAAAAAGATACTTGCTTATCTACAATCTAAAGGATATTCGGTGACATCTATTATGGGGACATACATTGAAAATTTTAGAGATGAAGAAAAAAAGGAGGAGATTCACGCTAGAAATGCTGGAGGTGATCCATATGATCCCGAAGAAAGACATGTTCAAGAAAGATCATTTTTAGTAGTAAATGATAGGGTGGAAGGTGATGATGGTGGTAAATTGGCGCACGATCTTTTTAAATTGGGGGTAGCTTTTGATCAGGATTCGGTTATGATTATTCCCGTTGGTGGTAATAACGCATATCTGTGGGGAACATCCAAAAGAGAAGAATCGTATCCCGGTTACAATATCAAAGCTCCAGTTGGTAGTGGTAAATATGGAAAAACATCAGGAGCATTTTTATCTAAGATTAAGGGGCGAGAATTCGCGTTTGAGGCTATCAAATCACCACAAACCATAAATGGCAAGCGTGGTCAAATGATTTCGTTGAAAGAAGTTAAGAAACAACTCAATGAAATATAATATTTTTCTGGACGACATTCGGTTTCCCAAGGATGCTTTTCTCCAAAAAGAATTGGCATATCTCACGGAATATTCTAAAATTCCTGAAAACGAATGGGTGATCGTGAGGAATTATGAGGATTTTGTGAAAACGATTGAAGAACGCGGTATTCCAGCGGCAGCGAGTTTTGATTGTGATTTAAATTCTGAACATTTTAGACATTATGTTAAGGATAGTATTAATTCCGGTATTTATGAATGGGAAAATTTCAAATCTAAATGTGGAATTCATTGTGCTTTATATTTGAAATCTTTATTGTGTGATGGAGATGACACAAAAGTTTTTATACATAGTGCTAATATTATTGGTAGTATGATTATTAGAGAAATGATGAGGGCATATTTATTTTAAATATTTTTATTTTTTGGGATTAAAATCCATCCTTTATGTATTCCTGTTTTTGATGGTTTGTTTTCTTTTCCAGCTTTTGCTAAAAAATTAAAATCCAAATTTTTTTCTCTACAAAATTCCGCGACATTATGTATTAAATATTCCTCTCCAGTGTAAATATTTTTAATAATTCTTTTAGTTTCTTGAAAAGAATCAATATTTTTTATAAATTTTTCATATTTTCTATCTAATCTAATAGATTTTGTAGAATCTTTATAAATCCATTCCAAAAATTTGAATGCATCTTTTTGAATTGATATACTACAAAGGTTTACATATTTAGTATAATATATTTCTTGAGTTGTTATCTCTATGGTTTTTAGATAATCTTTAATAAAAATTAGACATTCTGAAGTGCTTAGAAGATTTATTCTGTATCTGTTATTGATAATAGTAACATTACCATCTCCATCAAATATACCCCTAACGAAGTGTGAATAATATTTTTCTTCGATAATTGGAAATTTAAAAGATTTTGATTTATTTTCATCAACACCGTGATTTTTTATATATTGGCAAAATTCTTTAGAATTGACTTGTAAAAATTCTATATCATAGGTTTTTCCTGTACGTTTGTCATATCTATTGATACTTGAAATTGGACTTCCAGAATCTATAGCCTTTTTAAATTTTGGTAAAACATCTTTATCCTTTACACCAATAGTTAATTTATAGCCAGATTTTTGAATACATCCATCTGCAACAATAAAACCCAACCAGTAAGCTTTTTCGGCAGAATCAATTTTTTCGAAATATTTTATATCTAATGATCTTTTTCTCATAGGTGTTGGAATTCCATTAGAATCTAATATTTTTTTGATATGTCTAACTGTTATGTTTAAATTCTTAGAAACCTTACTCAAACTTTGGAGCTTGAGGTATTCATCTATAACTGTTTGATGTTTTATAAATTCTTTCATAATTATTCGGGTGTATGTTTATACTTAGTCTCCTAATCTAAAAAAACGCGTATTATCCGTGATATTATGAAAGAATATCTTGCTTGACATCCAAAATTCTTCATTAAGTATTAACATGAAGAACAACGTAAGCACACAGGGGTATTTCATCAAGAGACTTAGAGATTCTGGATTCGCTACCATCAAGCTGTTTGACAATTATGCACAACACGATCCTCGCAAGTGGTCGATCATGGTCGATCCCAATAATACTTCCGTGATCATCACTTGTTACCAGAACAAGGAAGCTGTGGGTGATGTGATGTTTGAGTTCAATGATGGGGGTAATCGCTTCATTAAGAACTTTAATCTCAAGACGCAGAGCATGGAAATCGTTGTCACCACCCTGATTGAAAAAGGGGTGGAGCAAATGAATATCAACTCTGAGTATGTAAAGTCTAAGTATGAATATGGCCAAGAAGGATGATGATCAACCGGAGGAAATCTTCAAGGATGAGCAGGTTTTGGAAGTTCTTCGGGAATCCCTGAAAAAGAAGCTTAGGAATGAGCGTAAGAAAGGTTCTCCACCACTGACAAATGATGCTCTGAAGGCTATTTTAAAGGAGTTCATGGTTTGTGGGAAACTTTTCGGATATGATCTGGATGGGAATGTCGTGGAAATCGCATTCCACGACAATAAGATGGAGGATAATGCCATGCAGAACCTTTTTATTCAGAAATTTGGAGAGTTCATGGCTGGTAGGATGAATATTTTGGATGATTTTTAAAAACTAGATTACCATCCACGTATGGGAAATTACAACATATACGAAATCGAAACATTTGACGATAAGTGTCCGAATTGTGGATTGGATATTTACCAATTATTACACGTTGAAGAGTGGGGTAGGACTTTTTGTGTCGATTGTTTGGACAGAGAACTTGAAAAATATGATAAACATTTTTAAAAAACAAAAGATCAAAAAAGGTGACGTTTACGCAGTCCAAACTGGTGATTTCGTTGGGCAGCTATTCAATTTCATTAAAAAAGATGGGGATGATTACGTGTTTCTCTCCGTTCCAGATATAAAAATCCAAAGGGTTCCGATAGAAAAATTTGACTTTGGCAAAGAACATGAGATTATCGAATTCGTTGAACATCTCCCAAAAAATATCCGCCGCGTTATCGAAGCCCAATACGAAGTCCTTGCAAAAGAGGATGATTGAGTTTCCCACGGATTATGTGGTGTCCAAATTCTACGAATATGGATATAAAGTTTCTTTTAGCTCCCATAATGGAAATTATAATTGCTGTTGCCCCATATGCAGAGAGGGTAAAAGCTGGGGCAAAAAGAAAAGATGTTTCTACATTCCCGAAAATGACAATATCTTCTGTCATAATTGCGGTTGGTCGTCCAAACCTTTCAAATGGATTAAGGAAGTGTCGGGACTGTCATTCAATCAGATGGTGGATGAAATCGAGAAAGGTAATTACGGGATGATAAATGTCATGGACATGGAGGATAAGCAGGAAAAGCCCAAATCAGCATCCCTACCCATTGATAGTATCAACTTATTTGATAAAACCCAGACGGATTACTACAAGAACAATAAGATCGTCCAAAAAGCTCTGGCTTACATCAAGGAAAGACGGCTGGATACCGCTGTAAATCGACCAGATGCCTTCTACATCTCTTTGAAGGATGAGAAGCATGATAAGCGTCTGGTGATCCCCTTCAAGGACGAGACGGGCAAGATTGTTTATTACCAAAGCAGACGATTGATGGATGATGAATCTCCTTCTTATCTCTCAAAAGATGGGGGTGACAAGAGTATCTTTGGAATTGAGCGCATATCCCCCGATCTGGATAAGGTTTTCCTTATTGAAGGTCCATTGGATGCCTGTTTTGTTAAAAATGGGCTTGGTCTGGGGGGTATTACTAAGGGAGATCAGCTTTTCACCGCATATCAACAGGAACAGATGGATGGTCTGAAGTTCTTTGAGCGTATTTGGGTGTTGGACTCGCAGTGGATAGATGAAACGGCGCGAAAGAAGACCCTAAAGCTCATAGAAATGGGGGAAAAGGTGTTTATCTGGCCTGAATACGATGGTAAACGCTTTAAAGACATAAATGCCGTGTGTATGGCTTATGAAATGAACGAATATCCCACAGATTTGATTTTAAAAAATAGCTGCAAAGGTTTGGCAGCTACGGTAAAAATGAAAATGATTAAAAACTAGAATATACTACGATTATGGAAATTGAAATTTTTGACCAACAAATTATTCAAAAAAAGTGGAAAAATTATGATGCTCATACGCAAGATTATTTACCACATATTGGTTACGGTGCGTCTGGTACATATGACTCTATAACAAAAAAGGGAACGATTAGATCGTATATGAAAAAATGTAAGGAACTTGAAAAGGCAGGTTACAAAAATTTAAAATTTTGTAACGGGGGCGATGACGACTGGTTGGTGGTAGATCACGATGCCAAAGAATTTGGATTTTTTGAAGATTACGCTCCCTCTTTAGAAAGGGCTGTGAAATTTGACAACCTCACCACACTTTGGAATAATCATTGAGACTTTTTAGCAGTCATAAACGATTGTTGAAGAGCAGCAAGATCAGAAGCAATGCGACCAATCTTCACTTGTTGATTCTTCAGATTGCCCAACATCGACTCAGGATTGGCGGTAGCCAGAACGCTCTGAATGCTGTTTGGTTGATCACCATTGAGATAACCAAGGAACTTATCAATATTTGCATTCCACTTATCAACAACACTAACCATTTGCTCATTCTGACGAGCCATAGCATCCCCAATCTCATCAACAGCGGATGGATCAACTTCCATATCCACATCATAATCATCCATGGCAACATCGTCGTCTAAGGACATCTCAGCAGCATCGCGCTCCAAATCAGGATCGATGTCAAGTTGGGGAGCTTCTTGGAGAATACGGAGGAATTTAGCGTGGAATTTATTAGCCATACCTTTATTTAGTCAAAAGTGTTAAATATCTATATGTCTGCTTCAAATTCTCCCTATTCCACCGCAATCGCCTCTGGTGCCATTGATTTCGACTTTGAAAGTTCGTTGAATCCTTCGGAACAGATGCGAAAATACAAGACGGATGAGAAAGAAGCCAAGGCTCCCCACACTTTACCGTTTGAATTCGGAGAATTGCCCCAACAAATGGCAAATATCGTGGATAATGCGTTTGCAGCGTCCAAAAATCTGGAAAATCTCCTGAAAATGGAGGAATTCCAGAAAAACGGGGAACTCATCAAGCTCAAGGGTAATCTGGAGAAGATGATCATGTATTTGATGCAGAACGGGGATAAAACGCTTGAGAAATTCACGATTGGTGTTTAAAAACTAGACTACAATAGGGTATGACTTCAAAAACACTTCAAGACTTCCCCAGAGATGAGCAACTTGCGATTCTGAAAGATATCTGTAACAAAATTTATATCGCTCGGAACATTTCAATGTCTCCTGACACGATTATTGAGAATCTGGAAGAGATTGATAGGCTTTTTCGAGATAACGAAAATTATAATTGATGGTAATAAGTGGCACATATCCAAGGTAAAATAATGAAAAATCAGCAAAAATGGCTAACATCCAAGCTCAAAGGTTCTTGGGTGGACAAGGATGGACTATTGGAAATATGTATTTTTGAATCTCTTGTTCATTTTGTGGAGAAAGAGCGTGGTCTTTGTGATAATCTTGATGAATTATACAAAGAACAACTTGAGAAAGGGTATGTGACGCAAGAGACTGTTGATCTAATCAAGACCAGAGAAGGATTACTCAAACATTGCTACGATTGGATTAAAGTGGAGCGGGTTGAAATACAAAAATTGCTTGACTCTATTGAGGATTGGAGAGAATATGAGCGGATTGAACAAGAACTTTATGATGAGGATTCAGCGGTAATGAAAATTATCATTGAACAGCGCGGATACCTCTGGACATGAAAATTATGAACGAAAAAACAAAAAGAATAGGATTGCAAATATTGGGAGGAATTGGCATTTCCCTCGGATTGGCATTCGGGTTGACTACAAATGAGACAGATTTCCTACGGTATTTCGTATTATCTATGATTGGATGTGTAGTGGGAATGTTCTGGTGGGACAACCGCAAGCAAAAGGATGACAGGGTTGCCGATTTAGAGAACCAGCTTGAGAAAAAGCAGACTGATGAGCGTGTGATTGCTCTGGAAAAGATGCTTCAGGAAGCGGATGGCGTGATGGTTGAACAGGAGGATGTGATTAAAAACTACGAGAGTATGTTGGACGAAGCGACTGTTAGATTTCCCTGCAATTGTGGACAGAACATGTTTGAGGGGATATTCAAACCGGAGGAGGAATATGAAGTGAAATGTGATGCCTGTAACAACACGTATTCCGTCACTCTAAAGATTGATAGCATACTAATTACCGAACCAATTGAAGACTTGAACATAGATAATCTAATTAAAACAAAACTGAATGATAACAATAAAAACAAATAAAAAGGGGTTGGTCAAAATGACCATGGAGGAATTTGCAAAATGGGCTTGCTTGGTGGAAGCATTCCATTTCATTCAACAGAGGGCGGAAGAGCTTGAAGTGAATCCAATCAACATGATCAAACCAGCAGCAATCGAAAAGTATATTGAGGAAAGATTTGAGGCAATGCTTTGGGACACTCGGATTGAACATCAATTAGGAAATATTTGATAACATAACAGCTTCCACTTCAATCTTGTTCATATCATCCACGGATACAACACTTTTGAACTGTTCCTTGAGAACTTTGGTATCCTGTCCCAATTCGTGGTGTCCAATCATGTAATTGCGGAAGCGATCCTTTAGGTCGTTCTTGTATGGAATGCCAGCGGGACGTTCAAAGCGGTGTAGCCAGCGCAGGAAGGGCAAGCAGAGCGTCTTCTTACCGTGTTGGCGATACTTCTCATGGATATACTTCTCCTCGCCTCCAAAGCCCCGAAACGCCTTGTTAAAGCCCAACCATGAGTCTGTTCTACAAGAGAACAATCCCATGCCTTGGGCTGGTATTTCAAATGGGGGAGCATCAACATCCTTTCCTCTTTCATCTGTTTGCCAAGTTCCCCACATGTGGGAACTCCAAGTGTCGTCAAAGTGGGTGGAATAATGATGGAAATCGTCATATAGTAATGGACCTTGTAAAAGATTTCCAGCATCTCCCCCACAATCATACAAATGAATCAGCTTTTTCAAAGCACCGGGGACGATCATCACATGACTGTCCATGCAAAGGGTGTATGGGGTATCGGACAGGGAAAAAACCTTATTTTTAACGGTTGATGCGTTGTATTTGGTGAATGGTAGATACTGATAGGGTTCCTTGATCCAATTTGTCAGATTTCTATTTGATTGTCCATGGGGGGAATCTGGATTATTATCAATGATAATAAATTCAATATTATTTAGGACTTCTCGATGATATGTTCTAATGGCTTGAATGCTGAAATATAATCCGTCGTAATCATTGTAGGTGGGAATACCAATCGTGAGTTTTCGCATGTGAATAATTATCAGAACCCAAGCTTTTTACAATAACTTTCACATTCAATAGGCACAACTGTTCCAGTTCTTGGAACAGTTGTTGTGGTCGTTGTGGTCGTAGTCGTTGTTGTGGTGGTCGTAGTTATTTGAATGGTGAATGGATTGAGAGATGTCGGGGGTATTAGATCAATAACTAACGGGGGAATGGTTCGTGTTGTAAAGTTCGGAATGACGGGGGAATTGATTACTGGTGGGTTTGGAGGGGGCGCACAGCAATCACTTAAAGATGGTGTCGTGGAAGAACCTGATGGTGTTGTTCCAGTGGTGCTTGTGGGGGGTTCTGGCGTGGTGGTGCCTGAGAGAGTAGTGGTGGTGCTTGTGGGGGGTTCTGTAGTGATGGGGGGTTCTGGCGTGGTGCTGGTAGTACTCGTGGTGCCTGAGAGAGTAGTGCTGGTGCTTGTGGTGGGTTCTGGCGTGGTGGTGCCTGAGAGAGTAGTGGTGGTGCTTGTGGGCATTACAGTGTCAAAGTATATTTACATTATACGATCATATAATTTACATCGGAAACGATGTAAAAAGTGTTGGAATCGTTGGAAGCCGATAGTGTTGACCACTCAACCGAAGTGACCCGAACCAGATTATCAATCTGAACACCCCCCAGAGCTTGGTTTGTATCACTAATCACACCAGAACCTCCAATTTTTTCCCAATCGGATAATAGAGAACCATCATTTACAGATAGGCGATATAATACATTCGCATCACTATTATATGCTAGATCGCCAATTTCAGCAGGGGCAAAGATAGTAACATCTGGATTCGATCCTTTAAACACATTACCTGTCAACACTCCCCCATTATCAGCACCATTCCCGATGAAAAGACGTTCGGTATCGGTGGTGAATGCGAATTCCCCGGAATTTAAAAGGACATTTAAACGTTCTGCGTTAGTTCCTTGACGGGCAAGCAACTTTAAAAGGGTGTCGTTGGTGATTGATATTGACATATTAGTATGTGAAGATTGGGATTGCGAATCTATTTACCGTTTTTCCGGTTTCGGATGTATTCCCCGCAAATGTGATGAATCCAGCGGAAGATAAGGTGATTGATATGGAAGAAAGACCATTGGAAGACAGTGCTGTGAAACTTGTCAATTGTATTCCGGGAACCACACCATCCGTGAGTTGTGATGGACTACCATTGAATAGTGTGGATAGGGAATTATTGGTGGAATTTCCAGTCAGAGTATCATAAATTGTCAGCGCGTCCTTGGAAATGGCTTCCCAATTTGATAATGCCGTGGATGGCAATGATTGTAATTGGTAGATTACTTTATCAACCGATGCAGTGTTCCCTACTTTGGCGGGAAGTCCACTGAGGGCATTATAGGCAGACACGGGGAGGTGTGATTGGGTGTTTAGACCATAAGCTGAAATTCTGGCGTAATTTGCCGAAAGTATTCCAGACTGGAATGTGAAATCGGTGGGGGAAACGGTCAGAGATATCGGTCTTCCATTACCACCACTCAATCCATTGCTAAATGAAGACGATAAAAGTTCTCTTGTAGTGATTCCACCAGTCTTGATTGAAAGTTGGTTGGATGATATTTCAAAAAAGTTTGTTCTATAATTTAGTTGGATTTTTCCATCAATGATATTGACACCATTTGTAACGGTGTTTGGGTTAATTTTGGAAGCGGATAATCCACTAACAGCCATATTAACGGTGGAAGACGAATCATATATAAATTCGGAAGAGAATTTGGTTCTCATGTCCCCCCAATTTGTTATGACACTATAAGGGGATGCTGTAAGCTGATACCAGATGGAATTAACGGAAACTAAGTCTCCAACTTCAGCCAAAGTGGTGCTAAGGCTATAATAATTATTCAGAGGGGGGTGAATTTTGCTGGAAACTGGATTACCCCCACTCAACACTCCATTACCAACGAATAGACGTTTGGAATCTGTTGCGTGAACAAGTTCTCCTTGGTCGAAACGGGTTGAATTGATCTCAGCGTTTGTTCCTCTACGAACTTTGATTTTTGAAATGTAAATGTCTGCCATGGTTCTATTTTATTATGTTAAGCGTTTCCATATATAAACACCAAAAGACGGTGGGGTGATGTTATGTGCTAATGATCCACCCGTTTCTTCTATAATATTACTGTAAGAACCATATTCCAAAATGCTGTCCATACCAGAAAAACCGTTTCCGTCTCTGAGTGTGTCGGTGTTTTCTCCCCCGGTGCCGTTCCTTACTCTGTGGCTATGTGCTGGAATTTCATTTGTTGTTAATGTGTGTTGATATTCTCCAGCATTTGATCCGGGAGATATCGTTTTATTTACCCCGTTGGTATCCGTTCCAGTGCCAACTCCCGCCAAGAATACACCATCAGAAATTTTAACCCAAGTGGTTCCCACAAATCGAGTTTGGGGATTGACATCTAAAGTATCAAGATAAACTGCCCCGACCGGATAAAGATAATCGATAATACTGGGATAACCAGTCAATGTGAGACAATCCGCTGATAAACACCCACTAACAGATGCACCGTTTCCAGCAGAACCCAACCTTAAAGAAGATTTGTTACCCAATCCATCATAAACAGGGGGTAAATTTGCTTCAGATAGTGGAACATTTGCAGTGTGTAGAACACCTTTGTAACTATCAGCGACGAATAAATTGGTTAAATCTGGTAAAGCCATATTGTTATTTATTCGGTGGATGTTAAGTTGGCAACTAATTGTTTTTGCAAGTTTGTCAATAATGTTAAAATTCTTTGTAACATTAAAACGTTGATTGTTTCATTACCATTCATATAAAGATTGTTAGTGTCATATGTGATTTCCTGAATTTTGTTCAAAAACACATCATTTTTACCAATTGAATAGGAATTGGTGGCTTTGGTGTAAAGGGTTAATACATCTTTTAAAATATATGAGATGGTTTTATTTAAAAACAGACCAAAAGATGTGTCTGAACAACGGATACCGTCATATGTTTTCACCAAATCCAATGAAACGGATGCAAGATATGAATTTAATATATTTTGACGAATTGGATAGATTCTACCGGAATTTAGAAGAAACAAATAATTTTTATCTGATTTAGTAATACTATCAAACATATAATTAGTGAAAAAATTGGAATCCGTTGTTTCGGTGTTCCATTTTAATACTCCATCACCGAATTTTTGTAAATAATTCTTGAATGTCTCTTTCTTCACATATTTTAGATTGTTTTCTCTCATTTGTCCCACTGGATATGTGGGGTTAGATATCATACGAGTGTGAGATTGCATAGTGCTATTCAAATAAAACACGTTTGAATCATAGGTTGAAAACGAAATTCTATAATTATCACTATCATTAAACTCGAAAATTTCCTGATCCAATAAACTGTTCTCTATATCAAGAGGGTCAAAAAATGTCACATGGAATTTTTCAGATTTTTTATGCAGGATGAGAACACAATCATCAATAACCCTAATATTAACGTCCAATAGTTGATTAATACCAAGGGATTCTAAATTAAAGTCAACAATTTTATCAGTTGAATACTTATTTCTAAGAGTGAGGTTATCCCCTTCAATGGATGTTCTGTAATTATTGCCAAACCGTATGAATTCCGTGGAATATTCTGTGAGGTTATAAAATTTACGATTCCATTTACCAATTAAATTTTTATATGCTTTTTGAGTTCCCCAAGTGAGAATTTCAGAATCAACATCCCCCAATTTAATACTGTCAATCAATACCAGAGTATCACATGTGATATAATTGATTGAATCATACACCAACAATTCCCCAAGAATGATGATTGTTATTTTATTTTCAAATTCATCATAATCAATCCCATATATCTCTTGCCCAAATTCCAATTCTTGAATGGAATATTCAATATACCCCTCATCTGTAAATGATCCTTTAAGTGTATATAATTCAAATCCGGTGGAACAGAGGTATTTGAAAGTTTGATCCGAGCTAACGAATAATGCACCATATTTAATTTTTTCCAGAAATGCCCATTCCGGGGAATATCGAAATGGATCAATGTGGGAGATGTTTTTCTTCCCAAGCATGAGATCGTCATTTCTCATGTCAACGATGGTGGATGACAACCCGTAATAATGGGAGTCGTTTTCCGTGAAATTGATGATTTGAGGATTATTAACAATCAGAGATTTGAAAACAATTAGATTATTCTGGTTGATGATGGATAATAATCTTTCCATCTCAACCTTGTTGAGAACATCAAAAACATTGGCTGTTATATCGGATGTTTCCGTGATTGAATCAAATTGATTGTCAAATTCCATTTTATTGAGATAGAAATCTGAAATGAAAGTGTTCTTCGGAGTAAGTTGCTCAGAAGTCTCGCTTTTTTTGCGTTCCGTATATGCAACCCCTTCTTCAACGTGGAAGAATCCAGAGTAATCGGCACCATTTAAGGTAAATGCTTCACCGGATGTAAATTTGAAATAGGAAATCATGGAATTGTTAAATTATTTATCTCTGTTGTAATCGGAGAACGATCAACAATCTCTGAAGATATACGATTATGAAGTCCAACCATATCAGAATCTTCCAATTCAACATTTTTGATGAATATATTAACAAAATTCGATTTATAAGCTTGATTGCTGCACACGCTTTGAAGGTATTCAACCGTGTCGGTGCTGTTCCTCATACCGCAAGGTAAAGTAATTGTAATTGGGTCTATTTTAGATTCCCCATCAAGCATTGGAGTGATAAATGCGAGATTTTCTGATGTATATTCTGTGGTTACACCAACTTTCAACAAGGTATTTTGGTTAAAAATGTCCTCATCATTCACCACAAAATCTCCAAACACCAATCTTTTCCCATAAAATTGGTAAATATCAAAAGTGTAATACCCCACAATTTGATTATTGAGAAAGAAATATAATTGTCCGGTCACAGTATCAATTGAAACACAAACAAAATTGCGCTGGGATGGTTTATACACAACCGTTTCCGTGAAAGTGGTGGTTTCAACGAATCCGGGATTATAAAGGTTCATTTCAAATATCAGATTATCACCTCTTTTTTCAATGGTGAGTCCTCCATTGGTATTATTTCGTTTGCTTTTGAATTTCCAATTTTGTCTATTACCATCAAAATAAAATTTTACGGTGAATTTACCAGCATCATTCAATTGTTTGAAATAATTAATATTATTTCCGGTTGTTATTAGGGATTGACAGGGTGTTATCACCACCGGATCGGTTATAGATTCTTCCGCTTTAATTCTTTCATATGTATATTTTCCATTTGGAATGAATACCATATCGCTTTTTTTATCAAACACTGTGAAAGATGAGAGACTGTCTTGTATCGAGGTGTTTGCCGCCACCAATTCCTCCACCACATCATCATATGTAGGATTGAATGAATTATCTCCCATCAGTGCTAAGGATTTTTCAATCAAATCGGGGTAATAGTAACGATCCACCCAAACTTTTTCACTACCAAGGGGGGAACCGGACAACCAAGTGCATAGATATGTTTGCCCATCATCATAGCTCACTGAAACATCGGAGCGATATACCTTATCTGCATATTCGGGCGTTGGATATCCAAATGCCCCCGATTCCACGAATTTTGTATCATTGATATTGATCCTGCTGAATGGGGACATGTTATCCGGCGCAGTAAAACGATTCAGTCCGGGAAGAATTTCATATGATTTGTTGTAAAGAACATAATTTAGAGCTAAAGTCTCATCTTTTTCAGTGTCAATATCATTGAAAATGGATGTATAATTTCGCATACCATCAACGAAAAATTTCAGGTCTTGAGAAGATAGTAATGTGTTGCCCGATGTGAACGTATTGTCTTGGGTGAGTTGATTCTTTAGAACAATGATATCAGTTGAATCGTTTTCACGGTGTAACAGATAGTTATTCTCCAAATCCTTTAGTATTCCGTTTTCCGATATGGTATTATCGTCCTCATATTCGACATAAGAAGTATTTGGATTGATATTGAAATCGGAATATATGTCTTTGCTCAGATAAATGGGATTGGCATACACACTCGCTTTATTTGCGGATGTAGATGGGGATAGTGTGAGGAGGTTTCCGGTTTTTCTGACAAAATGAGTAATCCCTGATAAGGTTTGAAATAGAAATATTGCCTTATTTGGGCGAGAATATATGTATTTGAAATTAGATGCAGTTAATCCCAGATTTTGAGTGTAAAAATTTAATTCATCATTAGCATTTCTAGTCAAATAATACTTTTTGTAATCGTAATATTGGTAAATATCGCAGACATTATCAGATTTTAGTGTGATGACGAAATTGGTTGACAAAGTATCACCGTTGGTTGTGAAATTATAATTGCCATAGTATTCACTCTCATTGTAAATACCCAATAATCCCAATTGTCTATTATCAGCATTTTGAAACGCCAAAAAATTACCCCCAAAGTTCAGATTGGTCAACAACGAATCGGATTTCAGAATTTGATCTTCCTTTTCGAGAATGTTCGATACTTTGGTGTTTCTAGTCAGTAAGAAATTGGTATAATTCTTATTTTTGACATCAACGATACCCGAAAGAGCGTTGTAAAACGTCAGAGTATAATCTCCTTGATAATATCTTGAAAAATTCTGAAACCTTACATCCTCCAAATTTGAGGAAAGGGGAACAGATTCACAGGATGATAATTTATCAAACAAAATAGCCACAAGATTATTTAATGAGTAATTCCAATAGATAACCACCTTCATCAGTCACCAACTGATGAATCTTTGAACCGCTCTGTAAATAATCTGTATTTACAAGCTTAACATCTCTCACTGATGTCGCATAATCATAGTTGGTGATGGATAAAGGTAATGTAAAAGTTGATATATCAGTATTGGTATAATATAAGGAAACCGTCGCTGTCAGTGTTTGGCTTGTGGAGATGGCAGATGGGAAGTATTCGTGTGTGTAGGTGGTCATCAGAAGAGATGAAAACACGTTGGATGCAATGTTTTGATTCTGTAGTATATCATTTTCAAAGAAATCTTCCACATTATCTCCCCAATCAATGGTTAGGTGTGTGGGAAAAATTCGTTCAGTGGCTCCCGATAACGATAATGTCAACAAGGTATGATCAACCACACCTATTGTTGAATAGGTGGTGGTTTGATTGGTGTTTGTTGAAGACAAGGATAGGAATTTGGTGTTCATCGTTGTTTGATTTGCTTATGGTTAATCATGGAGAACGGATTCAATTTGAAATCGAATTCCTGAATGATGAATTGATTGTCCACGGTTTTCATGAGGAATGATATATTATATTGATCGGAGCGATTATCATAGGTGAACATGGGTTCTTCCGCCTTGATGTATGCTTCCGATCCTCCCGACACAGCATAGAAGTTGGTCAAACCTCCCACTAAATGAATTTTTCTAATATGTTTGGTAGTATCAATTTCATAAATTGTTGGATATATTTTGAAATCGTTACCCACCACTGGATAAGTCTCAACATCCAATCTTGCGTAATACACCTTATCTTTTTTCTTATATCTCTTGGATATCTTTTGGTAAGGATTATCGTTGAACGATGTGACATATGTAGATTCTTTGGGATTTACAAATTCCCCGTTCTCGAAAAGGATTTTTTGGACGATTAGATTGTTATCGGTTTGGATAAACATGGTGTCACCCACCACTTCAAACGATAAAACACCTGACAATTCATTGTAAACGGAACTCAACAAGGTTGTTGAGAGATAACCGAATGTTGTTTGGAGTGGTTTCACTTCTTTGGTGTATGCATTTCTAACATACATGGTGCCAGTAGATGACAATCTTGTGAAATAATTCTCAGTGGGGGAAGATGAAAGATTGTAAACGCTGGTTTGCAGCACTGTAGGATCGTAGTAGATGGATGGAAGCTGGAATTGTATATCACATAGCGAATTTGTTACTTTACCACCATCAATCATGAAAGTCGTTGTTTCATCGGGAACAATTTCTTGGGTAGCGTTTGCAGTCAGGGTTGGATACGAAGGATCAACCAAGGCTCTTTGCAGGGGGGACGAGTCATGAACACCCCCTTCGATCAAACGGGAGTAATAGTAAGTGCCACTGAGAGGATAGCCACTCAAATCAGATGAAATGGTATCGGTCGCGGGAACTCCATTGCGGAAAACATTATAACCTTCCAGAATTTGACAACTTGGATAAAAATCGGGAGGATATACGAACTCATCAGTGAATTTACCACCAAAGAGGATATAATGACGGGAGAAATCCGTGGTGAAACCTCCAGTGTATGAGGATAACCCCGATCTTGTGGTGTATGGGAAGGTGGAATCATCAACTGTTGAATAATCGAAGGCATATCCTTCCCCATATTTGAAATCGTAAAATGTGTGACCATCCAGAATGATATATTGTTTTTCCGTTTCGGGAATTACCTTGATGGTTTGCTTGAAGCTTCCATCATTTTTAAACAAACCATAGAGATTGTTATAGATATCCTCCTTGGCATCCTGAATGTAACCCGATTCAAACACCTTATCCAGATATTTGGAAGGTGTCGTCTCCGTTTGGGATATATAACCGTAATATTGGGAATCGCTTTTATTACTAATCGGTTGATTTTTGGCTTTTCCCGAAGAATCATTGCGTTTCAGGAACAAATCGTTGTTCACAAACGTGAGAACACCATCATTATTACCTCTGATATCAGGATCAGGAAAATAATAGATGGTATTTGGTTCCAAATTATTAAAATTGAAGGAATATGAAGGTCTTTCCCCATCAATTAAAATAATGGATAGCTTGTGGGGGCGAAAGAACCCCATTTCCATGGGTGTTTTGAACTCTTTTCTCTGCGTGGAGGCTGTTGTGGGGTATTTGGTATTGAAAAAAGAAGCTGCCGGATTATCAGCGTCCAACATCTTACCAGAAATAAAATCATATACAGTGGAACCCGTGGAAAGATAATAATAATTGGAGGAAATATATTTTTCCGTCAATTTTCTTTTATTATCCAATAAGGAATCCCCTTCTTTCAGTTCTATCAGGGGAGCGGATACACCCGCGAAGATTTCAGGAATGAGTTCCGCATTGGTTTTGAGGAAAATATCCAACCCATAATCCAAATCCTTGTTGTCATATATCTGATCATTGGGAGTCTGATTGAAGTATTCAGGATATGTTTCATACAATTCTTCAATTTCAACTTCCAAATTGTTTTTCAGATTGGAAAAGTCATAATTGATCTTTCTGTTATCAATATTTTCCAGATAATTTATGGTGATATCCTTGATATCCTTGGTCAATCCAAAATTTGTTCCTGAAATTCGCTTCTTGGTGATCTGAAATTTGGCTTCTTCCCGTTTTTTATTGTAATATTCCGAAATTTCAATCAATTTACGGGAATAAAACGGAATGGCAATATCAAGGTCAAGCGGATCATTGAAATCTAGCTTGGAAAGGAATTTCTGTTCCTCCAAAGTGGTGTATTCCAGATTGACATCCTGAATGAATTCCCGATAACGCTCAATGATTACGGAATTAGCATCAACAGTCTTGGTATTCTTTACAAAATTCCATACCTTGAGATATGCTGTGTAATAATCCTGATTCTTGGAAGGATTGAACGACGCATCCATCGTTTTGATGAATTGTAGGAAAGAAAGGGGAGTATTCGCATCCAGAGCATCACGAACCATCACATTTGGATTGGTGATGGACTTGGGAATGTTCGGATAACCTAATGATGTTAGAGTCATTTATCTTATTTAAGCCGAATGGAATAATGATAAAGACTGATAAAGAGTATCCCGCAAAGAAATGTTCATCATTTCCGAGTTATAATCAAAATCAAATTCCTCAAAGATCGGTTCCGATGTTTCAGTGAGAATTGGATCACCATTCTCATCCCTCAGAACATGTTTGGATGAAAGGTTATCATAGAGGGTGTAATCATACACAATGCTATTGTCAACGAGGGTGTTTTCATATCCTGATTGATATTCAAAGAACAGATAATACTTCTCCAGATCAGAATATTGGTATGTATCGGGAAGAACCAAAGGCCAACCCCAATTTGCATTGTATCCAGATAGCATGTAAGCACTCAGTCCGGTTGATTCCGTGGGTTGCTCGGTGTTTAACAACACATAGCGGTTGGAGAATTTTTCGAGGGCTACAATGGGAGTTCCCGCTGATATGATGTAGGTATCAGTGTTTATCTCATCCCCCAGATTGGTTCCAAAGATTTCTTTGGAGGAGAATCCCTTGATATCAAAATTCTCCTTAAATTTGTTATTATATCCAATCAACTTGTTCTTGCTGATTGATCCCAAGTCCAGAATACGCTTGATTTTCTCAGGATATGTGAAAAGGTTGGATTCAAACACATCATTGTCAACTCCCGTCATTTTCATTTGGGAAATCAGGGAGAATATTTCTCCTCTATCCACATCTTGGGTGTTTTCCACGAAATTGGTGATCTTTTCATAGATTTTCTTACCAAGGGTGTCATAAGAAGAACTAAGTGTTCCAAACGCCGATCCCATAAAATCATCAAACAATACCGTCTTATCCAAAAGGAATTCTTGGAATCTCAAACCCTTAAATGTCTCTTGGGCATCAAAATCTTCATTTCTCTTTTCAATGGAAATATAATTTTTAGGATATACGTCGAAATAATCGGTGACACCAGCCAAGGAATAAGAAGTTCCCTGATCGTTAGTGGTAGTGAGGGAAGCACTCAACTGGACATAATGAACAACACTATCGATGTTGAATTTCACCTTACCTCTGGCCGAACCGTAATAAGCTCCCACATCTTCCAATTCATAATAGGAAGAATTCATAACATCGCCGCTTGACAATACTATAACATTGACATCAGAAGCGGAAAGCAAGGGGAAGTTCTTGACGCTGAAATTCTCCGAATCCTTGATCTTGACTACAAATGGGATATCAACTTGAGCAAATTTTCTCCCATCAATGTTGAAAGAATCAATCTCATAGAATTCCCCATCCAGACCATTGCTGGTGATGGACAAATCTTCAACTTCATCATTATCCACGATAAGAGCCGATAGAGAAATCTTGGCATTATTCCGATTGTTGAGATATTCCACACTTCTATCGAAAAACAGGTCAATGTTGATTCGGTTGATGGAATCATCCTTGAAATGGATATCCTTGGTTCCCGATACCCCCACAAAAAATGAATTGTTGTCGCTTTCCGTGGCATTTATCAGATTGGTTCCCGATATCTTGGCATAGACGGAAGTATTTTCAGTGGTAATGCGATCAATCTCCTGATATTGGTAGCTTGAGAGATAATTATTATAAATTTTCTCGTGGAAAGCATAGGTCTTATCCAAATGACGGAATTTATCCACATCATCGAAGTAATAATCGCTGTTGCTGCCACTGATACGATAGAATAGGCTTGTGATGGGAATGGTGGGGGGATAATATGCTCGTATTGTGATAGGATCACTAATTTGCCCCAATTTCCATGAAATATTATCATAATAGGTGGGACTATCAAAATCTACGGTGAACGTGTGCTTGAGATAATCAATGATGTGGATGATCTTGTATTCTGTGGAAATCACAGCATTGGAATAGCAATCATAGAGGGTGAAATTGACGACATATTTACCCGGATTTTCCCAATACTTCTGAGCAGTCAGAGAAGAGGAAATCGTACCATCTCCAAAGTCCCATAAGACCCGAACATAGCTGAAATCATCCAGATCGGGAATGAACCGAAGCGGTGTCTGTTCCAAAGCATAGGAACTCAATACATTTTCGTTCTTCCAATCCAGAACATCAAATTCAATATCGCTAAAAATGCTCATTATTCGCTATCCGTGATTAGGATTCTATCTCCGATTGTTTGTGGTCTATAAAAATATGGGAACTTGAAAAATGGAAGTGTTGTGGTTTGGTTCACAAATTCCTCATCAACCCCCTCATAGACAGGATTCCAGCTTATGAAGGAGATTCCGTTGAAAATCTCGTTTCCGTTGCGGGTTCTGATCTTGTCAACACCTTCCAATCCAAGAATTGTGGATGTCAGGTCTGATAGATCAAGTCTTTGTCCCAGAGAATTGTTGAGAGGATTGAAGAAATCCAGAATAATATTAATAATTCTCTTTTTCAGGTTTTCCTTGTTGATCTTGGAATTGGATGTGCGAACGATTTCCAGCTTGGATGTCAAATACACATCCTTATCAGCAGCTTGAGCCGAATATCCAATATCAAATGCCGTGTAGATCGGATCACGGGGAACAACTTCATGACTAAGCATCTTTTTATCGGAAGTGGAGTCGATGATTAGGTTTTTCAGGCTGTTTGAAAGGAATGGGGGATACTCCGCATCCGTTTGAACCACGAATTTGGGAACCACGAAGATATTCACATTGTTGAAGTCACAAGAATCCGCAAAATTCACCTGATTTAGTATAACCCTGTTCGATTTGTTGGGGTCAACGCAGATACGATAAAAATAATCAATATATTCCCCAATGAATCGCTTGTTATTCACCACTTCCACCGATTGGAGAACATTGGAAAGGTTTTTGGTGAGATATGTATCATAATCCACCTCAGTCACAAGCCTAAGCTGGGAACTGAGATACTTGGGAACATTCTGGCGAATCTGATCCACTGTCTCCCCATCGGAGATTGCCGTGGAATTGGCAGTATTGGAGAAATTCAGGGTAGCATTGTTTGTCAGGTCAATTATGGATGAAGGATCGACGGTAATCACATCATTGTAGATTGCCGTGAATTGGGAAGTGTTGAAATTGAACAATTTGTTACCATTGATGACGTTCTTGCTGATAATACCCTTGTTATTATCACTCAGGATATAATAAACGGCAACCTGATCACCTTCGGCAAGTTTCTTACCAAACACATCATTACCGAACTTGATTTCATAATGACCATTCTCATTGAGACGAACGCTGTAATATCTATCGGAATCGGGAGTGAGGAACAGATTGTCAATCTCTTCCCATTCATACCAAGTGGCATCTCCGATTTCTTTCACATAAACACTGAGAGTTCCATGGGCAATGAAACGGTCATCGTTCTCATCCACCAGATTATCCACAACAACAGGGAACGTTTCAAATTCCTTACCTTCCGCTGTGTAGATGGGGTATTCCTGAACGGTTCCCTGATACAGAATGAGATTATTTTCAATGGAATCAATTTTCTCCGATCCGCTTGTGGTTTTCTCAAAGGAGAAATCGTTCAGGACGGTGTATTGGATGTTATTGACAAGGAAATAGGAATACTTGCGGAGAGTGTAGTTCCCCGCTGCTAGAGAGGCACTGGCGGTGCAAGTAACGGGAACAAGGGACGTTTGCTTGCCCGTAGGATTGTAACCCACAAGGTTCACAATCTTGTTCATGTTTTCATAGAGCGATGTCTGGGAGAAAAGGGCTTCCGATCCCGTCTGGTTCAAATAGAAAAGCAGGGTGTGGTAGCTGTAAGCGATAATGTCGATGAAAGAAGCCAGATTACTCCCCTCGTAATTCTGATCCGTGAATTTGGGATTCTCATTCAACCGTTGAATGATGAAATCTTTCAGGGACAACGCATCAAAGTTGATATAGGCGTTTTTGGGCAGGTTATACTCAAGAGAATCATTCATTGTTATTATTTAGGAGGATGATATTAAATAATCATATGGAATTTGATAAGCTGTATCGTGAATTGATGTTGGAGTTCTCGGAAGGAGCGATCCGTAACATTGTGAAGAAATTCCAAAACGATGCCACGGAACAAGAAATCCGTAGAGAGGTTCAGGATTTTGAAAAGTATAAGAACGCTTTACAAAAGAAAGACCCTTTCCAATATAAATCGTGGATAGAGTTCACGGAAGCGATCCATGCTGCAAAGGGTAAGGCTGAATTTAAAAGGAAAAAAGCACCAACCCAAGATGTTGTTGCCAATCAGGATGATATCATAGCCGATGATGAGAACGTGACCATCTATCGGGGAGATTCCCAAGACAAGTGCGTGTTATATGGAAAGGGTTATTCTTTCTGTATCTCAAGACAGGTTGGAGGTAATATGTTCTCTAACTATCGTTTGGGTAAAGAATCTACATTCTATTTCATATATTTCAAGAAGAAACCGAAGAGTGCGGTTGACCATATTATGGTGTTGGATCATACCAAGCATGGGTATGAATGGACTTTTGCCGATAATGATACTAAAAAGGTGAATGGTGGGTGGGATGAGGTGGTGGGTAAATATCCAGAATTAAAGAAATATGAAAAATTATTAGTTAATAAAAAGTTGGATGATGAAGAGAGTGAATTTATAAAAGTGTTAAAGAATTTTTCTAAAAATCCAAGATTAGAAAATTTTAATAAATTCTCTTATGAACAAAAAGCACAAGCTCTTAAAAGTGTTGTTGATTTAAGTGATCAAATATGGAACGCTTTAGATTCTACTTTGAGAAATGAATTTTTGAGCATAGGTCCAAATTTAACAAAACATCAAGCATTTAATCTTAAACCTAATGAAATTGAACGGTATAAAAAAACAAGAAATCTTTCCAGACAACATTTAATTGATGATTATAAATATAAGGAAAATATATTTGATTTTTCAGATGATGAAAGATTGGCATTGGAGTATATGGAAAAAGTTGGAAGTTCAAAATTTTTCAAAGATGATAGATTATCTAATAAAAAATTAAAGTTTGAAACATCTAATGATTATGAAAGGTCTATTTATGACTTGGTTTTTGATGAAAACGGTGCATTAGTGACATATCAAAATATTGTAAGAGATGTTTTTGGGGGGAATCCAGATGATGTTTTATACATAAAGTATGATACGAATGGAAATATTATTAATATTGAATCAAGCTATGATGATATTGAAGATACTTCAAATTATAATGAATCTATCCATTTTGATAAATATTATCAAAAGATAATGTCAAGTCTCTTTTAAATAATTGAATAACCCGTGGAATTCAGCTTCGATTTCAGGGAAAGCCCCTTGACACCCAGAGATGGAACATCAATTTGCAGAGACACATCATATTCCTGCGCGTCCTCATTACCCACAACACTCACGTTTCTCACGACAATGCGTGGTTCCGAACGGGGTAATTTCCGTTCAATGTCATCCTGAATGTCTTCCGCTGTGAATTCATCCACTGGTTCAAACAGATAGCGTCTCAGATCAATGCCAAAGGTTGGATTGAGTATCTTTTGACCGGGAGATGTAAGGAAAGCATTGGAAATGCTTGTCTTGATGGCTTCCACATCGAAAATAGCCTGAATATCCTTCAGTTGCTCTTTGCGATTGAGTTGGTTGTTGAAAGAATACGAAGGTTCCAGATCAAACGACACATCCTTGTAGAGATAATCGTTTTTCAGGGATACTTCATCAATCTTGGATGCTTGAAGTGATTTGATTTTGATGTTCATTTACCAATTCTTGCAGCTTTCGGCTTTGGGGGTTCCGGGTTTCGCTTTATCGCAACCATGTCTTGCTCGAAATGCTTTCTTTCTATCAGTGTTTCCACTATCACCAGTTGCTTTCACACCTTTTTGTCCAAAATGGATTCTTTTATAACCCGAACCATCGGGGTCTTTTACACATTTAGTATATTTTTTACCCTTACGATCACTGGATGCTTTTTGAGTAACTTTGGTGCATTTCTTGGATTTTTCTAAGAACACGGCAACTTCCTGAAGATCAATCATGAAGTCGTTGATATCAACATTGAAAGATGATGCGTATTTGTTTGCCAATTCATCAAAGGATTCGTTCACCGTTCCTTCATCTCTCATTCCTTGCACGGTGGACAACAATTGCGTTGCACTGTTAGCACCACTTCTGGTTATAGACCAAAATCCCTTGAGTCGTGAATTGATAATATCCTTGGATGTTTTATTAAATGGTAAATTCTTGACAAGTTTCTTTAATTCTGGGATGGCGGCATTCCATTGATCCTTTGACTTGATTTCTTCCAATTTCTTGATGAACTCTTCCATTGCCATATAACGGGGATCAACATCCAAATTCTCCAAAGGAATGGTTTTTCTTTCCATACCTCGACCCGCAATGGAATTGAAGAATTTTTGTAATGATTGTGCTGGAAGTTCTCCGACTCTCCGCATCACTCCAATGTTTATGTTGCGATTCAATGTGCGGGGATCAAAATTTTCCAATCCTCTATCGAATCGATTTACATGATAATCAATAAATGAAAATATGGGATTATCATCAGTTGTTAATTTTTTCAATAATCCCAATTTATAAAGAAAATCTGTTTTATTAACATTTAAAAAATCAACCCCGGTGGGTATTTCACTATCTGATATTCCATGCTCTATTTTTAACATATCCAATATCCCTGCTGCTTTGTTGTTGATTAAACTTTTCACCTTCGCCAATACAGTATCATTGGATTTCATATTGTTGGATGTTTTTGTTTCTATTTTTGAATTTATTTCTTCAAATCGTTCATCCGCAGCGTTTGAAGCCTTTATAGCATTTATCAATTTTTTTTCAGCATCTTCTAATTTACTTTGAACGGAAGATAATTTTTTAACATCTTGTAAAAGAATAGATAATTCTATCTCCGCTTGCTGGATTTGACCGCTTAGGGTTTCCTTTTTTTCTTTAATCCTAGTATTCTTTTTTTCGGTTTTTTTTCTTTGGATAAAGGATTTGATTTGATCGATTCTATCACTACCATATAAAGAACTATCAAGAATTTCTTTGAGTCTATTCACTTCGTCTCTCGCATCCGAAGCTTGTCCCGCTCTTTTTTGTTGAGAGACGAGAGCATTATTCCACTCTTTTTCATTATCATCATTTATAGTATCTATTCTTAATCCTCCTACCAGTTTAATTTTACCATCTATATCTTCTTTCTTTTCACCGCTGTATATTTTTTTAAAATCTTCAAAGAATGTTTTGGAATTGAATAGGATTGCAAAAGCATTAGCCATTTCTCTATCTCGCGCAGCTTTCAATTCATAGGTATCCTGTTGACTAACACCTTTGGAGGTGTCATAAAGATATTTTTTCATCTGATCTATTGGTTTTTGCTTTTCAAAATTGTCAACTTTGCCAACAGGACTGGACGAATAACCAGAGGAAGTTGATGCTCCAGCAACTCCCCCATCGGCTGTAATACCAGCTTGTTGCCCACTGATATTCTGTGGTCCTATATTTCGTTGCGCCCTAAAATACGCATCTCCCCCGCGAGTTCCCTTTGCTTCCAGCGCCAAATTATATAAATCATCAAAGTTCATACTATTATTTAGAACAAATGACTAAATAATCCTATGGGCAAGAAATTTGATGCTATCTATGAAGCTGTTGTGAGTCGTTCCGAAGTGGGGGGTTATCTTCCCGGCGATATCATAAAATTTAGGGATGGATATAAAAACACGGAAACTTACAAGTATATGCCATTCACTCTCAGGAAAGAAGTGGATGAATTGGCGACTTGCGGATTGAACATCAAAGTCGTTCAGGTTGGAGACAAACAATCAGGATATTCCATTGGAAATCAATTCAAACCAGCATCCCAGATCGTTCTCACCATTGCTGCTGATCATGGTGGTGGTAGAACTTATGGTAGAGTGGTTGTCTGTCCCGCCATGGTTGATATGGTGGATGTGAGCGCAGGAGTTCCGGTTCCCGATCAATTCAAGCGCAAGGATACTGTCATCATCAAGCCCAAACCCTTAAAAATTGATCCAAAGATCATCACCAATGTCACTGACAAGGGAAATGGTAAGAATACCCCCACCGATCTGAAATTGGCGGGAGAATCCAAGGCTTGGGAATCCACCAAGGAATTGGCTGATTTGTATATGGAATCTTTGGGGGAGGTTCCCCTGAGAAATATGCCTCCAGAAAAATCTTTAGGGGAGGTTCCTCGGCGTGATCCGAACACACAACCCCCAACAAAAAACAGATTGAATTTGCTTTATGATAGATTACCAGAACTTAAAAAAGCTATAGAAGATGTGAGGTATGGTTCTTTTAAAGAGTTCTATAACAAAATTTCAGAGTTTAAGGATTTTCTTGATAACGAGTTTGTTTAAAAATAACAATCAAATAATAAATAACATCATGGCACAATATAATAACAAAGATCAGCGCAATCTGGAAGAACTCCTTGAAGAAGGGTGGATGGATCGTCTCAAGGCACGGGGAGCCGAAGCTTTGGGTTCCGTCAAAGGAGTGGGGCAACAAATCAAAGGTGGCTTTCAACAAGCTGCTGGCAGTGGCTTGAGTAAGGCTGGAGATTGGCTTGAAAGCGATAAGATTTCTCGTAAAGGGGATAAATACACGCAACAAGGTCAAAAAAGTGAGCGAGAAGGAAGCGTCTCTGGTCACAATGCCAAAGTCCAGTATCTTCAGAAGAATATTGACAAACGTATTGACTCATTTGTTGCCGATATCAAAAATGATATTAAAAAGCTTGGTCTGGACATTGGTAACATTGAAATCGTGTCTGGTATCAATGCTGCTCTTGGACAACTCAAGAAAAGCGTGAGCGGTGCAACACCTCCTCCTTTACCACAACAATCTGGCGCAACACCTCCTCCTTTACCCCAACAATCTGGCGCAACACCCCCACCACTTCCAAAACAACAAACACCGGAGCCAGAAGAGGATGAGCCGGAAAATCCCGTGGAATACTCTTACAGAAAAGCTATTAGTAGGAAGAAAAAAACACAACCAAACACTAATCCCCGTAAAAGTAAGGTGAGAAAAGACCCATTTGCAAAATATGCCGCTCCCGAACAGGAAGAGGATTTGGACAAGATGTTTTGGGAACGCTAAAACAATTCCTCAAGCTGTAACAAGCAAGCAATACCACAAATCTCCCTGTCCGTAACGGATATCATCTTAAACAGGTTCTCCGCAATGATAAGGATAGCCTGTTTTTTTGTGGTATCATCCAAGGATAAATCATAAAAATAGTTCAACAGGTCTTTCAGAAGGGATTCGTGATCGGAATCGAACAATTCCTCGTTCTCAATCAGAAATTTGCGTGTTTTCAGGGTATCTCCCGATTTGAGATTGGTGTAAATCAAATCCATCACCTGATTGGTGTCTTTTTTCGTCTCAATGGAGAGAATCCCTGATTTTGAATATTTTTCCAATTCATTGATACATTTCCTGATATCGGGATAATGGCTTTTGATCAGGGCAACCAATGGTTTCTTCTGATCATCAGGAATCTCAATTTCCTCTTTTTTCAGAATCTCCAGACACCTACGAGTAACATCTTTCAGGGATGTGTGGAGTGTGAGACTCTGGCAACGCGATTGGAGGGCGGGAATGATGCGATGCTTGTAATTGCCCGTGAGAATGAAACGTGTGGTGGATGAATAGGATTCCATGACATTCCTCAAAATTGCCATGGAACTTTTTGATAGATAATCAGCCTCATCCAAAATGACAATTTTCAATCCCCCGTCAAAGCTCTTCGTTTGGGAGAATCCGATAACTTTATCCCTGATCGTATCCACCCCATTCTCATCGGAAGCGTTAATGTAAAGATAATCACAATTTAGGATATCCTTTGCCAATATTTTGGCCAATGTTGTTTTACCAACACCACAAACCCCCGTCAATAATAGATTTGGAACATCTTTACCAAAATCTTCGATGATTTTTCTGGTGGTGTCATCCACCATTAAATCGTCTAGCGTCTGTGGTCTGTAACGTTCTGTCCAAGGATTGCTCATATGCCTACCAAACCAATAGCATGGTTTGAGCGATTGTCAATAGTCCGAACCAAATTTGCACAATCCAATAGACTGTCATATGTGCCAACGTCGAACCAAAATCCATCCAATTTCTCAACACCAACACCTTCTTTATCATTCATCATGCGAATCAGGTCAACAATTTCCAGTTCTCCTCTAGCAGATGGTTTGACTTTTTTAGCCATTTCCACAACTTCATTGGAAAACACATAAAGACCAATCACTGCATCTTCGGAAATAAATTCTTTCGGTTTCTCCACAATTTGAATAATATTGCCATCTTCATCTGTTTCAACCACACCATAGGCGGATGGGTCTTTCACTTTATATGTGTAGATGGTGTTCGGTTGTGGTTGTATTGGGGAATTACCAATAATAACATTATCACCAAGAATCAGGCAGATTTCATCTGCATCTTTGACAAATTCTTCCCCAACGATAAAAGCATCGACTAATCCTTTGGGAGAATCTTGGATTGCGTATGATAGATTTAATCCGAATTTACTCCCATCTCCAAGTAGAATCTTGAATTGTTTTTGTTGATCCTCGTCGGCATTAATGATGAGGATATCAACATATCCCATATCTTTCAGCGTTTGAAGTGGAAATGCGATGCAGGGCTTGTTGAAAATTGGTAAAAGTTGCTTTGATATAACCTTGGTAATCGGGTATAATCTCGTAGCTTTTCCGCCCGCCAAAATTAGACCACGTTTAATCGTTTCTTGCATATTTCTCCTCTATTTCGTTTTTAATTCTCTTATCTTCCGCTTGTTTCTCAAGCATTTTCTCAAAACATTCCTTCATCACATCCTTCTCAAATCGCATCTCATAGATTTCCTTTGATTTGGAGCCATCCAGAACACAATTGCTTCTTCCAGTGGCAATGGGAAGATCGGCAAGATATACGAATTTCCAATTATCGTTGTGGAATCCGTATTCTTTCATGACATCACACACTTCCTGTGTGGTTAATGCCTGTGGATTGATGACATTGTAGATGTTCTGTCCTTTCCATTTACCGACTTTTTTAATCAAAAGATTCTTCACAAATTCGCAGAAATCGGGGATATATGTCTTGGAGTTCTTGAAATTGATCAAATCGTCGTATTGTCTAATTTTGTTCAAATAATTCCTATTAGATGATTCGTAATGGAATGGCATACGAACCCTCAGAATGATATTATCCATATTTTTTGATAAATTTTCAAAAGCGTGTTTTGATTTGGAATAAAATGAAGCCCTATTACAGAATAATCCATAATTTGGGGAATCTTCCTCGTTCCACACTTTCTCATATCCATCATAAACACAACCAGAAGAAACATGGAGATAATTCACTTCATGTAATTGACATACAGCATTTACTTTTAAAGGAGAAACTGTATTGAGTTCCCAACACAATTCTTTTTTCATCTCCGCTTCATCAATGTTGGGTCTTCCCGTGAATCCCGAACAGTTAATCACGGTATCAATGGTATTATTGAGAAGAAATTTGTGGAGGATTTCCACTTTATGATAATCAATCTCTTCCGCTGATTTGATAATCACGTTAAAATCGTTTTTCAAATGATTGTAAAGATGATTACCAACGTAACCCTTCCCTAAAATTAATAAATTAAGCTTGCTCATATGTGTTTTCAATAAATTCCCGAACGTTTTCCAAATTACAAATATCATTTTCGTATAGATATTCCTGTATGCCCTCACATAAATCATCAGCCATTTGGGAAATCTCTTCGTCATCCACAGTATGAAGGAAATCCTGTAAATCCATAATGGATTTTATGATTTTCTCTTCGTGTAGTTCCAATTTTTTCAGTATCGTATTCTTTTTCATTTATGTAGGGATTTATTTAGGTTTTGGTTGATGTCAATACGAAATATGGGTTGATTTGTTAAATAGTATTATGCCAAAGATTTCCCAATTAACATCTGCAACATTACCTATTGTTGGTAATGAGGTGGCTATCATCAATCAAAATGGAACCACTTATTCAAGTGCTTTAAGTAATTTTATTGGGGGTGGATCGAACGTGTCATCCTTATCTTCAAATTGGCAGAACACTTACACCACATTTTCCTCAAATTCTGCCAATTATGCAAAGGTTAATGTCAATAATAATTTTTCATCTACCCAAACGTTCACCACAGGTTCAATAAATGTCGGAGGATTTCCTTTATCTGCGACAGTGAGTAATAGTTTGTTTGGTGGTAATCTCGCAGGTTTCGGTGCTACGTGTGCATGTTTCTCCAATTTCTTTGGTTATAACGCAGGTAACGGTGCCACATGCGCATCCAATTCCAATTTCTTTGGTCAAGGCGCGGGTTACAATACCACAAACGCATATAGCTCCAATTTCTTTGGTTCAAACGCAGGTTTCGGTGCCACAAACGCATCCAATTCCAATTTCTTTGGTTCAAACACAGGTTTCGGTGCCACAAGCGCATGTAATTCCAATTTCCTTGGTTCAAACGCAGGTTACGGTGCCACAAACGCATCCAATTCCAATTTCCTTGGTAGATACTCAGGTAACGGTGCCACAAACGCATCCAATTCCAATTTCCTTGGTTCAAACGCAGGTTTCGATGCCACAAACGCATCCAACTCCAATTTCCTTGGTAGATACGCAGGTAACGGTGCCACAAACGCATCCAACTCCAATTTCCTTGGTAGATACGCAGGTTACTATGCCACATACGCATCATTCTCCAATTTCCTTGGTCAAGGCGCAGGTAACGGTGCCACAAACGCATGTCACTCCATATTCATTGGTTCAAACGCAGGTAACGGTGCCACAAACGCATGTCACTCCATATTCATTGGTTATAACGCAGGTTTCGGTGCCTCTCTGTCAGCTTCAATCGCCCTTGGCTCTTGTGCTATCCCCACATCACACAATCAATTAGTGTTGGGGTCGTCAGCATACCCACTATCAACTGTTAATAGCGGCAACTGTTTAGTTGTAAACATAAATGGAACTATGAAGAAAATAGCGTTGCTTTCCGTTTAATGCTATATAAATAGCAATATGATAAAAAATGCTATTTTTCATATTGAGGGGGGGTTGGGTAAAAACATTGTAGCCACTTCGGTTATCCGTTCCTATAAAAAGGAACATCCAATCCACAACATTATAGTAAATTCTGCATATCCTGACATTTTTCAAGGAAATCCTGATATTGATAGGTGTTATCTATTGGGAAATACTCCGTATTTTTATGAGGACTTTATCTTTGATAAAGATTGTGAAATATTTGCACATGATCCATATAAAACAACGGCACATATCACCAAACAACAAATATTGGTGAAATCGTGGTGTGATATGATAGGGGTTACTTATGATGGTTTAAATCCGAATATCCATTTTAATTTTAGGGAAATGGAAATATCCAGAGCGTTACTACCTCAAACTGATAAACCCATTCTCATCTTTCAACCATTTGGAGGCGCACAAAACCAAGAATTTCCATACTCATGGACAAGGGATATTCATCCTTTCATTGCCCAAGAAATAATCAATAATCTTAAAGAACAATATACAATATTGCATATTTGTCACCCCCACCATCCTCAATTACAAAATGTGATTCGCTATGATAAAAATCAAAATAAAAAGATTTTATGTGCCATGTTGAATCTTTCTAAAAAAAGAATTCTAATCGACTCTTCCTTACAACATGCTGCGGCTGCCATGGGATTACCATCAACAGTGGTGTGGGTTGGGACACAACCGGAAGTATTTGGTTATGATATGCATAATAATATAACTCCCCATGTTACCTTTCCAAAGGGTAATATTAATTCGTATTTATATGATTATAGTTTCAATGGAATCATCCACGAATGCCCATATGATAACATTTATCAAATTTTCAATATCGAAAACATCATAAAATGAGAGATATATTTTATGTGTCCGGCTTACCCAGATCGGGAAGCACTCTTCTGATGAATCTGATGGCACAAAATCCTAAAGTATTCTGTACTCCTACATCGGGTTTGAATCAATTGATGAATAATATCAAAACATCGTGGGGTAATATCATTGAACATCGATCTGATAAAAACGCTGGTAATGATGAAAATTTGAAGCGTATCCTAAACACTATATTACATTCCTACCATAATACCGAAAAACCGTATGTCATCGACAAATGTAGGGGGTGGGGATTCTCCATTGAAATGTTGGAGGCAATCACCAATAAAAAAACCAAGATCATAGCACCAGTTAGAGATATAAAGGATGTTCTTGCGTCTTTCGAATTATTATATCGAAAGGGTTCCTACAAGTTCAACCCCCAAGGACCAATGCCCCAATGTTTAACAACTGAAGGTAGGATGATGCATTGGGCAAGTTTGGATGGGGAAGTCGGTGCTGCTTACGCAATATTAAAGGATGCTTTTTTAAGAGGATTGGGGGATAGATTCCTTTTGGTGGATTATGATTATCTGACACATAATCCTAAAATTGTCATGGACGTAATTTGGGATTTCCTCAATATACCCAAATGTGAACATGATTTTGAAAACATATTGAACCAAACACCAGAAGATGATGGTGTTTATAATTATGTCGATTTACATAAAATTAAGAGTAAAGTCGCACCATCCAGTTCAAAAGCTAAAGAAATTTTGGGGGATGAAATATGTAAAGGATTGGATGGTTATGAATTTTGGAAGAAATGACTAAATAATGATATGTCCATATTAGGTAATAACACACTACCAACACCACCCCCGACGCCCAATAAGGAAGTCCTATTGAAACAAGCGGTATCCCGTATCAAAAATCTTTCCAAGGAATGTTTCGGTAATTTGGTGAGAACCCAACGAGAAGGTATTAAGATTGTTTGGGAGAACGAAAACCTCACCCCGCAGGAAATAATTGATGAGATGGGGTCGGATGTTTTTAAGATTTTTCAATTCCATGGGGAGCTTACACAATTTATTCTGATGTTGGCCCAAGAGGATGGAGCAACGGTTGATGTTAAGTATCCCACCCACTCATTCACCGCAAACCTTAGTGCTGGAACTATCACCGTCCACGATACACCTTACCAACAATAATTATATGAAAAAACAACCGACATTGGGAGATATATATGGACAAATGCTGAACAGTGTTCAAGTCGTTCAAGAGAACGCACAGGAAAACATCAACAAGTCCAAAAAAATTCCCAAGCAATCCAAAAACGCTTTCAACGAAACAAATCCCTTGCAAAAAGGTGGTCCATCTGAGAAAAGCGGTTATCACAAAGCTCTGAATGATACTTATGATGAGGATGAAGAGCGTAAGTATGCTAATCTTGATAAACTTAAAGAAAAGTTGAAGAATCCCAATCTTTCTGATAAACAGAAGGAATCTCTCAAAAAAGAAATTGCAAGAATGGAGAGTGGAATCCAAAGAGAGGAAGCGGAAGAGAGAATTCACAAGGAATCTAAAAAAATTGCAAGAGATAGACTAAATACATTTATGACTAAGAAATCTACATTTGATAAGTTGTTTGAATCCGTTATGGGTAATAATTTTGACCAGCAAGAGGATGCTCAAGAAGTTGATGCCCTCGGCCTTGGTGATGCTCCCATGGACGATGAGTTTGGAGATGACGAATTCGGTGACGACGAAGACCAAGTTACATTTACTCTTGATCGTGCCACAGCACAAAAGCTTCACGATGTTTTGATGGGAGTTCTTGATGGTGGTGGTATGGAAGATGAAGGCGATGATCTGGACTTCGATACTGAAGATGATTTTGGAGGAGACGATGAAATGGACGAAGACAACGAAGAAGAAGACGATTTCTCCTATGACGAAGACGAAGAGCGCGGAACCTTCCCAACTGACAAGGTTGGTAATGATGGAACCGTTGGTGCCAAGGATGGCAAAGGTGGTGGTCAACAACACAAGCTCCAAGGTCGTAGCAATAAGGTCAATGGTCGTCCTCAACCAAAAGGTCAAAAAACCAAGGTAGTGGGAACCACTGACAAGGTTGGTAATGACGGTGATTACGGTCATGCTCTCCATGGTGCAAAGCAACCCGATATGGGCAAGCAGAACAAAGTTTCAGACATTCGCCAAGCGGAAGATTTCTTCCGTTGAATGTGAATTAAAAAAATAAACCTAAGAAGAGGGGATCGTGATGATTCCCTCTTTTTTTGTTAAGTATTATCATGAAGTCCTTTCTGGAATTTTTTGAAGAGCGTAACGGTGTTCTATTGGAATACCGTCACAGGGATGGTTTTGGGGGTATTAAACAATCCCTCCATGCCAACAACAAAAAAGGGGGCAACATCACCCGTGATCCTCTGACACGCAAGATACCATGGAACAAAGGACCGTATAAGAAAATCAGAACAGCGGGAGAGATTCTGATCGGAGATGATCTGTTGAAAGAATTGGGTTCTATGGGAGGCGTGGAGTTCAAGGATGGTAAGGAGATCAAAAGAAAAAATAGTAATCAAATTTTAAAATTGTTCACAAATCTTCATGGACAACAATGTGGAAAAATAGTGGAGGTAAAAAACCGAAACGCTTTTACTGAAAAAACAGATTATTATGGTAATTGTGTTGATCTGTGTAATCAATTTACTGTCGATACTGATGAAGATGATTATGACGGTGATTATGAAAATTATTATGAAGATGATGGTAGCGGCGCAGCAGAATGGATGATCAACGTTTTATCAAATGATAATAATGTTATTAGGTTAAACAAAGAAACCTTTGATCAGTATGTAGACATTTCAGGTATCCCACAAGACAGAATTGAAAATTTATCAAGTGATGAGTATTATTATATTATAGATGGTAGAGGACACCCTAACGGATATGTTAATTTTGTTTTATATGGTGAGAATAGGAATGGTGATGATATACATTATTTTTTCAATGTATCACCTGATCCTAATTTAGAAAATAAAAAATTGCCGAAATTGCCAAATGGATATGGGGCAGGTTCTAATATGTGATAAATAAAAATATGTCCTCTGGTTGTCCAACAATTCCTTTATCGTGTCTAACACCTGAAAACATCTTTGCTGGTGTCTATCGCCCCAATTGTGGGGGATTTGCCGATCCATCCAACTTTCAGGCGGAAAGAGCCATATTCAATTCCCAATTCGGGGAGCTTATCAACAATTATGGGGTGGAGATTGATTATTTTGTCAATACTTTCAATCCCAAGGCGATGAACTCCATCTATGGGGAACATACGCTCATGTATTGGCTTGGTCCAACAACCATCAAGGCATATATCCAGATGGAAAACGGTTCCCCCATATATGCTCTGGCTGGTATGGATTCTCCCGATACCCTGACACTATATTTACATATTGATGACTTCAACACCAAGTTTGAAGGACTCAGCATTTTTGATGGATTTTTATACGATGAATCAAATAATAAGATTTTAACGGAAACTGGGGAACCGATCATTGTTGATAGGGACGATGGGCCATTTGTTCCCGAACCTAAATCACAGGATAAGATTCGTGTAACACCATTTGGTTGCGATAGACCAAATGGTAGGGGAGCCAAGATATTTGAGGTTACGGAAGCCATGGATGAGGATCAGAGCGAACTCAATCCTGCGATGGGACATTATGTGTGGAGACTGAAAGCTGTCCGTAGCGAACATAACTTCACCACCAACGAGCCAAGGGAGGAATATAACCAGCAGATTGCGGACAATTCCTATTTTGGTAAGCTCTCCTCTGTCATGTTCCCCGAACTCTCAAGTGTGTTGGATGATAACAAGGTATATACGCAAAATTCCGATGAAATCGTGCAAAGGGACGTGTTTCCTCCATCTACGGGAGGAAGTGATGGGAGTGTTTACGGTAATTATTTCTAAATAATACAAATGGCAGCTAAAAAGAAACATGAATACATGGGGAATCCGAATCTCCCCACTGCCAATGCGGTGTTTGAATATACACCGGAAATGGTGGTGGAAATTCAAAAATGTAAAGAGTCTCTAATACATTTTGCTGAAAATTATTTTTATATTATCGATCCCGATGAAGGTAAAAAGGTTATTCCACTCTTTGATTACCAAACGAGATTATTGAAGGCGTTTGAAGATTTCAAACAAAATATAGTTTTGAGTTCTCGCCAGAGCGGAAAAACGACGGTGATGACTATATTAGCATTACACGTAGCATGTTTTGAAAATCATAAAAATATTGTTATTGTTGCGAATAAAGAGGAAACAGCTAAAAACATATTCAAACGTGTTAAGTTGGCTTATGAAGAATTGCCTAACTGGTTAAAACCCGGAATTAAAAAGTGGGGAGATACTTCAATGGAATTGGCGAATGGTAGTTGTATTGAAATTTCAACCACTACTGGAAACGCAGCGAGGGGTAAATTTGTCAATTTGTTGCTATTGGACGAATTAGCATTTATCGATCCGCCAAGCATAGTTGAAGACTTCTGGAGATCGGTGTATCCAACAATTTCCCGCGCTAAAACATCTAAAATTCTTATTACATCAACACCAAACGGAGTTGGTAATTTGTTTCATAGATTATATACTGGATCGGTAAAAGGTGAAAACAGATTCCACTATGAAAGAATTGATTGGTGGGAAGTTCCGGGTCGTGATGAAGAATGGAAAAAAGATCAAATTAAAGATTTAGGTTCCCACGAGGCGTTCATGCAGGAATATGGGAACGAATTCCTAGACAATAGCCAACAATCCATTGATGAAGCCCTATTTGACCGTCTCAAAAACGAATGCCGTGAACCCAAACACATCCTCAAGGAAGGTGCCTATAAAATATGGGAAGAATATGATCCCGAAAAAATATATGTTATTGGGGGGGACGTTTCCGAAGGTCTTGGTCTGGATGCATCCGTTCTCCAAGTTCTGGATGTCACCAATCCCAAGGAAATTATACAAGTTGCCGAATACTGGACAAATACCAAAGGGCCATCGGAATTCACCAACGAAGTGGTGGATGTTTGTGGACATTGGGGAAATCCTCTGCTATTGATTGAGCGAAACAACCAAGGAACGGGTGTTTGTGACACTTTGGCGAACACCCACATGTATCAGAACCTTGTGTCTTGGGGAGCTAAGGAAGCGCATAAGAATAAGCAGAACGGTATGATTTCCCATATCAACACCAAATATAAAGCGGTGGAGAACCAAAGATATTTCGTCAATGAAGCGCAATCTGTGGTATTCCGCAACATTGACACGCTGAAAGAATTTAAGAATTTTGTGCGCTACCCCAATGGCTCTTGGAAAGCCAAAAGTGGGGAACACGATGACCGTGTGATGGCATTCGTATGGGCATTGATGGCTCTCTACAAGGATATCACGGAATTATATTTTGAAATTGAGGAATTGGATGATTGCGATAAGCCTCTTGTGATCAAACCCATTGATCAGGGACTCCACCAATACAGATCGGCAACTTCCATCTACACCAACGAAGAAGTGCCTAAAATTGAGAATTCCAACATTGCCCCCATGCTCTTTGGAGGATACGGGGGGGCTGCTGTTAGTGACATGGCGGAATTGGAAGCTGCGGGATGGGCATTGCCTGATCATTCGGTGTTCTCCAATCCTGAAAGGAATATCAATCCTGATCAGTGGGCAGCGATGGAGAAATATTTCGGTTGACATTGGGTGATTTTGTGGTAATTTTAGGTATGACTGACACAGGTGAAGTGAGGGAAGAACATTTGGTAAAGGAACGATACTATCAAGAGTGTATTTCCGACATGCATTATAAAGCTGGTCTTTATGAAAAAGAGGCTATGAAAATGTTTATCGATGGTAAGCAATTACATCAAGCTCATAGTGCCATGGATAATGCGAGAGCATTGAGAACCGCTGCGAACATTATGGACAATACAGCTTGTAATGGAGGATAAAGTATGAAGTGTTATTCTGATTACATCACCGATCTAAAAAATGATGAAGTCTTTGTATTCACTTCGAATTCATATGGTTTTCATGGTGCTGGGTCGGCTGGTTACGCATCTTTTGGAGAATTTGGTAATGTCTGGAGAAATCATGATTATGGTAGCAAACCAGATGGGTGGAAAGGTAGATGGAATGTGAAAGGAATTGCGGAAGGTATTCAAGAAGGACGGGAAGGAAAATCCTATGCGATAAGGTCTGTATTAGCACCGGGATGTAGAAGATCAATAACCAAGGGACACCTAAAAGCTAACATTCAGGATTTTTATGATTTTGCGTGTGAAAATCTTGATTGGAAATTCTATGTTGCTCAAGATGCCAAACCGGGATACAATGGTTATTCAGTGGAAGAGATGGTGGAAATGTGGTCTGTTGAATATCCTCCAGATAATGTTTATTTTTATAAACCATTCTATGATTTATTAAAGGAGCGTTTCCCATTAAATATGTTTAGTGTCAACTGAAATAAAACAATCATTCTTAAATCGCAGCAGGAAGGATAAATTCCTTCTCGTTTTCGATTTACCCCCCATTCTCAAGAGAATCCAATCCAATTACACAAGGAATGATAATACCATCATTCCCGATAGTGTCCAATTCAGCATCTACGGGACAATGGTTCCGGGTCTGACTATCAAAGCGGTTGCCACCCGATATGCGGGAGATACGCTTTATGTGTCAAGCCATAGCAAAGACCCTTATCCTCCCGTGAACGTCAAATTCAAGGTGGATTCAGGATATAATAATTATTGGGCAATTTACCAATGGTTGAATCTCCAACATGACCAAAAGACAGGTCAATTTAATGCGAAAGGTATCATAGTGGATGGTAATTTTTCGGATTATCAGACGGATATCACGATGTATGGACTGGATGAATATGATAATAAAGTGATTCAATTCAAATATACCAAGGCTTTCATAACATCAATCGATCAGCTTGAATTTTCCCAAAATTCTGATGGTGATATGGAGATAGAAAGTGGTTTTACATTTGTTTTTTCCCAAATGCACATAGAATTGCTAGGATGTGATAGGTATAATCAAACTTTGAGTTGACATTTCAATTTTCCAGTTTAAAGTAATTCCATGAAAAATAAATTTGATGAATTTATTCTTTTTTGCAATCTTTACAAAAAAGAAACCGGAGAGAATATAACCCAAAAGTTGGTCGATAGATATGAAAAAATATATAACCATGTCACAACTCCATCTACATGGTTCCAGCATCCAAATGGAGTTGTAGTGAAAGGGAATGTATATAAATTTTGGAAAAAACAATCATCTGATTGTAAATTGGGATTGATGCATATTCCTCTTAAAGAGGATAGTGGGTATGTATATTCTCTTCATACTGTTGGTATAGTTGAAGATTTTATACCAGATAAAATATTAGAAGTTATGTTGATGGATGGTTTTTTAACATTTGATTTTGAATTAGATAGTAACAAAAATAGAATGGAGGAATTAAAAAATTATGAATGATATATTTTTAGGAAAATTACCAACAATGGTTCAAGGAGACGAACCATTGGGAGCAGAATTGATAGCCAAATTGGAAAAATATGCGGAAGATAATAAATTACCATCTTTCAAGATTGTCGAGGATATTGATGGGAATTCCGTGGCAGAGATAATTAAAAAATAGTGGAATTGCTGTTTAGGAAATTTTTGGCGGGGATTTGCTAAATAGTAATATGGCAACACGCACAATAAATTCGGCTGGGGTAGAGATATTTGAGAGAGATTTAAGTCTAGTCGCACAGACGAACGTAGGCACGAATGTCTTTGTAGCTGGATATACCCCCCAAGGTTATTCCGACGAGGTTTTGAAAATCACCACCAGAGATGAACTGGAATCAATCTACGGAACCCCAACCAATAGCGCAGAACGCTATTTCTATTACACTGTCCGCGAACTACTCAACTCTCCTGCAAACATCTACACTTTCCGCCTTCCATATGGATCGGGAACTGGAGATGGATTTGGAACACAACATTCCGCTCTTGTATATCCTGTTGTTGCCGCTACTCCAACTGATGTAACAACAACCAGAAGCCTTGATCTTTCTGCTGCAACCTATTTCCTTGGAAAACCCTATCAGATTACCCTATCTGAAACGGAATTTGCCCAAGCCATGGAAGGAACCCTCTTCGATTGGTCTTCCACTGCTGGAAGTAGAGCGGAACTTATTTCTGGATTTTCCACTGACCCTCTTAGTGCGCTAACCTTAAAACAACGTATGGGCAATGCTGGTGTCATTGTCTTTGATAAAGCCCAAACCACGATCAATAGCCAATTTGAAGGTTATTATGTCGGTATCGCAGATAACGTCAATCTCAATCCTGCATCCAATTTTGATGCAATCACCCGCGCCTATACCACAAGCCTTACTGCTGGGGTGATTTCGGATTATACCCAGATTCCAAACGGAACTCTCCAATTCAATCTCTCAGCTACTGCTGGAGGTGCCACTGGTAGTATCTCCCAAGTCATGGAGAACCTTACCGATTATAACATCGATGGTAGGGAAGATGATGACCTTCTGAATGTTGGTGTGTTTAAGCTCCGCAAGAGTGTTTATGCAACCGAAGCGTTTAAACTGGATTATGTGCTTGATGACCGTATCGTGGGTTCCATTGATACCTTCAGAACTCAACTCAATCCAAATGGTGGACCATCGGTTCCATTCTTCCTTGAGACTCAGGATACCAATTCCCGCAACGTGGAAATCATGGTCAACCCATTCATCTCCAACAAATTCACACAATCCTCGCTGGATTCTTCGGGTAATCCTCTCAAGAAAATCCGTGTGGTGACTGAGAGCTTGCTTAATACTGAATATGCATCCATTTCTGCTGCATTAGGTATTACAACCACTACCTCTACCGCGCCCGCTCTTAGTGCTAACTTAACGGTAGCCAATACATATGCTCTTTCTGGTCTTGATGCAAGCGTGGGAGTCGCAAATGCCCTGTATCCTCTTGGTGTTTACAACCCTGTCAAGATTACCCAAAAGATCATCGGCAATGTTCCAACCAAGATCAACCGCGCTCTGGAATCCATCAAGAATGATGAAATCTATGACATTGATGTGGTTGTCGAAGGTGGTCTGGGAACGATCTTTACGATGATGTCTGCTGCGGGAACTGATTACTATGATGACACCCTCTACAATACCGCTCTGAAGACCAAGGTGGATACCCTGAGAACTTCGGGTGACATTTCCAATGATGCGGTTGCAACCGATCTCCGTGCCAATTACAGCGCGATCTTCAACCAATTTGAGAATTTCTGTAACCTTCCAAGCAATACTGGTGGTCGTGGAGACTGTGTGTTCATTGCTGATCCAATCCGCCACATCCTTGTTACGGGTAGAAACACCAAGATTCTCTCCGATAGAAACAAAAATTTCCAAAAGGATGTTTATTGGGCAATGCGTCACCAATTTGAATTGGAAAACACTTCCTATGCTGCCACCTATGGTAACTGGATTCTGGGTTATGATGATTTCAGCGGTGAAAAGGTTTGGCTTCCATTCTCTGGATACCAAGCTGCTATCATGGCCCGTAGCGATGCTGCGGAATTCCCATGGTCTGCTCCTGCCGGATTTACCCGTGGTCTGGTGACTAATGCTCTGGATATTGCAATCAATCCGAATCAGAAACAGCGTGATGAGTTCTACAAGATCAACATCAACCCTGTCATGTTCTCTCCCGCCCAAGGTGTGGTTGTGTTTGGTCAGAAAACTATGAGCCGCAAACCAAGTGCATTTGATCGTATCAATGTCCGTAGGCTCTTCCTCGCTCTGGAAAGACCTACCAAGAAAGCTGCTCAATTCTTCGTGTTTGAACCCAACAACGAATTCACCCGCACTCGCTTGGTGAACGTTCTCACTCCGATCTTCGAATTTGCGAAACAGAACGGCGGTTGCTACGATTATCTGATCGTTTGTGACGAACGGAATAATACTCCCCAAGTCATTGATACCAATGAGTTGAAAGTTGACATTCTTATCAAACCAACGAGAACCGCCGAGTTTATTTTAATAACTTTTACGGCTACCCGTAGTGATGCCAACTTTGAAGAGTTGATTTAATCCTATAAAAAACCATATCTAATTATAGATATGGTTTTTTTTGTATCTATTTGCTAAATACTAATGAAGTATGAATGGGCTTATTGAAGATAACAACACTAAAGAGTATATTTTAAATCGTAAAAATAATGGAATGCCCTTATCGAAATCTTTATTTAAAAGAAAATTTCAAAGTATCTTAAATGAAATAAATGATCATAATAACAAATACCTCTTAAAAAATGATAAATTTTCACAAGAAGTGTATAATTGGATATTTGATATTAAAGAAAATCCAAAATGTCCGCTAACTGGATTGGATTTAAAATTTGATTATCATAAATTTAAATACAGACCAGTTAGAGGGAAAGGCAAACATTTACCAGACGTTCAACAAATTATAACAAGCAAAAGATTGAAAAATTTTAGTTATAAGAAGTTGTATGAGTCTAAAAGAAATGTTGAGCCAGTTGAAATATCATTTGAAAAAATAAGAAAATTATTAAATAAAAATTTCAAAAATATTACTAATTTTGGGGGGTTTACCACCAAATTCTTATCAAGATTTCCAGAATATTATAATTATGTGGATTCGGATCAATTTTTACCATGGTGTGAATCCTTTCAGGAAAAAATATATTGTATTATCAACAATATTCCAGAATCAATAGGTAAAAAATACATGGGATTTGGAAAGGGATATTCCAAATATGCTGATTGGGTGGAGTATCGTAGAAGTAAAGCTGCCAAAAAAATGAATGCTGCCGTAGATTACGACAAAGATAAGACCATATTAGAACTTAATAAAAGAATCGAAGAGTTAAAATTAGCCAATAAAGCAACCAATAATTTACGACAATCTTTTATGGGAACCGATCCAAATTTAGTTAGAAGTATTTTTACCCATACCTCAGAGTATCCAGATATAAAATTCAGCAATAGGGTATTTTTATTACTCAATGGGCAACCAGTTCCAGATAAAGGTTATATAAAACCAGTATTTTTCAGTTTGGATAAAGGATATAGTATGAGATTTTCATCTCAAAATGGAACTTCCAAACCGGAACAAGAATTATTTGATTGGTTGGGGGGATACATACCAAATCTAAAAAAAGATAGAACGGTGTTAAATGGTAGAGAAATAGATGTATTTTCTGAAGAGAATGGTGTAGGAATTGAATATGATGGTGTATATTGGCATAATTATGAAATAGTGGGTGATAAATCATTATTTTTGAAAAATCAATTGGCGAAATCAAAAAACATAAGATTATTACACATTTTTGAAACTGAATGGCTACAAAAACAGGATATTGTTAAGAGTATTATTCTTTCTAAATTTAATATTTTTGAAAATAAATATCATGCTAGAAAATGTGATATTAGAACGGTTGATAGTAAAATTTGTGTTGATTTTTTAAACGAAAATCATTTACAAGGTAAAGATAATTCAAAATATAAATATGGACTCTATCATAAGGATGAGTTGGTTTCGGTGATGACGTTTGGGCAACGAACCATTACGAAAAATCCACAAATGGAATTGATTAGATTTTGCAATAAAAAAAATACTACAGTTATTGGAGGTGCTGGTAAATTATTCAAACATTTCATTAAAACGCATAATCCAACATATGTTAAGACATACGCAAACGCCAGAATAAGTGATGGTGATATGTATAAAAAATTAGGATTCTCTTTCAAACACCACTCACCCCCAAATTATTGGTATTATAAACCAGAAGCAGCCAAAAAGATCAAATTGATGCATCGAAGTGGTTTTCAAAAACATAGGCTGTCTGGGATTCTTGAAAGATTTGACAAGGGTAAAACGGAATGGGAAAACATGAGCGATCATGGATATAAGAAAATCTACGACTGTGGCAACCTTGTTTTTGAATATCAAAGAGAAAATTGATCCGAAAAGCTAAATAATAACATGGCGACCACAATTGAAAACTTTTTTAATCAGGCTTCTCAAAAGCAATTTGCAAGGGACTTCCTATTCCGTGTTAAACAAATCAGTGTTACTGGTCTTTCCTTAAATGGGGAGACTGATCTGATTTATGCAAGAACCGCAACTTTTCCGGGACGAAACATCCAGAATAAGCAAGTCAACTTCAGTGGTCAAACATTCAACCTACCGGGAAAATCTGAATATCCCGGAGCAGAAGCATGGTCTATTGAATTCTATGTTGATCAAGACCTTGATATTCGTTCCAAATTGGAAGCTGCATCGAGAGTTTTATTCGATAATGAAACGACCACTGGTAACATTTGTATGCCGGGATATGAATCCGTGATTACTCTTGATGTTCTACAAATCCCATGTCAACGTGGATCGAATGTTACATCTGGGGGGGAACTTCAAGTTGGTAAAACAATTGAACTGATTGGTGCTTCCCTTAGAGACATTGGTGAAATTTCTTATGAGATTGCTGACGGAACGGGAGAAGTTAAAACCTTCAATGCGACTTTTGCATATCATTTCTACAAGAAATTTACGTGAGCTTAATCTTACGGATTAAGTATCTACATGGCTGGTCCTCAAATTAACGATTTCCTACAGGCATTTTCTGGTGATGCCAAATACTGCCTATCAATACCAGTATTATGGACTGTATCCATTGATGGTGTCACGGAATCGGCAATCAATAGCGTTCTATCGGATGCTGGACAGAAATGGCAAGCTAAGATCGCTCCCAATGCCATGACGAAGAGCGGCACGATCCTCCCAGCCCAAGCAGTTACAATCCCACAAGAATCATCCAATTTCTCCGCAATGGTAGCGGGGAATTCGTATGGTGGTTTCCTGCCGGGGTATGCTATGGATTCCCGTGCCGATTTCCTCTCCCGCAGCTTCTCCATCAACTTTCTAGAAACGAGACAGGATTTGGAACATGAGTATTTTCGTCCTTGGCAGATCGCCATTGGTATCAAGGGTTTGGTTGAGCGTGGAGTGAATCTGAAGTCCACCATCACCGTGAAACAATACACCAATGATGGACAGCTTAGGAAAGGATACCGATTCAAAAGGGCATTCCCCACCGCTGTTGAGGGATTCACCATGGATTATAATAACACGGATTATCCAATCAAGAGTGTGACATTTGCTTGTGAAAATTATGAGCAATTATGAAGATTACTTTTAAAAATCTTAAAGAAATCTCCGAAAACGGGGACGATCATCTGATTGATTATCTTAACCAATTTTCAGGATATAATATTTACGAAAAGTTCTTAACAGTTCTCAAATGCTGGGAGCGTGATGTCTCCTATGACATGGGATTCACCGTGGAAGAGAAGAATGTGAAGGTATCCCTTTCATATTTTATAAAAGAATTGGAAAATTACGATAAGGAACCCCTGATCATCAAAACCGATAATCTGGAATTTGAATTGGATGTCCCTCCACTATTTAAAAAGGGTTATGATATTTTTTCCATATCGGAGACGATCCGAAAGGTGAAATATGGAAAATCCGTTCTGGATTTCGCCAATGTTGGGGATAAATCTGCCTTGATTGAACAGCTTCCCGCATCCACATACAATATGCTGATCAATGCCCTTCTTAAAAATGAATCCAAAACAGTCCGTTTTACCAATTCATCCCTAAAAAATATAAAAGTTAACTTTATGAGTAACGCTCCATATGAATTATTAAAAGGTCTTTGTAATCCCTATGGGGAAGATTACTATCGGGAAATCATATATCACTTGTCGTCCAAAATAGATGGTAATATACTCCTGAATTCCACCATGCGTGATATTGATTATTATGTGGATAAGCTCAATACTGAGAATACTTCAGAAAAAACACCACAATTGGGTTGATTTTTTGAAATGACGGTGTAAATATGGTTAATATGAAATTGCGAGAGTTAATCGAAAAGCTTAATCACTATGACATGGATAGTGATGTGACTGTCCACGCCGCGAATGGAACAAAATCTTTAAAAATTAAAAGTTTTAATCTCCATACAGAACGCGAAATGGGAGATACTACAGAGCCTAGATTAACTTTAATTTGTTATGATGATTTTACGGTTTATACCCACAATTAATTTTAATCTTAAATAAACACATATGGAAAACAACGTTCAACAATTCCTTGACAGCATTCAGGAACTCAAGGCAAAGAAATTCAAGGCATACCAAGCTTCTACCAAAAAGGAAGTGGATTGCTCTCCCCTCACCTTCAAGCAACAGAAAGATATCATCGCCACGGTAGCGGACGGGACGGTGGGAGTTCTCAAGTTCCAAAAAATCCTCAATGACATTCTCATTGAAAATACCGAATCCGACACCCTTAAAGTGGAGGATAAGCTACCCCTGATTCTCAGAATTCGGGGAGAAAGCCTTGGATATGATCTGAAGCTGGATGGAGAAGTCGGCAACATTGAAAGTAATGTCGAAAGCTCCCGTAAGATCAAATCTCCCAAGGAAAAGACGATCAATGGTGCTGTGGATGTGGTTCTGGCTACTCCCACTCTCAAGGATGAGAATAAGGTCATCAATTACTCCATTGAAATTCTCAAAAAGGATGGGGATAAGGATGCAGGTAAAAATATCGGTAATATCTACACTTTTGAAATCGTAAAATTTATCAAATCCGTGAAATTCGGGGAAAATGAGATTGTCTTTGCCGATACTCCCGTGAAGGATCGTGTGCGGATCGTAGAAAATCTACCACTTTCCATTAATAAGGAAATTATCAAATATATCGAAGCTTTCAAGGAGGATGAACAATCCCATCTGAAAGTTACGATCAATGGTGAGGAAAAGGCGTTTGATATTGATGTGAGTTTCTTTGATAATTGATGCCTGATTAAATAATAGAGTGAATGTCGCTTTATTAGAAGAACTTTTAGGATTGCTGAAAACGCTGAATGAAACCATTGGCGTTCCGCAGGGGGAATCTATAGAGGATAAGAACGTATTGCAGGGTAATAATCCCTCCGATCCCAACAAAAGGGTGACACCAACGCTCAATAGCAATGAGCGCAAGAGAACCACGGAAATCGCTTCCCTGTTCGCCAAAACATTCTTCGATTTCCAAAAGAAGAAGACACCCGATAAGGCGATCAAGACTTCCATTCAAAAAGTAACGGGTAAAACAGGGGAGAAAATCCAACAAGGGGGTGATAAGGTTGACAAAAAATCTTCTTGGTGGAAGATTCTTTTGCCATTAGTGATAGGTATTGGAGCATTAATAACTGGATTGATGACAGATGGCCCATTTAAAGGTGCTTTGAAAATACTTGCTAGATTAGGGTTGGGTATCGTTCAGAGGCAAATTAAAATGATACTCAGATTAGCACGGGGACTAATGCCCGATAAGTTAATAGGTAACTTGTTTGAAAAATTAATACCGAAAAATTTCATAGGTAATTTAATTAAAAGATTATTACCCATTGATGATATTATCAAAGTTATCACAGGGGGTATGACAGGATTTATAAATTCCCTGAAAGGGATGATAGGTGCGCCTTTCAAAGCTCTGGGGGGTATGGTAAAGGGTGGTGGTATAATGGCTAAAATGTTGAAATTTTTAAAGCCGATGCTATTGGTTCTCAAGAGAATCCCTCTAATTGGAACTATCATATCTTTCGGTTTTGCCATCTCTCGTTTCAGTAGTGGAGATACTGTTGGGGGTGTAATCGATGTTTTAAGCGGATTGGCGGGATTACTCGATTTGGTAGCTCCCGGACTTGGCACAACTTTATCCATAGGCTTGGATGTTCTCAACGCATTTTTGGATGTTAAAACTGGTGGTGCCACTGGTAAACAACAAGGAGCTAAAATGGACTTGCTTGGAGATATGGCTAAAGGAATTGGTAAGTGGATATGGAAAAACGCTCTATGGATTCCAGTTCTTGGAGGATTTAAGAGAATGTCTATGTCTTGGGATGCTTTCAAAAGCGGTGATATTATGGGTGGTCTTTATCAATTTGGTATGTCATTGATATCATTTACCGGAATGGTACCGCTTGTTACTGGTATTGAGATGCTGCTAGGATTTGGGGGAAAGAAAGAAAAGGATAAATCATTATCTCCTAAAACGGGATGGTTCTCTGGTTTAAAATCGTGGATTAAGAAGAAGTTAAAAGACTTGCCATGGGTTATTAGGAAGCCTTTGGAATGGTTTGGTATTTTGGATGATACTGATGATAATACTGCCATTAAAACAAGTTTAATGAATAGTGCATATGATAACTTAAAAAAGTTTGCTTCTGCTATGTGGAGCGGAATTACGAGTGGTTTAACTTTAGTGGGTGATGCGTTGGTAAAAGGTATTACAATGCTTTATAATAATGTAAAGCAAACGCTTAATGACGCGGCTAAAGCGGTAAAGAAATCCGCAGTAGAGGTTCACAACAAGCAAGTCAAAAAATATCAGGGTCTTGCAGAAAAAGATGCAGCTACTAGGGTGGTGGAAAGTGTGAAAAATCCAATTGGAACCATATATGGGGCAGGAGCGGAAATAGTCGGCATTGGAGCTACACGGAAACGTGCTGCTGCAAGCAAGGCGGCGGGTGATGAGACGCAAAAAAGGTTAATAGAACGCGGAATCCTCAATCCAGATGGAACTCCTAAAAGCTACGATGAACGGGTAAAATCGGGTGTATCAAAACCGCGCCCATCACAGGAGAAAACGGTGGTATCCGATGCAATCAATACTGTAAAGATTCCCCAAAAATCACAGGAGAAAACGGTGGTATCCGATGCAATCAATACTGTAAAGATTCCCCAAAAATCACAGG